CAGTTTCAGGATATAAATCAGATTCCTCCAACATAAACGTTCTTTTAAGTCAAGATGGTGAAGATAATACAGTAGATATAACTTATACTGTAATCAATAATTCTGGAAGGTATTTAAATGGAGTTCAACTAGGTTATAGTATAGGAACAGAAAGAAGAACAATCTTTACTGCATCTACAATAGGTATTAATGAACAAAGAGGTGGTCATGCAATAATTCCCAAAGGTACTATAATTTGGAATATAGTTAGTACTCCTCAAGTTTCAATAATACCATCTTCTGGATATTATAGTAATGGAGATAGTATTGTATTTTCATTATATCTGTTTAAATAGTAAAACTTTGATTTTCTAATTTTAGAGTTAATTCTCTAGAATAAGTACTCCATGAGTTATTATAATAATATCTAAAACATATATTACTACCAGGTCGAACTATTGTAGTTGTAGTTCCATCATTCGGAATATTACATTCTACTCCTCCTATATTACTATTCCATTCAATTACCGCAACTCCCCCCGCTTACAGAGTATCTTCTAGTATAATCTGAATAATTGGGTAAATTAGTATTTACAAAAGGATATATTGATACATTACCAGTAATGGATTGCGATATTCTTACTGTAATACTATAATATTTCACTTCTCCACTCTGACTTAAAGGAACGTTTATTTCCTTATATATGTTATAAAAAATTAATTAACAAATGGAAATAAAAAATTTAACATTTTCAGAAATTAGAAAGTCAGGAAATCTACTATTTGAAAGTATACGTGGATCTCATTTATATGGACTTAATACAGAAACCTCTGATATAGATACTTTTGGAGTTTTCATAGGTCCTTCCGAATGGTTTTTAGGTACTGGAATTGAAAAACAACAAATGATTAAGTCAGATAAATCTGATGATTATTGGGATGAGTTAGAAAAATATTTTCGAGAACTTGGAGAATCAAATCCAGAAGCATTAATTTCATTGTTTACTCCACAAAAATTTATTCTACATTTTAATCCAATACTTCAACCATTATGGGATATTAAAGAGATATTAATTACAAAGAAATGTTTTAAACCTTTCGCTGGATATGCTATAAGTCAAATAAAAAAAGCGAAAGGTTTAAAAAAAGCAATAAACATAGATCCGGAACAAGTAAAAATCAGAAAAACACCGTTAGATTTTTGTCAAGTTCCAGTAGGGATTGGTACTTGGACATTAACTAAATATTTAAGAGATAATAATCTTAAACAAGAGTATTGTGGTATATCTAGACTTCCGGGAACAGTAGAATCATATGCATTATTTTATGACTGGGCTGCTGATCCTAATTATTCTAGAGATAAAAAAGATGTGATTGGTTATAGAGGTATTCTTAGTCAAACTGATCCTCTCAGTAGTCAACTTAGAGTTTCTAGTATTAAATTTGATGATAGAGAAAAACCTTTATGCTATTTTCAATTCAACTCTGGAGCTTATAGTCAACACTGTACTGATTATAAACGTTATTGGGATTGGGTAAAGAATCGAAACGAATCTAGATTTCAACTTAACAAAGGATATGATTATGATTCTAAAAATATTCAACATTGTGTTAGAATTTTAACTATGGCGACAGAAATAGCTCAAGGAAAAGGAATGATTTTAAACAGAACAGGAATAGATCGAGATTGGTTATTGAAAATAAAAAATCATGGAGTTCCTTATAATGAAGTAATGGAATATGTAGAAAACTTAGAGGAAACTATGAAAGAGAATTTTGAGAAATCTAATCTCCCTGAAGAACCAGATTTAGATATTCTAGAAAAAATATTAGTAAAAATAAGAAAAACTCATTATGGATTTATCAAAATTTAATTCTCAAAATCATTTATATAAAATTACTGAAAGTACTTGTAGCAGTTTGTATAAAATTTTAACTATTCTAGAAGATAATGATATTTTATATACAATTGATGATAGCTATGAAGACTCTATTATTTTAGAATGTAAGGATTATTTCAAAGTATTTCATAATATAAAAAAATTTCTTAATGTTTTTGGAAAAATTAAAAGAATATATAGAAATAGGCAATATGAAGAACTTGAAAATACTCCTTTTCTTGATAATAATGATTTTTTAATATTTAATGAGAATAATTTAAAAATAAATCCGTTTAATGGCTCTTGGATATTTGAAGATCAGTCTGGAGATTTTAAAACTGGGATATTAAATTATATTCAAGGAAATAGATCTAAATATATTGACTTATCTTTTGGATTAAAAACTATCTTGGATATTGGATTGATAGATTCAAGGATAATCAAAGATATACTAAATAGAAATATAAAAGAAAGAAAAGGGTTAATTGAAATCCTTTTTTCCAGATTAAAAGTTAAATATACTTCTGAAAATCCAGAAAGTATTTTTAATGATTACTTATCTAGTCAGAATGGTAATTATTCTAGATGTATTCCATTTCATGATAAAGAAAAGAATGAATTTGGATACTGGATTTGGACAAAAAGATATATTTCTAATGTTGGAAAAAATATATTTCCAGAAGGAGAACTGATTATGAGTGACTTAGAGACTTGGGAAATTCCATTAGAAAATTATTACTCTGGTGGAAATAGTTGTAGTATAATCACCTTCTCAGGAATAAATAGAGTAAGGGTGAATTATTCTCCCGGTAAATTTCTTCAATTGTTAGATGTATCGTCGTTAGAAAATAGTAAGTCAAGAATATTCCTTACATTATCATATCCAGAAATAACTCCTAAAAATTATGAACAACTTGATGTTTCTTTACAAAAAGAAGTAGCATTAATATTTAAACTACTTAAAGATCGTGGATATATTACTGGAAATCAACAAGAAGATATATTATATAACCTAGAGAAATGGAAAAAGATTGGAATAATGTAAAAACAGTTCTTGGGATTAGATTATACAGAGAGAATGAAAGGAATAATTACTTTTTAATAAATTTTTTAGATAAACATCAAATTCATTATTCAATAATAAAAATTAACAATGATTATTTTATATTAATAGAGTTTGTTATAGTACTTGAAGATTATTTCAATAAATTTTTCAAAAATACAAATTGGGTTAATAGATTTTATGAACTTTCTTACAAAGATAAAGAAATAATTAAAAAATTACATTACCACGAATTATTTAAGTATTCAGATACTGTTACAAATTACTTTACTGTTGAAGTAAGTAAGAAACATATGAGATTAAAATTTTCTCCTAAATACCCAGATAACTTTTTGAGAGAAAAATCTATAGATTTTTCCAAAATTACACCTGATATGTATAGCTTATGTACTGATATTATTTTAAATGGATTTTATAAGTATTATCGAAGAGGTTACATAAAGAAGTTTAATCTAAAATTACATGAATTTATAACTGAAAATTTATAAAAAAAATATTAAAGACTAGTAGATTTAGTTTCTACTAGTCTTTTTAAACGTTCCTTTAAAACAAGATGGTAAGGTTGAGATAATAGTAGCAGATATTAATTTTACAGTAAGAAATAATACTAGTAGATATATAAATGGCTTACAAATAGGATATAATTATAAAGGATCCAGTTATACTATATTTACAGCATCTACTATTGGTGTTAATGAAGAGAGATCAGGACATGTAACTGTTCCTCCAAGAACTCCTATTACTTGGTTTGCTATAGGGAATAATACTTCACTTAATATTTCTCCAAGTTCTGGAAATTATAATGGAGGTGTAGTAACTACTATAAATTTTAGTATTTATTAATTATTCTGATCTAACATTATTGTTCGATCACTAGATATATTACTAAACGAGAAAACCTCCAATTTAGTATCTCCAGCGGCTAATACTGATCCACGATTTGGATCACCATCTAAGTAAAATTGATAAGTATGTGATTTATATCCAGTATTAGTAACTTCTATATTTATAACAACAGAAGCTCCTTTTTCTAACGTTATTTCCCAACTTGATCCGCTAGTATCTCCTGTAAAAGAACCAGATGCAGTAGTAGTAGTTCCAAAATCATATGTATTATCATTAAAAGTAATAGTATAGCTAGGAATTACATAACCACTCTGATTTAAAGGAACGTTTATTTCCTTATATATGTTAATGAAAAACAGTATATTATATATGAACGAACAATTATTAGGTTATTGGATAGAGGATTTAATATGGTGTCCAAGTCAATGTTATTATTATTTTCTTGATCCGATTTCATCTCAAGGTTATTGTATTTATCTTAGGTGGAGACATTCAGATCCATGGACAGCTGAATTAATTAAGTGCACATCTGATTGGGAATTTATTTACGACGAGCCTTGGGAATATATTGAATTAAAACGTGATTATTCTTCTAATGAGTATCGATCTTTGGAGAAAAAAGTCTTAAAAGTAGTAAAGAAGAGATTTTCGGCTGTAACTTTTAAAAATAGAGTTTATGAAAAAGAGGAATAGTTATGAATTTTTTAGGTGGGGTACTTTATCTCCACAGGATCATAAAGAGGGATCACTCCCTGGGGATTCACCTTTTCGAGGATTTCATACAGCTCCAGTTAGGAAGGGATTTTATGCATTTCCCAAAGGTTATATTGAAACTTTTCTATTAGGTAAGTCTCCTAAAGATATGATCCCTGGGAAAGAAGGTAATGGTAGATTCTTTTATCTTAGAGATTTGACTGGGAAAAAGATAATAAGAGATGAGTATTATAATTTACGGCCTGATGAAAAAACGGCGATACTAAGGAGGGTCGGGATAAAAGAGATTCAAGTAGATTTTTGTTACACAGGAGATGATGATTATTCTGACGACCAAAAATTCATCGCCGTATATTCTCCAAGGCCGAAGAGATTTGTATATACTGGACCTTATATTTGGCATCACTTGAGAGACTATGATAATAATAAACCTTTAGTTAATCCATCAGACATAATAGCTGAGAAAGGTTCATGGATAAAAACGACACTTGATGTTTGGTGGAAAGCTCTTAAGAAATCTGATACAATATATAGATGGAAAAGTTATATAGACCGAGGAAAAAGAAATAGACATGGAAATCCTCATACATGTCCAAGTTGGTATTGTAAGGATGATTATGAAGTATTTATAGAGAGAATATAAAGAAAATAAAAGACTAGTATTGGGAAAATTAAACCCTTTACTAGTCTCTTTTTTTATTCTATTATAGTCCAAGCTTCTCGAATTACTTTTCCAGCATCTTCATAGCTCATCTCAGAAAAACCGGACTCTGCATATCCATAACCCCAAGAATTTTTTATCATAAATCCATCTCTAGAGAAACCAACAATACTTATCGCATGTCCTCCTAAGTTTTCAGAACCATTCCAGAAATCATCACGTTCTCCGTCTCTTACAATGACAGCTATAAATGCAGGTCCATTTGTTATTACTGCATGTTTAATTCCTTCGATAGTTGATATTCTTGAGAAGATTTTTATTTCTCCGGCCGTTTTCATTAACTCAAAACCTTCGGCAGGCATCATTCCATCTATTGTTTTATCAGCTCTAAGATAGTATAACCAATCAGGCTTTTTCTCTAGAGTTTTTCCATGACTTAGCTGATAAAAATTATACATTTCTGCTATTGAATGACTAACACAGCTTCCGACACTACCTTGATCCCACACTTTGCCGATATCTTTGAGTTTATATTCGGCCGGAAGTGTGATAGGTTGTGGTTTATATTCTGAGTAACTTTCTAGGTTTTCTGTTTTAATATAACCGTAAGATCTCATAATTACTTTTTTATTTTTCCGAATATAAGTTCAAGTATTCCCTGAACTAGAGCGATATCAAATACACCGTTACTAGCTAATCCAACACCAGCGCCTACTATGAGAGATTGCCACCAAGAAGCTTCAGCAAGACATCCAAGATCGAAAAACCAACCGAACATACATAATCCAATGGCAACTATCCAAGAAATTAATTGATTAGCCCACCCTGGAAGTTCTTTACCTATAAGTTTCTTAATTGCCTGCGTAACAACAGGAACACCAGCCACTAAAGCAGCTAATGTTGAAAATACTGATACAAAATCCATAACTATTATTCTTTTCTAAATTTAATTAAGTATATACTATCTCCAGCGGATTCAGTTATCGAGAATATATAAGTCGTATCTTCTTTAGTGGCTATAGTCGTATACTGTGTAGTTATAACTGAATCACTAGTAAAGTACATCAACTTAGGCCATTCTTGATATTCTATAGACGCTGGAAGTAAATTTGCTGTAGTTATACTATCTACTATTCTTTGTGGTTCTATCGAAAAGCCTTCATAAAAAGTAGTATTAAATTTTCGGGTAGTACCACAAGAAATAATTAATAGAGTAGTGATCAGGGTTAGAATTAATTTTTTCATTCTTCTGATAATTTTACAATATATATTAGATTCGGATCTTTAGACTCAAGAGCATCGTAATCAGCTTTTTCTATAATATCTGATAATTCTTGTGTTGGTTGTCCGAATATCCAAAGCTTTCTAGAATCAGTGCTCATATAGATACCATTAATATGTTTCTCTCTAGAATATTCAGCTTCAGGTCCTTTATAAAAATTAGTTAATGCCATATATTAGAGTGTTTTAATGGTTAATGCTTGTTCTAGTTCATAAATTTTCTGGTCAAGAACCTTAAGACATCCTACTAAATTGCTCTGCCCTCTTAGGTAATGTGTATCTGAAAGATCTGGGAAATTACTATAAATACTGTCATCATCGGGATCAGGATCTTCAAAACCAGCAGATGAATTTACTCTCTGAATTGCAAATTTTAAGAGATCGAAGTTATATTTATCTCCTTGTTTTCTAGCTTCCACTTCTGCATCTAATCCTCCTTCAGTCTCTCCTCCTGAACCAATAAGTTTATCTATCTTTTCATTTAACTCTGATTTTGTAGAGTCTATATATTCTCTTATAGCAATATCTTCGGTAGTTCTTTCTTGAGTTTCAGTATTCAAGTTTTCCTTAAAATCTTGATCAGCCGTTTTTCTCGCCTCGGATTCTTGAGAAATTTTTTCAGTTAATTTTTCCTTCGTGTCTTTCAAATCTTCCTCAAGAACATCAAGCTCAGTATTTATCGTTCCCAGACTTGAAGCATGATCAGCGATATCAGATATAGCTTTTTCGAGGCGTGATTTATCTTCGGCTGATAAAAGACCATCTACTTGTGGTGTAGCATTCGGATAGACTCTTTGAACTCCACCTTTTTCATTTCCGACATAGAGGTAATTATCAACCAAGTTTATTGCTATTTCCCCTGAAGCTAATCCACTAGGAAGAATTCCACCTGTAGTATATCTTTTTACTCTAATTACTTGACGTTTTCCTTGGCTTCCTTGATCATCTCCACCATCTATCTCTGAAATAGTAGTAGTTAATCTCAAAGCATCAGTATCTTGAGTTACAGTAGTTGCATAAGTATTTCCAGAACTAACTCCAGAGAGAACTTTATTTCCTAAATAATCAGCTGAACCATCTTTTGAAACCTTAACCATTCCAGATTCTTCGGAAGTAGTAAAAGATATTCCATGATGTCCATCTGATTCTATTCCTGAAACATATTTTCTAGGATTTCCTTCACCACCATCTCCAGTTACTATTATTCCAGGGATTGTTCCTTTATTAACTTGAATTCTATGATTATTTAAAACAGTATTTACAGAGATTCCAGTAACAAATTCTTCCGATCCACCTACTTCTCCATTTTCAATTTCAATATTAGGGAATGGTTTAGAATTTCCTGATAGTGTATTCCCTGAGAGTGTAATTCCTGAAATATATTCTCCGGAGGGTGCTAGATATGATCCAGTTAAGTCTCCTTTTAAGGCTTCTACAACATGTCCAAAGGAATCGATCTTAATGTTTGTGACAAAAGCTCCAGAATTACCCCCTGCATTAGTTCCTGTAGTTGGTTGAGAAGCATGTGATATTACTTGATTTCCTCCAATAGATCCACCTCCAGTTAAACCAGGACCTGCAGAGATAGTAGTTGTTACTTTTGCTAGGTCTGCTAATGAAAGACCAGAATCTGATATAACTTTTCCTGTAGTTCCATTAAAAAGTACTAGATTTCCAGAAACTGCACTTCCTGGTCCTGTTACAGCTCCATCTATATTAGTCTGTACAACTGTCCAATCAGAATCATTAGCAGTTGAACCATCTTTGATACAAATTATTATATCACCAGGTTCAAGTCTAAGTCCTGATACATTCGGAGCTCCAGTAGTGGCAACATAGACGTCACCTGTTGTATGTTGAGCAGGAAGACTCTTAACAGTTCCAGTTGTTCCGAGAGTTCCTTTAAATTTCAAGGCTACAGCAGCTTCTATTTTTTCTCCAATTTCCTTGATAACAAATGCAGTAGTAGCTAACTGATTAGTATTAGTTCCTTGTGGAGCTGTTGGAGCCTCTGGAGTTCCTGTGAAGATAGGACTTTCAATGGGAGCTTTAGTTGCTTCTAAGGTGTTCAACTCACCTCGTAGACCAGTAACCTCTGAAATATCATGTGTATGGTTTTTGGAAGTATTAATTGTAATATCTCCTGAAAAATCAGTTACTACACCTCCAGTAACAGCTCCGGTTAAAGTTATATTTCTTTTAGAACTTAATTTATCAGCACTACCAGCATTTCCAGAGACTGATTTAGGAGCTTCATGCACATGGTCAGCTCTAGCCCACTCCTTAGATTCTCCAGCTATTGCATGTCCTAATGGTTTAGGAACAGTAAATGAGGGGCTAGGAATTTTTATCGTTACAGCCTCAGAACCATCAAATGTAGTTTTATCTGTTCCTTCAAAAGTTCCACCAGTAAAAGTAAGTTTATTTTTTACCTTTCCAGCCGAAACTACAGTTCCTATACCTCCAGAGAAAACAATATCTCCTCCTGTTATTACATGTCCAAGCTTATCACCTGCTTCTGCTTTGATATGTTCTGTGAACTCATTATTCAAAGAATTAATAATATTCAAAGTTTCAGACATATCTTCTTTAGTGGAAATTATTTCAAATGCATTTTTTCCAGCTCCATTTCTTTTTCCGACGGCTAGAATAATTTTAGCATTTTGAGAAGTAGTTCCATAAATTGCAATAACTGGCTCTCCTTGAGTAAATATAATGTTTTCTAAGGCTAGGATCGCTTCAGATCTACTTGTAAATAGTTCTGTATTTATTTTAAAATTAATTATTTGATCCATTTCATTCCTACTTTTAAATTTAAAAGGAGGCAATCAAGTTTTTACTCTTGATCAACCTCCCTTTATTTTATTTATCTAATAACTGCTTTTTAAGTTCATCTATTTCGGCCTTAAGTAATTTAATACCTTCGATTGCTAGAACACTCATTTTAGCATAATCAACTTCTTTAACTAGAACATAAGTTTCACCATCTTTCTCAATGGTTTCAAAGTTTTCAGGGTTAGGTACATCGGATTGTTTAAGTTCGGCGTCTGTTACTAGTTCAGGGAAAGTTGGTTCAAGTTCTTGTGCTATAGTTCCAAGGTCTTTTTTCCCACCTAAAATAAATGAATCTGTCGGAATAGAACAAATCTCCTCAAGTGTATGTTCCAAAGGTTTAATATCTGATTTCAAACGTTTATCTGAAGTCTGATAGAATCCACTAGAAGCATTAACTCTAGTAAGTGATATAGTAGAGTTTAGAGACCAAGTAATCGTACTATTAGCAGTAGATACTGTAGTATTTGTTCCATTTGCCACTTTAGGATTAGCAGAAATTTTTATTCCTCCAACAGTATAGTTATCTATTGTAGTCTTATTATTATTTACTGTATTAGTTAGATTTGAAACAGCATTAGTTCTATTAGTTACTTCATCATCTAACTTTTTCTCTAATTTTCCAAGAGCTCCATTGATACTATCAGTTGCTGCAATAGCTCCAGTCGTAGTTGGTTTTGAATACCCAGTTACTTTAGTATTTGCTCCTGTTACAACGGGATTAGTAGAAATTTTAATTCCATTTACAGTATAATTATCAATAGTTGTTTTATTAGAGTTAATTAAGTTAGGAAGAGTAGTATCAAGCTTTACTTTATCTGCAGCAGTCATAACACCAGCTACACTAGCAGTTGCAGCGGGAAGAGTTATATTGTTTGCTGCACTAACTCCTGTAGAAATAGTTGTTTTTGTTGCTGCGATAGCTACACTTGAAGCTGCTGGCGTAACTGCACCTAAAGCAAAATTCGCTGTGGTTATTCTATCAAGTTCTGTCTTATCGGTTGAAGTCATTACCCCTGCAAGAGTAGATGATGCAGCTCCAATATTAACTGAATGTTCATTTTTTGAGTTAGTATCTGTAGAATTACCACTAACATTAGTACAAGTGAAGTTTATAGCTACATTAGAAGCTGTTCTAGTCCAGCAACCATCATCTTTCAAGTGAGAAGAATTCCCAAGAGTTTTAATAGCATTGAGAGTTTTCTTATCAGATGCACTTGCGAGACCTGCCTGAGTTTCTGATACTTCTGGAAGAGTGATAGAACTAGAAACTGCTTTATTATCTGTAGGATTTATACCCGTTATAGTAATTACTCTTGAGGTAGCTGTTGTAGTAGGCTGAGAGATAACATGATTAGTACCTGTGATTCGGTCAACTTTAGTTTTATCCGCTGCGCTTAGAACACCCGCTGCAGATTGTGTAGCAGCAGGCAGCGTAATATTGTTCGCAGCGGTAGTACCATCAGTTACATTTGTTTTAGAAGCAGCTATTCCTACAGTAGACGCAGCAGGAGTTACAGCGCCAAGAGCAAAGTTAGCAGTATTAATTCTATCTAATTCTGTTTTATCTTTGGCGCTCATTGTACCTGCTGCGGTAGATGTAGATATAGGAAAGTCTATAGTAGTACTAATATCTTCCTTATTACCATTATCAGATACAAATGTAATAGTAGCTTTATTAGCATTAGATGTTACAGATATATCATTAATAGAATCTGTATTTAATCCATCTAACTTTGTTTTATCCGCTGCGCTTAGAACACCCGCTGCAGATTGTGTAGCAGCGTTTATTACAGCGGTTCCATCAGCATTTACAGTAGATGATCTCCACGTATTATAGTTGAGAGTTACTGTCGATGGTGATGTTGTGAAATTTTTTATTTTATCAGCTCCATGAGTAGACAAACTATTAAATTCAGTATCTACTACTTGAATTTTAGTCCACCCAGAAGCTTTATGTCTATTAGCCCAGTTGTCAAGTCTATAGTAACAACCCTCTGATATCACATACCATTCTTGTCCAATAGCATCATTTCCTGTGTTTACTACAGATTTACTAAGAATTGGGTCTGTAATAGCATAAAGTGCACTCAGAGTAGCAACTGTTTTATGGCCTTGTACTTCATCGGCATAGACAATACCGAATTCATTTAAGTTCGCAGACTGAAGCTGCGCTGGGTATTTAGCCATTGTATATTAATATTAATTATTTAAAATCTAGTTTAACATTTTGAAATGCACCTTTATATTTAGAGGTGTATACATAATAAACGATATTTACACCTGCACCATTTGTTACAGTCACTTCAGTTCTATTAAAGTCTTCCAAAACAGGTGCTGCTCCATTCTGAACAATTGATGTAAGAGCTCCTAAGTCTTTTGGGTAAGCATAACTGTAATATTGAGTTCCATTAGCAGTAACTCCAGAAACTGATAAAGTTCTAGCATTGACTAATTTTGTTCCAGTCATAGCTTTAATATTATCTTGTGTAGGAGTAGCTGAAGTAGTTACACCATATCTCTGTCTAGACCATACATTGATACTAAATTGTGCAGATGTCGTATCATTTCCAGATGCAACAACTACAGAACTACCAGAAACCATGAATCCTTTTTTAGGTGCACTTAAGGTTTCTTTAATTACTCTGGAAGCAGCAATATTATCAATAGTAGTTGTTGGAGAAGCAACATCACTAGAAGGTAAAGTTGTCCCTAAGTCACCACTACATGAAGTAGGGGCTTTATTTGTAGTTGTCTTAGTCCATTTAAAACTTCCAACAAATTTTGCTTTATATCCTCGTTCGATAGTAATAGAACTAGCATTTACGTTACTAACACCAACTTCTGTATTTGTAACCTCTGTACCAGCATTATTTTTAAAACTCCAAGTACCAGAGATAACTGGAGATGCTAAGAGTTTATCAGCAAATAAATAAGTATCAAGTTGCCAATTTACTTTTCCATCTACTATTGATTCAACGTAATATCCAGTTTCTTGTTCAGATACCAATACTTTAGCTCCTACTTCTAGTCGCTCTACAGGAATAGCATCCCGCTCAGCTATTGTTTTAACTGAACGGAAGCCTCCCATACCATAAATGGCTGAATGTGTTGGATATACGTCAGAAGTATTGGTGGGAACGATACCCGAATAGAGTACCGTTCCTTTTAAATTATTTTCTGGCATTATCTTTTATCAATTAATTTAACTTCAATATTTAGTATTCCATGATAGAGATTAGCAAGTTTAGTAATTGTATAATCAGTATATCCAGTAAAGATGTTAGTTATACGTCTAGAGTATACTGTTACATCATCAACAGGATAATTATTACAATAGATTCTATACTTACTATACTCTTCTGTTGGAATTGCTACGTAAATATACTTACCTCCTGAACAATCAATAGGAGTGAATGGGAATTCATTATCACCGAAGGAGAAGAAAGAATTCATTGCTATAAAGTCAGAGTCAGTAGGAGCAGAATTACTTGATGCACCTACATAAACCTTATCAGCTGTATCAATCGTTAAAGTAGCTGTTGCAACTTTACTTAGATACGAACCTCTCAATGTGAATGTTTGTCCTCCAGTGGCAGTAATCTTATAAGTACGTTCCTCAACAGGAATATCATGAGTATCTATGAATTGGAAATTAATTTGTCCACTTGGGGTCAATTGATATTCCCATTCAAGAGTAATTTCTGTTGATTCACCTCTCTCTAATAAAGTTCTATCTGCTGTGAATTTAGTAATCTTAAATTCAGTAGGATTATCTCTCTTATTAGAGCCCATCATTCTATACCAAATTCCACTGGCATTGAATATAATATCATTTACCATGAATTTATATCCAAAGGACTCACCATCATTATTAACTAAATAGTAATCACCATCTTGTGCCTTATCTCCATTAGCTAGTGTTGGTAAATTCCTTTCAGCATCCCAAGTACCCTTATAGAACAAACTATGCATTGTTCTTTCAGGTAATTGACTTTCAGGTATTTTTCCATCAGGTCCAAGTTCAGCCTTCTTATCAAGAGCAACCTGAGTAGCTGTTGAAATAGGTTTCTCGAGGTCTGATGTATTATCAACTCTACCAAGTCCAATTTGCTCTTTTGTTACTTCATGAGGATTGTTCTTATCTGCAATATGTTTATCCAGATTAGAAACAACTTCAGAAATAGCGTTTTGAGTTGCTACTGAAATAGGCTTTTCTAAGTCAGATGTATTATCTACTTTTCCGAGACCTACTTGTTCTTTAGTTACTTGATGAGGATTATTAGTATTACCTACGTGATTATTAATAGCTGTATTTAAACTATTAGATAAAGTATCAAGAGCATTCTGCTGTGCTACAGATACAGGTTTATTAATATCGGCTGTATTATCAACGTTACCTAAACCTACTTGATCCTTAGTTACCTTATGAGGATTATCTGTACGATTAGCATGATTATCTAAAGCAGTATTATTAGCTGCTTTGGCATCATCAATTGCTTTTTGTGTAGCAGTAGATATTGGTTTATTGAGATCTGCAGTATTATCTACATTTCCGAGTCCAATTTGTTCTTTAGTTACTTTATGAGGATTACTGAAATCTCTCAAGTGAGCACTAAGATCTGTTCCCTGATCTGTATTAATCTTATCAATCTTAGCGTCAAGTTTATCAAGTTCCTTCTGAGTAGCATTAGAAATAGGTTTGTCAAGGTCGGAAGTATTATTTACATTTCCGAGACCTACTTGTTCTGCAGTTACTCTATGAGGATTTGTATAATCTTTAATATGATTGCTTAAGTCAGTTCCAGAAGAAGTAATTAGAGTCTTAACCTCGTTGATAGCTTCTTTAGCTGCATCAGACAAAGGTTTATCTTTATCTGAAGTATTATCAACGTTACCTAGACCTACTTGTTCTGCTGTTACTTGGTGAGGGTTATTGAAGTCTTTAATATGATTATCTAGACCTCCCTCATTAGAAGTAATCAGATCCTCAAGTTCTTTCTTAGTGTTGTCTACTAATTCTTGAGTAGCATTAGAAACAGGCTTATCAAGGTCGGATGTATTATCTACATTTCCAAGTCCAACCTGTTCTTTAGTTACTTGGTGAGGATTATTAAGATCAGCTACGTGAGTATTAACCTTATCAGTTGTTTCTTTTCCCTTGTCACCTGGATATGCGGTTGAGCTAGTTTCTCCGAGGGCTAAGGAAGCAGAAATTTCAATATATCGAGAACCAGACCATCTATAGGTTAGGTTAGTGTCTTTGGTTACGTAAATCTTTCCAGCTTCACCTGTAGTAGGCAAGTTATCGTAAGAATCTACTTCAATAACATCGTCTACAAAGCTAGGTAATTGAGAACTAGGAACTTTGCCTTCTTGGTCAAGTGTAGCAACTCCCCCAGCTACGCCCATCTCTGAACGTTTTACTTGAGCATCATTTGTTACTTCACCTAATCCAATCTGTTCCTTAGTTACTTCATGAGGATTATTCTTATCTGCTATATGAGTTTCGATAATAGTATTAGTTTCTGTCTTAATACTATCCAAAGCTTTCTGTGTAGCATCAGAAATAGGTTTATCCTTGTCAGCTGTATTATCTACATTACCAAGTCCAACCTGATCCTTAGTTACTTTATGCGGATTATTAAAATCTGAAATATGAGCACTAAGATCAGAACCAGAACCATCAATAGAACCTTGAAGTCTTCTTTCAAGTTCATCAAGAGCATCCTGTTGATAATGAGAAACAGGTTTATCTAAGTCAGATGTATTATCTACATTACCTAGACCTACTTGTTCCTTCGTTACTTCATGAGGATTCTTCTTATCTGCAATATGATTCTCTAATGAAATATTGGTCTTATCAAGATTAGACTGAACAGCATTGATTGCCTCTTGAGTTGCTACAGAGACAGGTTTTTCAAGGTCAGCAGTGTTATCCACCTTACCAAGTCCAACCTGATCTTTAGTAACCTTATGAGGATTATCAAAGTCTTTCAAGTGAGCACTAAGATCTGTTCCTGTAGAACCTATAATAGATTCAAGATCACTCTTAAGTTTATCTAAAGCAGCTTGTTGTGCAGTAGATACAGGTTTATTGATATCTGATGTATTATCAACATTTCCAAGACCTACCTGAAGTTTATTTACTTCATGAGGATTATTCTTGTCAGCTATGTGATTAGTAACATCTTTTTCAATATCACCAATATCTTTCTTCAACTCTGCCTTTGTAGAATCTACTAAAGCTTGTTGTGCTACAGATACAGGCTTATTAATATCAGCTGTATTATCAACATTCCCTAGTCCTACTTGTTCTTTTGTTACCTTATGAGGATTGTTAAAGTCTGAAGTATGATTATCTATCTTAGTATCAAGCTCTTTCTTAGTATTATCTACTAATTCCTGTGTAGCATTAGATACTGGTTTATCAAGGTCTGCAGTATTATCTACATTTCCTAAACCTACCTGAGCTTTTGTTACCTCATGAGGATTATTCTTATCAGCTTTATGTTCTGAAACTTCTTTATTAACAGCATCTAAAGCTTCTTGGACTGCACTAGAAATAGGCTTATCAGCATCAGAAGTATTATCTACATTTCCAAGACCGATCTGTTCTTTAGTTACTTGGTGAGGATTTTCAAAGTCAGCCACATGAGCATTAACTTTATCTGTAGTAGCCTTACCTTTATCTCCAGGATATGCAGTTCCAGCTACTTCACCAAGATGAACAGGGTTACCAATTTCTACTAATTCAGCACCATCCCAACGATAGATTATATTAGTTTCTCGATTAGAATAGATTACACCTTTATCAAGAGTAGCACCTTCATCTAATTCCGTTTCAGAAATTGCTGTATATATTTTCTTCTCATCTTCTACATAGTAAGTGGAACCAATTACTAATCTAGAAGAAGGAATATCTGTTTTTGTTGATACGAAACGATCAATTCCAAATACTTCATCAACTTGTCCTGGAAGTTGTTCCACAGGAATTTTACCATTTTCGTTAAGAGTAGCAACACCTTCCGGAGTTCCCATTTCTGATCTCTTAACTTGAGCATCATTTGTTACTTCACTTAACCCAATCTGCTCTTTGGTTACTTGATGAGGATTATTCTTATCCTGAACGTGAGAATTTAATGCACCTTCAAGTAATTCTGTATTTGAAATCTCTACATATTCATATTTATTCCATCTATATATTTTCTCAGTACCAGAAACAGTATCAATATAAATTACTCCAGTTCTAGGTTCATAAGTATTACCTTCTTCGTCCTTGAATTCTGTTTCACTCATAAGTTTACCTACAAGAACATTAATCGTCTTGTCTGGTATTTGAGAATCTGTTAATTTACCATTGCCATCAAGAGTTGCAATACCACTAGGAACACCAATTGAATTATCGATTGTATCAATACGACCGTCAATTCTATCGATTTCATCTTGAGTAGCCTTAGAAACAGGTTTATCATAATCAGCCGTATTATCTACATTTCCTAAGCCAATTTGTTCTGCTGTAACACCATGAGGATTTTCTTTATTCTCAGTGTGTTCAGTTACTTTAGTGTTTACAGTATCTAAAGCTTCTTGAACAGCAGTAGATATTGGCTTATCAATATCGGCTGTATTATCTACGTTTCCAAGCCCAATTTGTTCGGCTGTTACTTTATGTGGATTATTGAAATCTTTGATGTGATTGTCAATAGCTTCTGTAACATTATCTGAATCTGATACTTCTACATACTTGAATCCATCCCAGCGATAAAGTTTATTCGAACCACCGATACTATCAATATAAATAGTATTATGTCTTGGAATAAACTCTACACCTTCAGAATCAGTAAATTGAGTTTCAGTCATATACTTACCTTCGATAACATTCAGAGCTTCGTTAGGGATCTGTGAAACTTCTAATTTACCTTCGGAATCAAGTGTAGCTATACCATCAGGAGCACCTACTGAGTTTTCGATATTAGTAACTCTCTCGTCAATCTTATCAATGTTATCTTGTAAGTCGTTTCCTGAGTTATTAATCTTTTCTTCTAGCTCTTTCTTAGTATTATCTACTAATTCCTGTGTAGCATTAGATACTGGTTTATCGAGGTCAGCTGTATTATCAACGTTTCCAAGACCTACCTGAGCTTTATCTACTTTATGAGGATTATTGTAGTCTGAAGTATGAGCATTAACCTTGTCTGTAGTAGCCTTACCTTTGTCTCCTGGGTAAGCTGTACTAGACGTTTCTCCAAGTGCAAGTGATTCAGAAATTTCTACATACTGAGAGCCTGACCATCTATAAGTCAAGTTAGTATCCTTAGTTACATAGATCTTACCAGTTTCACCAGTTTCAGGAAGTAAGTCAAATGAATCTACTTCGATTACATCATCTACGAAACTAGGTAATTGAGATGAAGGCACTTTTCCGGTTGCATCAAGTGTAGCAACTCCTTCTGGCATACCCATTTCGGAACGCTTAACCTGTGCATCATCTGTAACATTACCAAGACCTACCTGTTCTTTAGTTACTTGATGAGGATTACTCTTATCTTGGATGTGTGTATTAAGTGCTTCATTAGAACCAGCAGTAGCCTCTTCGATTTCTCTTCTAATATCTTTCATATCATCATCATGACGATGAGATAGGTTATCAATATTAGTTTGAAGCTCTGTCTTAGTTGCTTCAATCTTAGAATCAGTTGCTTGGAATTTAGCATCAGTCTTAGTTGCTAATTCAGTGATCTTAGATTCTAGATCAGTCTTAGTTACGGAAATACTAGATTCTAAGTCAGCTCTAAGAGTAGAAAGATCGGATTCTGTTTTAGTAGCTAATTCAGAGATCTTATTATTCAAATCTTTTGTTGCTAAACTAAGATCATTTTCTGTCTTAGATGCTAAACTAGAGATACTGTTTTCTAATTCTTTCTTAGCTTCAGAAAGAGCATTATTAACAGCAACAATATCAGCTTCTTCTTTAGCAGTTAGGTCTGATATAGCTTTTTCAAGTTCTGATTTAGCAGTATTAAGATCATTTTCTGTTTTAGATGCCAATTCAGATATACTCTTCTCAAGCTCTGTTTTAGTTACAGAAATACTAGATTCTAAGTCAGCTCTAAGAGTAGAAAGATCAGATTCTGTTTTAGTTGATAATTCAGAGATCTTATTATCCAACTCTTTCTTAGCAACTGTTAAATCATTTTCTGTCTTTGATGCTAAGTTATCAATATTATTCTGAAGTTCTGTCTTTGCTTCCTTCAGACTATTATTAACAGCAACAATATCAGCTTCTTCTTTAGCAGCAAGTTCGGCTAATTTATTCTCAAATTCTGATCTAAATACTTCTAAGTCTGCCTCAGTATTAGTTTGTAATTCAGAAATTTTATTTTCTAGTACGGTTCTTGTTTGATCAATTAATGCCTGTGTAGCATTAGAAATAGGTTTATCCTTATCTGCTGTATTATCTACATTACCCAGACCTACTTGATCTTTAGTAACCTTGTGAGGATTCTTATAGTCTGTTAAGTGTCTATTGAAATCATCATTAGTTGCTTTAGAATCTAGAGTTTCCTTAAGATTAGGAATATCCTCTATACCTAATTCAACAATTCCGATCTGACCATTTACAGACTTAACTGAATCTACATTATCAATTTTAACCCATCTACCATTACTATTAATTACCCAATCACCTGGATCAAAATCATATCCAAATTGAGAGCCTTTATTAATAGCTATATAGTAATGACCATTGGAATCAAAATCGTTAAGTTCAAGTTTAGGAACATTATTAACTGCATCCCAAACTCCTTGATATTTAACATTTCCAAGAACTGAATCTGGAAGTTGTGATTCCGGAACTTTACCATCTTCTCCAAGAGTAGCAACACCCTTAGGAACACCCATTTCAGAGCGTTTTATCTGAGCGTCATTAGTAACATTTCCAAGACCGATATCATTTCTATCTAAAGATGGATTTGTGGAAATTTTATAACCATTTACAGTATAGTTATCGATTGTCTCTTTAACTTCTGCAATCTTATCATCTACATCTTTATTGATAGTTTCACTAATTCCATCAAGTTTAGCTTTATCTTCTTTTGACATTACTCCATTTGATTCTGGAGTAGCTGTTGGAAGATTTTCTGTAGCTAATTCAGTGAAGTCATTAGAAGTGATATCATAACTCCAGTTTCTACCATCCAAGAAATATCCACCATTGAAAGTGAAAGTTCTCCAGTTACCGTCTAAGTTAATAAACTTAACTTTTATACCTGGAACTTTCTTTTCAGCTGGAAGGAAAGCATCTAATTTAGCAGCAGCATATTGGATGTGCCACTGATCTCCATTTTCTCCCTTACCTTCACCTGGAAATATTTCATTGATATTATAGACTACATCAGATTCAAGTTCTACTCTATCAGTTAATTCACCAACTGCTTCATCAATAGCATCCTGAACACCACTAAGTTTAAGACCTGTTTCTTCGATTGTAAAAAATCCTTCAGACTCAGGATCACGAAGAACACCAATAGTAGGATCGTTATGAGTACCTTCTACTATGATTCCTTTTCCCTCAGTAGTTGTTACACTATCTACTTTTCTTTCCTCTAATGAATCTACGAGTTCTTTAAGTTCTTTTCCTTTTTCAGCAGATAAAACTTGCTCTTTAGGATCACCACCTTCGAATGAATCTACGATGTTTTCCTTCTTTACGTAAGTCTTTTCTGCATCTTCTATTTTAAGATAGGGAGCAAGTTCAATAGATAAATCATATTCACCGATCTTTTCCCATTCTTTTATTTCTTTCCCTTCTTCGTCAACCTTAATAGTTACTATATATTCAGTATAACTCTGAAGTTCTCCGATATTATTTTCTTTTCTAAGAAGATAAATTTTATTTGTCTCTGCTTCCTCCAAAGAAGGTAGCTCATCCACCATTCTGAAAAGTGATGTATCTATAGTGCAAGAAATTACATTATCCTCACTGATACTAATCCCTTCTCCGGCTATCAATTTATCTTGCTTAGTCTTTAATATCTCTTCCAGTGCTTCATCTGTAATTACTCCAGATAAGTATGGTTTCCATCCTCCAGCTTCATTTCTTTTTTCCCAATTAACAAGCTGATAAACTTCTTTGGCATCAATTACATACCACAATTGTCCAAGAGAATCATTACCAGAATTATCCCCTGTATCAGAAAGAATACAGTCGGGAATTTTATACAATGCTGAAAGAGAAGATACTGTTTTGTGTCCACTAACTTCTATAGCTCTAACAATTCCATATGCACTAGGATTGTTGGACACTAATCTATCTGCAAAATTTAACGCCATTGTACTATTTATTTAAATTCTAACTCAACATCAGTAAAAGCACCTGGATTATTAGTAACATAAACTATATAATCTATTACTACACCAGCACCATTAGTGATTTCTAATTCTACTTTGTTAAATGCCTTAATTACACGAATTCCATCCTGATAAATACTATCTAACTCACCAAGAACTTTAGGATAAGCAAAAATAGCATATTCATCCATTTCTGTAGAAAAATGTTCTAGAGTCTTTTTAGGATGTTCAGTAATTAATTCAGATGTTTTCAGAGATTTAATATCATACTCTACTAAGTCTTTTCCCTTAGTAGATACACCATAGAATAATCTATGTGCGAATGTTACTGATCTAGTATCTTCTGTATAATCATAAACGCCAGTACTTCTAACAACATCTTCTCCTCTAACCATAAAACCAGTCTTAGGAGCTTCAAGTTTAATAGAAATAGTAGCATCTTCTGTATAATAAGGACTAGTTACTATATCAGAACTAACATCAGTACCTGTAAGAGTATCCCAGAATGAACCCTTAACAACTCCAGTAGGATCTTTCTTTCCATCTTCACTTGTCCATGTATAAACTCCTTTGAAAACAGCCTTATATCCATTTTCAATTACAGGATTATATTTATTTGGACTTGGAGTAATTGTTATAGGTTCGAATGCATTATTATAGAAATCCCAAGTTCCATTAATCTTAGGTTCTACAAGTTCTAAGTTTGTATTAAAAAGCTCATCTATTTTTTCTACTACCTCAATAAAAGTAGATTCTGTAAATTCTCTTTCAACTGAGAATTCAGATGTAAAACTATTCAGGATAATCTTTTCTGAATAATATTTCCCTGAATAAATCCACTCTAGAACTAATACATTTTTACACTGAGTTTCACACTCTATAATACTAGATTGAATAGATACAGGAACTATCGCTTTCCCAGAATCTACTCTTAAAGACGCAATTGAAATCTGATCTTTAATCTTTTCAGTAAGCTTAACAAAATTCTCTGCTCCACCAAAAATTTCTGCTATTTCTTCAGATGTACTTTCTGATGTTAACTCAGAAGTCATACTTGGGAATAACAATACTTTACTATCGATCAGTTTATTTATTTCTTCCTCCGATAATGCGAAGAAAGTTCCTTTAGTCCAAGCCTGTCTAGATCCTTTGATGAAAGCTATCGAAGTATCACTAATTTTTCCGGCTTCTAGATCTGCATTAAATTCCTCAAGAGTTTCATATTCAAGGAGAAAATCACCCCAAAAATTATCAACTCTAGGAACTCTAAGATCTACAACTACACCATCAGAATTTTTGACCCATATACTTTCCTCTCCGGCATGAAGACCTAAACCTAATTCACCTACTTCAAGCTGTTCTGGAGTAGGCATCTTTCCCTGTTCTACCGAATTTTTAAGAATAATTACGGTTGGTTCAGGAAGTTGATTTTTTACAATTATATCACTCATTGTCTTAGACATTTTGTACACTCCGGAACATCATTATTAGTTCTCCATTCCGTATTGTTTACTTCTTTATAATTATAGTAAGAATAACTTTCATCTTCTGGATAAACACCAGAACTCCAAGATTCGTAATCCGCTGTAGTCTGTCCTCTTCCACATTCATTATTACAAGGGCAGTCATTAGATTCGGGTTGAGCTAGAAGATTTTGATACTGGAATAAAATTCTAACTAACATAGCAGTCAAAACATTACTCCATGCATAAATAAATCTATCCTCATTGTATGGAATCTCAGAACCTTCAACGTATATTTCACCATTATCAATTCCAAGTTCACATCTAAGTTCATCTACAGCATAAAATACAATCTTAGCTTCACCATGATCTCGAATATCAAAAAACTCTTGAATATAAGTTTTGACATCTGATCCTTCTGGAAGTAAAGTTAATCTATCTGATATATATTTTAAGATATATGTGATATACGGAGCTAATTCACATCTCATGGAATAATCTATCTTAGCTATCCCTAGACATGATTTAATATTTTGAAGAGCTTGTTTATATGTGATGTATCCGTTTTTATCGTTCCATCTCATTATTATTTCACTTCAAAAATAGTAACTCCGTTTATTACCATCTTAACCAAAGTTTTTCTCTCTGGATCTAAGAATAGGTATAATCTATCCTTTTCAAATTGAAGGATATCCAAGGTATTTGTTACAATATCAACACCTTTACAAGAATCAGACTGCATTACACGATCTGATACAGAAAATTGAATACCTTTTGTAGTATTACCGTAACAATCTGACTGACAACTAGTATTAGTAATTCTAATACCATCTCCTTCTAAAATCTCAGAAGAACTAAGAGCGTTAGTATAAAGATCTGATAAAGCACTCTCGATCTTATTTAAATTAGCCGCATTAACAGGAGTTTTATTATCAATCCATGTAGTTTTTATATAACTATTTTTCATAATTTATGTTATTATTTAAACTTACCACTCTCCTCCGTCAATAATGTTGTAAGGAGATTTCCAATTATCTTCATTAGCCCAATTAGATTCATCAGCATCTGGTCCTTTATAAATATATTCTGAATATGCACCTTCACTACCAAGAAATCTAATTTTCAATCCGCTACGTCGTCTTGCTTCAGGTACTAATCTAATTGCTCCCGAAAGAGTTAATTTTCTTTCATAATTATTTATTTCAGCATTAGCATTACAAAAATCTTTTAAGTTTTCATTTATATAACTAACTGCAGCATTAACAGTATTATTTATACTATTGATATCAGCACTAGTTAATGAATCCCCAGGATTTTTATTACTAACATCAGTTCTATCAAGCAAGTCCATAATATTTTTCTTATTTTAATTTCATTAAATCTAAGAGATAATCATTAAATATATCTCCTCCTGGAATATTACTCTGCTTAAATTTTAGAGCCCCTGGATTAAGAGGTTTACCAAGTCTTCCAACAAAAGGAGCTGTATTTCTAGCAGAACGTCCGGAGATCACTTTTATATCTTTCGGGCTTCTTACTTTTTTCATTTAGAATGTTCCTCCATAGATTTTATTAATACGAATTCCATCAACCTTCTCATCATAAATCAAATTATTATTATCCAATTTTACATCAGCGGTTAATGTTTTCTTAGATTCAGTAGGACCAGGACTCATTGTAAAATCGATGGTATTAGAATCTTCAAATATAATTCCAAGTCCATCTGCAGTAGTTCCACCAGTTTTTATCCACTGTCCTCCGATCATTGTATAAGTAATGGAAGTAGTACCGTCATAAGAAGTCAGGATTACTACATCTCCATTCTTAGGTTTTTCACCAAACAACGCAATCAAGATACACTCCTGATCTGATTGTTCCTCTGACTGTTTTTTTGCTGTAAATATTCTAGGACCTTGACTTAATTCCATAGTATCTGAAACAATGTCAAAATCACCTAAGTCTGCACTCTTAAAAATTACTAAAAGAATACAAACATCTTCAACTTCATTATAATATCTTACAGCAACTAATTCAGCATATTGTCTAGATGCACATGAGAGAGCCTTAAGTGCTTCATCTCGATTGGCATAAATACATTCAAATCTTGTTAACTGTGATTGTGCCATTTTTATTATCTTTTATCTAGTATATCACCATTGAAGTTTACATCTATATCTGTAATTTCATTTGTATCGGTATTAATATCCTCTACATTTGCTCCAACGATTCTCACTATACGATTAGTTATTATATTTCCCTTTTCATCGATAAAAGCTATTCCATTTGACATATCTTTTATCCAAGAAGCTTCAGTATCAACTCCATATCCACAAATTGATTGATTAGATAAGAAAGTTCCACATACAGCTTTAAACTTACTAATAACATTAAGCTCGATAATTTCCAAATCTTTCCAAGTAAATATTTTCCCTGGATACTCGGTTAATTCGATCACTGTTATAGTTTTTCCATCAAGAGATATTCTAAAATAAATATCTTTAATAGTTAATAGATCATTACTTCCTCCACCTGAGAAACAACCAAAGAAATTACTAACAGGTAATGAACTAACTTTTACCTTAGCACCGATCAACTGTTCATATTCCCAAATTCCAGAAGGACCTACAATTCTTGAGTTTCTACAACTATTCAACATTTTATCCTTTGCCTTTAGCTAGAGAATCTACATAGTTATTCCAGTATATATCGGCATCAACACCATTATTTTTCTGATGTCCCTTTACCCACTTATACTCAATTCTTCTTTGTAAACCCTGTTTAATTATTTCTTTATCAATATCACCTTTAATTCGAGCAATGTATGGTTCTTTTACTTTCCAATTACCAGTCATCCATTCTCGAACACCAAGATAATCTGCATGGACTACTACAATATCATTCGGACCCCAAGAACCACGAAATTCATATAAAGCATGTAAAACTGCTACTAACTCCGCACTAGGATTGCTACACTTCTGAGCTCCAAAAGATAAATTCATATATTCAGGAGTTAATTCAATTGAGAATTTATTAAGCATAGTTCCCATTCCAGGTCCGGTAGGGTCAATAAGAACTCCTCCGATACCAAGTCTTCCATTATTTTGTTTGTCTAGGTGAGATCCGTCAGTATAAATATCAAACTGTTTCATCTCATCAATTTTAAATATCTAAATTTTCATCCAAAGAACGATATTCGAAGGGATCAAGTTCTAATCCAAATTCTTCAAGGCACCATTCTCTAAATTCTTTCGTACCAATTACACTTATCTCTCCAAGAACATTCAAAAGCTCCTCTCCTTCAATTTTAGATAGACTTTTATCTAAGTGACAAATTAACCTTGTCATAAGATATCCAAAATGACTTAAAGATCCATCTACATCACTATCATAACACTCCAAGACTCTAAACCCTGAATGAGTATTAAAACTTGAAAATAGATCAATCCACTTTTCTGGAATATGAATCGAAGAACCATTATAGAGATAATAAATAACATCTTCTGTAGGTGTAATTCTTAGGATAACATAATCTAAAACCTTATGATCACTAAGTCCTTTTAGAACGATTCTCTTAGATTTGCCTTCTCGTATATAAGATAATTTGTAAAACTCGGTAAATACTTCTTTAAACCAGGCATCTTTCATAATAGTGTATATAAATTAATTAAAGCCAACCCTGAAAGAATTATTGTATTATTATCTTCCATCACTAAATATCCCGTTTTATCACATTGACTTCTATAACTTAAAAGATCAAGAAACTCGGATAAATCTTGTTTCAGGTAAAATGTAATTGATATAATTCCTTCTCCTATCGCAAAAGAACATATTATTGAGTAAGGATGTATGTCAAGTCTATCTAATTTAGCTACTATGTCTTCCTGGATTTCAATTTCTCTAGGATTACTTCTCATAGTATTATTTCTGTTATATGACTGTTTAATATTCCCATACTGTTAATTAGGTTAGATAAGATAGATCTGTGACATATTTTATCATCAGAACCATAACCCATTAATATAACTCCTCTTGCATTACTAAGTTCAGCCAAGTAATTAAGTTTATCAATAACCTCTACAAAATTTACATTCGACATCTCAATAATATATCTCTTAGAAAATTCTGTAAAATCAATAAGCCCGTCTCTCTTTGCTCTAAATAATTCTGTACTTGGAGCTAAATTTCTAAAATGTACTGCCGTTCCATTATACTTACCAATTAATTCTGAATTACTAATATTTCTTATTATAAAAATAGGTAAATATCCATTCTCTGTAAATATTTTTAATGTTACCGGAGATACAAATGATGTTTTAACTTGTAATTGGTATCCCATTTTTTCTTAGTTTTATTAATAACTTTAAAATTTATTTATTGTCCTCCAAATTTTTTATTAGATGTCTTAAATCCTGACTTCCCTGAAAAACTAGAAGACTTTTTCCCACTAAAACGTCTATCTGCTTGATAAGATTTATTAAAACCATTACTATCAAACCCACTTTCTTGTTTCTTAGGTTTGATAGGAGATGTAGTAGAGCCGCCAAACTTCTGACTACTAATCATAAATCCTGAAGGAGCTGTTTGTAGACGTTTAAGGAGATTTACATTACTCTCTATCATCGACTTTACTGTATGACTGTCGAAGTGATAAGATATTTCTGGATAATTCAATATGTCGCCCTGAATTAATCCAGCTGATGTTAAGAATACAGAAAGATTAACGAACGCTTCAGTCAGGTTACTAGATATCAAAAGAGTATCTGTCGTAGGTTCGTAGATCTTATATTCTTGTGTAGACTGATCATAATTAATAACTACTTCTACCATGACTTTTTAATTACTTATGGCAAGAGCACCTAGGATTACTGCTACACAACCTAAAGCACCTGCCCATAATTTACGTTTTCTTTTTTCTTTCTTTAAGCTATTTTCTAAAGCTTGTATAGAGTTAACATAATAATCATCTTTTTTCCTCATCATCATAGACTGGTAAGATATAATTGAGTCTAGATTCGCTGCCTTAATCGAATCCTCTTTTATTATATCTCCTTGAAGTTTTATAATTTTTTCGGAAGACTCAAGATCTACTATTATGCTATTAATTGTTTTCAGATTTTCAGGAGATATAACTATCATTGTATCCCCGCGATGCTCTATTATCTCTTGTGAATATCCTTTAGTGATAAAAAATAGAGATAATAAGAGACAATAGATTATTTTTTTCATAAGAAATAATAAGTATGTATGAAAATTATTTAAGTCTTTCTATAAAAATATCCAAGAAATTTTCAATATCTTCTTTATAATGATATTTCCAAAAATAATTATCTGGTACTGAAAGCATGAAAGGAATCTCTATTGGAATAGATTTTGGATACTTAAATATATAATAATCTTCTATATTAATATCATTTATACACTTCCACCAAGATATTTTTTCACTGTCAGGAGGTAAGTTATCAGGAAAAATTAACTTATCATAATTAATAATATTATATTCACATTTAGGAATAAGAAGATAAATAGATCTATGGTTTGAAGATTCTTGATATACTCCTACTATAATATTATCCATTATCATTATTAGGAATAAATTTATTTAATCTTCTCTAAAGGATTTTCTCCTATTTCTAGATCAATACGATTAACTATTAATTCATATTTTGGTTGATTCTTTGAAAAATATCGCCACAGAACATCATCATAATAATCTAAATAATTATCTCCTTTTCTTATTTCATAGATATAATAAGGATGACTAACTTCATTTTCATATACAGATATTGGATAATATAGATCTTGTTCTACTATCTTTACATATTCATTAGTATCTAATATATAATCTAAATCATATATTACTTGTACTTTATCAATCTGTCTTATCCCTAATTTTCTCTCTATTTTTTGAAGTTTAATATCATCTACAATATCCAATCCATCATAAAAAAATTCAGAATCAATTTTAATAATATAATAATTTTTTAAACAGATATTTTTAAAATCTCTAATATTATCTACAATCGTATATAATTCGGAATTAGTTTCAATATTAAAATTATCTTTTTTTAATAAATAAAAAATATTACATTTTAAATTAATTCGATTACAAGAAGATAATCCAATAATTTCTTCACTAAAAGCTGTTGTAAATAAAGTTGCTGATCTTAAGAAAACATCTTGTGGTAATATTTCAATAACTTTTATAATATTCATAATTACATAGTTTTTGTTTTCTTAAATCCTTTTAATCGTTTCGAGATTGAATCTTTAATGGCTTTATTTCTACCAATCTTATACGTTTTTAGACTTAAATCCAATTCTTCTTTTGCATTTTTTAATTCATCTTTACTTGCACCAGCAGCTTTTAATAATTTTAATGCCTTTTTAGAAGCATTTTTCTCTTCTTGAACTACTATACTCCCTTGATATAAAGTCTTTAATCCATTTCTAATCCCAACTCTTTTATTTTTATTACTATAAGACCCTCTAATATCATTATTTTTATCTGATATTATCTTATCTAATCCTTTACCAGTTGAATTTTTTGAATGTCCAATTTCATGAGCTAATGATGCTTGTCCACTGGAAGGAGGAAAATTTATTACATGATCACTACTCATAAAAGCTTTTCCCAACTTTCTATCAAATTTATCATTAGATCTTGTCAAATCTATTTTCTCTTTAGTAGAAACATCACTTGACTTCTTCTCCCAAGATTTTGTTTTATCAAATCGTTTTCTAAAAAATTTTTCACTACTTGATAATTTTTTCTTTCCATTTAGTATTTTAATATTAGATTTCTTAGCATCTTTTCCAATATTTTTTAATACCTCAGGATTTCTATCCTTAGCAACAGACTTAAGAGATTCATTTATTTTCTTTAATTTTTCACTATCTAATTTAGATGAATCATCTAATTTTTTAGCAATTAATTTACCAACTTTCTTTATTCCAGAAATAGCTGCTGATTTTAATCCATATTCCTTCTGTTCTACTTTCCAACCTTCAGAATATAATTTCTCAACTAAATCTCTACCAGTAAAAGTAAATTGTTTTTGAGAATATCTTTTTATGATCATAATTCAACAATTTAAAATTGAAAAATAAAAAACTTAGAGAACTTGACAGTAATTGTGCTTTTTATCAACACGAAAGTAAGTTCTCTAAGTTCTATTTTCTTTAATACTTACTGTCAAATTCTCTAAGTTTAAGTCTAAGAAATTCTACCGCTTCTGTTGTCGGTAATTCCCTAATACTATCTACTTTATCAGTTCGAGTAGATTCTATCCTATGAATCTTTTCTCTGAGATAACTGATAATACTATCCCTTGATATTATCTCTACTTCAAGGGAATCAATTTTATTTTTTTCAGGTTGTATAATTTCTGGAGGAGGTAATATAGTTTCCCCCTTAGATTTATCTTGAGAGGAGTGGGAGTAATATAATACCCCCAATCCAAACCCAAGTAATAACAGTAATGAAATTAAAACAGCCTTCTTAATCGTTTCCAACATCTTCTGTTACGAATATTCCTACACGATATTCCAATTCGCCTTCCTTTTTATAATTAATATATTGATGGAATATTCGATAGTCTCCGGAAGCCTCTTTTTGAATCAAATGAGCATCCCAACCATGTGTAGAAGTTAATTTATCTATCAAGTCTTGCAACCTGGAAATCTTAGGTGCATACTCTTTAAGGATATCTAAATCTTGAGACGGATTCATCAAGTTCTTCATTCTCTCCAATTCTGCCTTAGACTCCTCCTCTCCCATAATATCCTCTGAAAGATTTGTAATTTTATATTGTTTAGGTCCGGTAGTACATGTAACAGTATTTAAGAACTGACCTGCTACCTTCTTAGATTTAATCTCTGCCAAAGTCGCACTATAACCTTCACTTCCGGAAATAATGTTCTTGATATCTTCTAAGACCTTCAAAGACGTAGTTATTCCTAAACTTACAAATACACCTACAGGCTTTACAAATGTCTCTCCATCTACTGAATTAACATAGAAAGTCTTAAATGATGGTTGATAAAATACTTCAACCAATGAATGGACTTTGTCTCTATTTATGTTTCCATTATTAATAGTTGCCATTGTTTTTAAAATTTTTCACTTTGAAATATTTAAATTCTTGATTATAATTACTATATCCATAATTAAATCCGTACATGGTATAGTTAGGCATCTTTAGTTCTTGTTCATGCCATTCTTCCAAGTAATCTTCAAAGTCTGATATTAAGATCAAGATAGCTTCAGGTCCATAATTCTGTCTGAAATATTCCATACCTCTAGCCATTCTTGTTCCACCTCCCATAGAGATTCTTGGAACACCCTTTCTCGGGTCGATATCTTTAATATGATCTCCAAGCTGTGTAGACCATGAAATAATATTATACTTTAATCCACGTCCAATCTTTTTCATTTTATTGGCAATAGTATTCAAAATTCTATCAACCAATCGTGTATCCATAGATCCCGAAACATCAATTAAAAATACAATAGTTGGTTCATTAGACATGGTTACCTTTCTTCTAATAGTTGGAGCAATAACAGAACGATTAATACCACGATTATAAAGATACATAAGATCTTTCTTTGTATCAACTTTAACCACTCTAGATTTATAATTTAACATTACTTCATCTAGAGCCATATCTACTTCGTCTGTCTTATCCACAAGTCTCGTTGCATCTGGAGCTCCACTAGAACCACATCCAACGCCACCTCCTGAACGAATTTGTCCAAGCTCACGTTTTTTATCGGCATCGTCTCTAGAGTCTGTTCTGTGATCTTTATGAGTTCCACCCTCATCTTTACCGTTACTGTTCAAATCACCTGAACCAGAATCTCTCTTTCCTTTATATGGACAATCTTTTGGATCACCTTTACCTTGCTGATTACCTTGTCCAGATCCCGAACCACTACCAGAACCATCAGTCATACCCATTTCCTGCATAAGATCAGAAAGACTTTGCATTCCACCACCACTTTGCTGATTACCTTGTCCAGATCCTGAACCATTACCTTGAAGTGCATCTTGAATATCTTGATTTGTAACTTGGGATGTATCACCGTTTCCACCTTTTTTAATAGAAACCAACATCTTAACAAACTGATCCAAGTGTTGAACAATTAGCATCAAATATTCGGGGTAACTAAGTTCACTCGGGAAAGGATTACCTTCGGATATATAATATCTTTCTGGAACAATGAGTTTAATTTTAGCCTCATTTTCCATCTTCTTTATCATATCATCAAGAGCCTGTTTTGCTTCTTCATTATCAGTGTGATCTCTATTATATTTCAAGAGCTCAAGTTGATAATTAGGAAGAACTGATGAGATATCTGATTCCATCTCCTCTACATCTTCAGTACTTAGGATTTTAGAATTTACTTCCATATCCATAGCAATATTATGAAGACTGTGATTAAGAACTGGATCATCTATTACTCTCTCAATCAACTTCTCTGCAAAATCAATTCCACACTCTTTATTAATTCGATCAATCAATTCACCTCGATAATCTCTGAAGGTATTACAAATCTGAGTATCAAGCTCTTCATGAATACCATCAAGATGTCCTAAGTAAATATGTCCGTACTCATGCATAAGAATACGAAAATCAGTACGTGGAATCTTAATCTCTGAGCAGACAATTTTATAGATAACATTTCCTGAGATATCATCTTTATATTTAAAACAATATCCAAGTTCAGGATTATCAGGATTAAATGGTTTTTCTGTATTAACCATTAACATATTCCCGAATCTACTATAAGTATTGTCAATGAATCTTTTAATAAATTCTAACTCTGTCTGATTTCTCATAATTTTAAATTTTGATATTTTTCTAATAAATTAACCTTAGAGATCCACATGATCATTACATATTTTTCTCTAAGGTTAACACTCATATAATAGTATAATTATTTAAAACTTCTAATATCAGGAACCATACTTCCCATGCTCGGATCTTCCTGAAGAATAATCTTACGAATTGATCTGAGTTTAAATCCAGAAGTTCTAAGGTCTTCTTGAGTATTCTTCAACAATGCCAAAGTATCATCCTTATAACCCTTAGAAGAATCTGTAATCAGACTTTGAATAGAAGTCATAAGATCTGAAATTGTATTCCAATAAGATACATATCCGATGAATGTCTCTACTGGTACTTTATCCAAGAATTTATTAGTAGTAGATACTTTAATCTTGGTAATAGAAGAACCAGAATCCTTACTCAATTTAAACAATTTCTCGATGCAAGCCGGATCAATCGGACGTTCGATTTGTTCTAAGTCCTTATCTGATTTAAGTTCTGATAACTTATTGATTATTGCTTGCATTTCAGGAACTTCGAGCTTTTTCTTTCCATCTATGATCTCGTTGAAGAACTTAGTATACTTAGGAAGTTTATCATTCTTCATCTTTTCAATATCATTAACGATATTAACCATAGTATCATAGAAGTCCTTAGAAATCGGCGTCTTAATCAAATTCTTTGTATTTGGATCTCGAGAAATACCAATACCACAAAGACCATCGATCATATTACGATAGTTATCTGAAGTAATACCACTCTTACCAAAACACTTGAAACTTGCAATTGTAACGTCTCTAAGATAATTCAAAGTTCGGAAAGTTGTAAATCCATAAAGCTTAGTCTCATTTTCGGCATCAGCATAGATACCATTAAGTTCTGTAATTGCTAAGTCTACAGGTTTACCACCAGAAGTCATCAATGCTCGAGCAGTTTGTTTAATACCACGTTCGATATACTCGCCAATCTTATTATATTGATCAGCCGGAATTTCTACTTCCTGAGCATCAAGTTTTTTCATCGTATCTCTAAGACTTCCCATGAAATCTTTAACCTTACCTTCTGATGATGCAATAGCTCCGTCATATTTACAAAGGAATGTATCCAGGTCTGTATGATCCGGAGTAATGTTGTAAATCATAAAACGATTCATTAACGGAGGTAGCATTTCCATAGAATTCGAAAGATTCTGTGCATAATTGCCTGCAGAAACAATCAATGTATTCTCTGGAAGTTTTTCTGAACCTACCTTACGCTCAAATACTAAGTGTAACAAAGCACTTTGAGTATAGCAATTTGCGGTAGTAATTTCGTCCAAAAATAACAGTGATTTACCTCCTTTTTCTGCAACTTTTAAGATTTCAGTATACCAAGAAGGTCTAAGATGTCTAGTTGTTGGGTTTTCTTGATCACTCGTAGCCACATCATATCCCATAACTTCTTCTGCAGTTGTACTATTACCTCTAAGAAGGACTAGGTGATAATCTCGAACTTCTGCAAACATTTCTACTGAAGTTGATTTACCAAGACCTGGATTAGACATAATAAGTACTGGTACTCTTGAAATCTCACTAACTTTCAATGCTGTAAAAATTGAAATGTTAATGTTGTCATTTTTTGATTTTGCCATTTTTCTAGCTTTTTAATTTGTTTATTTTTCTTTATAACTTTAATCATTGAGGGGAGTTTCTATATAATATCCCCTCATTTATTAGATTTTGAGGGTTTCTGAAGTGCTATTTATTATACTTCAAAATTAAAAAGAACACTAGATTAATCTATATTTTTATAAATTTTTCTAATGTTCTTCTCAATTGTAAGGCTTTAACCTCTCTTAAATAGCAAAATTCACTTTTTTAGGTAATCTTGAATTATCTCATAATCTACTGAGAGAGTTGAAAATAATTGTTTAGCTTCAGATAATATTTTCTGGAGTATAGGTTTAATAAATTCATCTTCAAACAATCCTGAATAAGCTTGATCATAGAATACAACACTTTTACCTCCATCCGATAAGAAAAATGTAGTAATTCTCTTAGCAATAATTCTAGGTGTTGTTCTTTTTAGTGAATTATAATATCCTCCCAGAACTAAATACTTATCTTCTATTTTAAATTCAAGATCTGTTATATATTCAATTCTACTTTTAATATTATTCATTATGTAATACATGTTTTAACTTTTCCTCTAAGTCATCACATCGTTTCTCGGTTTCCTCTAGCTTTTTCCTCAAGTCTTTAATCTCTTTCAAAAACCAAGGATTATCCATAGTTTCCTCTAAACAACCTTGAAGATATCTAATGACTAGCTTTAAATCCTCTTGAAGGTCAGTATCTTTAGAATGCAATACTTCTTCTAAGATAGCTTTTGAATTTATTTTTATACTACTATCCAAAACTGCTTTAGTATGATCAACATAAAAAACTTCTCCAATAGGCATTAATAACGGATTTGAAATTGTACCCTTACTACTACTCATGATTTCTAAACATATATAATTCATTAATATCTAAACATTTATATATAGTATCCTCAAGACTTGATGTGATTGAAGTATGAAAATGTCCAAAGAACCAATACTTACATCTTACTCCTCTAAATACCTGATCTAAGTATTTTCGATTTTCTAAGTCTCTGAGGTAAACATCTTCTGCTTCCTCTTCGTGACGTGTAATAATTGGTTCAAAACATAGTGGAGCAGTATGAGAAGCTATTATATCAACCCTCCCTGGAAGATCTTTAATAGGCTTCTTAATTATATCTTCTGTCTCCCACCATACTCTTTTAGACGAACCAACTCTCTCCATCAATCCATTATAATTCATTCTCCATTTATAATCTACTGAAGTTGCTCCCCCGATCGGATATATTGTTTTCCCCGAGAGTTCTACTACTTCATGATCCTGAAGAAACTTAATTTTGGGGAAATCATTTATTAATTTTTCATTCCAGTACTCTAGGTTATCATGATTTCCTCTTATAAAATAATATGTTATATTATTTTTCTCTAGTTTAGTATTAATTCTTTCAAACTCCTGATTATAATACCCTGGCTTAGAAAAACCTAATCCTACATCTCCAAGAAAAATAATATTAGCATCTTTAAGTTTATAACGTTGAGTTATAATCCATGTAATTTCTCGAAAACTTCCATGAATATCTGCACAAAAGTATAAATCTCTTTCTTGTTCATTTTTCATAATTTCTTTTAGGATGGAAAGCTTTGATTCTCTTTCCATCAATTATAAGGTTTTGCATTTTTAAGAGAAGCAAAAAGAAAGAACCACACTCATCGCATAGTTCTTTCATAATAGTTTTAACCCTAATAACTTTTATCTTTTTTCAGGGTGATCTTGATTTTTGATTCATTATTACTTTGTTTTAGTTCTCACATAGTTTTAATCCACATTAGTAAGGAATTCAAGGGAGAAGAAAAAAGAGAAGGAAGCATTAAGCTCCCTTTTTCTCCCTTGCTACGATGACATTATATTCATCATCAACTTCTAAAAAATCCCAACCTTCTGGAATCTTAACCAACTTCTTAGTCTCGAACTCATTCATCATTTTTTGCATCTCCGGTTTGATAGATTTTACACTATCAATATGAGACATCAAATAACCTTTAAGTCCGTTCTGAAGTTTCATTAGGTTCTCAATAGATTCCATGAAATTATCTATCGTTTTTCTTATAGTCTTCTTAACGGGATTTTCGTTTTCTCTTGATTTCTTAAGCACCTCGTCCATTTTTGTAACTGATAACATATAAAATTGTCCAAGGCTTCTCAAACTTTCCAATCTATTATCTAGTAGATTGTAGTAATATTCACATGCAAAAATATGTTCTGGACTACCCTCATCTAGCTCCATATTAATTTTTTGCAATCTTGTGAGGTGTTCTTTACATAATTGTTCATATTCACGATTAAATTCCTTTGCGATTAGATCTAATTCATCTAACCAAAATTTTAACTTTTCCATAATCTCTCTTTTAAGTTTATTTCTACATATATAAGGCTTTGAAAGATTATTATATGGAAAAAGCTAAAATCTCTTCCAAAACAAGACAACTAACAATGCAATCGGTAAGAAAGGCATAAAATTAACAATAGTCTGTCTCATCTTCCTATATTCATCTTCAGGGAGTATATTTTTTATATTATCTAGAGTATGAATAAAGAATAATCCGATAAATATTGCAATAAGAAAATAATAGAATAAAAATGTTATCATAATTGATTGTTTATTATTTTTAAGTTGTTATATGTTCCTTGATATTCTGGTTTTACTCCTATAATTTCTAGCCCATCTAATCTTTTCACGCCATCTGATATCTTACATTTCTTAATTTCAAAAAAATCTAATAAATCTGTTGCTTTAGGAGCTGCAGTATAAGAAATTGAAGTATATAAAGATTTTAATTTCTCTTTTATTTTGGAATTTATCATACGATCTCCTATTTTAAAATTAGTAAAAATTGTATTAATCAATAATTCTTTATTAAAAATCACAATTCCAAGTTCCCTCCTAATCTTTGTCATATTATATCCTAAAGCTTTTATTTTTTCTGGTCCAAGAGCTAAAAAGTGAGATTTAATATCATCCTCTTCTGATATCTGAGCTAAAATTAATTCTAATGCCTCTTTAGATAAATTAGTATTACATAATAATTTCATTTTATCATAATAAGTTGTTTTCTGTTCAAATTCATATAAAACAGATGAAACTTCTTGATTAATAATATCATCATCACAATACTTTTTTGTCTCTTTTCGCTCTATCATTTTTCTATATTCCAAAGTACTTTCAAAACCATAATCTTTTTCTATATAATTTAATATATCTTGAATATTTTTAAGATTACTACCTAAATCTTCTATTATCTTCTCTATATAATCTCTTTTGCTTTCTTTTGGAATTACAGAAACCCAATAAACAACGTTTTTTACTAACTTATTTAGCTTCCAATACTTCCTTCTTTCACTCATAGGACTTTTAGGAAGAGATTCTAAATCTATCTTATCTATATCCCTAAAGAAATTTATTATATCATCACTATAATAAAACCATTCTCTACCATACTCTGAATATAATAAATTTCTAAATTTATATTGAACTCTCTTTTCTACATCCTCTGAAAGATTAGGGATTTCATATAGCAATTTAAATCCAGGATTATGCATCTTATAAGCCATGAATCTGATATCTTTTCTAGAATCTTCTGTATAACCTATTTTAAGAAGGTCTAACACTTTCTTAGTTTCTTTATTATAATATGTTGTTTCTATTAAATATATCATAATTAATTATCTTTTCTTTTTAATAATTCATATCCTCTTACTCTCTTCTTTTCCCCATCTATAACCTCAGTAGATTTATATTCTTTTACTTCAAAGTAATTAAAAATATCATTAGCTTTTGGTACTGCAGTATAATTTATCTTTTCATATAAATCTCCTAATTTTACCTTTAAATCAGATAAACTATATTTTTCACCTAGATTAAAATTTTGATGAATTGTATTATTAAGTAATTCTGAAGAGAATGTTACTATTCCAAGTTCCTTTTCTATATAATACTTATCATATTTCAATGCTCTAAGTTTTTGTGGACCTAAAGAAATATAATAAGATTTAATATTATCATGCTCCCCTATCTGATCTAATACTACTCCTATTACTTCATCTGAAAATCCATATTCACATAACATTTTAAGTTTTGCTTTAAATGTACCTAATTTTTGATACTCCTCTAAAAATTCTGATACCTTTTGATTTATTATATCATCAGGAGATAATGTATTGTGAATAGTAGAGAATACTGTAAATCTATCTTTATAATCTATTTGTTGAATCCTGAAAGCTCTAATCTCATTTACTAATACTAGATTATTAAGAACTGGTATTAAATTTGATCCAATATGCTCATTTACTGCTATATAATCATCTTTATAATTATAAGATTTAGTATTTTTCTGATAAGTTTTAGCTAAATTATATTTAGCATCATCTGGTGCAGATTCGAAAGATCTTAATAGATCGCTCGTAGCCTTCTTTTTTCTTTCAAGTTCTTTATCAAATTCATCTTGAGATATCTTTCTATAATCACAAGTAGATCTATAATAAAAATTAGCCTCATTCTTCCAAGGATTATCAAATAGTCTTTGCCTACCTAGTATTTGAGGTAGGTCTTCACTAATATCAACTGCAAGACTATCTATATTACTATCACTAAATATAAAACTTCTAGCACATGTAGAATAAAAATCAGCTCCTAAGTAAACAGTTCTTGTACAGAATGTAAACATTTTAGGTTTAACTCCTTTTAGTGGAACGTCTCCTATTGTAAAACCTTTTCCTAATCTTTTTTGAATCTTCTTGAGATTTTCTGGTGTATTAGAGCAGAGAATATTTACCTTTTCCGGTTGGAGATTACATTTCTTTATTATAGATATAATATGATTAACGGAGTTTACATAAAATACTGCTTCATCTGATATTACCCTAGTAGGATATCCATTTACCATTCGAACAGCAGATTCAAAGTTACCATCCTTGTAAGACTGAATAATTTCTGGTAACTTAGTTCCTACTGATTTCATAGATAACACCTTCAAAGCAGGTTTTAATACCCTAGTTGAATCTTCCTTACTCCAGTCCATATTAATATATGGAAGATCATTAAATTCATCTAACATATTTAAGTATTCCTCTAACATGGGTGTAGCTGATACAAATAGAGCTGAATGAGATTGCTTAAGGATATCTAAAAATTCTAATTCAGTATCCGATTTAAATTTAGAATCATGTAGGATAGTTTGAAATTCATCTATAATAGTATAAAAACTCTGAAATATACCTAAGGATGTTAATATATCTTTTACTATTCTATATGAATCGTAAGTTACTAGGATTTTATAGGGTTTTCCATAAGACTTTCTAAAGTTAATATAATCTTTAATTTCATTCATTAAACGATTATATACAGTATTTTTTCCATTAACTATCTCATCTAATTTTTCCACGAATACTTGAGATCGAGTTTTGTCTATTTTGGATAGATCTTTATCTACCTCCGTTTCTTTTTCAAGCTCATTTACAACTAGATAAACCTCAAATTCATGTTGATCTTTTTTATTTTTTAATAACATTTTTCTAGGACTACATAGAATAACATTTTCAGGACCATTAATACAGTATTCTGTAAAACCACATCCAGGGAGTTGCTTATTAATTATACATTTTACAGGTAGTTTATAAAATCTAAAGTCTGTTCCTAGTTCTGATATAAATCTTATTCCTCTAGGAACAATGTAATCATTTAATCTTTTTATCATACTATTTAATGTTTTAATTGTTATTTTTAATACAGAATCCAGTTAAAATAATTTCTATGTCTCTTTAAATTGAAGACATAGGAGGATTCCCTTTTCAATCATAAGGAATTGAAAGGATATTATACGCAAAATCGTCATTTAAAATGGGGTAAAAATAGGAATACATAAAGAAGAATGATATCTGAAAAAAAAATTCCACTTTCTATTTTAAATAAGATCCGCCTTTAAGAGGCGGAAATAAGAATAAAATCTATATACTTAAATTTAAATAATCGGAGAAAAACCTATTATCATTCCCATATATCTTATTCAAAGTTTCTTCCTTAGATCCCCTCAGCGGTAGCGAACGGAGGGGATGGATAACGGGAAGCTCCTTTGTCTTCGAACTTTAAGGACAATTTTGCTCTCTATAGTCCTTTAAATTCTAATATATGAAAGAAAACCCTGGGCACACTTTGCCCAGGGTGTATTTGATTAATTAATAACCAAATTGAAAATAGCTATCAAAGCCTTCAGTAATATTTTTACTAAGACTGAAGCTACTAGGGATATCACTAAGATACTCCCAGCTATCCATACTACAGCGAATAGTATGAATAGTGTTATGTTAAAAATCTCAATGTTCATAATAAATATTTAATTGAGTTTTAGTTAAAAATATTAGAGAATAGAACTATTATATCCAATTTCTTTCAATATTTTAGGATTCTATAGTTTAACTTCTATTCTCTCATATATAAGGCTTTTAGCATTTTTGAGACGGTTAGGAGAAAAGGGTGGTATATGTGCTATCCTTTTCTTTTTCTTCAAGAACAGAAAATAAAAAGGATACAAGCTTTTATTACACTTATATCCTTTATTTTTATGGCGTTAACAAAAATCTTCAGTGATGGTGAATCTTAGACCATCACTATAAAATTCCCCGTATTTATTTGGGTTATATTTTTTTAGTTCGGAAGGTATTGATCGAGAGTAGCTAAAATATGGACTAACTTCATCTGGATTGTCATTATAGTAGCTCTCTAAGTCATATCCTTTATCCAAGAACTCTTTTAATTCACTCTCCCAAAATTCCTCGGCCGTATACTCAACGCCATATTCGTCTTTTATTATAACATTATTTTTCGCGAAGAACTTATTTATACCTTCGCGAGTAAGTTCATAATATTTTCCGAGATTGGCGTTGAATAAAAACTTCCACCCGGCCGATCTTTTACCTAGGTGTATTTCTTTTGTTATATCCTTTAAAAGATCGGCTGCTTCACTAAATTTGTTTTCGTCAATTAATTTTTTTGCTTTTTCTTTATCCCTTTTTTTCACTGGGATTACTGCATAGAAATTTGTTCCCATAATATATTTTATTAATAATACATATATAAGAAAGTCAAGGGAGAAAAAGAAGTAGAAGAACTTTTTATCGTCCTTCTACCTTTTTTAAATTTCAATAGCCAATAAAACCTATACTAGCTAATGAATCTCTTTGTCTTTCATTCAGCAATCCAAGGTTATTTTTATTAAACTGTAAGATCGCCCATTTAGAGATTTTTTGAGATTCATAATCCCCATTCTCTAACGTCTCTTCTAAAAACTCTAGATTCGTCATTGAACTAGGTTTTTGTCTTAGCAGGAAGATGAGATTATTTACTTTTTCATCCCATTCTTCCAAGCTTTGTTTTTCTCTGAACTTTTCTTTGTATTGTTCATTCTTTTCTGCGAAACTCTGGAACATATCAAATATTTCCGGAGATTTCTCAAGTACCAAACCCACAAATTTTCCAATGTTTTCTAAGGTTCGGTTTGCTCTTTTTTCTGCCAACTCATCCAATTTTTCTTGAGCGGCTATTGATGACGTTACTGTACTTGTCACGTCAATCTTCATTTTCACTTCTCCTACCTTTGGAATAGGGAAGGTTGTTTCAAAATTTGATGTAGCATGTCCTGTAATTTCTGGTTTAACTAATTCTGCCGTTACTTTACTGTTTACTACATTCAACTCATTCATTTTGTTAATTCTTTTCATAATCTTTATTTTTAAAAAATTAAACTCCTTTAAGCTTTTTGTCATGCTTAAGGAGTATTTATTTACTTTTATTATCTCATATATAAGGCTTTTAGCATTTTTTGAGATGGAAAATATTTTTAATACAGAATCCAGTTGGAAAAAAATAAAATAATTAACTATTATAAATCTAGAGAACTTGATCAGGATTCTAACCTGAGATTCTAAGATAAACAATTATCTTAGTGTTTTGACCCGCTAAACTATCTTGTCTATAGATTCAGTTAATTATTTTAATTTTAATTTTGTTGTTGTGTCGTTTAAAGTTGTTTAATTTTGCACCTCATAAACGTAGAAGTTCTGAAGAGATTAGTGAGATTTAAACCTTACATGATTTTTCAGTTCTTCACAAGCTCAAGCTATACATTACGCATTTCTTGAGACGCCTATGATGTCTTTTTTTTTGTTATTGTGTCTTTTAATACATTTATAAGATTTTCCCGGTTTCTCAGACGGTCGAATTTTTGGACGGTTGATTTTCTTATATGTGTAAATAGTAAAATAAATTAAGAAAAATGACACAGGAAGAAGTTTGTAATTATTTTGAAAAGAATTATCCAGAAATGGACTTGTATGAAACTGAAGAAGGAAGTTTCTTTGGAGGATATGATGGAATGGATCAACTAGAACTTTTTGGAACTAACCTAGTAGTGTTTTGTGTAGAAAAAGTTAAAGGAAAATATGTACCCAAACAAAAAATATTTTCCTTTGTAAATAGTACAGAGGAAGAACTAAAAGAATTTCTAGAAAAATATCTTTAAGAAATAAAAAGAGAGGTTTAACTTGACTTTTAATTAGTCAAGACCTCTCTTTATTTTTTATTCTGTATATTCTATTATATGTATCTTAGGAGTATAATTTTCTCTAGTTTGTTGAGATACATTCATAAATTTTATTCCAGATACTTCACCTCTTTCCGGGTAATGTATGTGACCAAACACGTGATACCTTGGATTGATCTCTAATACTCTTTGTGATAATGCTAGATTCCCAGGTTCATCTTTTCCATACCATCCTTGAGACTGTTTTATACATTCAAGTTGATATATCCTAGGGGCTTCATGAGTTACCAAAATATCTATTCCTCCTGGAATTTCTAAGATATCAATATTTCCAGGTTTATGTGGGAAAGCGTGTAACCATAAAGAAGTTCTAGGATTTCCATATATCTTTACTGATTCTCCAGTAATTCCAGAAATATATTCATACTCTTCATCAACCAGAACTTTAGTAGAGTATCCAAATATCTTTCTAAGTGTGAGGAAGTCATCATAGTGTCTCTCAATCCAGTAGTCATGATTTCCGGGAACTATTATAATTTCTTGAAGATCCGGAAATATTTTCTTATTCATGAATATATTCTGATAATTATATTCAAGCCACTCTTCTTGATACATAACTTCATCAGTGGGACACAGATCTCCAGCAATAATTAGAAGTTCAATCTCTGGGTAACATTTTGTTTGTAAATCATAAACATAACCATGAATATCCGATAAACAACCTATTTTTATCATTCTTTCTTTTCCTCCAACATAAACTTCATAATTTCTATAACATCATCTCCAGTGGTTATATTCAGTTCATCTTTCAAGCGTTTATATACATCATATCCCATAGTATCATCATCTCCATAATTAAATTCAACTGGTCTGATTTCTCCTGTTACATATAGTATTACTTTACAGGGTCTCCCAGGATTAAAAAACGATCTCTTTGGTTCTGAACGTTGAAATACTACTCCGTATATAGCAGATTTTCTAAGTAATGATTCTCGAATTTTCATACTATCTCTTCTTTTGTGAATTCTACTTTATGAGTACCTCCTTGTTGTGAAGGTAGTATTAAAAGTCCACCATTCCTTAAGGCTTTTCCAAGAGGTGATCCAGAAGTAAACCATTCTCCTAGGGGTTTAAGTTTTCCCTTAAGTACTTTGATTTCCCTCTCGAGTTCTTGATACTTTTTATTTTTCTTATTATACTCAGATTGTTTCGACTCTAGTTCTTGAATCTCTTTTAGAATTGGTTTAACTTTTTCTTCATAATCTTCTTGTGAGATTAAGTTTTTAGTCTGATTCATTCCTTCTTTTACATACATTACTTTGAATGTTTCTTTAATTAAATCTTTCATAATATTTCTTTTAATAAATCTTTGCCAAATACTAATTTAACTTTAGATACTACACTATATAATTTTGCTTCAGAGATTACTGTTTTGTCTGGTTCTTCATAATATATAATATTATTTTCGAAATCAAGTTTATATACTCTCCTTAAGTAGAATTTTCCAGAGATACTAATAACAACTTGATCACCTGGTTCTAAAGAATCAATCTCTAAAACTAACTCTGTTGCTATTATCGTATTCTTATAGAATTCTTCTTGACCCTTCTTATCTCCAATAGGGTGGAAAAATAAATAATCCCTTTTGTCGTTCTTATACTTGATTAATTCTTGATAATATCTTTCTTGGCGAGTAACACATTCTGAAAGTTTATATACCTTCATAGATTGTAGGATGATATCAACTTCGGAAGTTTCATCTATCCAAACATCACGAACAAAAATTAGATCTCTTCTTCGTTTTACTAACCATACATAAAATAATATATACCATATTATTACTGTAATTCCAATAAAACCTAAAAATAGTAATTTGTCATTTTCTATCATAATTTTTTATATTTTTATTATACATTAATAAGGAAAATAGAGTCAAAAATTACTCCATTTCAAAATCCTTAAAGGCCTTATATATGAAGATAAATAGATATCTTACTAGAGAGAATTAATTGATATATAATAATGTCAGTTAGTTCTCTTTTTTTACTTTGAAGAGACAATAACAATAAAAATATAATGGAAAGAGAATTTAGATGTAGTCATTGTCAAAAAGAGCTTCAGATTCAAGGTAGTCTGAGGAAACGAGCTGATTGGTATATGATAAAATCGGAACTTTGGGATTTAGTTATAGAGAATAATAAAATTCCAAAAGATAAATGGGGACATACCTATTTATGTGTAGATTGTCTTGAACAGTTATTAGGTCGAAAATTATGTTTAGATGACTTATGGGTTAAAGATGGTAGAGAAATTCCAGCTAATTATTGGTTAATCAGGGAAGTTATGGAGACGGATCCTGAACTGGCTAAAACAAGAATAGATAACTTGAAGAAAGAGTTGGAGTATTTATTATTATCTCCATTTAAACCCAAAAAAGCAATTAAAGAAACAAGAGATCTGATTCAAGATTTAGAACAACTACCTCCTTTGTAACAGAAGAGGAGGTTTAGAGACAATTAAATTAACAAAAGTGCAACGTCCGAAGCAATTAGAGGACAGAAAACAATTAAGAAAATGAAAAACTTAAAAGAAATTTGGTCAGGAATTCGTTTAGATGCAGAATTGATCAAACAAAATTACAATGCAGAACTCTTAGGTATAGGAGTTCACGGAATGACTAGATTAGCAGTAAAACTTGAAGATGCTGATCTTGAATTCATACAAGGCTCGCTTAAAGAGCTTTATGTATCAGAGAACGATAAAGATTATACAGTTAGATCTTTCGTTCGAATTACAGAAAAGAATGAAGAGGGAAATTACGAAACTTATTATATGGTGAAAATTGAACACCTTAGAGATAGTGACAAATTTCGGTTTACATTACAGACAGGAGGTCCAGATCCAAAGAGAAAGAAAAGACTTGGGGTGGATATGTTTGAATGCACATCAACCGAAATGAAGAATATAAGATCCTGGAAAAGTGTTTTATCAGGGTTTTCTTGTTTAGTGTAATTCTTTTTCCATTCTTGGCCGGGGATATAAAGTCTCCGGCTTTTTTAAACCAATCAAAAGAGATTTATTAACAATTTAAAAGAAAGGAATAAAATTATGATTACAATGAACATGAACAGTGATGAGATCTTTAAAGAATTGAAAAGAGATTATCAGACTATACTAGATGTAGTTAATAGAGAAATAGATAAAAATAAACATAAAATATTAAAGATTTATCAACAAACGAAGTCTCCAGTTCCGTTTAAGGAGACGAAGATTATTAATGTATCAAGAAATCAATATCGAGCAATTATTGAAGCATGGCCTAATAAAAGAGAATTTTCAAAAGGGACTACCATTTATACTATCGTAAATAATGGAATAACTGGAAAAAAGAATGCTATATTATTCCCATCACTTGATGTTAATTTGAGGAATATTGTAATATTCGAAGCACATTTTATGAGAAGGTATCGCGAAAGATATCTAAAAATAGATAATATTGACTTTGAAAAGATTGTAGATATTTATCTAAGATCTAATTCTGCAATGATTACAACAATAATTCCTGAAGTTCAAAAAGAGGGAGAATGGAATTTAGAAGGAAAATTGAATGATGGAGTTGCCTTAGGAATTTTTCAGAAAGATACAAAATTTTTCCGTTTTATTACATATGTTAGTAATGAAATGTTAAGGGAAAATCAGATACACTTAACTGATGATTCTCCAACAGGACAAATACTTCAAATGTATCAAAAATTAAAACAGGAGGATAGATTTGCTTGTAGTAATGCTGTTTTATCAGCAGGAGGTTTTAAAGAAGTAAATGTGAATATTTTTAATAGAGGGGATTAATTTCCCTTCTTTTTTTCTTAAAATATTATATATGAAATAAAAATATAATTTATTTTTTGTGATAAGTAAATTTTTTTTATTTTCCGTATATAATTTCCTTAAAGCCTTATATATGTAATAAACTTAAAAAAGAAATTATGGGAGAATATGAAGAATCGTTTAACTTCGGAGAAACAATTGTAGAAGTAGCAAAAGAGAAGCAAAGGACTATGAGTGATGAAGAATATCAAGAGTGGCTTTGTCAGTTAAGTGATGAATTTGCTTTTTTAGATTGAATTTGGAATAGGTTTAGTGGTGATGAAACTACTAAACCTTTAATTTTCTTATATATGTAGTAATAAAAATAAAATTATAAATGTTAACATTAGAAGAAATTTATAATAAGTATTTAACAATGGATCGTATAGAAGACGATCCAATAATAGAAAAATTATTTAACGATTTTTCTCCAAAAAGTGAGGAATTTCTTTCAGCAGAATATATAAATACTGTAATTAATAATCCTTTAATTAATAAACAAGGAATTAGAAAGTTATATAAACCGGGAATACCAATTATTCCTGTGGATAGACTTGATTTTTCTATTGTAGACTATACGCCTGTTTTCAATACACGAGAATTAGAAACTACCAACGATTTAGGGAAATTAATATTTTCCGAAGTTATCGAAAATAATCCAGATACTTATACTTATAAACAGAAAATTGGTGAGTATGAGTGGGAGTATACGATAGATCGCTCTGTACCTTATTATAAAGTTATCTATAATTGTGAAGTTCGTAATAAATATAAAGAATATTATGATGATTATATGAGAACTCAGAAGATATACATATATTATCTTCCTTCTTTTAATATTTTTAATAATAAGCCAATTGTTAGGGAAGTATATAAGGATCACTATAATAGAGAATTTAAAGATTCTAAAGGAAAACGTATAATACTAAATTGTAGTAATTGTGTAGCGTTTTCAGAGAAGATGCTAGAAGAACAATTTAATGTTTTTAAACGTATTGGAATTAGAAATATGTCAAAGAGAATTACAAAAATGGAAGATAATATAAAGTCTTGGAAAAAAGAATAGAGGAGCTTAATAAGAGTAAAGATGAGCTTTTAGAGAAGTTTTTCTACGAAGAGGAGAGGTTGAATGAATTATTTAAATTATAATAAAAGAATATGGAAAAGTACTTAGAATTATCAGATGTTATGTTAGTTCCTGATAATCTTAATCTAGGATGGACTAACTCTGGAAAACTTGATTATTTTGTTTTAGATGATCAGGAAGTTACGGGAGTGCCAAAAAGTTTACCTATTTTTACAAGTCCGATGGAAGCTATTGTTGGAGTTGATAATTGGAAAGTATGGCAAGATTCTGGAATTAAGCCTATCCTCCCTAGAACTGTTGAACTTGGAACTAGACTTGAAGCGTGTGGATTTATCTTCTGTGCGTTTAGTCTTCAGGAGGTAAGAGAAAATTTTATAAATATAGATCAAAGAGGTTCAACTCAACAATTTCATATCTGCATCGACTCTGGAAATGGTCATGATGTAGCTCTTATGGAAATTGGACAAAGATTAAAACAGCTCTACGGAAAACAGGTTATCTTGATGGGTGGAAATATAGCTAACCCTAAGACTTACGAAGTGTATAGTGGCGCCGGATTTGATTATGTACGTGTCGGAATATCATCTGGATCTTTAGTTGATCAAGATAAGTATGGGTTTCATTATCCTATGGCATCTATTCTCGGCGCAATTAATTCACTTCGAAAATCAGGAAAAGGTAGACTTCGGGATGTTAAAGTTATTGCAGATGGTGGTATTACTTGTCACTCGGATATCCTAAAAGCTATTGCCCTTGGTGCTGATTATGTAATGATTGGTCGTGAGTTTGCTAAGATCTTGGAAGCATCTGGAACAATTTATAAAAGAACAGTAAAGTCAGATCAGGATATTATCGAAGAAGTTCAGGAGTTAGGAGGTTTAGTTAATATGTCTCCTATCGAATTATCTGAGTTAGATTTAGTTAGACAATACTTCGGAAATACTACCCCTGAGATGCAAGCACTTCGAGCAGGTTATTCAGATGTAAATTCTTGGAGATCGTCAGGAGAAAAGCCCAGAGTAAAAGTATCAGATTCGGAATGGACTTGGGTAGAGATTGGAACTACTTTAAAGGATTGGATACAGGGTCTAAAGGAGTGTATTAATTATGGATTTATGATGTCAAACGCTAAGTCTTGGAAGGAATTTAGAGATAATACTTTAGTTATTAGAGTAAGATGAGTTCAGGTGAAGAGAAAATAGATAAAGATGTATGGGGAGAATATTTGAAATTAGGTTCTCCAGTTCCGATAGTAGCTATTCGAATTCTTGAAAAATATTCGTTAGTAAGTTATAATTGGGATGATTGGAATGATTTTTATACTGATCTTAAAGAACAAATTATTTGGATGAATAATAAATACTTTCAAGATAATCTCCTTAATCCTCCTAAGATAATTTACAAAGAAGCACAACTTATAAAAACTATTAAAGAATCAGTTGAGTTTTATTTCTTTAAAGGACGTAGAATTTATACTGCATCTGAATTAAATATTATCGAATTGATATCTCATTGTGAGGTATTATGTCTGGAGATATGTGGGAATTTTACAGAAAGGAGTGTATGCCTGTTAAGTTTGATGACCTAACTCACTTTGTTAAATGAAGACATATCTTTTTGTAAAAGAAATATCTGATTTTGATAAATTAGGAAATCCTATATTTTTCAGAGAATTTATGACAATTATTGCATCCTCCGAGAATGAAGCTTGGGAAAAATTTGAAGAACAACTAAGACCTAGATCTCCGAAAAGAAAGAATTATGAACAAGAATTCAAAAGATGGAAAATAACAGAGGAAGATATATTTTAATATTAAAATTGGATATACTTATTTTTACGAGTGAAATGAGCGATTGGTTTCCAATAACACTTAATAATTCTGGAGAGATTACAGATGAAAAACTTAAGGAGATTAAAGAATTTTTTCTATGTAGATGGAGATATAAATATCCACCTATTTTAAAACAAAAAGATTTTATCAAAGAACTTAGGAATACTATATCTGAATCTCGAGTGTTTTATGTTCCTTGGGGAGTTACAGCAGAAATAGTTATATCTAATTGGATTGATTATTTTTATCATAATAAACCAATTTCTCCTGAGATTGAAAAGATTTTTATTAACTCAAAACCTATAGAAAATTTATGGCAACTTTTTTGATAGACTTCGATGGCACTTGTGTTCCTAATCTTCCTGAACCCGGTTTTTCAGAGGTTGATACAGGAGCTGAAAGGGTTTTAAAAAGGATAGTTTCTGCTGGACATAGATTGATTCTTTGGACTTGTCGGAATAATTCTAGAAATAATCCATATAATTATATTGGAGGAAAATTTAGAACTGAAACATCATTAGAAGAAGCTGAGAGATGGTTTCGAGAAAGAGAAATTCCACTGTATTGTGTAAATGATAATCCAGAGGAAGAAGGTGTAATAGGATATGCAAGAAAAGTTTTAGGAGATTTCTTGATAGATGATACAGCTCTTGGAATACCTCTTAGATGGGGTGAAGCCGAGTATGTAAATTTCGATACTGGAGAAATAAAAACTATATATACCTCTTGTGTTGATTGGGAGGCTATTGAAACAATTTTAGAAAGAATGGGAATGTTATAGGAGTTATGGAAGTTTATAAAGTAGAAATAGAGGCGCCGGATATTGATTTTTGTTGGTATTTTATATTTGCTAAATCTAAGGAATCAGCTATTAAAATTTATGAAGAATATTCAAAATTTATTATATTACCGGCGCAAGGTACTGATATTCTAAAACTTGGGGAATATAGAGCCTTCCTAAAGAAATTTGGAAGGTTAATAAGACTCCCTGGAATAACTTCATCGTCAAAGATAGAAGGAATAAAAGTTGATTTAACTGATAGATCCTTTTCTTGGAAAAAGTCTTAAAACCTTACTTTTGAGATAAACCAATAAAATCCAAGAATCATGGAAAAAGAATTAAAACAAAAACAAGGAATTAATTATGTCAGAGAAGATGGAATCTTAAGAATTGGGGTTAAACTTGTAATATCTCCAGAAATTATCGGTTTTCCTGAAATTGAAAGAGAAAAGGAGTACAAAGTTACTAATGTTGAAAAAGTTATAAAATTGGATTCTCCTAAGCCAATTTATTACATAACTCTTGATGGGTTAGGTGAAAGAGTATATACAGATGGAATTTTTTCAATTGTCCCAACAAATTTCAATGTTTATAGATGGAAAGGATATTACATCTTAGCACTCTCTGAAGAACAAGCTCAAAGAATCTGGAATACGTGGATAGATAATTTAGAGATTGTAGCAGCTGATGGAAGACCTAAGATGTATAAGTTTGTAAATAACTTACAAAATCGAGGAGATCAAGAATTATTTCCTAGAATCATCCGACGATTACATTCAGAATATTCATTTCCTTGTATCGTTGAAGACTTAGAATTCGAAAAAGAGCCTGTTTATGTTTATAAATTTCCAGGTTAAAAACAAAAAGAAGACTGTGAGAAATCCGGTCTTCTTCTTCTTTTTTGCTCCTTACAACGATTCAGAATCTTATTAATGATAAACACCGATATGTGTTTTGTTTGTTAGTATTAGTTTTTAAGGTTTAATAGGAATCCCTAGTCTGTGAAGATTGGGGATTTTTCTTTTTCTAAGCTTCAAAATCTTATAATTGAATAAAAACATTTAATTATTATAAATTATGGAAAATAAAACAATTAAAGATTTTAGAAGTTTTTATAAATCTCAGAATCCTTTTAAGATGACTAGTTTTGATGATAAACTTCATAAAATGTCAGAAGCTAGAGGAGGTTATATCAATCCATATATTCTTGAGGAGTCTGAAAGAAATATGTCTCAGCTAGATATTTTTTCTAAGCTTATGAGTAAACGTCAAATTTTCTTTGGTACAGATGTAAATTCAGATAGTGCAAATATAGTAGTTTCTCAATTATTATATCTAGATTCTGTAGAAAATGCAGATATTACTATGTATGTGAATAGTCCTGGGGGTAGTTGTAGTTCTGGTGCGGGAATTATTGATTCTATGGAATTTATTGATTCTGATGTTAGAACAATAAATACTGGATTATGTGCGTCTTATGGTGCTATGATTCTAATGTGTGGAACTAAAGGTAAACGTTCAGCACTTAGAAGATCTAGAACAATGATTCATCAACCACTCATAGGTCAACTATCTGGGCAAACTACAGATATTATTATTGAAGCTAAGGAGATGGAACGTCTAAGAAAAGAACTTTATGAAACTATTGTAGAGCAGACAGGTCAAACCTATGAAACTGTTGCAGATGCTTGTGAGAGAGATAATTGGATGACTGCACAAGAAGCATTAGATTTTGGAATTATTGACGAAGTTATCAGAAAGAAATAGAAATAGTAATCAAGAGAGTTGTTTGGAATTTCCAGGCAGCTCTTTTTATTTTTTATTATGGAAGAGAATAATATAATAAATATCCTATCAGATCCTGAGGTTTCATTGGATCAAAAATTTTATGAATACTGTAAGTTCTATCAAGAGTATATTACAACACCTTTTAATGATTCTCTTGAGCCTGTAGTTTCTGATGCAGTTCAGGAATTTTATCCAGAGTTTCATATTTTTCGAACTGTTTTTGCTTTAACAGGGAGGAAAGTTTGATTATAAGATCTCTTTCACCAGACTTAAGGAGATATATAGATATTTTTCAAGTAAATATTCTTTTGGTGGTAGAGAAATAGAAACGGAGGTCAAAACATTCAAACATGATTTTACAAGAAACCTAGAAAAGAGTTTTAAAACTCTTTTGAGTAATCCTTTTATAAGTGATGGGAATGATGCAAGAGTAAATATCTCCGGGTTAGATAGCTTTTATAAAGAAAGTCTACCTTATGGACATAATTACACTACTTTTGAAAATAATGATGAATTTCCTTTACCACCTGAGAGAGATTGGAGGATCAAGGTTTTAGATATTTCGCTGTTTTCTTCCGGCCGTTTTGTAATTACTCCATATTTAACGAATTATATTATACATGATAATGAAGGATAATGAGTTTTTATTAAAAGTCTTATGTTCTGGATTAGATTTAAATAAAAAGTTTAGACAATATTGTAAGGTTCGATGGGAAAATAATACGGCCGAACTTATAACAGCGGATCCTAAGATAATTGAAGAGTTTTATCCTGAATTTTCTGAGCTATATGATTATTTCTTTAGTTTAGGAGAAGTAAAAGAACCGACACATCCAATTAATGAGAAATATCTTAATGTTTCGAGGATGCTATCATTAAAGAAAGACCTAGAAGAATTAGTTATGCCTTTTGGATTTATTTCAGGAAGTTCGATTTCTAAAAAGTTTATAGAGATTGTTAATATATCTAAATCATCTATAATAACTAACTTTTATACTAAAGATTATTTAATAACATCCTTTAGAAAAGCTTGGAAAGAAGTTGGAGTTAATAGGAATGAATTTTGGGAAGGTGATTTATTTTATATGTCAGGTGGTAAAATATGTTTAGTATTAGTAGATCTAGATAATAATAGATATATAGCAGTTAGTAGTAATTATGATTAGTTATATTTCAATTTATACTTCGGATGTAAAAAAAGGATTACAGTTGTATGAAAAATGTTTGAAAGTAAATCCAGAAAAACCACCTTTGTATGGAAAAGACCTAGAAATTTTAATTCCTTGGGCTGATTGGAATAATTATACTAATATTCTTTTTCCAACTCTCGGAGAACTTAGGTCTCTTGAAATTAAAGAGTATTTATGGGAGACAGATCAGAAATTAGAAATTTTATCTTCTAAAGCAATGGAAGGATTATATAAATCTAAGTATTTTGATCTCTTAGGTAATTTTATTGGAGTAAATCAACAGAATGAGTTTTGGTTTTTTGATGGAAATAATAGATTAAGAGATGTTTTTTCTATTCGTTTCAGTGATATTGGTATTGGTATTGTTATGGGTTATTCTTTAATAAATTATTTTGAATTAGGTTACGCTGTAGAAAAAGAAATATTTTATAGAAGATTTATAAATAGTGATCCGAAAAGATTTGAATCCCTTAATAATGTAATTAAAAATATATAAAAAATTATGAACGAACAAGAAATGGACTTTAGAATAAATTGTATTTTAGCTAGAGCTAGAAACATAATTTATTATAGAAGAATTGATAATCGTCCTAGATGTCAATATATTCACACAGTACGAGGACTTAGACAAGATACTAGAACTTTATCCCTAAGTCTTCCTGATACTGAAAAATATAAAGATATTAAGGAATTATTTGGAAGGATAGTAAGAACAATTCCTCCAAAAGTAAAATCGGAAGAGTGTGAGGAGGTTATTATGAAGGTAGCAGAGATCCTTATGACTCCCGAAGAAATTCAGCAACTTCCAGTATTACCAATTTCAGAAGAACAAGTTTTCGATGAGTGAAAGTACTAATATTGAACAACTTAAAACTTTACTCTCGATTTTAAATAATGAGGGTTGGTGTATTCAAACTAAATTCGAAGCTTTTATTGGTTATCCTAGAAAATCTGAGATCTTAGATATTATTGATGATTCACCTTATTCTAGTTTTATAGATATTTTTTATCAGTATGGAGAAGAGTTGTGTAGAAGCATTAATTATGATGTTTTATATGCAGCCTATGATCTTAAGAGAACTTTAGGGTCAAAAGAATATAAGGAGTATGTTAAAACTACACGGAAATGCATTGAAGTTATAGTAACTGACTATAAAATTAGTAATATTGTTGCTTCCGTTAATCCTGTATTAAAAGACCCTCGTGAAAATTTACAAGGTTATTATGGAACTATAAGAATATCTTCAGTTGATAAAATATTCTTAAATGGGATGAAACCTCAACTTGGGATCGGTTTTTCTGATTATATTGATTTCCTTAAAGTAATATTTCGGAAAGATTGGAAGTTTGTAATAGATGGTAATAAAGATAAATTATTCATATATAAAAGAACAGTATGACTAGTAGTAAAAGAAAAAAAGAAAGACGTCATCAAAGATATCTTAGAAACGTTAGAAAAGAAGTAGAGTATAAAAAAGAAGCTTGGGAATCTGGAAAATTAATTGAAGAAAATCATAACCAAGGACCATATTCTGCTGGTTATAGTATTGAACTTGGAGATAGATTGTATAATATTATTCAGTCTTACAAGGAACAAGCTTATCAAAATCCAGAGTGTCCAGGTGGAGATAATGATTTTATGTTGAAGAAATTTAGAATGTATAGAATGAAAATTCGAGATTTCATTTTACATTACAATCCTGACATTCCAAAGACTAATGCATATGAATATTTGAAATCAGCAATAGAAGCTTATTGGGATCGACCAGAAAAACTACTTTTACTATTATGATAACATTAGAAAAATTAATTTTTACAAAAGAATTGATTATCTCAGTATCAATTGAAAAATCAATTGTTTTAGAAGAAAGATATCGATTTTATCCAGAATATACAAAAAAGTTCCTTGGGTTTATCAAATGTCGTCAAAAGAATTATATGAGAGATATGATTTACTCACAAGAATCTAGAAAATATGAAAATATTGAACCGGGACAATCTATAAGACTTCCAAATTCAGTATTTTATTGTGGTGTTAAGGATGGAATAATAGGAGAAGATATGTATTCTGATGGATCTTATAAAGTATATAGACTTCCATATATTATAATTTACTATAAAATCGATATGTATGGGAATAATATAAGAAGAAAAGAATATACATTTAAAACAGAAAAAGAATTAAATGAGTTTCTTAATCTATTATATGAAAAGGGTCTACTTACTGATAAGGATTTATTTTATGATAGAACTTCAAGTAAATTAATAAAAAATGTTAAATTATGATGAAAATAGGAAGATTATTTAACGACTTACCCTCAATTAAAGATTATAGAGTTACAAAGATAGAAATAAATCCAGAATCATTAAAACTTGAAGATCATAAGTTCTACTTTGTTTATGAAGAAAAGTACACAACAGAGAAAAAAGTTTTTGGATTCTTTAAGAAAACAGAAACACATTCTAAGATGCATAATAATGTAGTGGTTACTGGAGGAAGTTCGGACACCGAAATAGTAAAGAATTTTAATTATCTTAAATGTATTCCAGGAAAAACAATTCTTGATCTTTACAGTTATACTAATATTTCAGGAGAATGTTTGATTTCAGAGTCTCAAAATCAGGATGGTTCATATGATTTAGTAAGACTTCCATATGTCAAATTAACTTTTACATATATCGGAGATAAGTCTCAATATTATCATATAACAAATATAGTTTCATTTAGTAACAGTGATGATATAACAAAGCTTTTGAAAGATTTAGTAGATGATAATTTAATATCTGATGAATTATTTCAAGATAAAGAGACTACAGGGTTAATTACAGATGTTTATAAATATATTAAAAATTATATAAGAAATGGTAAATGATGATATTCTTATAAAATTCGCCAGAAAAAGAGGTTTTTCTAAGACTTGGCCAGATCAAGTTAATAAAATGAAGTCCAGAATGACAGAAATGAAACTTGGATTTCCAGGAATAGGAAATGATCATCTTAGTCTTATGGAATATCAAAATCTAAAACCTGGTGAGATATTTATATATGATCCTTATGTAGAATCAGGTGCAATTGGAGATGAAGCTCCTTTGATGTTAAAGATTTTAGATAATGGATTGTGTTATATAGAAGGTATTGGAGTTGGTTTAGATAGTCAAAGAGATCCAGAACGTATAAAGTTTAGATGGAGAGATACAATTCAGCTTCCACCACTTCCACCGGAATTTTTAGTATTTAGAGTAGATCCAAGACCAACTTTAAATGGAGGTCCAGGGTATTACTATTTTTACAAATCTTATCGAGATTTTAGATACTAATGGAAAATAAAAGAATTACTAAGATTTTCGAAAATATATGTAAAGAGCTAGGGAAAGGGTCATTTCAATATTATTCTACAGTTGTTAAGACTCATTATCTACAACTAACTGGAGTAAGAATTCCAACAGTATTCTTAATTCATCCTGATGAGATAGGACCTGATGCTTCTAAAGTACCTATGTATATAATTAGAGCTGAATCAGAAGGTGAACTTCCAACTGAAGAACTTATCACTATATCCTATGAAGATATTGAGAATTATATATATCGTTACTTAGCAGCATTATGGTAAATCTGAAGAATATAGTTAAAGAAATATCAGATGTTTTTGGAGATCCTTTGTACGTTGCTAATGATTATCCTGATCAAATAACTTTAGTATATTCATCTATGGTTTTATTTGAACTGAAAAGAGAATCTTCAGATATTATCGAATATACTATAATTTATTTAGGTACCGGTGAATATAAAATGAAGAAAATAAAAACAACAACTGAAAAGGTGATCCTAGATTCGATTCTTAATTCAGTTGCTGAAGGACTATAAAAATAATAAGAGAGGTCTTGACTAATTAAAAGTCAAGTTAAATCCTCTCTTATTTTCTTTTTTATCCCATTACAATAGATGTATGAGCTACTTCTTTTTCTTTATACTTTACTGTATTTTCTACAAATGTTTCCAACTCTTTCCGATAAGCATTTTCTGCTTTTAGTATCATTCTTCCTCGTTGAATTCCTTCTGAATAAACTAAACGTTTAGCTTTAGATTCAGCGATACGTCTTCCTTTTGTCTCATCGAATTTATCATCTTTGTGACAACGGGCAACTGTTATAACTTCGAAAGGTTCTAAGAATCTCTCTTCCCCTTCCCATGTAAATCGGAAATTGTTTTGACCAGACTTTCTATCGTCTAATTTTGCAGTCATAACACAAGTTACTGTTCTTCTTTTTTCGCTCACATAAAACTTTGTAGATAAAAATCTTACTTTCATAATTGTTTAATTTTTTTTTATTAACATTTATAAGGAACTCGGGGTTAGTACTTTAAAGTAAACTCTCCATGTCATTTTCCATTTTACAAATTTCCATACTCTAAGTTTCACTCCAAATTTCTTAGCTCTTCTGATATAATGTTGTATTATTTTTCTTTCATCATAGACCCTACATCCATAACGTTCTTTTGCTAAGTTTTTATTACTTATTATTCCTCGTTTATCCCCGAAAGTCATGATTAATCCTCTATTACAAATCTTAATTGCATTATCAAAACATTTCATTGGAGTATTAAATGGATCTAGATCTACAACGTCAAATTCATATTCTTTCTCATATAATACCTTAACAAGATCTTCAGCAGGAAAATGTAATTTAGCTGGATAATCTTTATTTATATCATTTGTTAATACTACTCTTCTTTTTTCATACTTTGTCCAAAATGGCTTACTCCCCGAATAAGCGTCTAAGATAGTCATTACTCTATCTTCTTTTTCAAGATATTTTAAGAATTTATCGTTAAGATTATATTTTTCTTCTATATGACCCTTATTATAAGTTCCATTTTCTGTTCTAAACTTAACACATCTATTTCTAACGGATGTTTCAGTTCTAGATATAGATTTAGCGATTAATCCATAAGGTATTCCTAGGTCATTAAGTTTCATAATATATGATAACTCAGAGTGGGTGTATTTATCATTTCTTTTCCTCTTCTCAAATAATACTGGAAGTTCTTTGATAGATTTCCCACTAATTTTACCTTCTTTTAGATTTTTTAATACTTCATTTTCGAAAATTTGTTCTAATCTTTCCACTCTTTTAGGTTTTTATTTCAAGTATAAGATTCTCAGGCCAAAAAAAAATAAGCCCGATCTTCGCAGACCAGACTTATTGACTAAAGCAATTTTCATTAACAATAATTTCCATATATAAGGTTTTTAAGGGAAATGTACATAAGAAAGATATAAAACTCTAATAGCCTTAACTATGATCAAAGAAAATTAAAATGAGAATAAAAAATTTAAGATTAAAAAATTTTTTCGCATGTAAAGAAGAAATATCAATAGGATTTTCTCCGACTGGACTTACAGAGTTAATAAGCAGTGATGTTGATTACAAAGTAGATATATCCTTAGATGAATTTCTCAAAGGAATTGGTAAATTTTTACTGAAAAAAGTTAGTAAAGTAGATTTTAGACCATATGATCCTATAGAACCTATTGAGATGTCTATAACTCTTTGTTCTGAAGATTATGATATAGGATATAGTGTTATCTTTACGTTAGATGAGTTTATATCTGAATCCCTTGTTGTAGATCAAAAATTAGCTGTATATGTAGATCAATATGAAATAAGTATAGGAGCAGGATTTAAAGGAACTGGGGAGGATGAAGAAATTTTATTAAATTTATATGAAGTTTATAAATCAACAAAATTTATTACTTCTTTTATTTCTAATTTATCCTATGACTATCCTAATATATCTTATGGAATAGGTAAGTTTTTTGAAAAAGATTTAATAATAGCTGATTCAGGTGAAGGACTTAAATGGGGTATTGATCCATTTATTGAAAGACTCATGAAATATCCTGAATCAGTTCAAGAGAAAGTAAGAAATATTATTCCTGATTTAGGTTTTGGAATAAATAAAATAACTGAAGACTGGAGGATAATAACAGATCATGATCCAACTGGATTATTAAGTATAATTGATCATGGATCAGGATTTAGAATTCTTATGTATATGCTTCCTATAATATTTAGTATTATAGAGGATCCTGAAGAAAGGTGTTTATTTATAACATCAATGTCGGGTCTTCATCCAACTCTTAAAAGGGGTTTGATAGAAAATATTAGATGTGAACTAGGAAATAAAAACTCACAAATATTATATAGATTATGAAATTATTAGAAAAAGGAAACAGAATTACATTGTTTGAAGGTGGTATTGTAGTAGATGAAAATTTATTAAAATATAAAAATCTAGTAAAAGATACAACCGAAAAAGTAACTTTAAGTTCAAAGGAAGACCTTAAGGAATCTGAAGTAAATATAAATTTTAATAGAATAGTAAATACAGATCCTGATTCAATAACTCCAGGACAATTTCTTTTCTTAGAAGGTGAGAAAGAAATAGAAGCTACAGATAAAATTCTAAAAGGTTTATCTAGAGTTAAGGAATTTCTTGGAGACTCAAATGCTAGGAAATTTAATATATCAATTTCAGAAAAGCTATTAAAAATTCTGAAGGAAAATAATTCTTTAATCTCAGGTAGAATTCGGAATCAAATTTTCGTAAATAATAATGATGATTCTGTTAAATATGTTAATACTAATATGAATTCTTCGGGGAATAAGAAAGAGAAGAAAGGTTTCTTAGAAAAATTATTTGGAAAGAGAAAAAAGACAATTACTGAGGATAAGATAGAGGAACCGAAAAAGCTGTATGAAATAAATGTAATAGAATTGTTTGATCAAGTTAAGATATTAGCTGGAAAAGAAAAAGAGTTTAAAGAACGTACTGAAGCTTATATGAGCTTAATTCATAAAGCTACTGTATTAAATCAACAAGCTCAACTCGAAAAATTAATTTCAGAATTAGTTATACATATTTATGAATCAGTTCTAGCAGTTTCTGGAATTAATCATTATATTACAATGTCGGATCTAGTAACTCTTCAGAAAAAATGTGAAAAACAACTTGATATTGATTATATTAAGAATTTCACAAGAGTAATTCCAGATTCAGTTGCTGAAAAGAAAGTACTGGCAGATAATTTACAAGTATTTGATAACTACGTAATTCTGTACTATGATCCTACCGGAAAATCATTCAGTTTAACAGAATATGAAAAAGCTGAAGAGGAGAGAATTAAAAAGGATCCAATTCTATTTGGTGTTATTAAAGATTCGGATAAATTATATTATATTGATTCCTGGATAGATGATCTTTGTGATTTAACATGGGATCAAGTAGTAGAGAAATTAAGTGAAGATAAAACACTATGATTGAAGATAAAGAATCTTTGCAGAAAAGTTATAATATGTTTTTTGATGAACTTCCAGAGGATGTTAAAGAAGTTCTTGGAGAAATGGGTTTATCTGAAAAGACAGCTATGCCAGAACTTTTGAAGTGGCATAAGAGATACTTACGTCTTAGTGCTCTTTACAGTTCTATGAAAGAATCTAAACTGCCCTTAATGAATGGAACTTATATGCTTGTGTCGAAACGATTAGCATTTGTAAGATCCATTTGGGGTATTTATTATGATATCTTGGATGGCATCTCTCATAATGATCCTACTTTGTCAAAAGAGTTATTAAGATTAAAACAAGAAAAGAGAAAAAATGAGTTGTAGATTACTTGAAAAATACTTTGCAGAAAAACATGGAAGTAGTATTGACAAGAGTTTTAGAGGAATACCTATTGGAATGAGTCTATATGATTCATTGAATTTCGTGTATGGATCCCTTAGAATATCTACTTATGACAGTTCTTGTTTAATTATAATTAATGATAGTCGAGTTGATGAAGAAGAGAGATCTTTTACTTGGAGTAGGGTTTCACATAAATCTGTTGGTGAACTTATAACTAGTGGAATTTATGAAGGTGATATTTTAATCCATGAAGATTATCCAAAGTATCTTTTCGAACTTCAATATATTAATGGAGGATGGAAACCTTGTGTAATTTATGGAAGTGAAGGAACTCCAGAGTTAGGTGGTTTTCCTGGAGATCTTAGAGAATATGAGGTTCATTCATGGAAATATGAACATCACCTTTGGTATGCAGATTCCTCAATGGGAGTTAAGAAGCCTAGAGAAGATCTTATTTTCTTAGGGTCTATTGAAAAAGATACTGATAATCTTTTTTTAACTCCAGGAGATGATGGAATATTTAGAGACTCTTTAAATATATTTTTTGAATCTGATATGGGTGATTATGGAAAGATAATTATTACAGAAACCATTTTTGCAGAAAACTTTCATACCTGTACTTATCCAGAAAAGACTATTAAAGATGCAATAGAATGGAATCCAGTAGTTGGAGATTTGCTTAGAAAAAGAAAATTAATAAGTTTTTAAAAAAGCCTATGGAATATTTATTTATGACTGTTGTAATACTGTTATTAATATCAGTATTTATATTTATTAAAGTTAAAAATCGATTGAAAAAAGATAAGCCGAATATATTTTTCGTCTTACCTTCAGTTATGGCTATATTTATTGTATTTTTTACATTTACTTTAAATAAGCCAGTAGATACAAAACTAGTTGAATACTCAGCTAGGTATATAAAACATTACAGTAATTGGATAGAAAAAGTAGATGGAAAAGATGTTACTCATGAAGATGTTTATTACCTAGTTTATGATGATTTTGATACTGGTAAAGAAGTAGAGATTGAAATTTCGAAAAATACTTTTATGTATTTTCAAGGATTATGGAAAAACAAGGAAGATATCATACATCCACAGAATAAGAGTTGGCATATGTGTAGATCTAAGTGGAATAGTAATCCTGAAACTGCATTAATATTCTCAAAACCAGTTAATTACTATAACTACATGAATAATATCTTACCGATCTATAAGTTATATGATGTAGATATATCAGAAGCTTTGAAGAAAAGATTATTTATGAGATATAGTATTGGTAGAGTTGTAAATTCAGATAATATTTTAGAACCTAGACAAAATTTCGTATATGGTATCAATATTCCTGATTCTCTAGAAAGAAAAATTGGCTATATATGTTCCCTAGATCCTATGTTCAGACCTATTCTTTTAGTTTGGCAAAATAGCTATAAGAATAAAACAGAACTTCAAAGATCATTCTGGTCTGGAGGAAAAGAAAATGAAGCAATATTTTGTATAGGTATTGATGAAAATGATACTATAACTTGGTCTGGATCTTTTAGTTGGGATAGAGATAAAAAGTTTGAAAAATATATTTTGGAAAAATCTCTTAAGCCTGGAACAAAGTTAAACATAGAAAATTATTCAGATTGTTTACTTAGTGGATATCAAAAAGATTATTGGAATCATATTGAATTGGATTCTTATAATTTCATTCAAATACCTTTTATAAATTTAATTACTATAATTATATCTGGATTTATAGTAATTCTTAATCTAGCAACTATAGTAAGAGTGTATAGAAAAGCCGAACAATAATAATTATTTACTACCTTGGAGAAAATAAATCTTCCAGGGTAGTTTATTTTCCTTATATGTGATTAAAACAATAAACGATTATGAAGAAAAATGATTATGAAAAAGCAGTTGAATTATTAAAAGAAATAGTTCAAGATTGTAAATTCAAGGAAAAAATCTATCTAGTTGGTGGATGTGTCAGAGATTTAGTTCTAGGAAAAACTCCAAAGGATATAGACCTGTGTATTGATTATCCAGAGGGAACAGATCTCTTTATAGATTTTCTAAAAACAAAGCCTGAATGTTCTGGTTTTGTTACTTATAATAGATTTAAAACGGGAAAATTTTCATTAGACATAGGAACCAATGAAAAGATAGATATAGAATGTGTTGTGCCTAGAATTGAAACTTATAATCAAGGACCGAGAAAACCAGATACAGTACAACAAACTAATATCACAGAGGATGCTTTTAGACGTGATTTTTGTTGTAATGCATTATATAAAAACCTATTAACTGGAGAGGTATTAGATCCAACAGGGAAAGGTTTAGATGATTGTAAGAATAGAATCTTAAGAACGCCTCTTGATCCTGAACAGACTTTTAAAGATGATCCTCTTAGAATGTTAAGAGCAATCAGATTTGCTTGTACTAAGATGTTCACTATTTTTGAGGAAACATACTCTAAGATTGATAATATTCCAGAATATTCATCTCTTAGTATGGAAAGGATTAGAGATGAGTTTACTAAGATTTTAATGTCAAAAAATGCAGTATGGGGAATTCGAGAACTAATTGGAAGATGTCTTATGTGGAGAATTTCTAAGATTTTTCAATTAAATATTGGTTTCGTACAGAATAATAAATATCATGATAAGACTTGGGGTGAACATTCTCTTGCTGTATTAGATCATGTAATTCAAGGTGGAGCGGATCTTGAACTTAGATTAGCAGCCCTCTTTCATGATGTTTCTAAACCAATATGTTATCAAGTAAAAGAAGATGGATCATTTTCATTTCATGGACATGATAAAGAGTCAGCAAAAGAAACAAGAGAAATCCTGATTAATCTTAAATACCCAGGAGAAGTAATTGATAAAGTTGTTTTCCTAGTTGAGAATCATATGTGTATTAAACAACTCTATGATTATTCTCGAGGACTATATACAGGAAAACCAAAGAAAACTCGTCAACTTATCAGACTTCTTGGAGATAACTTGACGGATGAAATGAAGTTAATTGAAGCTGATAATATGAACCATAAACCTTGTTGGAATATGCCAGGTCAAACTGAATCATTTCTCTCCGAAGTTGAAAGAATAAAAAATCTCCAACCTACTACGAATTTTACAGTTCCAATTACAGGAGAATGTATAATGACAGAATTTAGATTAGCCTCTGGAAAAATAATTGGAGAAATAAAACAAATTCTTCAAGATTATTTTGATGAAGATCCGAGACTATCTACGCCGGCCGATTTATTAGAGAAGTATAAAGAGGAGTTTAGCGGCGGAAGTTTATGGTTTGTTAAAGAAGGAGATAAGTATTTATGTTTTTCTAAGGAACCAAAGAAAAATGAATATGGATACTGGAACACCCCAGAGTATGAAAAACTTGAGATAGATCCCTCTGAGGTAGTTATAACAGATATATCCGCCGCTTCTGATCACTTTATATATGTTCCGGCCGTATTTTGTCCCAGAGTATGGAGAAAGAAAGCCAGACAATTAAAGGCTCGAGAAATTATGAAGGAGGTAATAAATAAAGTATTCGAACTACCTCAAGAATTCAGAGAGGATTTTAAAAATTTAGAATTGAGATTAGATAATGCCCCAGATGTATATGCTAGGGTGAAGTGGAACGATAATACTATAGAAGAATGGATGTAAAAGTTTATCAATGTGTTATACAAAATGTATTCACAGTATATTATACAGTACTTACAGAATCAAATTCTACAGAAAAAATTACAATACCTTATGTAGATTATGGTAGATTCGAAGTGTTTGCAGAACCTGGATTTAGTTTTGAAATTGTACAGGACGAAGTAAAATTAAAACCATACTTAGAAAAATTCGAAAAAGAAAGACCAATACAATTAATGGATTTCTCTAAAGTAGGATTAGTTTTAGCATCCTCAATTGACCGTCCAAAAATTTCAAATCTTAATTCTATGTCAAAAAGACTTTATAAAGATCCAATGATACAACTTTCATTTATAATGGAAGTAGAATCGTTGAATAAACAACCAGGAACCCGATTAATCAGGGAGTACGAATTAAACTCATTTACTAGAAAGGATATTCTGACTTCTGTGGTTCCTATCCCTGAAAAGAAATTTAAAACTGTAACAGGATTTCTAAAAACTATAATCTTTCGAAATTATCTTATAGATACTGGAAAAATTACTGGAGAACCAAAAATAAATTTAAAATGGGGAAAGTAAGTATGTTATTAAGTTATATAAATTTTAAAGGAGCAAAATACACTTACTTAGAAATTTCTTCTTCAAATAAAGAAGATTTATTATATACTTTTCCATTTTTACACTCAAGATATATTTTATCTAGGAATAATTATAAAAATCTTTTTGATAAAACTTATGTGTTAAAATTTTTTGAAGGAATTCAATTAGAAAAGGATGTACGTCTAGCTTCTTTATCTGAGGTATTTTTATATTTTGTTACAGAAGGGTATATCTGTAAAAAACTTTCTAATAGAAAAATAATAAATATACTAAATTGAGAGAAAAAATTAATTTATACAGATTCAAGATTAGATATTGTAAATAGAAATAATAGCATTTGTTGTAGGAAAGAATATTTACCTGAAGTTTCTTTATTTGAACTATTGAAAAATCTAAAGGTAGTAGATAGAGAATTTTGTTGTAAATCACCTGAATTTGTTATAAATCTTCTCTATCGAAACTATCTAATTGATAAAGGAATTATTAATGAACCGAGAATAATTTAATATGAAACCAGAAGAATTAGTAAAGAAAACAAAATTAGACCGAATTACTGGAACTAGATCTGTAACGCGTAAAGATGGGTATATGTTTGTAGAACTTTCAGAAGGAGATAAGAAAGACTTAGAAACTATTGATAATCTAACAGGGAAAACACTTTATATAGTAGAACATGGTGCATCTCAAGTTATGGATCTCTTTGAAGAAGGAAATTCTCAAGTAGTCATAGATGATTCTACTGGAAAAACAGGTTTAGCTGTAAATGTTATTGATATTTCTGGAGATTTTATGTTATATCAAGTAAAAGATACAAATAAACCAGATACTTTTAGATGGTGGAATACTAAGGTTTATATAGATGCCAAACGAGTCGATCTTCCATTTCTTAAAACACCGACCTTAGGAAAAGAATCAAGGATTTATATAGTTGTAACTGAAGATTATGAGATTTATAAGTTTCCGAAGTTAATGTATCCAAATCCTATAAAAGATTTCTTTAAGTGGTTGAAGAAGAAAAAGAAAATTTCGATAAAAGTAAAATCAATATGTGATCGAAATGAATCCTTCGAGAATTGTTTGGGGTGGGTCCCAAAAAGAAATATTAAAGGAGAAGGAGAAATTCTTGAGTACATAAAAGAACTTGAAGGTGATACTAGTTGGAGAAGTTGGTGTAGTGATTTGGCTAACAAATTTAAAAACATAAAAGATATAACTATTACTCAAGAAGATATTAATGATTATATCTCTGAAGCAAAAAATAGATATAAAATTTACCGATGATTTCCTTAATAATGTGATGATAAACATAATAAAAATTAAACAAATAGAAAAATGAAAGATTCATCAAAATTTGAATTATCCCAAGAGTTAAAAAAGTTTTTCGAGAGAGCTCATGAAGAAGTAGTTTCGTTTATGGGAAAAGAAATATCACTAGATCATATAGTTTCTCAGATAGTTATAACTTATCTAGATAATGAAGGTGATATTCCAGAACTAAGAGATTACCTAAAAGATCTGTTTATCGGAAAACCTAGTACAGAGGAAGATCTTAGAGAGTTTGTAATGGATGTAATGGCCGAAATTAGAGAAGACAATAAATTCACAGCGCCTTCTGAATTGTATACTGGCGCTGATTCGATTGTCTTGTCTCCGGCCGTTAATTATATCTTGGATAAACTGACAGATATAAATTTAAAATCTGAGATGACTGATGATATTGATACACTAGCTTTCCTTATGTGTTCACTCCCAGAAGCAGAGTTCAGTAAGATTGCTAAGTATCTTGTAAATGAATTAGACGCCGATGCAAGAGACCTCACGAGTTTATTTTGGAAGATAAATGACTTCGATACGAAACTTGGAATAAAAGACCAAGAAGATAATTGTGAGGAAAATAACGGCGGCGAACTTAAAGAAAAAACTCTCGATTATAACCAAGGCGACGAAGACTCTGAAAAACGTCGCGAAGAGGAAGATCGAGAATTTGAAATGGCTGGACAAGGAAGTAATGAGCCCGAAAACCTAGATCCAAATTCTAGAACTCCTTTCCTTGATAAATTCTCTACTGATATGACTTTAGCTGCAAAAAATGGAGAATATGATCCAATTGTAGGTAGAGATAAAGAAATTTCACAGATTATTGAAATTTTATCTTGTCGAAAGAAAAACAATGGAATTTTATTAGCTGAAGCTGGTTGTGGAAAGACCGCGATTATTGAAGGATTGTGTCAGAAAATAGTAAATAAAGAAGTTCCTAGAGAATTGATAGATAAAAGAATCTTCTCATTAGATTTAAACGCTTTAGTGGCTGGTTGCCAATTCAGAGGTTGTGATTATAAAATGGCCGTTTAGAAAAGTGATTTTCTAAATTATAAGCTAGTAAATTCGGCGAATAACCTTAACTACTTACGCTTTTAGTTAAGTAATTTAATGCCGAGCTAAAGATAATAACTCTTTAGTGTAACGTATAAAGACTTGCCAAGTTTAGATATCTATAAACTTGAAATCATATACTGATCTATATGAAAATATTTTCATATAGTTAACATAATGCAATATGAAGAGCGTTTAGATGCTATAATTAAAGAAGTAGAGAATAATCCAGAAATAATTATCTATATTGATGAAATACATAATCTTGTAGGAAATGGTTCGAATGATAGTAAAGGAGATGGTTCGAATATCCTTAAGGGTCCATTAGCTAGAGGAAAATTTAGGTGTCTTGGGTCTACTACAACTAGGGAATATAAGAAATATATCGAAAAGGATAGTGCTCTTAAAAGAAGATTTCAGACGGTTACAGTAGATGAACCTAATAAAGAAGAAACTCTAGAAATATTGAAAACACTTAAAGGAAGATATGAGGAATATCATAAAGTGAAATATACAGATGATATTTTAAAACTTTGTGTAGAGCTTAGTGGAAGATATATTTACGATAGACATTTTCCTGATAAAGCAATAGATTGTATTGATATTGCAGCTAGTGCAGCAAAACTTAGGAAAAATATTGATACTAGTTCTATTGATAATCTTGAAAAGGCAATTGATAATATTGTTAAAGAGAAAATTGAATTAGTAGAAAAACAAGAATTTGACGAAGCTCAAAAAAGAAGAGATACTGAAATATTACTAAAAGAAGAACTTAGAAAAGAAAAATCTAAAATTGATTGTGAAATTAATGATTCTACTAGATGGCCTGAAGTAACTGAAAATGATGTTCTGATGGTAGTTTCTAAGATCTCTAACGTTCCAATAAATAAAATGAAGGATTCTGAAGCAACTAAGATCAGAAATATGAAGAAAGTTTTGGAAAAAGAGGTTATTGGACAGCAGGATGCAGTTGATACTATGGTTACTGCAATTCAAAAGTCTATCCTCGATATACAAGATCCAAATAAACCTATTTGTACGGCATTTCTTGTAGGGCCTACAGGCACAGGTAAGACACTGATATCCAAGAAGATAGCAGAACTTTTCTTTGAAAGTGTTGAGAAAAACCTACTACTTATTAATATGGGAGAATATACTGAAAGTTATTCTATATCCCGATTACTTGGCTCGCCTTCGGGTTATATAGGATCTGATTCAGATACAGCAGTTTTTGAAAAAGTAAGAACTAATCCTAATAAGGTAGTAGTATTTGATGAGATTGAAAAAGCTCACAAAGACGTTTATGATCTATTATTAGGAATTTTGGATACAGGTAAAGCTAACTTAAGTAATGGTCTTGAGGTAAGTTTTAAGAACTGCATTATCCTCCTAAGTTCGAATATTGGAAGTAAGCAGTTATCTGAAAAAGGAAATGGACTTGGATTCAATAAACAAAGTCAAGATGAAAGAAATAAAGATAATAGATCTATAGTAATGAAAGCTATGGAAAAATTCTTTAGACCTGAATTCATTGGACGACTTAGCAATATAGTAATATTCAATGAACTTGGAAGACCTGAAATGATGAAGATATTTGATCTTGAAATAAAAAAACTCAACGATCGTTTATCTAAAAAAGGATATAAACTTAATATATCTGAGAAGTTAAAAGAATTTATCATTGATCAAGTAGATACTAAGTATGGAGCTCGAGATTTATCAAAAAATATTTCAAAATATGTAGAGGATAAGTTAGCTCTTGCAATGGTAAATGGAGAAATTTTAGGAAGTATCATTAATCTTGATTTAGGGAATAATTCTGAGGTAATTGTATCTGATTCTGTAATAATGGAATTAGATATTGAGAAAGAAAAAGTAAATAAGTAAAAATAATATAAGACTTAGGTGAAATATCCTAAGTCTTTATTTTGCTTCCCTGAGAAAGTTAAACCCTAATATATGGAAGAACATTAGAAAAATTTATAAAATAATAGATTAATCTAGTGTTCTTTTATTGTTAGTTATTCATTTTAGATTAGGGAAAAGTAGGAAATAATAGAGATCCGGAAACTTTATTATTTCCGAAATTCCCTTCTTGTGATGTCTAAGATGAATAGTAAAAAATATAATAAAAATGAATAACTTACCTAAATCTCAAAGCGAAGAAAAGTCTGTCGTTGAATCGGGAATGAATAATAGTAATTCGTTAGATTTAAAAGACTTTAATACTGTTGAGGATTTTCAACAGTTTATAGATAAAAATAAAATTACTAGACCATTAGATTTTAAAAAAGGATATCCAAGTATTTATAATCGTTTAGTTAGAAAGAAGTTTGCCGATAAAGTAAATTATCCGAATAGAAGAACTAGTTTATTATATAGAGATGTAAATTCTCTAGAAAGGATTAATAAATTCATTGAAGATAATCAAATTATATCATCCTCTGATTTAAAAATTAACTTAACTATCCAATTATATATAACAAGGCAAGTAATTTAAGAATTATTTCTAAATTAATATTTCCAGAAAGAACAAATCCAGAAGAATTTGTTGATTATTATCAAAAATTTATAGATAATAATGAAATACAGAATCCTACTGATTTTAAGAAAAGATTTAGTGGAATTTATCAAAAATTATTAAAAAATAAATTTGCTGGATCTGTAGTATATCCTAATAGATTACATACTAATATAAATAATTGGGATTCTATATATGATTTAGAATCAGCTCAGAAATTTATAGATGATAATGAAATTCAAAATCCTGAAGATTTTAGAAATCGATTTTTAAGTGGATATGTTAAATTATCCAAATTAGGATTAAGAAGTAAGGTAATATATCCAAATAGAATTAAGTATAATTTAACGGGTGAATTCGATACAGTAGAAGATATTCAAGAGTTTATTGATACACATTCAGAAATATATTCTGCTAAGTCTTTTGAAAGAACTTATCCAAAAATTTATGGAAGAGCAAAAACTTTAGGAATCAGAACGCAATTGAGATATAAAGCAAGTATTGTTAATTGGGGTGACAAATATAAAACTCCTGAAGAAATGCAAGAATTTATAGATAATAACAATATTCAAAGTCCTACTGAATTTTTAATTAATTTTCCACAGGAGTATCACAAAGCTAGTAATGAAGGGTATTTATCTAAATTAATTTATCCAGAACGAAAAGAATCTACTATAGAAACTATTATTAGGAAAATTTTAGAATCTTTAGGAATAGAATTTATTCCAAGATGTCATACATTAGATTGGTTAGTTTATAAAAGGAATTTAGAATTAGATTTTTATATTCCAGAATTAAACTTAGCAATAGAAGGTCATGGAGTACAACATTTTGTTCCTGTAAATTATATGGGAGGAGAAAAAGGATTTAAAAATCATAGACAACGAGATCTAATAAAGTATAATTTGTGTAAAGAACATGGAGTTGATATAATTTATTTTGCAATTCCTAAAATATTAAAAAGAGAAGGTAGAGACTCAACAAAACATTTTTCAACTATTGAAGAAATGTTAGATAGTTATTTTGCACCAATAATTTCAACCGAAGAAGACTTAATAACAGAAATAAAAAGATATATCAATAAAAATAACACAGAATCCGCTTAAAAATCTTATATATGAAAAATAAATAAGAAAACTATGAAAAAGATATTAGGATTTATCGCAATTATTCTCGGTTTAATAGGATGTTTAGTAGCCTGGATGAAGGAGAATAAAAGAAATTGCTACAAAGAGGCGGGTTTAATTGATAATGAAGAAGTTATTAATGATGACTTTCCTCCTGTAAATGAATAGAAAAATAATAAGAACTTAGAGTAAAATCTAGGTTCTTTTTTTTTATTTGTATCAGAGAAGAAAAAATAAAACTACAGGATTTCTCTTGTAGTTTAGAATTATTTATATTTTTTAAATTACGTGGCGGTGATCGTTACAGTAAATCGCATAGTTTACAAATCTATAATTTAGTAGTAACTAATAACATGAGCCGCCACGTATTTAAATTTAAAGTTCGGAGATCAATGCAGTATTAATCTTGCATTCCATATAATAATTAGTAGTAACTAACATTGTAAGCCGAACTCGTTCTTTATTTAAAAATATAAAATCATCTTTTTCTTTAAAATTCTTTTTCATACATTAATAAGGATTTCGGGGTTTCTGAGATTCCTTTTTTTTACATAGAAAATAAAAGTAGTAAGCTTTGATGTCTTACTACTTTATCTTTTTTATTGTCTTTTAGATTCGTTCTCTATATGATTAAATGTATATTTATATCTTCTTTTGAACGTATCCCAAGGAGTATGATCACGATAGGCATAACCTCCCCAATTATTCTGAAAATCTAGGTCTGCGCTATGTATTGCTTCCCATACTTTTCTTGGATTAAATCTAAAATTATAAATAAACACTAAAAACACGATTGGTACTACAATTACCATCTCAAGAAGAATTCCTATAATAACTAGAATTCCCCAAATTAACTTGTGTAATCTTAGTAGTTTAATCATCGTCGTCCTTTCTTTTTGATTTTCTTTTAATAGACTTACCGCTAAGAATTTCTAACATATCTTCATAGTTAGGAATTCTATAATTAATAAGAGCTATCGTTTTTCTTCCTTCTTTCAATAATTTTTCGAGAAGGGCGAGTTCTTCTGATTTGTGTTTATTTTTCTTATCTTCTGATGTAGGATGTTCTTTTCCATAACACTTAACTAACTCTGCATCATAAGATTTTTTCCGTTCTTCCATGACTTTTTCCATTTCACTAGAAGATTTCAAGCAATTTTCATATTCTTCTTGAACTTCTTGCAGTAATTTGGCTCTCTTCATTGAAAGTTCCTCATATAATTTCTTTTGTGAGGGTAATTTTTCATTGAGCTCACATAATATCTCTTTCTGAGATTTTAATACTGTTCCCCTAGATTCTTCACTAGAAAATGTTGCTTGATGTGACTCAATTCTTGATATACTATTTTCCAAAGATTTAATTTCTTTTTCTTTGGAATTGATAGATTTTTTCAGGTAATCACAGATTAGAGTTAGATGTCTACAGTCGATATAACCTTTTTTATTCTTTACGATTACTTTGAGTGTAGTTCTATTTATAGCGATATATCCATTCTCTAATCCAAAATCAAATATGTTGGAGTGCTTTTTCTTACTTTCCATTAGCGTTATTTCATGTTCTCCGCTATTTACAAACCCCATATAAACACCATCTCCTAATGATGTATAATTCTTAGATTCCCACTTTCCAATTACATTCAGTGAGTCATCTATTACCAATTTTCCACCAGAGAATTTAAACTCCTCTGTCTCTTCGTCATCAATATCGATAATATCTACAATATTATCCTTGATTTTTTCTTTCTTAGTTATTAATTTGTTAACTTCTAATGTTTCTTTTTCTTCTGATTTTTCTTTCTTCATAATTTTTTATTTTTAATTTGTTATAGTTTCAAACGGTTGGTACAATCGGTCCATCTTTTAGTAGAGTCCATCCATATCCATCTATTACTGTTATTGTTTTTGGAATATTTTCTTGAACGATACCTTTTAAGAATGTGAAGTTATAGACCTTTCCTAAATACTCTATCATTCCAACATGTCCACCGAATTTTCCTTGATATACACCATCAGGAACTTCAGGAAATGAATTTGTTGATCTAGTTTGCCCAGTTACATCATATTCTTTTCTGATTTTATGAGCGGCCGGAAGTTCTAGATAATGAGTCGGCCGGAAACATTCTTGACATCCTTCACATAAACAAGTCATCCAACCTTTCTTTTTATAATTATAGTATCCAATAACATATCTGTCAAGTTCTCCATTAACGGCCGGAACAAAACAAACACATATCTTAGAATGGCCGCCTTTATATTCTTTTGGTAATCCATCTACAGCGATTTTCTTGAATAACTCGACCATCCATACTTCATAATCTTCCTTATTTCTTTCATCCGACACCCCAGCATCATAACCCTCAAAATAAGAAATATCAGATAGTATTTTTGCATCTTCATAAACTACCAGATCTCTAACTTTCGGATCATGACCTTCTTCTAATAAGTCATTTATACTATTCAGGTGTTTTCCTAAATATTTATCTCCTTCTTTACTTTTCATCCTTAAACTCTTTTATAGTTTCTTCAAGTATAATCTTTATAGTATCTTTTGTAGACCCATTTTGAAATTTCGCTAATATACTTTCCTTAAGCAGATCTATTACTTCATTTTCAGCCTCTTCTACTGCTCTAACTGCATTACTATAATCAATTATAGATTCATCTACTTCACAATAACACGGTTCATAGCTTAATGTAGATAAAATTTCAAACGCTCTATTACTTTTCATAACTTCTTATTTATTATATCATATATAAGGTTTTTAGTCTTTATTCCACAATTTAGCACTTAAAGATAGAGCAATACAATATAACCCAACACTTCCAAGAATTAATGTTTTATATGAACTCTCTGGAATACCTACTAAAAGATTAGCAAACTGATTTCCAGAAAGACCAGCAAAAGCCCAAGCACTAAGTATTAATCCATGAATCTCAGATACGTCTTTCATTCCATACCTATCAGCTAGAACAGAAGGCATTATTGAAAACATTGCCCCATACCCAGCATTACATAAAAGTACAGCTACTGGAATAAAACCTGGAGCCATAAAAGCTGTAATTCCCGAAAGAACAGAGAATGTTAAGATTATTCCAAAAAGTTTTCCACGATTTTTAAAATAATCAGACCACCAAGCAACTCCAAAACGACCTAGAGAATTAAAAATAGCTGAAAATACTAATCCTAGAACTATTCCAATTCCAGCTGTTTCATAGTAATATTTCTCATAACTTATAATTGCTAATCCAGAAGAGATATTTAAATAAAAAATCAACCATATAGTAGTAATTGCTGGTAGATTTAGGAGTTGTTTTTTCCTATCAAACCATTCCTTAAGTGATTTAAATTTGGGTCTTGATGTATTCTCTATTTTTCCTTCTTCTATTGGTTTTTTAAGAAGTATTGCAGCAAGTAACATAATCAAAGTATACCAAACCCCAAAAGAGAAGAAAGTACAGTATATTCCACATCTTTCTATACTCCAATTAAGAAGAGGTGTTGCTATTACTTTCGCTAATCCAAATCCCATAATAGCAAATCCAGTAGCAAGACCTTTATTATTCTTGAACCACATCATCAGGGTTTTTACTGGGGTGATATATCCAATTCCAACTCCAGTACCCATAATTGCTCCGTAACTAAGGTAAAGAAGTGGAATAGAGTTTATATAACATGCTACTCCAGATAAGATCATTCCAGAACCAAAGAGGATAGAACTTATAGTTGCAGCTTTCTTTACATTCTTTTCTACTAAGGGACCGAAAAAAGCTGCAGAAATCCCTAAGAAAAATATGGCTAAGGAAAATGCCCAAGTACAATTACCAGTAATAGATTCTTTTATATAATCATACAATAAGGACCAACAATAAACAGTTCCTATACAGCCATGAATTAGTAGAGCAGGTATAGCTCCATGTAACCATTTTTTACTCATAATTCTTTGATAAAAAATACTAAGAGGTTTCCCTCCTAGTATTATTCTGTTTTTAATTACTTTTTCCTTCTATATTTATATAGTTTACACTCAGATGTACATTCCATAATACACTGACTTCCACAAAAAGTATCAAGATCTGATACACTATTAGTTGAGTAATCGAGATTATTCTCTTCTACCTTTAATGGTGTTAGGTAATTTCGTTTAATATACCTAACTCTAAAATTAGAACGTCTTTCATTCTCTAAACCTCCAATTACTCGAGTCACTACTAACATTGTAGTATTTTTATCACTTACTTTAGCGTTGTGTGATAATTTAACAAAACTATCCGTATTAATATCTCCATACATATTGATTGGTCCAATTACAAAACCAATTTCATTATCTCTAGTATCAAGAACTAAGCTTCCTGGTTTAAAATCAGAATATTCGTCTGATAAAATCCTATCTCTAGCTTGAATACATTGATTGATATAAGGAATAGCTTCATCAACATCATCTAAACCTAAACTAGTTTTTATATCTTTAAGTATTTCTTCCGTCATGACATTACTATTTTTTTACCACCAAACAATAATGTAACTAAAGAAACTACATCTTCAGTTTCTTTCATAATCTCCCATGATTCTTGAACTTTCCTAATCACATCTTTAAGTACTTCTTTTGTTGTTTTAACTCCAGAATAATAAGATGCAATTAGGTGAGGAATTTTTCGATCTAGGCTTGATACTTCTGAAATATCTGTTTGATTTTGGATAATTGCTGGAAGGATATACTCTTGAACGAAATCTACTGAATATTTGGGGAATTTTTTTGATAATCTCCAAGACATTAAGATAAATTCAATTATATCATCATAAGTTTTAACATACCCTTCAAGATACCCAAGAGTTTTTCCTGTATTTATGGCAACTGAATATATATTATCAGACCAGAAAGACTCTTCCTTATTAAGACTCTCCTTAACAGTTTTTATTGCTTCTTCTATATCAGTTACAGGATTTACTGATTCTTTCATTTCATCCTCTGATTTATCTTCCTCAATAAAATCCCATTCCAAAACTTCAGGAGACCCACAAAGAACTTGATAATTTTTCTTTGTATCTTCAATATCAATACTAAGAGTTAATGTAGTATTCTCTTCGAAGTCTTTACTCATCTCTAAAGAACTTAATACTTTTCCTAAGTCTTTACTTTTTACTGTTAATGTTACTGTACGATGCATGGTAAAAAATTTTTAATGTTATTTTCCATATAAACTATTTCTTTTTCACATGATGGATCTAGATTAACTACTCCATCATATTTAAGGAAATCAACGCCATATGGATACTTACAATGAGCATGAACCGACCATCTTCCTGTAGGTTTCCATATAGTTTTTGAGAAACATTTATCATAAATATCCATATCTCGATTTCCATAGATAACATTTCCTATAAATTTAGGACTAAGTTGTTCAAGATATTTAATTCCAGCGTGTGTACAATAAAAAACAGTATCATCTTTTTTAATAATTATATGGGTTTTCAAGATATCATTTAATCTCTTCAACCATGTCAATGCTTCTCCTGGAGTTAAAGATCTAAATTCATCAGCTGTTGTTGTTAAAAAGTCTGTTGGAAGTGAATTATAAAGCATCTCAGCAATAATAGCCCTACTTCCACCTGAATTACTACTTGCAGCCCATCTCCAGAACAAGAATTTTCTAAGTCTACGTTCATGATTTCCTTCTAAGAATATATTATAGTATGATGCATTCTTAAAAATCATTTCTATAAGTTTTCTAGATCCACCTTCTTCTGGACCATCAATATAATCTCCCAAATGTACTCTTATTGTTCCAGAAGGGAGATTAATTTTTTGATAGAGAGAATAATTGGAATGAAGATCAGAGAAAAAATACATCGTCTCTTTTCTTGGAATATCTAGAATTACTTCTTTCTTCTTCCAGTAATCCATAACATCAGAGTATCCTCCAATTTTCTTTGTATATCCAAGCTGAAGATTTAAAAATGTAATAACTTCTGCCTCTAATTCTTCTTTCGTCTTCTTTTTAAACCCTACTGGACTATATTTTTCTGGATTTGATGTATAGTCGTGAGGGATATTAAAGATTTTATAGAAACAAGTATAACCATAAATCATACCCATATCTTCCAAAATCTTTGTTTTCTCCTGATCATAATCGATAACAACTAGACATCCAGATTCGAGCTTATTATTAATTGCTTCAAACCATGACTTAAAGATGAGATTAATATTCGTTCTTCCCAAGATATCAGTTGTTTTATCTCGATCTAACTCAGGCATACTATATAATCTCTTGAAAATAGAATAATCTAGAAAGAAATTCTCTAGACCTTGAGATTTAACCCATTCAAGCTTTTCACTTTTTGCTAATCCCTTTAAAATAATAAGTGTTTTCATTTTTTTTATTCTGGTAATGTATTTTTTCCTACTTCTTGAAATTTAGGGATAAAACTAAACATAAGACTAAGAATTTGATTTACAGTTCCCATTTTACTACCAACTAGAGGTACATTATAAGTATCACATGCCATCTTTACAATTCCATAATTAGTATAAATTTCTGGACATCTTACTACTAATTTTCCACTTCTTACAATATAACCAAATGTGTAAAGTGGAAGAGGACTAGTAGATTTTCCAAGAAAGTTTAGAAATATACAGTCAGCCATCTCAAGACATTGATTTTCCCAAGTCCATTTTTGAGTAAATTCCTGATTAAATATATTCTGAGCTGGATTCTTAGGAACATAGTATGGATTAAATATTATATAATTATACTTACTGAATAAATTCATATACCCTTTTGTTGGATCTACAGCTACTTTCATTCCATCTATAAATTTCTGAAACCAATTGTATTCTCCAGTAGGTCCAAGATCCATACTACCACCTAAATAAATTTTTAGTGCATCTTCGGTACCTGGAGGAATCTGATCTCCTACATTCAGTACCATTACATTATTACTAATTTGTTCCATATATTATAATAAATAAAAAGTGTTCCTCTGATATAAAAACCTGGAGGAAACACTATAAAGTTAATAATCATTTAAATCCATTCGTAATAACTCAACTGCGGATCTAACCATCTTCTAAGTTCATCCATCTTTCCAGAATTAATTAGAAGAGCTACATCTGCATATTCTGAGGTACCGTATTTGATTAGTTTTTGGGTAAATTGATACTTTCTCTCCTCCGACATTTTTTGATACTCTTTATAATCTCTGAGAATGCAAAAGTTTCGTTTATTCTCTATTGCAGATTTAATATCTTCCTGAAGTCCCGATAATTCATAGTTGTTAAGTGGAAGGAATTCTACTGTTTTTAATGTTTTCCGAAGTCCACAATTAACAAACTTATTTATTACATCATTTAATTTATCTACAACCTCTGGAGGCATAGAAACTAATGCTTTATCTCCATGATTTATCATTTGAGAATCTGATGGAAGTGGAAAAGATACCATAGCTGAATCGGTGTTTACTCTTTCAACATTAACCCCCTCAGAAATACTACTACTATTATTCCGAATCATACCACTAAAATTGTTATAATATTCAGCTAATAATGGTGTAGTAACTGTAATTTGTATCATTCTACTTTCTGGGTTTACTCCTCTTTGAATTTTCATGATCTGTTAATTTAATAAAGTTTCTATTTTATTATATACTATCAATAATAAGATTCTCGAGGGTACTAGGAAGCGTTTAATCGATTTTCCATAACCCTGAACTATCTCCTCCCTGTTCTCTTTTTCTTAAGTCGCCGAGGAAATCAAAGGGACGTGGATTTTGAACAGGAACTTTAGATTTGAGAAGAGCTATAAATTCTTTAAACTTACCCTTCTGTGTTGTAATTTTCTCTAAGTTATATATTCTGAAGACTTCTATTCCAAGCTGTTCCAAGTATTCGTCCCTAAGGTTATCGGCGTCTAAGTTATGATAGTCAGAATCCAACTCTAAAGCTAAGGATAACTCTGGAAAATAGAAATCACATAAGAAAAAACCTCCAGAAATGCCAGGAAGTCTAAGAGAATTCTGAATAGGTACTAAAAATTCCCTATAAACAGTTAATGGGTAAAAATAATCTATGTTTATTAAGAAATCTACTAATCTAGCTTGTTGAGATCTCCACCTCAATTGTTTTGCACGAGTAAATTTTTTAGCTGATTTTCCTGGGTATACTATATTTTTCAAAGAGTATAAGTTTCCAGATTCTGATATTGAATACACTGGATAAGGTTGAGTTGGAATATCTGAGAAGTAAAATGTTTCTAGGTGATTTTGTGGTTCTTTCTTTTTTGCCATAATTTTAAATTGAAATCCTTATTAATGTTAAATAAATAAAAGCCATGGAAGAAATAGAAAAATACTTTAATATTGGTATAGAGTATGGTAGTAGATACATAACATACGAGGTACCTGATAATAACAATATTAGATATTGTAAAGTATATATTGAACTAAATTCAAATAGCTTTCCTAATCTTCAAAGAATTATAAGTACTCCAATATGTTTGGATAATACTATCAAGGTAATAGGAATAATTGTAGATCAAAGAGAAGTTTCAAATATTGATAAATATTTAATAAATAAAAATTCTAAAACTGACACACTTATTCTACTATCTCATGAAATAACTTATGATGTTGATATATTAGAGAGACTTGAAAAATTTGGTATTGAAGTAGGAATAGATGGACTAGGAGATCTAACGATAGATATACCTACAAAAGAAATTCTAAAGTTATTATTAAAAGAAGGACGATAAATTCTCCTTTTTTATTTTTTCTATAATTTTTGCCATAATAATTAAATATTAAATTATAAAACCAAACAAGAAGATTTATAAAGTCCTCCTGTTTGGTTAATTTTGTTTTACTTTTTGCCTTTCTTTGTTTTAGGAGCATTAGGATCAACTACTGTAACATTGATTTTACAGAAAATACTATTATCTTCTGGAATAGTTGCTGTAACTGTGATTACTGAACTTCCAGGACAGCATCCCATCAATCTACCATCTTCGATAAATCTAGCTACTCTAAGATTACTGGATTCATAAACCAAAGGAGGTAAATTAGACATAGCAGGTTCACTTACAATTTCAATAGTTTTAACTTCACCTTTAATTAATTCCAAACTTTCTCCACCAACAAATTTAATACCTTCTGAATCAGTAATATTAATTTCTTTATCAGTCGGAAGAGGTTGTGGAATAGTAGCATCTTTCTTAATATCAAGACTCTTAACTACTTCAGTTACTGGAAGTCCTGCAGCGGGAGAATTCACATCACCTGCAGCTCCACTCAATAATGCATCATTAATCATAATCAAAAACGTTTTTAAAAATTATTACAAATAAATTCTATAACCTATTATTTCTTGTATCTCATCTAGGTCATAATAGTTAGCAGCATGTTTTCCTAAAGATTCTGCCATTTCTTTATATACTTCCATCCCAGCTCCTTCAATTTTTCCTAGAGCTGTTAATCTGGTGTAAAGTTTATTTAATTCGGAGTTCTTTTCATCTCCAGAAATATCTCTATTCATAAATGCCCATATTCCAGAACATCCACAATAGAGACTTAGATCGGCGAAGTATAAAAGTTCGGGCCGTATCATTGTCGGGAGCATATTTAAATGATGTTCCAAATATTGATCAGTGGCTTCGTAGAGACATGAGAAATAAATCTGATCTTCTCTTGTCCAATCATGATATTCTCTCCCGATAAAGCCGGCCCAAGAGTAGTTCCATTCGCCGTAAGTTCCATCTCCATAACAAAATCCATAGAAGTCAGGATCCCAAGAAGAGTTCATAAAAGGTTGAGAAAATACTGGAAACTTAATATTCCCACTAAAATATCTCTCAAAAACTTTCATTCGCTTTTCCATACATTCCTTAGCATCCTCTAATTCCTTGCTCACTGTACAACCCCATCCTATAGAGTTCATAATTAACCTACGTCTTAAAGATTCATAGGCACAACTTAAATATTCCCCAGTATAACTCTCTTCAGGCAGTAAATTTCCATGAGCAATATCTAGTTCAAATCCAAGAAGTGTTCCGAGTGTTGTAATTTTCCTAGGATTTGAAATGAGAGTATATCCGAATTGTTCAGCTATCCATGTGTAAGTTATGTTTTCGAAATTCTCAGATAACACTACAGAACATGCTTGATAGTCAGAATCTCCGGCCGATAATGAAAGCTTATAGGAAAGAATATTATCAAGGATCGAAGTTCTAACAATACCATTACTATCCTGGAAATTTTCAAAACATTCAGATAAAATTTTTCCTAGACAATCTCCTGGCTGTGGATTTGTTTTATACTCGAGGTAATCTGTTTTACTATATAATTTCATTATTCTTTTATTTTACTTATATAATCTAAAATTCCTTGGACATGAAGATTAACTATTGCTTCTTTTCCTTCAGGCGATAATAAGAAATCTACATCTTCGTGGTTATCTTGGAAGAGATTTTCTGTCAAAACTGTACTTGGTTTAGTGTTCTTACAAATATAAAATCCACTAGTCCAATAAGGAACTCCAGGATACTCATAACGCACTCTAATCCCTTCTTTTTCAGCCGCTTTCGTTAAACATCCAGCAAGTTCTTTTGTTTTCTGTCCAGCTCCTCTATAAATAAACGCACTCCATCCTTTAGCATTCATCCATTCAGAACCATTTCCTGCTGCATTTAAGTGAGGCGAAATACAGAAGCAATCCCCAGAACATTCATCGTAGATTTTATTAATTATTCTACATTGTTCACTAAGAGATAATTCTTTTTCTGTTTCAGGTATAGGATTAATAGCTTCATATCCTAAGCCTCCCAATCTTTCTATCATCTCACTAATAATTTCTCGAGAATAAGAATACTCTCGTAAAATCCCATCAGGACTTCTTTTTCCTGGAGTAGTTTTATGATGCGCTGGTATTAATAATATTTTTGTCATAATCTATTTTATTTATTCTTCTGGTTTAAAATCTCCTGCTGTTCCATGTCCTAGACTGAGTACGAGTCTTACAGCTTCTGGGACACGTAAAACATACTAATTTCTGTATAAAAATTTAGTCCATTGATTTAGATTTGGCTCTATATTTTCTAGTTTTAAAGCTTTTTGATATTCCTCATTATATATAATATCTGAAAGATTATCTATAAGATAATGATTAGTATAAAATTTATTATCTCTATTACAACATAGAAATAAATTATCTTTTTCATTAATTAATTCGATTAAATATTCTATACTTCTAATAAAATTATAACCACACTTATTCAGAGTTTCTTGATCGAAGTTAAAATCATTATTAATTATATGAGAATATATAATATCTCTATTCAGATTTTCATTTTTAATTTTTTCAACAACTTCATCCACTTCCCTACCGGTTTCCGGAATAGTATGAAAAGTTACATTATCTAAATTCTCTACTAATCTTTCAAGTCTTTTTACATAATCTTTTAAATAAAATAACTTATGATTAAATATCCCTAATTTTTTCTCTAAAGATATTGTATAATTTCTAGAATTACTCATTATTATTATCTTCTACATCTAATAAACTCATATAACGAATCTCTTGCTTCTTGATCAATGAAGTAAGGTCCTAGATATGGCATAAGATCCTCTGCACTATAATTACTTGAATAATAATAAGGTTTTTTTACAACACGAGATAAATTTTCTTCCCAATCTGACAATATTAGTTTATCTGAATCAGATTCTGCAATTCTGTTTAACGCCCTTAATACATCATAAGCATATCTCATAGATAAATCATATAGTAAGTTAAAATTTATATCCATTAATTTTAGCTCATTATTTTTATATCTCCCAATATAGTCTAGAAAAATATCTCTTGCTTCATGATCTTTCAAAATTCGATTCTCTATTTCATCTAAATCTACAAGATTAGCGGATGAATAAGATCTAAGTGATATACTTAATTCATAGTTTTTATATTTTTCTTCAAGATAGAAAAATTTATGTCTAACTTCCTTTAATAAATCTTCAAACTCAGTAGCTTCTTTATAAGATGTTTCTACCTTATAGTCTCCATAGTTATAAATTCCAAGATCTTTTCCGATGAATCTAATTTCCTCTTCCAAAGATTGATACATTAGATCCTTTTCCTTCTTTCTTTTCCAACCAAACATGATTATTTCTCCTTATTTTTCCTAAATGATTGAAGTTTATTAATAAATGGAGACTTATAATACATTTTATGTTCTTCTTTGTAACTCTCCAGGGATTTATCTAAACTCTCTTTTGCAAGTTTCAGTTCATTCTCACTTGCTCCAGATTCCTTCAATAGCTTAATAGCATTTTCAGAGGCATTCTTTTCATTATTTACTACTTTCTTACCTTTGAAAAATCTTTCTACTGATTTCCACAGACCTTTAGAATTATCTCTTCCTCCTGGAGAATCTGCTGGTTTATGAAATTCTTCTATTATATTTTCAGCCTCTCTATCTATTTTTGCGGCCTTTCCTTTAGAATTTCTATTTATTACATGTCCAATCTCATGAGATAAAGCTGGATTACCTGAAGATTCTTTAAATAAAATTAAATCATTACTATTATTAAAATGTTCCATATCTTTTCGACCATCGAATTTAAGCTTTTTTCTAACAGCTTTCTTTATTTCTGGATTTCTTATATCAATAGTTCCATTTTCAAAAGATTTTCCTGAAGTATTGCTTTTATCTTCAAGTATATATGCTTTATTTTTAGCAGCTTCATTTTTTTAAATTATTTTTGATAGATTTTGCTGAATCTTCATTAGATAAAGATAGATCTTTAATGGATTTATCTAATTCCTTAATCTCTCTATCCAATTTAATTCTTTTATCTAACGAATCTTCAATAGAATCTTGCGTTTTATCGATAATTTTCTTTCCCATTTTCGACCTACTAATCGGCTTTACTATTAAATTATCTCCTAAATCACTAATAGCATTAATTGCTCCTTTTGATAACTTTTTTACTCCAGAAAGTAATCCATATTCTCGTTGTTCTACTTCCCAACCTTCAGAGTATAGTTTTTCAATTAAATCTCTGCCAGTAAAAACTCTTACTGCTACAATATTATTTCTTTTTACTCTCATCACGTTAATATTTCTTTAGATTCTTTTATAAGCTTTGCTCTAATTCTACTATTTCCATCGGCGATATTGTTAATTAGATCGAGAGTTGCTTGAAGTGATTTGAGTTGATGAGGTTCCCAAGATTCACTTTCGAGAATTCCAATCCATACAAAACCAGTACCGGTCGATAAACATTCCCATACCGAATTAACCATCTCTGCTATACTATATACACCACTCATCTCCGGGGTTATGATATAGAGATGTGTATTACAAAGTTCGGATTTTTCGATGTTTTCTTTTTCTATACATTCAGGAGTCCAATCAGGTACAACGGGATTAAAATATTCAAATCCAAGTCTATCAAGTTCTGGAATTAATTCATCTCTCCAGGCCGATCCACCACAAGTACCTCCCAAGAAAATACGCTTAGGCTTATCTTCTTGATCAAGTCTTACGTTAAAAGTAGATTCAGTTAAGTATAAACATGCATATTCTGAAGTAGATTTAGGGATAATACTTTTAACTGCAGAAATCTCAACATGAAGATTGTCGTCATATCTCTCAATACCCAGATCCTCTTTAACAAATCTGGTCCATATATCCTCTATATTCTTATAGTACTGAATATCTATATATTTAATATAAAAATAGACTATATCATCTAAGGAACTTCCCCTTAGTCTTATATTTAGTCGTTGAAAAATTATATCTTAGTATAATTTCTGCTGATTTATTCTCCATCACTTTTTATAACCTCCCTTTATATTATGGGCGGAAAATATATGTGATGTAATTTTCCAGCATTTTAATAAGATTTTCCTAAACAACATAGTATCATTTAGGCAACTACTTTTTAATTGGATGTATCAGAGTTAGTTATATTTTTCTTAAAGATAAATTGAATATGAAGTTTGAATCCGGGGGTGGTTCGGAGCCATTCTAGATAATCAGAAAAATCGATTGCCCTGAGTTGATCTCTAATTTCTCTCTCAATTTCTACTGCTCTCGGATTTTTATAAGTACTGGGGACTGGTCTACCTCCTACATACATAATTCTTGCTTTATACAGAGAGTTAACACTGACAAATCTTTTTTTAATTTGTACTACTACCTTAATTTCTTTCTTATTGCTCATAATAGATTTTAATATAAATTAATGGATAAACAAAAAGAAAAATATTAAAATCAATTCATAAATTTTACTTTATAAAATTTTTCTAATATTTTTCTGCATATATAAGGGTTTTATTCTATAGAAAGCGCAAAAACTTAATTTCGACCGTCTGAAAAACCGGGAAAATCTTATATGTGATAGGATGTAAGATTAACTGCAGAATCTTATTAATATTAGATTGCTACTTACTAATATTCTAGATCCTAAGTAGCTACCTTGTTGTATATGGTTAACAGATAAGAAGTCGATAAAGATAAGGGTCGAGTATTCGGACAAGGCTTTAAGGCAATATTAGGTAGAGGTAGTAGGAGGTTGAGAGACCCTTGCTACTTTGTTTTTTTTTAACCTTTTGACATAAATAACAAATATGGATTTAAATTTGATTAGAAATTACGTAATAAGAGATAAATTTTATACAAGTTGTATAGGAATGTATTTTATTCCTAGAAAAGTAAAAATTAATAATAAATTAATAGATATAGTGTTTAATCGTGAAAAAGCAATATTAAATGATAAAAGTAGCTATTCTATTAATTTTAAAAATTTTATTGATAATAATTATAATATTAAAGAGTATAATTATATCGAAGAATTTCCAATAATAATTGAGAATGTAAGTTTATGGAATAGTATCCTGAATTCTTTTTCAGTTAGTTTAGATGATAGTATTAGAAACACGAGATATTTCTTACTAGACTATTTCTTCCCTTATTTAGGAATAGCTGTGGAAATAGATTCTAAATATCATAAAGCAAAGGTAATTTATGATAAAGCAAGAGATATTTATGTAGAACGTGTTTATGGAATAATTACTTATAGGTTTTATGAATTCGGAAATAATGATGAACACGCAATTCCTTACATAAATCTATTTAATAGGATAACTAATAGTATAATTAATCGTTTCAAATCTAATAACTTATCTATGAGAGAAATTCCAATAAACTACTCGAAAACAATTATTGGAAATTTTATAAAAGATAATAAAAAGGCGTTGGAATTTGTAGATAACTTAATTAAATTCATTGGATTTACTGAATTTTTCTTAAAAAGATCTATAACCGTAAATTTAAAACAATTGTCAAGAGTTACAAATGAAATTAGTGGTATTCCATATAATAAACTTAAACAAACATCATTTGAAAAATTATTTCTAGATAATATATCGAATCTTGTATGTGGTATATATCAGAAAGTATTAAACTTTATATAAAAGTATTAAATTAAAAGAGGAATAAATTCCTCTTTTCTTTTTTTGTAATATAAAATCGAAGACTAAGGAACCTAGTATTCATATCCCCTTCACTCCATTACATTCCGTTTCGGGCCTTCAAGAAACTGAATAAGATATCCCAATACATAATAGAAAATATAAAGGGGGAAAAAGAAATTGGATAGAAAGATAATATATCTCTAATGGTTCTTAAAAAGTACGAACGTTAGTGAGAGTCCCCGGAGCCCTAAAGGCTCCGAGTGGACGGTACTCTTTTAAGGTTCATTAGATTATTAATAAGATATATTAATAAAGATGTATCGTGAACCTTCTAAATAAGACGACCACGCTCTCCCTGAAGGGGAGGCGGGTCTCTCATTATATTCGCTTATTTAGAAGAACCACTTTATGCATATTTTCTTTCAGGTTAAATATTATATTGCGATAGTATCTTATAATGTATTACTAAATATGCATTTTGCTTTTCTAATACCTTTAAATTCTAATTAATGAAATAAAGGTATCCCTAGTCTTCAGTTTTGGATACCTTTACAATTAAACTGAACTCTGTATTGAGTTCTAGAAAATATTAATAAATTAAAAAAATATAAATATATGATTAGGAAGAAAATCGTTGTGCCATCTGGAATTAGGTATATTTCAGATTGGAGTGAATTTAATTTTAATAAGTTTCCTGGTAAATGTATAATTAATAAACAGTTACCTGGATGTGGTTTTACAGAGTATTGTATTAGAGGACCAGAGAATATTATTTTATGTAGTCCTAGAAAGATGTTATTAAAGAATAAAAAGGATCAGCATGAGTTTGATGTTTATCTAGTAGTAAATGAAATGGATAAGGAGTCTAATATAGATAAAGACCTTTCTAAGATTGATAAAAATATATCTATTGACTTAAATCTAGAAATTGATTATATATCTGATAATAATTCAGAAATCTATAAGAGATTATACCGAGAGATAGATGAATATTGTACTTCTAGAAGTATTAATGGATTACCTTGCAAGATATTAGTTACATATGATTCATATAGAATTGTAAAAGATATCTTAGAAAAACTGAATAGATTTCAATACTTCTATACAATAGTCGACGAGTTCCAATCAATACTTCACGATTCGAGATTTAAGTCTGATACTGAATTAGGATTTCTAGAGTATCTCAAACAATCTCCAACTGCATACTTTGTATCAGCTACTCCAATGATGGATGAGTATTTGGAGATGTTAGATGAATTTAAGGATTTACCATATTTTGAGTTAGATTGGTATACGGAAGATCCATCTAGAGTAATTAAGCCTGACCTGGATGTTTTTGTAATGAGAACTGTTGGGGAAAAAGCTTCTGAGATTATTAAAAAATACCTTAATAATGATTTTGAGAGTATAGTAGTTCTTAGAAATGGAGTTCCGACTAGAGTAGTATCAGATGAAGCTGTATTATATGTAAATAGTGTTAATCATATTACATCTATTATAAAAAAGAATAATCTTACTCCAGAACAATGTAATATATTATGTTCAGATACGGAGGATAATCTTAAGAAAATTCAAAGAAGACTTGGAAAGAGTTTCAAGATTGGAGATGTACCATTAGAAGATGAAAAACCTAAGATGTTTACATTTTGTACTAGAACTGTATACCTTGGGGCTGACTTTTATTCAAAGTGCGCTAGGTCATTCATTTTTAGTGATAGTAATATAGATAGTTTAGCTGTTGATATATCCGAGGATTTACCACAGATACTAGGTAGGCAAAGACTACTTGAAAATCCATGGAGTAATAGTGCTACATTCTATTATAGAAGTACAGCCGACTATAGAAGGATGTCCGGAGAAGATTTTCAGAAGATAATAGAATCTAAAAAGAAGTCAACAGAAAATTTACTTCTTGCATATAACACTACTTTAGATGCTGTTAAATTTGATCTAGCTAAAAATTATCAAAAAGTTGCTAAATCTTATAATTATAAAGATGATTATGTATCTGTAAACAAGATTCATACCTCTGATGGTAATATTATTCTAAAGCCTGTACATAATCAATTAGTATTAGTTAATGAGATTAGAGCTTTCAAGATACAACAGATCGATTATAAGGATAGATTTACTGTATTTAGCACTATACATAATACATTAACTAGGGATGATATAGTAAATCAGGAAGTATCTGAGTTTTTAGGGATATATATTGGATTAACTACTATATATGATAAATTAAAACTTCTTTGTGAGTATGGATTATCCCAAGATGCTATTAATATAGTATTAGGACAAATTTCAGATAGTGATGAAATTAAATCTTATTATATTACTCTTGGTCCTCAGAGGCTAAAGGGAATGGGATATCATATTACTAAAATAAAGAAAGCCTTAGGAATAGTTACTTTTTCAGATGAATTATTGGATGCTACTATTTATAATGAATTTAAGGTAGGAGATAAAATAACATTATCAGGAATAAAAGACAGACTTGGATATCTATATAAGTCTATAAGTTATGATAAAACACCAAAAGCAACAGACTTAGAGAATTATTTTGAAGTTAAGAAGTGTACTATAAATTTACCAGGAAAGAGAGTAAATGGACTAGAAATTATAAATAAGAAGTAAAGTAAAGAACTACTATAACCAGATGATTATGGAACAAAAGGACATAACTATTGAATGGCTTAGATTGGAGTTTTATAAATGCAATCATGCCAAGTACAGAAAGTATGCTGATGAATGGCTGAACAACCTTACTGACGCACAGATAGAGGGATTTGAAAGACAGCGTATAGGACAAATTGATAAATCGAAATGTGTATGAGTGGGAAAGATGTACTAAGGCTATTACTTATCAGTTATGGCTTTTGCCGTAATATTGAGATAAATACTTATATGGGTAACGGTGGATGGATTGGTTATGAAGTATCTGCCAACAATGACGATGGCGTTGAATACTACGCAGTAGATTGTGAAGGTTTGCTTTTTCATATATACGAACTACAGAAATTTATGAGAGATGAAAATATTGAACCTCGTATAATGTTGGGTAATTTTAGTAATAAGCATCTGCTTTCAGACGAACATTTGAATAATATTTTAAAACTGAAAGAGAATGAAAATTATTGTAAAACAAATCCGAATAAGTTATGAAACAGACAGTAGAAGAAGCTGCAAAGAAAGCAAGAATGACAAGTGCTGAAACATTGACTACCTATGGTACACATAGGTCACTTGATGATTTTACATATTTATCCCATGATGAAATTGCAGCAGCTGCCATTCCGATTGCAGGAGCTATTCTTGGTGCAACCTATGGATATCAAAATAACCTTAAGAAGCAGCGGAATAAGATAGAGGATGCGGCAGGAGATAGGGTTGCTGGAATTATTAAAGGTAAGAAGAAAAAGGAGTAAATTATAAAATGTTATATTTATTTGGATCTGGCGCATGGAAAGGAATAAGGAAGGTTGTAAAAATTGGATATACCGGAGACTTAGAAAAACGAAAAAATCAATATCGTCTTCATAATCCTCTTGGAGAAATAATATCTACACGAGAGGGTTCAGAATTAGACGAACTTAGACTTCACCTTAGACTATATGATTTTAAAGTTGAATTCTTAGATGAATGGTTTTATGATGAGCAACCAGTTTTTGAAGTCTTTGAGCAATCCTTCGAAGAGATAGATGAGTGGCTTTGGAAACATAGAAGTGAGACGTTGCTGTTTCCACAAATTCCTCTCCCTGGAACACTAAAAAGAAAATTACTTGACGAACTACAAAAGAAACATAGGACCATAACTGTAGAAGGCGGGAAACTCTTATAAGTGTAGAAAAATAAACAAATAGAAAAATAGAAAAATGGATGAAATAAATGAATTAATTAAAAATGATTTGAAAGATAGATCATGGAAAAATCATTATGATAAACTGGACCTATCAAAACAACCTCATCTTCCAAGGATATATTTCTTTGGGAGTGTTTTTGGGGTAATACTTTTCTTAGATGGTGATGGGAAAGATAGAAAAGATACTAGTTTTTCTATTATTATGAATCACTCAGCAGACATTCCAAGTTCATGGATATTAGTTGAGAAAGATTGTACGGCTAGTACTTGGATAGATGATCTCATAAAACAATTCGAGAGAGCAAAAAAGTGGATGAAAATTTAATTTATAAACCAAAAAAAATATGGCAGAAATGAAATTAAACAAGGAAATTATTGCATTTCATAGAGGATGCGTATTAGTAGAGAGCAAGGAGTTAGTAGATCCTAGAAACATGGAGGAAAAGAGTAAGAGAGTATTAATCTCACTTCTTCAAGAATTAAAGAGATATAGATATTTTCTTTCTCCCGAAGTAATATGTAGGATGACGATTAGTGATATGGAAAATCTCCATACAAATCTACTTCCATACATCCACGAATTGTATCATTCTGGGGAAAAGTTTAAACCTTTGTATCCAGGATTTCCAGAACAAGTAATTTCTAAGGATAAATCGGAATTGTGGTTAGATCAAAAAAGAGTTTATTCTGGTGATCTTGAAGGATTTCTAAGAGATAATCCTTGGACAACTAAAGAAGAGAAGGAAATAATTGATGAAGAGCCAGATCGACAGCTTAAGATTATGACTCCTTCTGAATTTATGGATATTCCTCGGCAAATGATGTCGGCCGGAAATTCACTAACAGGAGAAACTAGGGAAGAGTTGGCATGGTTCTTAGAGAATTATCCAGAACTTAGCATCCCAGAACGTATACCATTTAAAGAAACAATGTGTATAGTAGCTAAACATCGGCCGGAATATAAAATTGCCGAGATTAATGATGTTCTGAGATATAGTTTGTACTTAATGGGAGCTGATCCAAGTCTTCCACATGTTCCAAAGAAAATACAAGTTAGCTCTTGGTCTAATAAAAAAACTGATAATCCTGAATGGAGAAAATTAGATACTCTTCCTAGATCAAAACGTAGAGAAATTTGTGGAAGAATAGAAAAAATAATTGAGGCTAAAGGAGTAGAAAACTGTATACGAGATGCAAAACATTTTTATGGACATTGGGTATTGTTATCAGAACGTGTACATCCAAAAGAATATGTAGTAAATTATCCTGAGTGTGCTGATTTCTTTGTAAAACTTAAGAGTAAAGGTTTATCAAAAGAGTACCGTACATTTAATTCTCAAGTACAGAATATGTATGATACTGGTAAAGATATTCTAGAAATAGCTAAATTTATTTCTACTCATCCAGGGGAATTTATTAGAAAATTTGATTCTCTCTTAAGAAGAGCTCTTGAAGAAGGTAAAGAATCTGATATAATGGATATCTTTATAAATACTTCAGGGATGAAAAATAAAACACTCTTAGAAATTCTTAGCTACTACGATATAAGAGATCAATCAGAAAGTACTCCTAGAGCGGTAAATATTCCTGGAAAAGGTTTATATATACTAGATGGATTAAAACCAATTAACCCTGGATTCTTAGAAACTATAAAAGATAATATAATTCGAAAAATATTTCTCAACATAGATTCTAGAATTACTGAGAAAGATTTAGTAAACGAGATTGTATATATCGATCCAGAAATTAAGAGAATACCTATTCCGAAGGGTATGAGAAATCAAAATGTATCTGTCCCCAAAGGAACAAGATATAAAATCTCTGGAAATATTGTTAGGTTTTTTGTTCATTGGATTCAGAAAGATAGAGAGGAAGACTTAGATCTTCATGCATTCTTATATAAGTCTAATGATGATATTAGCAATATAGGATGGAATACTTCACTTAATTCTAATGTTGCTGTTCATTCTGGTGATGTATTAAACCGTCCAGGAGATTGTGCAGAGTATGTAGACGTTGATCTAGATAAGTGCAAAAAGAATGGATATAAATATGTGGTGATGGATGTTTGCAATTATAAAGGTCGAGGAATGGATACTCTTCCTGTATGGTTGGGGTATTGTACTAGAGAAAAATTACAGGAAGGTGATAAAACTTGGCATCCGCAAAAGGTTGAATTAACAGTTCCCGTTACATCTAAGACTGATTCGATAGCAGCAATGATGATTGATATCGAAAATAGAGAAATGATTCTCTTAGATTGTGAGACTTCCGGACTTCCAGTTAATAATAAAGATAATTATTCCTTACAGAAAGCAATAGTTAACTATTTCTCTAAACAAGAAAAATACTCATCTTATGATATCATTAAGCAACATTATGAATCTAGAGGTGCTGAAGTTGTAGAAATATTACCGGATGATCCAGATATAGAAGTAAAAGAAAAAATATTATTTGAAGATATATCAAAGAATTATGTGAAAATACTTGATATTATCGGCGAATAAAAAAAAATAAAAAGATAGGTCTTGACTAATTAAAAGTCAAGTTAAATCCTATCTTTTTTTTATTCTTCCTTTATTCTTCGATTATCGCACCGAAATCTTTAACAGCATCTTCATATACTTTCAAAGATTCAGAATTTTTATCAATCGAAGCCATACATTTATTTAGGAACACTAATTTTCCTGATAATCTTTGTTCCTTCATCATATCTTTCACCGACTCTGCTACACAATAATCCTTTGCAAAACCAGCTATATAAACTTTGGTATAATCTTCTCTAGCAATTTTATCTAGGAATTCATATCCCTCAGATTTTTTAGCGCCGTTTGCATAAGAAAAGGCAGAAAACATCTCTAAGTGTGGATTTCTTCCCTTCTGAATTAGCTCATATTCGGCGCCATGATTACTGAGGGACCATAAATTTAATTCCTCAACTAGATTTTTGGGCAAACTCCATCCCCAAGAACCAGCGATACAATGTTCAGGCCAAATAGTATGAACTTTTCCTGTCTTCTCTAATTCTTCAAGGTAGGCGATAGTATTTTCTTTATTATAAAAAGCTGGAGTATATTTTCCCGATTTTACCATCCCTGAAGTAATAGTTGTAAATGCTTCAGGAGTTTGTTCCCAATACATAGAATGCCCAATATGATAAGACATATGAGTATCTTGTGTAACTATGATTTTTTCCAAGATTTTTCGTTTCCCAGATATCCATTTACACAATTCTTTCGTTGCTTTCTCTGCTCCAGGAACATAGAGAGTTCCTTTGGGGTTACAAAAATCATACTGTGGGTCTATTATCAGTAATAGACTTTTTTCTTTTTCTTCCATAATTTAATTCTGATTTTAAAATTGTTCTTATTATATCTTCATTATCTCTAAATATCTTTTCATCTCTCAAATAAATTTCCCAATGATATTCATTAACATAATCATTAGCAGAAAACATTAAATCTCCAATATACTCGGCAGAAATCTTAATAGTTATTTCCTTGAGATCATCTTTTTCAATATATTGATGTTCTTTAAAGTATAGCGAATGAATGTAAGAACTATTAATTGTGCATTTTGTTTCAGAAATTAGATCATCTTCTGTAATATTTTCAAGATCAGTTATTAATCCAAAGACTACATAATTTTTTCTAGTTATTTGAAATTTCTCAATCCTACTAATATCATATTTATCTTTTATATTAGTAAAAGTATCTTCCATCATAAAATAACTAAAAGCTGGATCTTCATCTTCTTTTTCTCTTCTAATGACTGCTCTGAAAAATCTTGGATCTCTTTTGAATTCTATCATAATCCTTCAAATAATTCTTCTCGTGACACTTTTATTACTCTGGAAGTTCTTCTTTTAAATTCTGATCCTTGAACTCTATTCCAAATCTTCATTACAGTATCCATCCCATGAATTTTAGATAATTCTGAAATAGCTCCCGAACCTTTACAAATCAAAGGAATCAAAATTTTATCTACTTCAGTATAATCCTTTCCTCCAATTTGTTCAAGATCAGAACTAGAAATTCCATTACCATCAGTGGGTGTAATATTAATAGCTTTCTCTAGAGCTACCATCTTATCGTACGAATTTTTATTTATGATTTCAGTATCTAAATAAGATTCTGAATAATACTTCGCATGTAACCACTTAAGAATAGAGTATACTTCTGTTTTCCAGAGACCACCCATAGGATTAAAATCTCCTTCATCTCCGTGAATAGTCCAAAATCCAAGATAATGTTCAGTTAAGTTATCAGTATCAATTACAATACCTTTCTTAATACCAGCTTGATTATATAGGTACATCATTCTAAGACGTGCCATAATATTTCCGTTGGCTATTTTTGTTTGTTCTGGCATCATCCCCTCTATCTCGGATATACTTTTTCCAGATAAATCACAAAGAATATCTCGATCATTATCACAATAATCGTAGTTATAGAGATTTTCTATATAACTTTTATAGAAATCATACTGTGCAACTTCTCTATAAAAAGTTTTAACACAAAAAGCATTTCCTGTTAGATCAGACGAAGTAAGTTCATCTGGTTTATTCTTTATTGGAAGTGAATATCCGTAAAAAGGAATTCCAGATCTATTTCTAACTTCATTACATACAGCAGCCATAAGAGTACTATCTGCTCCTCCTGAGATACCAAGAATTAATGCTCTTATATTATTATCTATCACATATTTTTCGGTCTTTTCAACCATCTTATTAAATATGGCTTCTTGTTCTCCATAATTTAATTTTCTTTCATAAATGTTTGTTTTCATAATTATCAATGTTTTATTGTTACATTAATAAGGATTTGTCGGTTATCTTAAGGAGAAAAATAAAAGGGAAAATTTATTCCCTTTTACTTAAAAATTTTATACTAGATCCAGAGTTTCTTCTAAGCATCTAAATATATTAAGAATATTAAAATAACATAATTTAGTGCATAAACTTGGAGAATAATCCTTATCATAAAATAAACCAGCCTCTCCCGCAAGCTCAAACATTAAATCCATTGTAAAATCTTTGAGTTTATTCTTAGAAATTCTAATATTTTCTGATATTATCCTAGTATTGTCAAGATCTCTCAAATTTATTTCAGAATCAAATTTAACTTCATAGAATAAGCACAAGCCTTTATCAGATGTGCGCTTTTTCAGAAATTTTGTTCCAGGATCAATTAGAAAATATACAGATTCTGTTTTTAGACAATCCTTATACTTTTCCTTCAGATAATCGTCAATATTTCTTAGTTCCAGCTCATCCTTGAAATTTTTCTCAGAAATTAATTCTTTATCGACAAGAGCTAAATTATAAACTGGAAGATTCTTGATTTCTAAAAATTTAGATACCCAATATTCTTCATTATTGTCAGTATAATAAACTCTAACTAAGATATCACCTTTCAATCCTTTGGATCCATAATTTCTAATCCATTCTTCTCTATCCATTTATATCTCATATATTTTAATAATTTAAATTGATTCTTCTTAGCAAAAATTTGTATGTGTTCTGGAGATAAATTCTTTGCTTTAAATTTCTCTAAAAGAATTTCAGAAGGAATATCTATAACCTTAACATAAGAACTATTATAGTCTTCAAAATGCTGTCCTGTTCGTTCCGACCTCACATTATATGATTCCGAGAATCTAATAGATTTCCCAAGTCTTTTATAAGGAGAGGAAATAAGTGATATTGCAATCTGAATAGTATCATTAAGTTCTCCATAATAAGATTTGAAATAATTATCAATATCTTCATTATTTTTTATAAGATCTAGATTAACATGTTTTAGATCTCCACATTTTGCATAGAAGTAAATAATGAACTTAGGTTGTCCGAAAGAATAAAATTTACGTACTAAATATACTTTCATCTTTGTAAAATTAAATCCCCAAGAATATTTTACTATCCTTGAGGACTTTTTTATTATTATCTTCTGCGCATTCTATGTATCCTATGAGCTCTAGATTTCTTCCTAGTATACTTCTTTTTTGATGTCTCTTTAATTTGTGGTTCTTTTGTTAAAACTACTTTCTTTTTAGGAGACACTCTAGCTTTTACTCCTTCTGAAATACCTGAACTTATAGATCTAGGTGGAATCACTATTTTTCCTGATCCATCTGTATAAGAATTTGTTTCAGGGTAATATCTATATCCTCCAGAACCCAATACCCATGCTCCAAGTGCTGCATTATAAGCCCAAGAATTATTATCTCGATCACGAAAAATTTGTCCTTGTGTTGGTTTCTTTGGAAGTGAATCTGAAGTAGTTGTCCAAGTTTTTCTTCTCTCAGGAGATTTACTACATCCTCCAAAAATCAATAATAATCCTAAGATGAAAATTATTAATATAAAATCAATTGATCTCTTCTTGTTCATCTTTTCTCCTTTCTAATGGTTTAACTCTTTTATAATTATCATAAAACCAGGATAAAAGTTGTTTTGTTGCATACTCTACTTCATCCGGTTCAAGTTGAGATGATTTATACCTTATCGACCAATCAAGCATATAAAACTCAAGAGGCATAATGAAACTGTCTGAATTCATTACTACTTTCAAACATAGTCCTGGAGAAATGAACCCTCTACCCGAAACAAATCTCTCTTTCCAGATGTTATAAAGATTATACGGAACTTTATAGGTTTCATCATATTCAGTTGGAACTTCTCCTGTATCATTTACCTCCCATTTAACATCTTCAATCTCATAATCATTAAAGATCATTTCGAATTCCGTCTTGAAGTTTTCCTCATATATTCGATCAAGAGCTCCATAACCAGTTTCAGAAACCACGAGAATTAATCTATCGGCCGAATCAACTGCTATCACTTGACCTTTATATAAGAAACAATTTCCAGGTTTTAATTCAGGATCTTCACCTAAGAAATCTCTAAGCTCAGTTCTTACTTCAATTTCTTCTGAGTTTTCGTCGGCCGGATCTTTTTTCTCGTGTTTAATCTCTTCTGGAAATCTGCAAAAATCCCATTCTATTACTGCATTAAGTTTTACCAAGATTCCAGGGATAACTAAATCAGCCATTCCTTTCTCACAACCACAGCGATATTTCTGTGCTAATACTTCAATAATCATAATATAATAAATTTATTTAACTATATAATTACCATTTTCAGAAATAAAATCAATTTTTATAGCAGGATAAGAACCACCCCATATATTAATCTCTCGCTCTTTCAAAATTTTTCCAAGTGAATTAATCTTAAAACATGAGAATTCCATTTCCATTCGGATATTACTAAGATCGAGAGTAGAAAAATTAGGTTTATTAAGAATTGTTCTAAATATTTGTTTAACATTCTCTAGAAAACCAATCTTAAGTAATTCTTTGGCATAATATTCAGCTGAAGATTGATTATCAAATACTTCATCCGGAATTTCAAAAGATCTAATTTTTCGAAGCATTGAAATTACTTGACTTTTAGAAATTATATCATTGGTTGATAATTTCTCAGTACATTCATGGATTATGCTATCAATATCCTCAATAGATTTATCCACTACTATTCCTGTTACTTGTTTTGTTACCATAATTTATTTTGTTAATATTATACATCATATATAAGAATCTCAAGGGAGAAAAAAAAGAGAGGGAAATTAAATCCCCTCTTTATCATATAGTACTTTAAATCCAATATAATGAGACCTTGGAACAAATACATCTCCTACTAAAGGTATAAATCCAATCTCTCCAGTAATTTCATCTATATCTTTTGACTGTCTTCCTTTCTCTATATATAAGGTAGAACAATTAAAATCAAACTCCTTAAGAACTTTTCCACTTTTTGAATAAGCTGTAATCTTAATTAGCTTTTTATTTTTCTTCGTAATAAATCTACCAATCATTTTCGAAATTTTCTCAGTTCCTTGAATAGATATTAATCTAAGGTTATTTTCTCCTGGTTTAATTGTCTTTGAATTTATCTGAGTTAGTGTTGTATATAAACTAAGACCACTCATTTCTGGTTTAAAATTACTAGTTTCGAATAATTCATTTAATTCTGCTGCTTCTTCTTTTGTTAATTTTTTCATAATCTTTATTTTTATTTATTCTTTTCATTAATAAGGCTTTCACGGGAAAAATAAAGAGCCTCAATCCAATGTTTCCAAAGGATTAAGACTATCTTTTTTATTTACTATTTCTACTCTATGTGGCATCCAAAATTTCAAAGAATCAATCTCTTCATGGTGCAGTAAGAAATCAATTCTATTTGTATGCTTAGAACCCATAAGATCTTTTACTATCCATTCACCATTTAAACCTGGACATTTCTTAGACTGGATTAGAACTGTATCTCCAAAGTTAAATTTCCCACTCCTTCTGAGATCTCTAGAGACTGCAATCCATCTATGTTCACCTGTTTTAACTTTTTCAGGATGAACTTTACTTCCATCTGCTGTAATGCTTCCCGATCTAGCATAATAAAATGTAGCTAATGGAGTAGAATCTAAGTCCTTGGAGGGGCTATAAACACTCCAACCAAGGACTAGAACTATTATGATAATTAATCTACGCAAATTTCTTTTCTATTAAAACTTTCCCATTCAAGCTTTTTCAATGCTCGATTCAATTCAGAAAGTTTACCCTTTGTAATAGACCATCTATCGGTAGGATAGTCTAAAGATTCAAGATTTACTGGAAGAGGATTTTTCATATTCGGATCTGTATTACTATATAATCCGACCGGTTCAATCCAAACTTCCTCTTTTCCTTTTTCACCACAAAGTTTAAATACTGCATAAGTCTTAGCAGTCCAGAGAATATCAACATAATTTCCAGGATACAATTTATAATACTTCCATCTCATTGTATCTCTAAGACCAATAATTACTGATTTCTGGATATTATTACCATTCTCCATTTCAATCAACGGAAATCCAGGAAAACCATTATCAATTACTGGTTTATCTCTCCACAGAATTCCTTGCAAGAACTCAACTGCCTTTTCTTCAAGACCTTCACGACTACCAAGACACATAGAAATAACATCTAAATGTTCACGAATAGCTTTTTTCTTTTGACTATCACAGAATTCTTTTGGATTTCTAATTTTTGTTCTTTCACTAATCTTTTCCAATGATATATATGGAATAAGATCTGGACTTAAACTAGGACTCACAATTCTGTACAGATAGTATGATGGATCTTCGACTAGTTTGTTATTACTCAAAAAAATCGGATAAATATTACCGATCATACTGTTTGTTACGTTGTACTTAATCATTTCTTTTTTGATTTCTTTTTGTTATTACTACTATTTTTGTTATCACTATTTTCTATAAGAGATAATCTAGTAACAATCCGTCCTTTTGTTAAATCATAAGGACTTACTTCAATTTTCACTTTATCTCCTGCTAGAATTCTTATATAATTTTTTCTAATTTTACCTGATATAGTACATAATACTTGATGCTCCATAGAATCTAATTCTACTGAAAACATAGAATTCCCGAGCTCTTCAACAACTTCTCCTGTAAATGATAAATTCTCTTGCTTAGCCATATCACTCTAATACTCCTTCTTTATCAATTAACACTTGAAGATTCCAAAATTTACTTGATATAATTTCATTTACAATAACTTCTGGAATATTTTTAATACCTCCATAGTACTTAATCAAGTCTAAAATATCTACTTCAATTGTTGTATATATTTTCGGAGATTTTTTAGTACCGGTATTAGTATCATAAAAAGTTCTTACACCTAATCCAAAATTATTTCTAGCGTTTTCTATCAAATCTTTAATATCCAATAATAAATTAGGTGTAGCAGAGAATAAATCAGATAATTTAACTACCTCTAGAGTATAATTTGTTGATTTAATTCTTTGTCTACTAATCTTTCTGGAAGCATCTGTAAAGTGATTTTTAAAATAAATACTTCCTAAAGATACATAATTCTCAATTCCAGATAGTATTAAACTTTCTGGATTACCTTGACTTACTACCTCTACTGCTATTTCATTTATATTTATTCCAAGATCTATAAAGAGTTTTCTGTAATACAAATTTCTCATTGCATTTCCATCTTTAAAATCTTGATAAAATCTCCTTACTAAGTTTTCTGCATTCTTATCATTATTATTATTTCCTTCACCAATATAAATGTCTTCTCTATTCTTATTCAAATCCCAAGAACATAATACAACTTCATGTAACATATTCTTAATCATTTCAGAAACAGATTCAGGAATAAGATCTGCATAAGAATCTGATTCACTTGATTTCAATGAAAGAATATCAAGAATATATTTAGGATTTGAATAACTAGAAAATCCATAATCTGAAGTAATTGTATATTCCTTCATTGAATTATCAAAGATATATTTTTGATAATCTTTCAGACAAGTTATATCATTCTCCAAAACATTTCCAGAATCTACAGCGCTTGGAAGAGAGTACATAATCTGAATATCTTCCGGTCCAGAACCAATTTTTCTGGTTTTTAGAATGTCAGAGATTTTTTTCTCATCTCCAAGTTCAGAAACATATAGATACGCTGGAACCATTGAAGAATCTCCAAGAAAATCAGAATTTAACTCGTTCTTTTTTCTACTCTTAAATTCTCCAAGATAATAATACGTATTTGTTAATGTATCATATCTTCCACCAGGAATCCACTTCTTTACTTTTTTATTTAAAGTACAATTCATTCTACGCTTCATCTCTTCGAAAGCACTTTTATATTCCGCCATTTCAGGTGTCATAAAATAAACACTTTCTTGAGAATCTTCTGAAAATACTGCTTCAAATACTGTGTCTCCAAAATTAGCTTTATCACTCTTAACCTGAGTAATTATATTGCCAATCATAGGAACTCCAAAAGCTGTCCGATACATATTACAAACTAAGTAATATTGTTCTGGATCAGGAAATTCATCACACTTTACATAAACACTAAGATCATTAGATACTTTTAATTTAAATGAATTAGATTCAATAATCACTTCATCAAAAGCAGATTCGATATTCTTTTGTACTGCCGCTTTATAAGACTTTTTTTCAGGAGAGGCTAAAAAAACACGCTTCCCTGCTGAAACTGATAAGTCACACGGAAAATAAGCTATCAAATCACTTGTTAATCTCCAAGAATTTTTCTTCATAATTTTTCTCTTTTACTCAATTGTAAACTTAATTTTTTTCTTAACATTATTGAATTTTATACAAGATCCTCCAAGATAATCATGAATCCTGTATATCTCATTAATAAGATTTTCGTTTGCTCCTATCAGCGTTTTTGGATCTACAAGAACAACTGATGCAGTAGTAAACCTTCTTTTTGCTGTATCAGGATCAATTAATTCTGTACAAGAAAATAAATGTCCGTCTGTTGCTATTACTGCATCATATAATTCTGGAATCTTAGAACACTCATAATTAAACCTAGCTTCTATGTATTGTTCAAAGCTAACACATCTCTCTCGCTCAGCATATGGAGTTCTCTTAACACTGACATAATCTTTCTCATAATAACTAAGAGTACTATTAACTCTTGCTATCAGTTCTTTGATAATTTCTTCCGTTTTCATTTAATATAATTGCAATTAAATCTTCAATTAGTTGTAATTTAGGTTTATCTGATAACATTATCTCTGATTTCTCTGGAAATGCTAAATATGTACTTTTCCAATAAGCATCTGGATCTCCAAGATTATTAGTTAACGAAAAATCCATTGAATCTTCAGGAAAATCAGAATTAATCAACCTATATTTCCCAGAAGTATACACAATTTCAGAAGTACTTCTATCAAGAAGACATTGAAAGTTCCCTATTTTAAAAGTATTCAAAATATAATCTTGCTTATGTTCAGAGGGTTTCAGTTCTTTTATTAAACTTACCTTCCAATTACTTAATGTTGTTTCTGAAGCTAAAATTTTATTATATAAGTCATCTGAATTTTTATACATTCCTGGAATTAATAATACTTCGAGGGAAGGAATATATACAAAAACTTTATTTTCCTCTTCCAAAAGAAAATATATACATGAAGACTCTGAGATACTAAGAAACTTACTCCATCTCTCTTCAGGAAATACTACTTTAGAATATTTTACATAGTCTTTATAAATTTCCTTTCCAAGAATTTTATAATATCTACTCTTTGTTATTAACTTTATCATTTTTATAAGTATTAAAAAATTCTAAAATTTTCATATCATTCCAAGAAACTCTAAATGAATCTCTAGAAGTAGGTGCAAATATTTCTGAAACTGCGTCAACGTACATAGTATGAGTAAATTCATCTCCCATATACATTCTCTTCCAATCAGCCTCTGTTATACAATCACGTACTCCAAGCTGTTCTATCGCTAAATTATCAAATCCTATAGTAGCTGATAGATTATTTTGTCGAGTATACAAAATTCTCTTTAAAGTCTTTTCCCACTCCTTAAGATCATACTTGGGTGGATTGCCGAGAGCTCTTCCCCAATTTTTATAACCAAGAATTAATACTTGTCTTCCAGACGTTATCAGTTCTTGGAGATCTTCTGGGGGAAATATTCCGGCAATGATATGATATACTTTTGTTTTAAAATATGTAGTATATTCGTCTTCTAAAGTATTTATTAACTTTTTATCAAACCTATCAATACTTACTCCAAATACTTTTACCATATCAAGTTTATCATGAAATTTCTTACGCTTCTCTTCAGTATTTAGAGACCTAGAATTTATGGTAAGTCTTGGAACAAATCCATTATCATCTGCCCACTTACATAAAACAGCACAATCATCTATAACAGAATCTTCAGTTACATCTCCACCTCCAATAGCTAATTCTATTCCAACTTTAGGAAGCTGAGATAAAACATCAATAGTTTTCTGTAGGTCAAAAGACTTTCCTTCAGAGATACTAGATTCATGACAAAATGGACATCCTATAGAACACTTATTTGTTATTTTCAAGTCTATAGAATCAGGAAACTTTGAAATAAGCTCCTCTCCTCTTCTTAATGCTCGATAAGTTTTTGTACCTGATAAATTATTAAGAGTAACATAATAATTTCCGTTTATATAAGAATATTCATCTGTTATCATAGTACTTTTCCGAACTCTTTTGTCATTACTGTATATGGTAAACTAATCCAATGAGATCCCCAAGTCTGAGTATCTTTTATTAACTCTTTAAAGATTTCATTTTCATTTGTAGAAAGTGAGTATAGTAAGGTTGATTTTTGTTTTTTACCATCACCTTTTATTATTGTTTTATTTATAATCTCTTTTTCCAGACTTTCACTAATCCAATATAATTTTCTATCACTAAGAGAAATAGGTCTAAAAGTAAGCTGATTATCACTATGAAATCCTCTCCACTTTTCCATTCCAAGATTTTTTTCAAATTTTTTGGTTTTGATATTATAAACTATATCTGAAATTAAAGATTCGTTTTTCAGATAATTCTCTATATCACAACCTACTGATTTATTATATTCAAAATCAACTCTACCTATATCTCCTCCATAATCAACACTAACGATAATTTCTGGGTCATCAGTTTCTTCTTCATAGAAACCCTCTGGAGCATCTGAATTATCATTTCCTAAATATAGCCAAGATCTTGAATTAAATATAAAATTCTTAATTGATCTAGCTGATTCCATAATTTCAGGAAATATATCAGAACTATTATGATCTATCTCAGGAGCACCAGAATCCCAGTAATAATCCTCATCCTCTTCAACAATATCATCACTTGACCTGTTTTCTTCCCAGTCAAATACTATATCCTTTGCTCCAGTATATCCTAGGACAATTTCTTTTAAGAGTTTTACTTTCTTCCGATTACTCTTATATTTCCAAATTATACCACATACATACTGAAGTTTAGTCATTGGATCATTATATTTTTCATACTCCCAACCAAATGATTCAGATCTTCTAGGAACATGTATAACTCCCTCTGAATCCATAGGAAGTGTATCAACCAATGAATTAGGATCAACACAGATTACTACAGAGTGAGACGAACTACTATTAGTCTCAGGTAGATTTTTTCTAATTACTTGTTTTATTCTTTTCATAATAAAAATATTTCATAATCATTTATAAGGAAAATAGGCTCTTCTTCAAAGCCTTATTAGTGTATAAATTAAAATTTAAAAGAAGATGAAAAAAGAAAAATGGATTACAAGAACTGATGCTGCAAAGTTAGCAAAAGTAAGTACACAAACTATTACAAACTGGGGTAAATCTGGTTTAATTACTATCAGAGTTATTAAAAATATGACATATGTAGATAAGAAAACTCTGATTGATTTATTGGAAAGCAGTTTATCTAAAAAGACAACTGATTTAGGAGAATTAGAACGCCAGCTAGATGAAAAGATCGAAAAAATGAAAAAAGAGATCAAAGAAGTAGAAGATGTTACAAGAATTATAAGAATTGGATATAGAAGATACTCACACTGCAAAGAATTAATTATTGCATCTTTAATAGACAATATTCATTACTATAATGATAACTCAGATTTTCACCGCATCAATGAAATTTTATGGAAATACTTAACTTTTCTTAACTCTATTAATAAAGGAAAAGGAGAAAAGAATGTTGATGAAATTAAGAAATTAGCAGATTCTTATGGTTTGACAAAAAGTGATTTTACTAAATATATTAATGATAATATAAAATTTTTATATGATAACAATAAACTAGTTCTCGAAAAACTTGAAAAGTTAACAAAAGAGAACATGACCAAAGACATAGAATTAGCTGAACTTAAGAGAATCAAAAATGTAGAAAATATTGATGTTACTTTAAGTGAAGAGCAAGAAAAGAGAATGAGATTATTAAAAACTAGTATAAGAGACTTAAATCTTTCTCGTAGAGCACTTAATACTTTAGTAGATTATGATATTCAACATAAGAATATGAAAACATTAGGTGATATTGCAACTCGTACAGTAAAAGAAATAAGGTCTATATATAATCTTGGTTATCATACTTATATTGAATTAAGTGATGTAATAGAACATTATGGTCTTTGTTGGAATATAGATATAGATTATTTCATTTTAACTGGAAACGTAAATGTAAAAATAAAGGAGGGTTAATTCCCTTCTTTTTTCTTTCTCCAAATGATGTTTTTGCGCTCCTAGGAAACCTAAACCCTAATACATGACATAGAACAATTATAAAAGAAATTTTGTAGTTGTTCTTTTGTTTTTCCTAAGAAGTGTGTAGTGTTTATTTAATATATAATAATTATTAAAATATTATGAATGATTTTTGCAACTGTGGTTGTGGATTCAACCCTGGAAGTGATTACAATGCGTTCGGGGATATAGGTTACAATCTTCCGCTGATTTATGAAGTCTATTGCAAAACTATTCAGGAAGTAAATAGTACAGATCCAGATACTCAAGACAAAAATAATAAAATTTATGTCAAGAATGGAGTATTATACCTTCCTAATAGTTATCATGCAAGTTTCAAATCCCCAGATACATTGATGATCTACGATGAAACAGTAACTTACAAAGATTCTACCCTAGGTCTTGTAAATGATTAAGAAAATTTTATTAAACGTTTAATTAAAAGAAAGAATAAATTATGAGCGAAAAAATCTCTAAGATTAGTGTTGACGGAGTTGTATACGATATCGCGTCTACAGGTGATATCCAAGAACAACTCTCTGCTCTAGAAAATAAGGTAACTGAAGAAGCTAGTGCCCGTGAAGAAGGTGACGCTAAGTTATCTGAAAAAATTGAATCAGAAGCTTCTCGTGTTGATGGAATGGTAAATCAAATCAACGAAAATGTAGCTTCTTCTATCGAAACTCTGAATAATAATCTTGTTCAGGCTATCGAAACTATTAATAATGGTATTGCAGCTGAAGTAACTAATCGTGAAGAAGGCGATGCTAAACTTCAAGCAGCTATTGATGAATTAGCTGAAAAAGTAAACGGTGAAGGTGCTGATCTCACTGAACTTGAAGGAAAAATTGAAAAAAATGCAGCTGATATTGCAACTGTAAACAATAATCTTGTTGAAGCTGTTAATAATATCAATAAGAATGTTGCAGACGGTTTCAGCACCATAAACGGAGGACTCAATAATGAGATACGTCCAGAACTTGAAAAAGCTGTTAAATATGAAGATACAGCAACTGAACAAAATCCTGGACGTAAGACTATTTTCCTAAACAATCATGATAATATTTGCGGAAAAACTACTGATGGTAGTGCTGTGAATATTGCTATGGTTTCTAAGTGGAATAAAGTAGATCTAGGTTTTAGTTCAGTAGAAATCAACTTAAACGGTTCTGCTGAAAGACCTACTTATAACGATTCCAAACAAATTGCCCTTCTTGAAGATGTTCATGGCAATATGGAAACTATTGCATTAGTTAAGAAAGATGACTTAACTTATGAACTTCAAGTAGGTGATAAAATTGCTGGTACTATTAATATTCCTGCAGACCAATTCTTGAAATCTGTTGAATACTCTGCAGAAGATAAATCATTGACCTTTGTATTTAACACTTCTGAAGGAGAACAAACTTCAGTAGTTGATCTTAGCTCTTTGGTTTATACTTACGTAGCTGGTAATGGTATTGAATTGATTGAAAATGGATTCTCTATTAAATTAGATCCTTCCAGTGAATCTTACTTGAGTGTATCTGAAGCAGGTATTAAAGTAGAAGGTATCAATGAAATTAAGAAGAATGTTCAAGAAGTTGCTGCTAACCTAGTAACAGTTAATGAAAATCTTGCTTCTTCTATCGATGCTATTAATAAGAAAGCTGTTAAATATGAAGATGTAGCTGACTCTAATCTCCCAGAACGTAAAGCTATTGTTCTTAAGAATGGTGATGTTATTTTAGGTGGTAACTTAGAAGGTGGTACATCTAGTCTCGTTCAGCTTAATCGTAGGGGTGTAGCTGATTTTGGTTCTTCTAGCGTCCCATTTAATATCAATACTCCGAAAGATGTACGTCCAACTGTACAAGAAGCAGGTCAGTCTGGTGAAGAAGCTCATAAGATTGCGTACCTGAGTGATGTTGAATCTAGTTCGGCACAGATAGAAGAAGTTAAGGCTGCTCTTGAAACTAAAGCTGATAAGGCAGATGTTGATAGTGCAGTAGAAAATATAAATTCAGCACTTGATCAAAAAGCGGATAAGATAGCAGTTGATGCGATTACTGAACAATTAGCTACTAAGGCTGATGCAGAAAGTGTTGATAATCGTTTTGCTACAGTTAACGAAGGTCTTGATTCTAAGGCTGATAAGATTGCTGTTGATGCTATTACTGAAAAGGTTGATGGTATTTCTGCTGATCTTGAAGGTGTTGTTAAGTATCAAGAATTCGGTGAAGGTCGTAAAACAATTCAACTTTCTAATTATGACAATATTTCTGGTATCGATACTAAGGGAGAAGGTCATAATCTAGTAATGTTGTCTAAGTTGGATAAAGCTGATTTTGGTGCTCCTGGGGTTGAATTGAATCTTAATGGTTCTGCAGATCGTCCTACTTATAATGATACTAAGGAAATTGCTCTTACCGAAGATATTGAAGCTGCAAAAGAAGGATTGATTTCTTATAAAGTTCTCGAAGATGGTTCTAAGACTATTGAACTTGCTAATGGTGATTCTTTAAGTGGTGTAAACTCTGATGGTGTAGCTGGATTTAATTTAGCTAAAGTAACACCCGAGAATAAAGTAGAGATTGGCTCTGCTGGTATTGATCTTAACTTAGTTGGATCTGAACCTCGTCCTCTATTTAATGGTTCTAAAGGAATTGCTCTTTCAGAAGATTTAGAAACTAAAGCAGCCGAACTTCAAGATAATATTAATCTTAAGGCATCTCAATCTGATCTTGAAGCTTATATGAGTGCTACTGATACTAAAGTTTCTGAACTTGAAGAAAAGATCGGTAATGTTCCTACTAAAGTATCTGAACTTGAAAATGATGCTAACTATCAGAGTGCTTCTCAAGTTGATGCTAGAATTCAAGAAGTAGTTGCTGCTGCTCCTGAAGCTCTTGATACTCTTAAAGAACTTGCAGATGCTCTTGGTAATGATCCTGATTTCGCTGGAACTGTAACTACCGAACTTGCTAAAAAAGCTAATTCTATAGATGTTTATACTAAGGAAGAAGCTGATGCTAAGTTTATTACAGAACATCAAAGTCTAGAAGGTTTGGCTACTGAAAAATTTGTAGAAGAGCAAATTGCTGCTATTCCTCCCGTAGATTTAACCCCATATGTATCTGATGTAGCTGGTCTTAGCAATACTCTTGAAGCTTTGAATGCAACAGTTCAAATTCTTCAAAGTAAAGTTGATGTTCTTACTAAAACAAATACTGAAGTTGTAAGTGTTGACGGTTCTGCTGGTGAATTGAAAGATTCTTCTAAGGATTATATCGTATCAGGATCTATTAATGAAAATGCTGAAATCGTTGGTAAGTCTATCTCATTAAAATCAATTAAAGTAAGTGATAATGCTAGACTTAAATTGAATGCTGGTGATGTAGAAGCCAAAGATCTAAATATTTCAGGTTCATTCCCGAAAGCTAATGGAAATACTGTAATAAGCGTAAATAATGCTGAATTTATCGTATTCAAAGATATGGTATTTGATGCATCTGAAGTTTATAACGGTATTGAGATTGGTCTAGCAAGCAATTCTGTACTTCCGAAAAATATCTTGTTCGATAATTGTAAATTCCAAGGTGAATTCAGTAATAATGCTATCTTAGTATTAGGTACTCAAGACAATGCTATTATTACATTGAATAACTGTTATTTCGAAAAGATCAGTAATGCTCTTAGATTAAGTAATAAGTCTAATGCTTCTGGTGTAGTTGTTAATATTAATAACTGTACTGTAGATCAATGGGAAACTAGAGCTCCATGGCAAGGTTTCTTGATTTGCGAAGATTATACTAATAAGACTGAAGAAGAGGTTAATGCTAATAACTTGTTTGGTGACGGTAAGATTACTGTTAACTTTAATAATTTAGTTCATGCTGGAGTAAAGATTAATCCAGCTGATCCTGCTTCAGTTTGTGGCACTAAAAATGAAAGTCAAGTAGTTATGGTATGTCAAGATGCTGTAGCTGGTCCAGAAGGTGATTACTGTTTATCTTATGACGCGGCTAAGTTCCCAGTTGTAAGCTTTAAATAAAAAAAATAAATGGAGAGGGATTAAATTTCCCTCTCTTTTTTCTTCTCACTCAATAACCAAAAATCTTTAGTTATTTTCTTCATTATAACAGATACCATTCCAGCTAAGATAAATAATTTAGGTAATGATTGGTGAGTTATTATAAACCAACTACTTACTATTATATCTGCATCCCTAGCATAATTTTCTTGCTCTAGTGACATCTTTTCTCCAAGATTCTTAAATTCATTATATTTAGTGAGATACTTTTCTGCAAATTCTGCTCTTTTCTTTCTCTGCTTTCTTATTTTCTTTAAAAACTCTTTCTTTGTCAGCCACTTCTTTTCATAATATTCTTTTAATCGATTCTCTCTACACTGACATTCATGAAGTTGTTTTTTTAAAGATAGTTAAGCTTTGTTTTGCTTGTCTTGTAATTTCTCCTGTTTCCATTTTTATTCTCTTTTAAGTTTATTAATAAAAAATCTCCCTAAGCTATTTCATTGTTAGCTTAAGGAGTTTCTTTCTCTACATTAATAAGGCTTTAAAGGACTCAAAAAGGAAGAAAAATAAAATCCATCTATCTTCACAGACCGATGGACTAAATAGGGTACAACAATATTACAAACTTAAAAGAACCCGTTAATTCTTTTCTTTATCGTTTAGTAACTTGTCTTCTTTTTCCTTTATTTTTGTTTCTAAGTTCTTATTAATATCTTTCATCCAGTTAATTGCTTGATCTTGTATAAAAGTGTTCATCTTATTTTTTACTTCTGAAACACCATCTATTACACTATTCGTCTTCTTAACTGCTTTATATATTAAATATATACCTCCAATAATTACAGAGGTACCTACAATTACTTTTACTGTTTTCATATTATTTCTCACATTTATTTTTATTACATATATAAGGCTTTTAATCCTCTTCTTTTACCTCCCTTACAAGAAGATTCATATTCCTTGCAAGAGATACCATATTCTTAGTTCCTTTATTCTCTGCAACCGAACTAAAGAAAGCTATACATGCATTAGCCACTTCTGCCATTTGTTTATTTCTCCTATACCCAGCACTTTTTCCATATCTATCCCAATCAGCTGGATAACGCAAAACTTCATAACCTTTTTCTTCAGCATATTTTTCTCCAAGTCTATCAGCACCTCTAGCACATCCACTAACAATCACAATCTTTTCCGTTGGGTCTGCTGCTTTTCTTGATAAAATAAGATCACACTTCTCCTTAAGAAGATCGTAATCATCAAATTCTCTAGAACCACAAATAATTACTCTAAACATCTAAATAACCCTCCAATGTTTTAATTATAGAATCAAGTCCTTTATCTTCTCGCTGGGTAGATGACAGCCCAGATAAATAACCATGTAAATAATAACAAAAATTCTTAGGTAACGAAATCATGTCATCTTTTGAAGAGATTTCCGGGCTGAGATAATCCTCCAGCGGTCCATTACAATTATACCCATTATAAACATACCACTTTCCTGATTCGAAGATATATAAATACTCTTCAACTCTCTTAGGTGGTTTATCTGAAAAAGCTGGTTTGCTATTCTCCCAACTCTCACCTCTTCGAACATAATAGTCACAACCCTCAAGAGACTCTGCGATGGAACTGATATCACCACCTAGAATTAACTCAAAAGCTTTCTCAAATGAATCATAATAACACTGCAAAATCTCTCCAACACCATCTAAGTAACCATCAAAATGACAGTAAATAACCATATACTCTCCTTCCAGACAAACTTGATGTCCGTGAATGTTCTCGTATACCTTTCCAATCATTTCGGTAGGTATCTTAACTGAAATAGTACTTCTTGTTGACATAATAATTTAATTTTTATATTTATTTTTCTTTCTTTCCTCTAACAATATCTGCAACTCTATCTCCTGCAGCATCTTCTATTTTATCTCTTTGTTTCTTGAGATTATTATCACGACCATAAACTGCACCAATAATAGCTCCAGCAATTGGGATAGCAGCTGTCGCAATTTTTAGCTTTCGTTTCTTCTTTCCAACTGTTTCTATCATATTTTTACGGCTATTATTAATTATATCATGTTTACCTCTTCTAACCTCATCTATTACAGATTTTTCAAAAGGATCAACAGAAGCATTAATTCTCCTTTGCATCTCTGTTTCTACTTTCTCAGTTCGATAGTCATGAACTTTATTTATTCTAGCATTAGTAGCATTTTTTAATTTCTTAATTGAATTAATCTTCTCAAGCTTCATTTTACCAGCAACTCCAGCTGTAGCACCAATACCAGCTCCTAAAGCAGCATCCCATCCTTTATCAGATTTCTTTCTCTCTACTTCTTTAGAGAATAATTTACGTTTTATTACCATTTAACAACTTATTTAAATATTTAAAAAATTTACTACTAAATTCTGGATCTTCTGACTGAAAACACCACCTAAGGATCTTTCTATCATAATTTTCCATACTTGAAACTTCCCCATTTAAGTACGTTTCATTTAATTTTATCACTCGTTTCCTAAAATATTCCAAATCTTCTTTTAGAACTTTATTTATATTTCCCAAACAATCTGAAGTTCCTTGATATAATATAAGAACCTTCCACGTTTTTCCAGCTCTTATATTATAATAATCCTCTGATAAAATATCCATTTCGAGTTCCTCAATTTCATCTAATATATTCATTGCCATAAATCCAGGAAATTGGGATATATAGACATAAAACTCAGTCTTATGCTTATCTTTTAATTCTTTTTCTGTTGGTGGATTAATATAAGAATCTATACAAGATATTGCTTTAGAAATTAATTTACCTAACTTCATAATTAACACACCTCCTTTCTAGATAATAATTCATAACTACGAATTCGCTTCTTTACTCCATCTACTAACATAGTATTTTGAACCTCTTTTACTTCGAAATACTCTAAAATATCATTGGCCTTAGGAACTGCAGTATAAGAAATAGAAGAGTATAGATCTCCAAGTTTAGCCTTTAAATTAGCTAATGTATACTTCTCACCTGGATTAAAATTTTGATGAATAGTATTATTTAATAATTCAGGACTAAAGGTTACAATACCTAATTCTCTTCTAATATTTGTAATATTATAATGTAATTTTTTCAACCTATCAGGACCTAAAAGCAAATAATAAGACTTAATCTCATCACTATCTGCTATTTGATCTAATACTATCTGAATAACTTCCTTAGAGACTGGATATTCACATAACATTTTGAATTTCTCTAACATAGTGGTTAAAGTATCATAAATGCATAAAAATCTTGTTACATCTCTATTTATTATATCATCCTTTGTTAGATTAGATCTAATACTAGAAAATACACTAAACCTATCTCTATAATCTACTTGTTGAATCTGAAAAGCTCTAATCTCATTTACTAATACAAGTTTATTAGTAACAGGTTTTAGAATGACATTTCCTGTTTGAGAGTTAATAACTTTATTTACTGCTACATAATTATCCTTATAGTTTTGACTTTTTGCTAATATTTGATAATTCTTTGCCAAAGTATATTTATCCTCATCAAGACTTACTTCCCCATAAGCTCTAAGTAAACTTTCTGTATCTTTTGTTTTTCTATCTAGAATTGCTTGAAAGTCAGACTCTTTCATTTCCCTATAATCTGCTGTTATTCTATAATAGAAATTTGCTGTATTTTTCCATGGATTATCCTGTAATCTTTGTCTACCTAGTATCTGTGGAAGATCTTCTGCAATATCAACTGCTAAACAGTCTGAATTAGAATCTGAGAATATAAAACTACGTGCACATAAACTATAAAAATCGGCTCCTAAGTATACAGTTCTAGTACAGAAAGTGAACATCTTGGGTTTTTCTGTTTTCTTTGGTACTTTTCCTATAACAAACTTTTTACCTAGTTTCCTTTTAATTCTTTTAGCATTATCATCAGTTCTAGAACATAATATATTACACTGTTCTGGAGTAAGATTATTCTTTTTAATCATACTAATAATATGATTAACACTATTTACATAGAATACAGCCTCGTCTGATATTACTTTTACAGGTTGACCGTTTCTCATGACAGTAATCTCCTCAAAATCTCCTGATAGATAGGATTGAATTACTTCTTCTGCTTTTGTACCTACAGATTTCATTGTAAGTACCTTTAATGAAGGTCTAATAATTCTGGAAGAATCAGCAGCTTCCCAATCTAAATCAAAATAAGGAAGATCTTTAAACTCATCTAACATTTCTAGATACTTTTCCATCATAGGAGTAGCTGATACAAAGTATGCTGTTGGGGATTGCTGTAAGTGTAGAAGAAATCCTAGCTCTGTATTTGACTTAAATCTAGAATCATGTAAAATACTTTGAAACTCATCTACTACTGTTATAAATCTATCAAAAATCCTTAATTTTTCAAGAATATCTTTAACGATTCTATATGAATCATATGTTACTAGAATCTTAGCTGGTTGATTATTTAGATATCTTTGATAGGTATAAGTATCAATTTCTCTATATAATCTTTCATAGATCTCAGAATTATCTTTCTTTTCATCTCCCTCTTCATCTATATTAACACTTTTAGGCTCTTTAGAAAGATCTTTATCAACTTCTGATTCTTTTTCCATTTCATTTACAACCAAATAAACATCATCAGGATGTTGATCTTTCTTGTTTTCTAATAACATTTTTCTAGGAGAACAAAGTATTACATTCTCAGGACCATTAATACAGTATTCAGTAAAACCACATCCAGGTAATTGTTTATTTATTATACATTTATTTGGAAATTTGTTAAATCTAAATTCATTCCATTCAGAGATATACCTAATACCTCTGGGAATTATAATCTTTTCTCTGTTCATATTTTATAAAGTTTTTAATTAATTTAATTTATTATAGATTCTTTTTAATACAGAATCCAGTTACATAAAATCGAAGACTAAGGATACCCTTTATAATCTTCATTCAATTGTAAGGATTTAAAGTCAGTAGAAGAGCAAAACTACACTTTAAAATTTAATAAAATGGTAATATACTATATATTCTTCTAATTAAAAAAAAAGTGCATCAATATATTCGATCTCCCTTTGGGAGGAGATCGAATTCTTATAATCTATTTATTCCCTATATAGTTTATTCAATCTAGAGCCCGTAGGGCCCTGGAGTGAACCCTTTAGTGGTGAACGGAAGGTATGATAAAGGGTTCCTTAGTCCTCATAAAAATGTATCAAGAAAAAAGAAACCAAGGAAATAAAATCCTTGGTTCTTATAAGTTTTAAATTTCACAATCCTCTATTAAAGTCTTGAATTGTTCAAAGTTTAAAGTACCACCTCCAGCACTTTTATGTCCAAAAATAATGCCTCTATATCCAGCACAACTAAATTCTGGAATTCGATCAGGTTCTTTATACATTGATATACTATATACTCCTTTATCTCTTCGATTACATACTATATAAATATCATAATCATTTAAGACAGAATTAAAGACTGTACTTGAAAATGCAGTTCCTATTACACAAACTCCTCTATATTTTCCAGCAACAGTAACGGGAAATGAGAATGATTTAACTACTCCTTTATTAATTTTATCCTGATTTTGTTTAAGAATAGTTCCAAGTTCTATTACTTCTGTCAATCTATCTTCCCAGAAACATAGATTAGGAAATTCATAGAGCCACGTATCAGGATTTAAGCCATATTTAAATTTCAAACCACTCTGTAAAGGAAGTATTACATCTTGCCAATCATCTTCCCCAACTTCATCTTTTCTCCAAGTATCATATACTCCAAGAAGTCGAATAAATTCTGGAATATCTTGACCTGGACAGAAAAATCTCCAAGTTAATTCACAAGCAGCTGGTCCAATCTCACGAATACCTTTAATTCCGGTGTAGTTATTTTGTATAGAACTTTCGATGGATGATACATGATGATCTATGAATATAAAGTTATCTCCATAGTGTTCCCAAACCTGTAACATAATTTCAGGAGGGAAACTTATATCAACCATACAGATCAGGTCATAGGGTCTTCCATTCTTATCTACATACATTTCTGGAATTTCATCTCCATAATTATATCCGGTTTTATCTACTTGGTACCCTTCATCGTATAGTGATTTTACTGCTATACACATACTGGATGTTCCATCAAAATCTACCCTATGAAAGATAACTAACGCTTTTTTATTTCTGTTCATATCCTAATAATTTAATTAATAAATCAATTTCACATTCTAGTTTTGTTAATAATTCTATAGCTTCAATCATAATTTATAATACGTTCTATAAATTCAGACTTCATAATTGCTCTCGCTTTAAGATCTACTATATGATTTAAGAGATCAAGTTCCGCACAGTTATACCAAAACCATTTTCCTCCAGAATAATATTTAGTATCTTCTCTTTCTCTTCGTTCTTCTATAATTTTTATAAACTTTCGATATACTTCCTCTTTTTCTTCTGGGAGGTATGCTATTTTATAATCAAACGTACTAGGATATAGTTTTAATTCCTCCATAAGTTCTCCGGCCGTATATCCAAAATCCTTAGCTACTTGTGAGAATGTAGAAATTTGATATCCGCGTTTCTTTAAGTAGTTCTCCATTATTTCTTGGGAGAGAGTTATACTAAATACTCGATTTCTACTATTATATTTCGTTATCATCTTCTTTCTATAAATTTAACTTCAGATTCGATTATACCACGGCCGGATTTTTCATGGAGGGTTTTTGTTTTAGGTATATATCCAGAGTCCATAGGTTCAGTCATATAAAATAAACTAGTTCCTCTAAATGTAGCTGTTATTACTTTTTGGCCAGGTTCTACTTTTACTTCCATAGTTCCTCCAAACAATACAGTTCTTTTATTCTCTGGGAAAATAAATACAAATACTATATATGCTACAGCTATGATTATAATTCCCCAAAATATTAATGTTCTCTTTTTCATTGTTGTTTTATTTTATAAATTAATATTAAATTTTTATTGGTAGAGGAATATAAATATACATTAATATTTCCTAAAGTATCAGAAGTTATTAAAGAGTTGTTATTTGGTTTAAGATCTATAAACTTTTCGCCTTTAGGAAGATTAATTGTTACTGTTGTTGAAGAACTAACATCTTCGACCTTTTCAACGGATTCACAACTTACTAACAATAATGTTGTTAACGCTAATAATGTTAATAATTTCTTTTTCATATTTTTTAATTTAAATTTCATATATAAGAATTTCAAGGAGAAAAATGAAGAGGAAAACCTTAGTCTTCCTCCATTACTAATAATACTATGTTATACAATTCAAGCTTTCTTTTTATTTCGTTCTCACCATTTCCTATATTCCATAAAAACAATGGTCTTAGTTTCTGTTGATATCTATATTCACCCCAATCCATCTCTTCAATTTTTATACCCAAAGTGTCTTCAATCATCTTCTTTAATTCTAGATGATTATAGGTTATTTGCATTTTCTTATTTTCATGCATTTCCAATAATCTAAGAATTCCAGAAGACGCCCTAACAGATACTATTTTCTTAAGATATTCACAATCAAGTTCGGTAAGGCTATATATCTCCAGTAATATATTTAATTCTTTTTTTAAGTTGTCGAATGTATAACTTCTATAAATCTCTAGGGTATTTGGTACACTTCTATAACACCCCATTCCATAACTTAACCAACAAATAAACCTAGTTATTGTTGCCTTTAATTGTAATTTAATTTTTCTAATAATTTTTTCCATATTCTTATTTTTTTAAATAAAAAGTCTACCCGAGTTTTTCTTCGAGTAGACATTTCACTTATGATCTATTATCTTTTCACATATAAGGCTTTGAGGGATTCTGATCTGATAACATTAATAATTTTTTAGGAATATCATCTTCTGGATAAAGATAGGATAATACATCTTCTTTTTGATATTTTTCAATCATTTCTTTCCATGATGTATAATCAATTAACCTAAATCTTATAAACCTATCTTCTACTGGATACTCTCCTCCAATTATATATTTATCATTCTCTTTTACATACCAAGATGTTAATGGTCTTTGTAAGAAACTCTCAAGTTGATGATGTGGATCTTCTCCATAACATGTATCTAGTACAATCTTATAGTGCTTATCCACATGTTGAAGAGGTATAATATCAGGTCCTAAACTAGTTATCATACATATAGACATGTAAGTATTAGGAACTGTACAACCTGATTCCTTAAGAGCTTCTATAGTATGTATCTTAAGAAAATTAGTGAAAACATTTTTGTAATCTTTTATATTTATTTTATATCCTAAGTATAATCTTTCAGATGGTTGATCACTTAGGATAGATCTTGGATTTTGAATTTCTATAATATTATCATATGTCCAAGATTTTTTATTTTTCCAGTAAGTATCAAAAATTATATTAAATAAATCAACACTAACTTCAAACCATTTACTAATCATATATTGGTATTTTAAATAATTCTTTTTCTGTAACCCAATCCAGAAATAATAATTCTCCAAAAGATATTACAAATATTAGATCTGGATTATTAAAACCTTCCCGATAAAATGATAAGTCCCCTGGATAATTTTTGGTCATTATATGATCTGGAATAAAGAATTCTACTCCATCATCAAATAAGAATCCCATTTTTATTCCATACTGAAATAAGAACTTATCAACTTCAGATAACTCAATATCAGGATAAATGTTTCTTCCTAGTTTTATTTGCTTCATAATGGTAGAATGGACAATCTTCGCTACATTCATCAGATAAAATGCAACTATTATTACAAAATGTTTTTATATCATTATACATATCTTTTACTGTATATATTCCTTTTTTCTTCTTTTCTTCATTGATTCCACAAATTGTACAATCTTGAGAACTAATCTGAAAAACTTTATTCAAGTATTTACGACGTCCAGCAACTTCATAATACTCTGCATAAATTAAGTACGTTATATCGTTATCAGACATTGCTTCTTTCTTACTAGAAATATAAGATCCAAGTACTGTCCCGATAAATTCAGCACAATCAAACATCCAAGCATCATTTATAGGAATATATATTTTAACTTTAGTACCAATCCTATAGGTTATTTGTGGATAAAAATCAATCTCTCCAGTTGATATATTTTTCTTGATGATATTAATCTTTTCATTGATTTTAATATAATCCTTATCTTTCTGGCGATTTATTATCCATAATATATCCTTTAACCATTCATAGATCTTTTTCGTTCTTCCCATTTTTCTTTTGCTAATTTTTGTAAATCTTCTACAGTATCAGTCTCATCTACTATTTCTATTCCGAGTAAATTTTCTATAACATCTTCGAAACTAGCTACTCCAACAAATGTTCCATACTCATCTACTACTATTGCTAAGTGTTGTTTAGTTTTAAGAAATTTTTCGAACAATACATTAACACTAGATGAATCTGGAATAAATATAATATCAGAATCATAATCTGTATGTTTTATTGTTAATCCTGGTTGATAAACATCATAATCTTGATATATATCTGACTTATATGCTATTCCGACTATATTATCTTCAGTATCTTCCCATATTGGTATTCTAGAAAATTCAAATTCATCTGGAAAATCCTTAAGAAAAGTATTAGCATCAAAAGATTTTACAACAGTTCTAGGAGTCATTATATTTCCAACAGTTAATTTATCAAGAGCAAGTAGATTTTTAATTATTTTACTTTCTCTTCCTGTAAATATCTTCTCTCGCTCTCCGATTGTTGCCATACTAGATATTTCTTCTCGAGATATAGTAGCTTCTTCTGTTTTTGGTGAGAATATAGCCATTATATATCTTGACATCCAAACTATAGGATATGTTATATAAATCATCCAAGTTAATATGTTAGCTGTAATTGAGGTCATTCTTTTCCAATAATGTGCTCCGAGTGATTTTGGTATTAATTCACTAAGTACTAATATCAAAAAAGTCATTATTCCAGAAATAATTGCAAAATTTTTCATCCCAAAAATCTCAACTGCCTCTATACTAGCTAAACTCGTACCTACTGCATGAGCAGCTGTATTTAGTGTTAAAATAGCAGAGATAGCATCATCTACCCTTTCATTCTTCAGCTTCATAAATTTTATTGCTGCCTTAGAACCAGAATCGATTTTAGACTGAATAAATGAAGTCGGTGTGCTTAATAATATTGCTTCAAGAACACTACAAATAAAGCTAATTGTTATAGCTATACTAAAATAAAAAATCATTCCAAATAAAGGATCCATAATTTTCTGTTTTAAATTTATTTTTATTAATAATATCATATATAAGAATCTCAGGGAAAATCTAAAAGCATTATTGATTTCTTTCAAAACCTTTAAAAATCTTATAAATGTAATAATAACTTAAAAAATTTGTAAAAATGAAATTGAGTAGAAAAGAAAAACAGGCAAAGAAGAAATTAATTGGTGTTTACAAACAATGTATCGATGTAATGACAAGATATATGGAACCAGTTGCTGTTATATCCACTACAAAGAAGGGAGGAACTCAGATTACAAGTATGAGATTTCCCGATTATCATTATAAGAAAATTATTAGGGAGAGAATTCAAAAGGTTACTGCAGAATTAAACAGTAGCCAAGGTTAAAAACTCAGAAGACTTAGCACTTAGAAATAGGTGTTAGGTCTTCTTTTTGCTCTTCTAGAACCTTGAAGAACTTATAGATGTAATCATTAAACAATAAAAAACAATATGAAAATCGTAAAATCAAGTGTATCCATTCTCCCTCAACAACCTGGGGTGGATGGATTAATGAAACATGTAGAGAAAATTGGAAGATTGGCTTATAAATCTGAAGATAAAATCACAGAAGATTCATGGGAAAGGTTTGACAACATGCTTTTTTCTAGAGGTCATTGGGCGGTTTTTAACTCAGGAACTGTATATCTCAGTATCCCAGAAGAGGATAGATACTACTTGGAGATCTTTTTCAAAACTGCTCCTTACACTAGATGGTATCATAACTCAGTAACTGGAACTTATGAGGTTACTACAGATCTAAGAATTATTTATCAACATAATCTAGAAGGAGTTATGAAAAAATATTGGTGTGAACCTACTGAAAACCATTATCACAGAGTCACAACTAGATGGATCTGTAGTAGAGGTATATCTCATGAACTTGTTCGGCATAGAACGTTTTGTGCCAAGTAGTGGAGACACTACAAGAATAATCTAGAGAATTGCTGAAAAGTATTAGATTATACTAACCAGCATCCAAATCAATCAATAGAATTGAATGGTTCAGAGACTAATAAGTACTAGACATCTTATTGATAATAAAAGATGATGATATAGTCCAATTTTTCTTGAAAAAGAAATAAGTAATGAGAGCGTTTTCATTTCTTCAAGAATCTCAACGTTATGTAAATTATTCAAAAGATAGATTTGGAGGGGAACTTACCTTTATTCTTCCTCAGTGGATATATAGAGTTAGAGAAGATATTGCATCAACTATAGATTCTCAAACAGGATTATCTCGAAGTTATATTCATGACATAGATGGGCAGGAATTATGGGAAGATCTTACAGTATGGGATAGAACTATTGCAACTTTTGATAGATCATGGAGGAATACAGAGATCGATTATTTATATGCAACTTCTACTGACGAAGGAGAAAAACTAAAACCAGAAGAAGCTAGAGGATTACTTCCAAATGATATAAAAACCGAACTATGTATGACTGGTTACATTGAGGATTTTACATATATTCCTTCTGAAGATACTCCTGAAAAAGCTGGATTCTTTTCATTAAGGTGTGCTAAAGATGCTCATCCAGATATGCAAATTTTAGCAAATGATTTAAAGCAACAATTTATTGATACAGGATTATATAATTTAAAATAAATGGAATGTATTTGGTGTGGATTCAAAAGTAATGATCCAATAGAATTTGAAAAACATCTATCCGAAGAGCATTTTTTAAGTTATCAAGAGTATTGTGAAATTGAATTAACACATCAAAAAGATCTTGATAATTTTTGCTTTAGATGTAATAAATATAGAGGTCCATTATCTACATTAATTAAAGATTTTTATTATCTTCCTTGTAGAATATGTAGTAACTCTATTACAAAGAAGACAGAAAAACAAGAATTAATTAAAACTATTATAAAGAATATAAAATCTTTTTATGATTATATTCTTAGTGATAGATATTTACAACTATTCTTGATTGATAGTATTTACCATTTAGCTACCTATTCTCATGATTATTTAGAATTCAAGAAAGTTCTAAGTAAACTAGATCTTCCGAATCGAAATGATATATGGTTTTTAGATTGGGTACCTGGATATCCAAAAATTATATCTATTTCGAATTTGACTGGTATAAAAATAGTAAATCTATCAGAGAAATATAGAATAGTATCAGGAAAGAATAATATAGAGATTAATAATTATAAAATTCTTTTCCCTGAAATCGTTCCTTACGATAAACAACATTTTAGTAGATATAATATTCTTAATCTTAATTCAAATAGAAAAACAAAAAGATTAAAATTAGATAATTCTCCTAATTGTGTTAAGTTTTTCAATACTCAAGGTTATGATACAAAATCAATATTTAAAGTTATTGATACTAAAACAGAAGAGCCAGTAAATCTAAAAGAAATAAGTTATCAAGATTATACTATAATAAAGTTGATTCTTCTAAGAAATAAGAATTATATGAGATTTGTATTTTCTATTTTCTTAGAATTACTTGGAGCTTGTAAAGTATTTAAGGATTCAGTATTTCTTAAGAACAGTATTAATTTAAATTCTGAAAAAGAACCAATAATTAATATCTCTTGGCTCCCTGAAAAAAATGAAACATTATCTAATAACATAATTAATATATCTATTTTATGACAACAACATCAACAAAATTTAAAGTACAAGGGGTAGGGTTAGATACTTCAAATATGACCATTAAACCGTGGGTAGATTCTGAAGATGAATACTCTTTTGATTATTTTCATACATCTATCTCAGCTAATAATGATTTTTTGATTTCTGAATTTATAAAGAGTTTTCCAGGAGGTAACTTAATCACTTCTATTGATTTTTTAGATAATCCTGAAAGAGCACTCCTTGGACATCTTCTTGAACTTGGAAGAAAGAAAGTAGACTTGTTATTGATAGATTCTGAAGTAATTCTTAAAAACCTAGGAACTGTTAAGGAAACTATTAAACAGCTTAGAGAATATAAAATAATTGAGGAGTTTGGAGTAAAAAATCCTAAGACCGCCGAAGATCTCAAAGCCATGGAAGAAGCTATTGAAGAGAAAATTAAATTCGTCTCTCTTGATTTATGTCCTTTGAATTTTAATTATGATATTGTTAATTACTGTAAGGAAAATGCAATAGATTTACTTGGCTTTAATCCTCTCGGCGGATATATTAACTCAGCATCTGTAATCTCTAGCTTTACTATTCCTTATCTTCTTGGTTTTGCTGGAAATTATTGTTCTGTTATATTCTTATCTGGACGTGATTTGATTTTATCTAAAGAATCAATGTTATATATAAAAGATAATATAATTGGATCTGAATGTTCAAGTAAATTTTCCTTAAAAAAGAATGTGTCTAGACTTCATAAACCACTTAAGAAAGTTGTAGATACTTCGTTGATATTTAATAAGAATCTAGTTTTAAGTGTAGATTCTCCTGAGTATTTATTTCCTTTAGAAGATATTAATATAAATCTAGGTTCTCCAGTAAATATTGTTGATGGAGTTGATCCGAAATTAAGAACGGAATTAGAAATGTTTGTGGATGATCTTTTGGAGGTTACAGAATTTCCGAAAGATGCTACTCTTCAATCTAAATATGCTATAGTAAGGTATCAAGTTTTATCAGCTCTTCGAATGAAATTTCCGGAAACTGATGGATGGAATATTCATATAGTAAATACGGGAAAACTAATCTCTGGAATTTTAGTGCATAGAGTAATCGAAGAAAAAAAGAAAAGATTCTTTAAAAAGAAAAATTCTCAAAAAACTGAATCTAAACATTTTCTTTGTGCACTTCCTAAAATTGATCTTCCAGTATTTATAGAAGAGCCCGATGATAAAAACACAGTCCTTGAGAACTCAAACCCTAATAATTGAGAAAATCCGGAGTTAGTTGTGTACCCCGGAAAATAAAATAGAAAACATTAATAAATAAAAATTATGAGAGTTTATAACGGAACAAAATCACAAATTAATTTACCTTTATCAGGTACTCAACGAATTACTATCCCAGCACATTCTGTTTCTGGTGATATTATGCCTAGTAATGAATTTCTAAGTTTACTAGTAAGTTCTTATGATTACAATGAACTAGCATTAATTGTATCAGGACCATTTGAAATAAATATGTGTGCAGGAGTATCAGGATCAGTAGGTTTTGTAGTTCAATCCCTTGATGAAGCTATTGAACGTTTTGCACCAAAAGAATGTCCGAAGTGTAATCAAGATCCTTGTGTTTGTAATAAGGAAAAAGAAAAAGAACCGCAGCCAGTAGATAAAAAACCGGCAGCAACTCCAACAAAACCGGCTGAAAAAGAGAAAGAAAAATCAGTACCTGAAACTAAAGAGGAAGAAAAATAAATAAAGTATTATAAACTATTGGAATCTCATAGAATTTTATCTAAGGGATTCCATTTTTATTTCAAGAGTATAAATATCATGGAAGATAGAAGTTTTATCTTTAAATTTGATAACAATGAAATTAATTTTTCATTAAGAGGAGATGGTAAGGGAACAATGATTAATGCAACTGAAATGGCTAAACCTTTTGGGAAGCTATTTGCTGATTGGTATAGACAGAAATCTACAAAAGAATTTCTGAAAGCATTAGAAAGCGTTATGGGAATTCCCATAACGGATTTAATTGTAAAAATTCAAGGAGGTGTGCCAAAATTTCAGGGAACTTGGCTACATGAAAACGTAGCCCTAGAATTCGCTAGATGGTTAAATCCTATGTTCTCTATTTGGTGTAATGATAGAATAAAGGAAATAATGATTAATGGATATTCTATTATTGATCAATCTAGAGAATCGTTTGAAAGAGCTTATATGGATATTCAACAAAAATTAATTGAATCTAATAACGAAAATATTTACCTTAAGAATATATTAGATTCCCAAAAGGATTTAGTAACCTTTGCAAATCTGGTTCTTTCTACCTCAGAAAGTCTATATACTATGACTGAAATTACGAAAGGATTAAATTTATGTAAGTCTAGCAAAGATATTTATAGTATTCTAGAAGCAAAGAATATTATATATCATCAAGGTAATAAATGGTTCCTAAGATCTCCTTACGATACTCTTGGATTAACAAAAGATGTAATGATTGTTGGGAAGGATGGAAAACCTCACAATCAAAGAAGATGGACTGAGAAAGGAAAGTATTTTATCATGTCAGTTTCATTATAAAAATTATGGTAGACTATAAAGAAGTAAAATTAAAAGATGGACGTGTATTAGTGTTTTGTAACTTCGAAGAACTTCTTAAAGATTTTTATGGAGTATCTAGTATGGAAGAAGTAGAACCTCATGCAAATTCAACAGGACACTATATTATTCATTGTCCATTTTGTAGAGATTCTGGACATACAAAACATAAATTATATATAAAAACTGACTTAACTGTTGGTACTTGTTTTGTATGTAATCGAGCCTATATACATGTGTCTGATGAAGTTGATACATCATTTAAAGTACCTGATTTTATGTCATTGTATTATGGATATTCAGGTCATCCAAATGTAGTTAAACTTACAGAAGATCCTATATGGACATTAGATAAATACTGGAATGAATTTGATAATTTTGATCAAAGAGGCTATGATTATCTAATGAGTAGACATCCTTTTATGAACGACATCTATAAACTCCTAGACTTTAAATTTGTTGATGGAAATGTAGTAATGCCATTTAAATATCATGGGGAAGTATTTTATTACCAGATTAGATTTTCTGGAAAGACAAAAATTAGATATCTTTTCCCACAAATATCAGCAAAGCCTCCTTATGTAATAGATCATGGTCAAGGTCTAAGAAAAATAATAGTAGTGGAAGGGGTATATGATGCTATAGCTGCTTTAATTATGGCACCTGATTATATACCTTTTGCAGTTTTGGGAAGTTCTATATCAGATTATCAATTAGATTTTCTTAGTGAGTACGTTCCAGAAAAAATCTTATGTTACTTAGATGATACTGAAAAATCTATGGGTGTAGCTAAAAAAATAAGAAAAAGAATAGATTATTGCCCTATTAATATCATAAAATCTAATGGAGAAGATCCAGAAGAATGTATGAAACGAAAACTTAGGGCTGGAAATAATTTACAATGGATTAAATAAAATGATAACAGCATCGATAGATAATACTATAAATAAAATAGTAATAAAAACTAATGACCCTAGTGTAAAATGTCTTTTAGAATTTAAAAGAAAAGTAACTAAGTATTCCCCTTGGTTGAAATCTTGGAATACAACTGAAGAAATAACAAAACTTTATGATAACCCTAGATCATGCGGACCTAAGAAAGGAATATATACTTTTATCTTAGGAATGGGATGGGCAGCTTATATTGCTAATGTATTTAAACCAATCCTATCAGATACAGATTATAATACAATTCTTAGAACAATATTTGCAGATTATTATCGAACCTATCCATTTCCAAATCTCAGAGATTATCAAAATGAAGATATGTTGCATGTGTTAAAATATAAGAGAGCGATTATTCAAACTAATACAGGATATGGTAAAACTGAAACTATAGCAACTCTTATAAACTATGCACATAATGAACTCGGAAAGAAAGTATTAGTTATAACTCCAGGAAAAAAAGCGAAAGATGAAATTGTAAAAAGATACGAGTCTAGATTTGGTGGTAAATTACCTACATCAATAGATGGAGATCTTGGATGTATAATTACTTCAGGATTTCTAAATCAAAAGAAAATAAAAGATCCAGACCTATGTATTTTAGAGGAAGAGAAACTTAAGAAATTCGATTGGGTTCTAGTAGATGAAGTAGAATATACTATTAATCCTTCTGGTGAATGGATATATGATAGACTAGTGAATGCTGAAGTTATGTACGGATTTTCTGGAACTGCAGATCGAGATTCAGGAGTTATGATCACATTTGCACAGGGAATTACGGAAACAGTAGTAAGAAACAAGGACTTAATTAAATATTTCGGACCAGCATTAGTTTATAGAATGCCTACTAGTCTGAAAATAAATAGTATCCACATAAATACTATCGCTTTAAATAATATTAAATTTACAGAAGAGGATTTTAATGAGGATAATAATGTCTATAATACAATAATGTCAAAAATTTGGGTTGATCCTGGAGTATGTGAATTGATTGTAAAGATAGCAAAAAAATATCCTAAATTATATATCCCAATAAATAATTTAAATAATATTATTTCAACTTGGATAGATAACTTTTTTATTGGAGTATTTAGAGTGCTCTTAATTTGCGGCGAAGGATATATTTATTATGACTTGTCTGGAAATAAAACAAACCTAGATCTTCAACAATCATGCGAATATATTAAAAATGGAATGGTAGATATAATTCCTAGTACCGCCGCAGGATTTAGAGCACTAGACCTTCCTGGATTAGAAAATATATTACTAGTTTCTAATATCAACGCTGGATCGGTTCTTCAACAACTAGGACGAACAGCAAGAGGAACTAATATGAACGTTCTTGCACTAAAACCTAAAATACCGAAAAGAATCCCGGTATATACAAAAGGATTCGAACAAAGAGATGAACTATTACATAACTACTATAAGTATTGTGATATTCAAGATATAGTTATTAATGAAGAAAATCTTTAAAAATATAGTATGGATAATGGTAGTGTATTTGATTTGATTTTTAGCTGTTTTAATCAATATTTATTTCAGGATGCTAAAAATAATATATTAGATCTTCAATATTATTTTCAGACTAATCCACAAACAGCCGGAAATGGTATGGTCTCTCAACTCGTGGATGCTATAAAGACTTATCCTCTAGAAAATATAGATGAGCCTTTATTTAGGAGTATCTTATTTAGATCTCAGAAAACTCCACAAGAGACTCAAGAGGTGATGAATGAAATTATAAAATGGAAAAAATATACAAAAAGTCAAATTGAACCAGCCAGAAAGATTTTAACTGATGTAATATATTCAGTTAATCTTCAAAAAGCAAACAGACTCTATTCTCAAAATCCAGAAGAATATGTTAAGTTTGTGAAAAATATAAATGTTAAAACTACTGCTGATCTAGATAATTTTAGTGAGATTGGATTTACACAAATAGATATTAATTCAATCATCGCTGAACAGGCAGAAGGTGGTGTACCTAGTAAATTTGAATGGATAAATAATTGCTTTTCATGCGGAGCTTATGAATTTGGACAACTCGGACTTATCGCAATGCCTCCAGGAGTTGGAAAGTCTCTTTTATCCATGCAGGAGGCATTGAACATGAGTTTACAAGGTTATAAAGTACATTATTTAGCTCTTGGAGATCTTAAAATGAAAGACTTTAAACGAATGAAGCATAGATATAAGAATCTATGAAAATTCTATTAAAATGCTAGAACTATTAGAATAAAATAGAATTAGCATCTCTATCTTTTATCTAAGAGATAGAGTTCAACGACTAAATATAGAACTATAAAAATATAGATGATATAGTCTAATAGTTTAATGAAAATTAAATTTATAATGATTATCAGATTAGGAGCTCAATTTACAGGATTGTCATTTAATGAAGTATCTCAAAACATAGGACCTATATACAATAGTATGTGTCAAATGATTGGAGATAATCTTAGTATAACTATACTACCAGCTGGAAAAATTTCAGTAGATGAATATATAGAATTCATGAAAACCAAAGATTATAAAATCCTGTTTATCGATTAATTGCTTAGTCGCTTAAATAATAAAATTTAAGAAAATTATACTAAAATGCTGGAAAATGTAAGACATAAATCAGCATCAAGGAATATTAGTTACTTGTTCAACGACTAAATGTATAACTATGAAAAATAGATGATATAGTCTAATAATTTAATACCATATTAAATTTAGTAATGTATGATGCGGGATTTAAAAACGCTCACGGTGGAGAGGATGGATCTATGTATAAATCTTTCGGAGATATTTATGATAAGCTTACAGAGTTAACTGCAATGGGAAAGTTAGTATTTATATTGTCTCAGTTAAAAATTGGAGCATATAGTCAAGAAGTATTAGATATGTCTTATATAGCTGGGTCTAGCCATAAGGTTGATGTGGTAGATTTTATTATAACACGCTCTAAGGGCGGTGAGAAACCCAACCCTAACAACCTAGGAATATCAACAATTACGAAAAATCGACGTGGAGAAACAAATATAATTGATTATAATATAAGACTTCAGAATGGTAGATTTAGAAGTTTACCAAAGAAAGTATATGACGATATAAGAATGATTCAAGAGAAAAGATGTTTTTCTGAGGCAGATATAGATTTAATGATTAATAACTATAATATTCAATATAATCAAGCTCAACAGAGTATATACAAACATGGAAGTGGGCTACAACAAGGAAACAATATTAATATACAACAGACTGTTTCTGGACCAACTCCATTTAATAGACCTTAAAGTGAATTTTTGCGTTTTAAGGAAGATTAAAACCTAATATATGAAGAACATTAGAAAAATTTATAAATAAAATTATAAATTAATCTAGTGTTCTTTTTATTTAGATTTCATAAGAATAGGGAAAAAGTAAGATTAGTAAAGGTTGCAAACTTTATTGACCTGAAATTTCCCTTTAGTAAAATTCTTATGAGGTTTATAATTATTTTAAATATTTTTTAATTATGAAATCTAAACCAATAGAAGGTATAAAATCTACCGAAAATCCAGGGATGAAGTATAGTAGTTACCTAGATGAAAAAGATTTTAATGAGATGATTCTAGATGGGAGAACTGAAGAGGAATATCTAGAAGATTACTGTAAATTAATAGATCAAGCCCTTCAGAGAGGATTAAAACGAGGAAAAATCGAATTTTATACAGAGAAACATCATATTTTACCTAGGTGTATGTCAGGTGAAGATGAGAACTATAATTACGTACTTCTTTCTGCTTTAGAACATATAATAGCACACGTTTTATTATATAGAATTCAATCAGATAATAATAAAATATTATCTGCTCTATTTTGTATGATTAATGTAAATTCAGTATATACATCCGAGCGAAAATTAGTAATAGAGAAATATAATATTACCCTTTCTGCTGAGTTAAGAGAAAAATATATACGTTCTATCTCATATCCTGTTGTTTGTCATGATTTAAATAATAAAGTTTATAGAGTATATAGTAGTATTTCAGAAACTGAAATGGATGGTTTTAATCACACTTCTGTTAGTAGTACTGTAAAAGGAGATTACAATACTTCTAGAGGATATAAATTTTCTTTATTAGAAGATTTTAAAATTAATTATCCAGAAAAATTAAATGAATTTTATTCATTAAAAGATCTACCAAAATTAAATTTAACACCTTTAGAAAGAAATACTGTATTAGAATATAATGATTCCGGAACAAAGATAGTATGTTTTGATAAAAACTTCAATGTTTGTAAAATATATAATACAATATCCTCTATTAAAATAGATGGATTTAATCCAGAGTATCTTAGAAGGAGTATAGAGAATAAAACATTATATGGAGAATATTACTGGATGTATTACAACGATGCTATTAATTTATATTCGAATAGTATTCAAAAATTTTATGAAAAAGGAGCAATTTCTAATATAATAAAATATATTCCTAGAGAAACTAAGAGAAGTAAAAAGATTATTTGTCATGATAAAGACTATTTAATATATAAAATCTATGATTCAGTAAAAGATGTTATAAAAGATGGATTTTCTGAATCTTCAGTATCTGCTGCAGTAAATCGTAATAAAACAAGGACATCTTATTCTGCTATAGGTAAATACTTTGATTATTATTGGACTAGCCTAGATGAATGGGAATATCCAGATAAATTAGATGAATACTATCTTAATAAAGAAACAAATAATTTACCAAAGTTAGTTGTTAAGTTATTTAGAAATGAAATAATAAGAACTAATCGGAATCATGAGATTATAAAAATATATAAAAGTATTGGAAATGTTAGAGAAGATGGGTTATTTCACCAGAATGTATGGAGAATCTTAAATAAAGATAAAAAATTAAATACTGAATCCTTATATAATAATTCATATTGGTTTAAATTTTCAGACTTTAAAGAAAAATATCCTGATAAACTTGAAGAATATTACAAACAACAAGAGCAAAAATAAATTTCATTTCTTCTATTAACTCCAATTGGTTAATAGGCAATAAATTTAATAAATTCATAATAAAATTAATCCCAACCTCCTGTAGTGATTATAGTGGGTTGGGCTCTTTTTTCTCCTCCAAATCAATAAAAAGGGTGATTTCTAAGGGTGATTTTCTTATATATGAGTAAAAATTTAAAATAAAATTAATAAAATGAAAGTAATTCAATCTAAAGTATTGGTCATAGTAGATAAAAAAGATACTATGACTCAAAAGATAGGAAATTTTGTTGTTCCTGCGAGTGAATGTGAAAAAGCTGAGGTTATTGGAGTAGGTGAAGAAGTTAGCGAGGGAGTATTAAAACCTGGTGATACTATCTTGATTTATCCAAACACAGGAAAATCATTTACTCAAGATGGAACAGAATATCGTGTTATAACTTTAAATGAAATTATTGTAGTACTTTAATTAAAACGAAACATGTCAGAAGGAAAAATTATTAATCACGGCTTTGAAACTCAGGCCGAAATTATTGAAGGTGTAAAAAAATCAGTAGAGGCAATTAAGAAAACACTCGGCCCGTCAGGTAAAGCCGTATGTATTTCAGGATTTACAGGTCCAGAGGTGTCAAGAGATGGAGCTACTGTTGCTAAGTCGATTTCATTTAAGAATCAACTTCAGAATACAGGAGCTATCTTTGTAAAAAATGCTGCCGCTCAAACAGAAAGATTAGCAGGTGACGGTACAAGTTCAACTTCACTATTAATCAAAGAAATGTGTGAAAAAGGACAAAAAGCATTACGAACTGGAGCTAATGTAAATGAGGTGAAATCTGGTATGCTTAAGGCCGGAAAATGGATGGCTGAGTATATCAAAAATAATTCAATTCCAGTAAATGATGATATGGAAAAGATCAGAAAAGTGGCAACTATTTCAGCCAATAATGATCCGGCCATTGGAAATCTGGTAGTTGAATGTATGGAGAAAGTTGGAATGCTTGGTATTATTACAGCTGATTTTTCTAGTGGTCTTGAAACTACTATTGATGTAACTACTGGAATGAAACTCGATCGTGGTTGGGCTTCTCCACAGTATGTTACAAATCCTACTGATGGAACTTGTGTAATGGAAGATCCTTATGTAATTGTAGTAGGAGAAAGATTATCTAGTGTACAGCAAATTCTTCCGTTAATGGAACAGCTTGTACCTACTGGACGCCCATTCTTATTTATAGTAGATGATATTGATGAAGTAGTAAATACAACTCTTGTTATGAATACTCTTCAAGGTGCAATTAGATGTTGTGTTGTAAAAGGTATTGATTTCGGAGATTCAAGGAAAAATATTATGGCAGATATTTCAATTTTAACTGGCGGTAAATATATTTCTCCTGAGAACGGATTATCAGTCACACAAGCAACAAAAGAGGATCTTGGAGTAGCTAAGAAAGTTGTAATTTCTAGAGATTCATGTATTATCTATGAAGGTGGTGGTGATTCTAAAGAGATTGCTGAAAGGGTAGAAATTCTTAGCACCAAACTTACAGATCCTGGAATATCAGATTATGATAAAACTAAATTTGCGAAACGAGTAGCAAATCTTAGTGGAGGTATTGCAGTAGTGAGAGCTGGAGGAGCTTCTGAAACTGAAAAACAGAACCTTAAACAAACTATTGAAGATTCTATTCTAGCATCTAAAAGTGCTATTGCTGAAGGATGTTCTTTAGGAAGTGGTTATATCTATTACAAAGGATCATTAGAAGTGAAGAAAGATAAGACATTCTGGAAATCTTTAGTTGGAGATGAAGTAGAGGGTGCAGAAATTGTATTCTCAAGTCTTCCAGTAATTCTTAAAACAATTGCAGACAATTCAGGAGTTTCTGGAGAAGTAGTTCTAGAAAAGGTTAAATCATCTAAACCAGGAATTGGATATAATGCTAAGACTCGAAAGTATGGTAATTTACTTGAGGAGGGGATCTTAGATAGTTCTAAATCTCTTCGAGTAGCTCTTGAAAATTCTATTTCAGCAGCGTCAATGATTCTCTTAATTGATTGTACAATTATCGATGATAATATTTCCGAAACTAAAATAGAAGGTTAATAAATAATAATATACTACACCTCATCCTGGTTTTGATATTTTATCCCAGGGTGGGGTTTCATTATTTTATGACAAAGATAATAATTAGTAATACCAATTCAGTTTCAATTGGATTTAGTGACGAATGGTTATATATGTCTTTAGCAGATGGTAGATATCAAGGTTATATATCTAGATTAGCATATCTTTATCGAGAAAAATATAGATCAGATACCTCAAAACTTCCAAATTTTGAGAAAATTTTAAAATTAATTAATTCTCAGGATTCTTTAAGAGGTTATAGGTTTGAAGCTAAAAGAGAGAAATTATTTTATACGATTACTCATGGAGATAATTATAAAAGGATTGGAGTGGAATTTGTTAATAAATTTTTAAAAAGTGATTTATACAATTTCAATGGAATTTCTTCTGAATCTGAGATATATTACTATAGAACAATTCAAGGAGCTTATGAATTAACCGACAAAATTTCTATAAATTTTCCTGATTTTATAGAAAATATATTATCAAAAACAAAAGATGATATGATCGATCGTTTTGGAATAAGTTATATTATAAATTACATGCTTAATACGCAGCCGAGAAAGCTTGATTTTCTAATTAATGAGGTTAAATAAAATAAAAAAATTATGAAAAAAGAAGATGATAACGACTTTCCTCTCTATGATGGGGAGGAAGGAAATATTAATTTTGATGAACAAGAAGATGATTTCGATTTTGAGCCGGAAGATTTACCAGATTGTCCACTTACTGATTTAGTTATTAGTAATATGATGATGTCTAAACCTTTCGGAATGCACTGGGATTATGATAAGATGAAAGAATTTTTAGTAAAACTTGGATATAAGATAATTACTAGATATTCTGATCGTCGAGAAGTTGAATATGAAGTTGCAATAAAACCTAACTCATCTTTTATACCAGAAGATGACTTTAGTAATATTAAAGAAATGTTTGACTTAGAAGTCCAAGATATAATGATTGGATGGCTATTAAAAAATAAATAAATTTATGTGTGTTACAAATAATATTACAGAAAAATCATTAGAAAAATGGAAAGACCTTATTCTTGCATGTAAAAACTATTATATTGATTCAGTACCTACCGGAATGGATGATGCTGTATATGATATGTTAGAAGCTAGAGCAGCGCAAGAAGATGGATTTTTTGTCAGAGATTATGTTTATCAAACATACTTAAAAGGAACTAAGACAAAAAATTCTTATATAGAAAAAATTAAAAAGAAAAAAGTTGAAGAAAAAACTATGTTAAGTGCTCTTTCAGAGTTTATGAATGAAAACTCTGGAAAATACTGTGATCTAAAGTATGATGGATCTAGTATAGCAATTTATTTAGATTCTTCAACTGGTATTCCAAAAAGAATAGTTACAGTCGGAAATTTAAATTTGGATAACTATGGGGTAGATCAAACTTGGAAATTAATAAACTTCCTTCCAAAAAGATTTCCGAAAGGTATAGTAGCAATTCAGGCAGAGGCATTAGTTGACATTAATCGACTTTCTGATACTGATCCTGAAACTGCTAGACAAAGAGCCAATGGACTAATAAATTCTAAGTATTGTGAATCTGAGGTAAATAATTTATTAACTCTTAGAGCTTATAGATATTATACTGATGATTCAATAGAAGGACAAATACTAAGAAAAACAGACTATCGTGAAGTTTTAAAAATGTTTGAAACTGTATGTTCAAAAACTGATGGACATATCTTATTTTCCCCTGCCGATGTATGGACTATAGAAGAACTTATGAGCGCCGGAAATAAAGAATATACAGAAACAGATAAAACAGTTACTTCAACTGGTTACTTCTTAAATGATGGTTGGGTAGTATATGATGAATTTGGAATATGTCTCGGCGCCTTAAAATTTGCTGGTGCTGGATCAGGAACTGAAGCTTTAAAAACTACAGTAAGAGGTATACAATGGAATTCTCAAGTAGCTAAAGGAAAAGATTCTTGGTCAGCTAATATTCTAATCGATCCAATTCAAGTAAAAGGATGTACAGTAAGAAAACCAAGTGCTGGAAGTGTGGGAAAAATGGTAAAAAAGAAAATTACCCCTGGAGCAATAGTAAGTATTATTATGGCTAATTCAACTATTCCAATGGTAGGGGATTCTTTTACTGAAGGTAATGGAGATTTTATGTGGCCAACTTGTAGCTGTGGTTATAATATGTCAGAAAAAGATGTTTATGGAAGTCTTTTGAAATGTGGAAATCCTATGTGTACTGAAAGACTAGATCGAATGAATAATTATATAGGATCTCTTAGTAATATTAAACAACAACTAGATCTTAATAAATTACTTGTTATAGATCGATTTAAGTGGGAAAGTACTAGGATTAATATAGATCAATTGTTGGGAAGTGTTGAAAGAAATGATCCTAATAGTTACTATAATCAATTAAGATCTTACCTTAAAACAGATTTACAAGTGAGAAATTTAGATTTAGTTTGGAAAGCAAGTTATACAATCTTAAGAAGTTATTATGAAAAGTCTATTGGAATTTAAACAAGAAGCAATAATTGTAGAAAAACCAAAAGAAGAATGGAATAGACTTTATCTTGAACTCTTAGACTTAATAAAATCTTGGGGCTTGGAAGATAAAGTTAACTCTTTTAAGTATGAATGGAAAGGATCAGGAAACTCATTTAATAAATTATTCGAATTATCTTTTCTTCGAGAATTAATATTTTACGTACTCGATATAGATTGGAGAGATCCAATTTGGGGAGATATATTTGATATTAAAAGGATAAGTAGTACTCCTAAATCCTATCACGGTTCAGGAAATGATATTACTATTGAAACTTACCTATTTCAACTTGAAGATAAATCAAAGGTATTAAATAGTCTTAATGGAAATTGGGTATTTGATCATTATAAAGAAGTGAAAGATTTTATGGATCAATATAATGATAAATATTTAAAACTGTTTGAAATTAAGAGATTATTTCCATTAGAAGTAGAGATAGAAAATGTTTGATTTAGAGCAAAGAAAAAATTATATAAAAACAAGAAATGATACAGATTATACTGATACAGTGAAAGCAGTATATAAAATCTTAGTATCTAAATATTCCTACCGAGCAAGAATTTCAGATATTTTTCAACTCCTTAAGGATGCATTTGGAATTAATGAATTTATTATTCTTGATTATCAGCAAATGAATAATGCACCCTTCGAATCTTGGTTAGTTGATCAGTATATATCTTGGAAAAATGGTAAGGAGATAGATTTTATAGAAATATATAAAGCTATCTTAACTATTGGAGATTTTACTACATCTGAAAAAGAATTGTTTGAGTCAGGTCTGATTGAAGAGCGTTTATGGGCTATTTTCTTATTAGTTGATAGCCCCGAATTAAATATTATATAAAATAACATTAAAATGATTGAAGTAAATTTGTATTCTATTCCGGCCCAAGAAATGAATTCTATGGTAGGCCGTTGTGTTGCTCGTAGCCGTTTTGATAAAGAAGGTATGGGCGTAAGTGTTATGGAATTTGTTAAGGGTTTTTTAAAGAATAATTTAGCAAATTTCGAAAATAGTATTGGTAACGCTGAATTAGTAAGCTTTATTAATTCAGAAACTACAATGAGTACTAAGGATTTTTCTTGCATTAATTATTGGTTAGCTCAAGTTGGTTATCTTGTTCAGATTCAAAATGTAGCTGATGATGAAGAAAATGCAACCGGTATCCCGACAGGTGATGTAGTAGAGTGGAATGTAATCGATTACAACTTTATGCAATATGATTACCCAACTGCAACTAAAATTATTCCTGGTGAAGGTCTTGAAATTCCAGCTATCCTTAGGCAGATTGTAGAACAGTCTGGTTTGTTTGATCCTAATAAATTAAGTGGTGTTAAAAATCCATTTACATTATTGTTAAATAATATGGATAAAATTAAGAATACTACTGGATCTGTATCACCAGCTATTACTACTCAGATCTATAATCTTTTAGATCAGATGGGTATTAAAGTATTTTGTGCAACTTCTGAAGATTAATTACAATGACTACTCTACAAAATGATATTCTAGAAATATATAATTCCTTAGTAGAGTTTTCTGATAATACAGTAAAAACAAACTTTCCGATTCCAATTAAAGTAAGATATGAAAAAGAAACTAGATTACTTATATTTGAACAGAAAGGAAAAACGGTATATCTAGGTCTCCCAGTTTATTATTGTTTAGCACTGGAGGACTTAGAAAAACCGACTTATCTATTACCAGAAGATTATGATTATCTAATGTCAACTCTTCAATCTTTAATAGCATCTGGAGAATTGATAAAACCTAGAACTTGTCTTGGCCCTGAAAACTATGGATTTAATGTTTATTCAACTAATATTAATGAAATGTATAAAGGACCTGATGTAATTGGACAAGTAAAGTTTATTTCTGGAACATCTTGGTTATTTAAGTTTAGAACAAGAAAAAAGTATAAATTATGAATTTTAACGGAACGATTATTATCACAGATCCCTGCTATATTGCAGAAAATAAGGATTGGGGAAACGGATTTAATTATAATAATATGACTATCTCGGAAGAAGTAGGATTCTCTGATAATTATATTTGGGAAGATACTGGAGTTGGAGATGGAAGATGGAAAGTATCAAAACTAAAAAATATTCTTGGCTTACTTGAGCTTGAAAAATTCATAGATGATATTGAAGAAGCTTACTATAATCTTTACGATAATCCTTCAATTGAAAATCAGATTAATCTTGAAAAATTAGTTAATCAGAGGGAAACTATTGGAAGATATTGTGTAGATTCTGGGACTTTTGGAGTATTTTATCTTGACGAAGTTTTAAAATATAAGCCAGATTTTTTAGTAGAACATGGAGATTGGTGTTATACAATTATTAAAGACTTTATTGGGGATGTAAATGTATATACTGATTCTCGTGAACAAAAACATTTTTTAGGTATAGGTAATAAAACATTTTATAGTAATACAGTATCATGGTTGTAAAAATTATTAATAAATCAAAATTTCCACTTCCAAGTTATGCAAAGCCTGGAGATTCTGGAATGGACCTTAGAAATATCGGTGAAGAATTTACATTAAAACCGTTAGAAAGAAAATTAGTTCCTACAGGCATATATGTTCAACTTCCCCCTAGAACTGAAATCCAAGTTAGAGCTAGATCTGGAGAAGCCTTTAAAAAAGGATTAGGAGTTTTAAATGGACCAGCCACTATAGATTCAAACTATAGAGGAGAAATTGGAGTAATTTTAGTTAATCTTAGTCCTGTAGAGGTAACTGTAGAACATGGAGAAAGAATTGCTCAGATGGTTTGTGCAGAAGTAACTCATATGGAATTAGAGGAAGTTAGTAAACTTGATGAAACAGAACGAGGAGGATCAGGTTATGGCAGTTCCGGAATACAATAACGATATAAAACGACTTCTTGGATTAAAAGGAAATACTAGATTAGAAATTCAAAATCAATTAACCCAACGAATCTTAGAATATGATTATATAGATAAAACTCCAGGAATAGGATTGAGATTTTTAGAAACAAAGAAAAGAAATCGAGAGGCTGGTGAATGGATTTATTATAATATTCTATTCGAAGCTAGAAAATATCAAGATACTCCTGAATATTTAGCACATATTCTAGGATCACTATCAAAAGTAGTAAAGACCTGGGGAGATTATTCTAATATTGATGTAGTTGGAATTCAAGAAGTTGATTGTGAAGAAGCAGATTATTATTATATACTAATTTATATTTTAAGTGATGGAAAAGACAAAGAAAAACTCGAATCCGATGGAGAGTGAAAAAATGTCGGAAAAAGATTATGAACTTCTAGAAAAAAGAAGAGTATGGGGATGGGAAAATGCAATGTCTGTAGCAAATGATTTATGGGCTAGTATTCATAGTTCATTACTTGCTGGAGATCTAGTATTTGCTTATAAAGATACTACAGGAGAGTCAGGATTAACTCAAATTGTTATAGTAGCACTTAATCAACCAACAGAACACTTTTCAGTTGGTATGGTTACATCTGGATATACTGCACTTCTCCCACATGTACCATTTGATTACCTAACTAATACTGTTCTAGGAGATCTTAAAAAGTATAAAGTTGATAAGAATATAATAAAGGCTTACGAACAAATTTTAGAAAATTATAAAAGATGAGCAATTTGAGAATTTTAAGTGTTGATGTTGGTTTCTCTGCTATTAAGTGTTCTTTTAAGGATTCCAACGGTTTAATAAAATTTGAAAAGTTTATTAGTGCAACAGCAAAACTCCCTGAAAAACCACTTGAAAGTGATGATGATATGGTATTTCCATTAGGAGGGGATTATTATGTATTAGGACCTGCAGCATTAAAAGTACCTAGATCTTATTTACTTAAACTCGAAACTTTTGAAGATTTAAAAGCAGTTTATGCCCCATGGTTGTCATATTTAATAAAAAAATATGGCGGAGATGAAGGAATAAATGCATTTGATAAATTAGCTATTGGTTTATCAATGGCTTTTAATACCAATGATAACGTAGATGAATTATTAGATTATTTATATGAAACATTAAATATAAATAAAGAAGATTATATATATTGTTTTTGCCAAGGCTTATCATGTAAATATACCTATAATGAATACGGGTTAAATGTTCGTGAAGCTTCTAGACGTAATGATGTTAAGTTAAGAAATGCATTAATACTTGATGGAGGATTTGAAACTTTAGATTTCTGTAGTATTATCAACGGTACTTCTTCAGCAGGTGCTGCTGTAGGAGTAAAAGATTCTGGCGTAATTAGAATAGTTTACGATCTCGTTGATTATCTATATAAAAATTATTCGATATCAATTTCAATTAAAGAAGGCCAAGTAATTTTAGATACTGGAGTTTTAAAACGCAGAGGAAAAACAATAGATTTATCTAGACAAGTTGAAGAGTTTTCAAAAAAATATATTATCGAAGTTTTTCAATATTTAGATAAAAATTATGGAGAGGTACTTGATGCTTTAGATGATGGTATTATTGTTTTAGGAGGATTAAGTTATTTTATGAAAAAATATCTCCATGATCCTGAAGTAGAAAAAGAAGTAGATAAAATATTTAGTGTATCTGAAATAGTATATCCAGAGGAAGACTCGGAATACTATAATTGCATATCATACTTAAGATTAGCTGAAAAAGTAGCTAGTGATAATATGAAATGATAAAAATGCACTTAGAGAAAGGTTAAAACCTAATATATGAAAGAACATTAGAAAAATTTATAAAAGAAATATTTATAGATCGATCTAGTGTTCTTTTATTGTTTCATAAAAGTTATAGGGGAGATAAAGCAGTTGAATTAATATTATCTCAAGGTCATGGAAGAGCTTGGGAATTTGAACCTGAAAATAAATAAATAAATAAAAAATTGATAAACAATGAGTAAATCAAAAATAATTAAAGGACAAGCATTTATTATTGAAAATGCTTTAGTTCAAGAACAGATTTTATTAACTCCAGGACAAGCAAGTACTACTAATATTGTGGAGCTTATTAAAAATATATGGGATGACCTTAAGACAGAAGGTACATATAAAAGTAATAAAAAGAAAAACTACTTTTATTGGGAATATGAAATGACTGATACTGAAAATGAAGATTCAGTTATTAAAGTAAAAATGGAATGCCCCCAGCCAAAAGAAGGATTATTTGAAGAACCATATGATCCTGAAACAGTAGAAGGCGACTATGCTAAATATTGGGTAAAAAAACTTAAAGAATCTACTGAAAATTATGAATACAAGGCAGCAATTCAGAAAAAAGAAATAGTTTTCCCTGGCACTAGATACGTAAATCAAGAAGGTGAAGTAGTAGAAGTAGAAGGAACAAAAATCAGTAATACAGATATAGGAGATATTACTAATTTACTTGGATTGTTTTAATAGAAAATAAATTATGGAAGAGGAAATAATAGAATCAATCGACGAAGAAAAATTACCAACTATCATTAGTAATGATGAAGATGTCATAGAAGAGGTGATCCCTGAAGAAATCCCTGGAACTAGTGGCATAATCGGAGGCAATCCCTTCGGAAACATAAGAATACAGATTAATGGTCAAGATATTTTTATGTAAAATAACATAGAGAGGTTAGATACATTTTCTACCTCTCTTATTTTTATATACTTGAATTTTATATTATTAAAACTTGAAACTTACAAAACACGTAAAATTTAAGTTTTTTCTCTTATATGTGTGATGAAAAAGATGTTTAATTTAGAAACTATTTTTGTTATGTGTAAAGAAAAACCATTTAATCGCCAAGATCAAAAATATCCAGATCTCCCTGACTATGAATTTATTCCATTAGTATATCCAGGTATTAAGGATATATATGAGATTAATAAAAAATCTGAAGTTAGAAATAAATACACTAAACAACTATTAAAACAACAACAAGATGAATTTGGATATACTACAATCTCTCCACAATATATAGAAAAGCATAAAAGAAAAGCAAAATCTATTCATATAATAATGGCTACCGTTTTCTATAATAATTCAGAACCAAAAATATATAATATAGTTAATCATATAGATCATAATCCAAGAAATAATAACCTATCTAACTTAGAATGGGTTACTAAAAGTGAAAATAATAGTCCAGATAGACGCTTACCAGTTCATAAAGATAAACGAATTAAATATACTGCAATGGATAAAAAGGGAAATGAATTATTTACAATAGATTCTTTAGATAGTAAAGGATATGATATACGTTACATTTCTTCGATTGCTAAAAAAAGTCAATATAGCTATAAAGGATATTATTGGAAACGACAAGAATCATTAAATAATCAAAAGTTTTTTGATCTTATAGGATTTTCTGGAAACTTAGATGACTATACTTGGTATGAACACTGGAAATATCCTCAATGGTCTGTGTGTAGTGAAGGATTTATTAAATCAAATAGATTTAATAAATTAATAGGAACACTTAATAATAAAGGATATATTATAGTTGATAGTAATAGTACTAAAGCGCATACAGTTATTATGGAATATCTCTTAAGAAGAAATTTAAAAAAGGGAGAAATAATTGATCGCATTAATACAATAAAAACAGATAATAGTTTTTCTAATCTTAGAGTTACTGATCAAAAAGGAAATATGAATAATGTAAATACTCTGGAAAAATTATCAGAAAAAATAGTATTAGCAGATCTATATGGAGACTTTTTAAATTTTGGTTTTTCGAGAGATATCCAGAAACTAGTTGGAAAAGACAATATTAAAAGATCCAGAGTAGATAGGTTATTAAGTAGTAATGTAATTTCTACAAAATATATTTGTATTAAACTTGGAGACAAAGAGAAATTACATAAAAAGATGGAGAATATAATATATAAATTTTCTAAAGATAAATTAAGAGTTCTTGGAGCATATAATTCAATTACATCTGCAAAGAAGGAATCAGTTATTTCTACTAAAAGTATTAGTAAAAATTTAAATTCTGAAAAACCTGCGCCAGACGGATATTACTACATGAGAGGTCCTGAGGCAGTAAAGTTAGTACTATCGTTAGGACATGGTACTGCAGGAAATTTTAAACTTGAGGAAAAAGAGGAATCTCAGAAACCCTGAAATTCTTATATATGATAGAAAAGATTGAAAGATATTATTTATAGAATCTGGAAATCAATTTTATGGAGGAAGAAATTCTGAAATAAAATAAAAAATCTATCAAGACACAATAACAACTAAAAAGGATGTCGGGATGTTGGAATAGGTAGACAAGAAACACTTAAAATGTTTTGGGCAGAAAAATAAGACCCGTGGGGATTCGAGCTCCCCTCCCGATACTAGACATAATTATAACAGGGCCCATATCTCAGTTGGTTAGAGAAGCTGACTCATAATCAGAAGGTCGTCAGTTCAAGCCTGGCTGGGCCCACTATTTAAAGAATATTCATTAATTTGGATATTCTTTTTTTATTTCCCCAAAATCCTTATTAATGTAATAAAAACTAAAAGAAAGAAAAATTATGGAAAAAGATTACGAGAAATTATTTGCAGTAAAATATGTTTTACAAAAAGAAGGCTTAGAAAATTTTAGAAGGAACCGTAAACATATTACTGAATTTGAAAATGTATTTTTTGAAGTTGTAAGTAAAGAACCCAGACCTATAAGAAAATATAAAATTTCAAGTAATATACAAAACTATATTCGATTTTATTCACTTAATAAAGAACGGCTATTTTCTAGCAAATTAAGAGATATAGTCAGTAAAAAGAACTTAGAAGACTTATTTAGAAATTCAGAAAAGAAAGCTAAATTTGGATTGATATATAATTCTAGTACGAAAGATAAACAGGAAACAGACTATAATGCCCACTCTATTTTTTGTATAACAAATGAATATATTATACTATATGCATTTATTGGAAAGTGTATTATGGGCAATGATAAAAAAACATTTAATTCATTAGGAAGTGTAGTAATAAAAAAGAGTGATTTATTAAATTTTTCTGAATTAAACTTAGAAGGTTGTTTATATAGCATGGATGAATTTGTTAACTCATACAAACTTTGTAAACAGTTTAATTGTTTGGATAAATTTTTTAAAAGTATTCCTTCAAAAATGATGAATGAGTTTACTTCATTAGGATGGTCAGATACATTAGAAGATTACTATAAAGAGGTAATAGATAGTCAAGAAGATTTATTATCAAATAATAAAACTATAGATGATCTTATTAAATATTTTAAAAATAATTATAATCAAACTTTATATTCGGTTGAAGCTAAGGAATCATTTAGCATAAAATACAGATTTATCTATGAATCATTTAAAAGTTTTATATTTTTGATGACTTCTGAAATAAAAACTGAAACATTTGAATCTGTGTTATCTGGAAAAGTAAAAAATCCACCTACACAATTTGAAGATCCTAATACTGGCCGAAGAAATCAAGGAGTAATTATAGTAGATAAACTATACGATACTGAAATAAATATAGATTGTCCCTTTGGTGTAAGAGGTCATTGGAGAAATCAATACTACGGAAAAGATGCGGCCGGAAATCCAATACATAAAAGAATTTTTATTGAAGCATTTGAGAAGAAAGGTTATCATAGAAAGGCAACAAAAGAATTAGTGGAAAGCAAATAAAAAATTAAGAGAGGAAATTAATCCTCTCTTTTTTAATTTTTCTGCTCTTTTTTATAAATATTCCAAAACTTTTCCACTTCAATCTCTACTTCTAAATAATCCTCTTCAGTAATAACATTAGAGAGTCTTTTATTAAGATTCTCAAGATCTGATACTTTAGAAGTATTATTTTTTGATTCATAGAATTCAAACATTACATTTAGTTTTGGTTGAAGAGCATCAATTTTCTTTTCTACTTCTTTACTAGGATAACCACCTAAAGCTCTACTTATAGCTTTTCCTGTTCCATAAAGAACTTTTCCAGCTAAATAACTAGCAATCATAGTTGCTATTACTCCTCCTGCTTTCATAAATTTTCTATATTTAAGTTTTTTATTCACATATAAGGCTTTGACATGAAAAAAGAAGGGATTTAATTAAATCCCTTCTTCTAATTTTATTTTCAAGAAATAAATCCCTCGAATTTGTAATAAACTATGTATTCCTCTTGATTTTCTCCTTTTATATAGCGAGAAATTCTAAATACAATACTTTCTAATGGTTTATATTTCATAAGAACATATTCAGTTAAGTGTCGTATTTTTTCTCCCTTTACTTTCTTTTCAAGTTCACTCAAAATCTCAAACTTTCCTGTAGTTCCTATCGAATGCTGAGTTCGGTTAAAAAACTCATTAAGATTTTCTAACTCAACTCCAACAACAATTCCTTTCTTTGGTAATTTAATTTCTGATTCCATAATATTAATATTTTGTTTATTACTACACTTATAAGGATTTGATTCGTTCTATTTCTGCTAACAATTCTTTCTCTGATGTGTAAATATACCAGGGATATCCATATTTTTCTACTAATAGTTTATCATAGCTAAAGTATAACAAAGTAATTCCTTGCTCTCTACACCATCTATTTTTCTTTATATCAGATTTTCTTTGAAATAGATATTGCTCTAATTTTCCCATTACTGGGAAATGGTATGGACCCTGAATTTCAATAGCTATGTTTAGATCTGGTATAAAAATATCAATCTTAGAATAATTTGAATATGATACTATTTCAGATTCTATAGTATAATTATTCTTTTCTAGAAATATCTTAAGATTAATTTCCCAACAAGATTTAATTCCATCTTCTTTGAAAATTAAATCCTTCATCCAATTATTTCTATAACATTTATCAGATAAACCACTAAAGTTTTTTGTAAATAATTCTCTATTATTTATATTATTAATATTTATAAAATTTTGTGCATCTATAATAGAATTAATATTATTCCAGTTATTAATCTTACCATTTATATAATTTAAGTAAATACTCCATCTATTTCTATCACATTTACTTAATAATCCTGGATATTCTTTTGAAAATTGATCATGATTTAAAATATTATTTGAATAGATAAAATTTTGAACCTTAACTATACTATCATAGTAACTCCAATCTTTCATATCTTTTTCAAATTTTATATCATGTATCCAACCACTTCTTACAGATTTCCAATATAATCCATTATATTTTTTCTTAAACTCTGTTCTACTTTTTATATTATTATTATTTATAAATACTCTTATTGAATCTATATTATCAAATTTAGATAGATCATTTCTTTTTATTATCTTAAATTTTAAATTATCTAACCAATTATTTAGTCTAGCTCTAGTATATAAAGATTGATATTTATTTTTAAAATCTATTTTACTGCTAATATTATTGGAATTTATGAATTCTTGAACTTTTTCAATACTACTATACTCTGACCATTTTGACTTTTTTGACATAGTTAATTTTATAAAAACAATTCCTCAGCAAAATTATTCTCCAAGTAGAAGAAAATATTTATTTACTGAGGAATTTTAATTTAATCTAATTCTGAATTTTCTTTTCTCATATTTTCTGTATGAAAGAAGTAATCAATTGCATTAAATGTAGTTAGATTATATCTCAATCTATCTACAGGCGTATTACTAGGTCCATAGGAAATAACAAGATCTTCGAATGATACAAAACTTTCTTCTAGAATTAATTTAATCTTAGGATCCTCGAGATATTTCCTTGCTGTTCCTGGTTGAAGTTCAGCGAGGGATATATGAGGCGTATAGGAATACTCAGAAACAACTTCATATTTTGTTCTTAATCCTTTATTAATTAATCCAAGTGTTTTGTATAATTCACTGGTTTGTTTCATTTTCAACACTATATAATCACTATCATTCTCAAAAGATCCGATCTCAAAATTATCTAAGATTCTTTCAGTATTCTCAGATTTTATATATTCAATAAAATCATCAAATTCAGATTCCCCTAAAATAGTTTCAATATCTCCAAGAATATTCATCTTAGGGATTTCTTTTCCTTGAGCATATAATAATGTTATATGCGATTCATTTTCAATTCCAGTATCTTTAAGATCTTCTCTACTAAATATAGCAGATAAGGATACTGGAAGATAAAGCGAGCAATTTAGCATTAAACAGCTATTATTTTCCATATCAATTACCTCCCATGTTTAATAGGTTATTTTTACGACGGAATTTAATCTTTAAGTCATTCAATTCCTTTTTCAGACTTGATCCACCTTGGTTAAATCCTTTATCATCTACTCAATTACGTTACTAGATTATTATTAATCTATGTTCAGACTATATCATCTAAATTATATTTCAAACTTAGTTATATATTTAGTCGTTGAGAATATCTTTTTCTTAGATATAATCTAAGGTAAGATATTTTGCTAATATATTTATTATAAATATTCTAGCATTTTAATATAATTTAAAACCGCAAATAGTTTACGGTTAATCCTAGACCTAATAAGTTATTCTATTCATCTTTAATTTTATTTAAAGTAAGACTATATTATCTAAAATAAGTATTCTTTAGTATCTACTATAGTCGTTGAACAAGCTGTTAATTATAAAACAACAGCTTGATGCTGATTTTCTACTTTGTTCCAGCAATTTAAGATATTTTCTAGTATCAGTTTGTATCGATACTAGCCTCAATAATTTAAGGAACATTTGATTATCTTCCTTCGCAGTGTCTTTTCTAGCACCGCTGATAAATTGATCCGCATTTCTAGAAAGTAATACGGCCAATTCCATCTCACCAATTTTCTGTCCTGTCTGTCTATAGCGTCCCTTTCCAAGTATAGGTTCATCTCGTTTAGCATTAATATCTACGCCATATAGACTTGATGTAACCTTATTACTATATGATGGTATATGGTATAACTCTTCAAGGGTCATGAATCCCGCCTGCAAAGGTTTATCTACTTCTCTAAACTTACCAGACATTCCAGAAACTAATTTATCATATTCTTCTGGTTCTAGATTTTCTTTTAATTCATCGAGATCTGTTAATTCAGTCTCAGGCATAAGAATTTTACTCTGACTTTCTACACCTAAATCTTCAGCCCATTGATTTACAAGTTCTGGAGTAAATTTAGTAGAGAAGCAGCCAACATTGAAATAATACATATCCTCGATTTTACTAGTATTATGACGTTCTATAATTTCTTCTACATCCATACTAGTAAAACGTCCGGGGTAATATGTTTCAAGAAGGGGCTTAATCTTCTTTTGCCCTGTTTTTGTTTTCTTATAATTATCTACAAGATCGTGCAGTTTGTGTGCTATATTTCCGAGTTGTAATTCCATCTCTGGTTCATTAATATGTTCTATTAAGGAAGACTATATTATCTAAGTACTTACTATAGTCGTTGAGAAAGGATTTTATTACTTAAATCAAGCTAAGAATATCCCTTTTGCTGATTATCTATTGTCATATATTACATCCGCTCTAGATAATTAAATCTTTAGAGCAGGAAATTCCTATGACGTAAGTTTTCCAGCAATTTAAAGTATTTTCCTAAATAATTAATGTTTAGGCCTCTAGAATTTAAAGGACGCTCGGAATTTTCAATTATGTTAACTGAATATTTTCTATTCAAGTTCAGACTATATCATCTACTATCACAGTAGTTATGTATTTAGTCGTTGAATATAAGTATAATTTTGATAAATAAAGACGACGAAGTTTCAATCTTTTATAAATTTATATCCTTTTTCTGGAGAATGATTTACTATATAAGATAAGTTCTCTCTACTTAATCCATTAGCTTTAGCACATTCTGTTATAGAATGAAATATTCTTCCACTAGGATCCATTATCTTTTTAGAATTTGGATGTTTTTCTCCTACTCTATCTCTACATAATTGAGCTTTCTTTTCTCTTAATTCATCTGATAGATTTGGTTTTTTCTGAGGCTTTTTCTTTCCTGTTTGTGCCTTAGAAATATTTTGTTTCCATTCATCCGTTATTATTCTGGCTTTCATTTTTTCTCCATGTAACCTCCTTACTTCAGGATCTTTATAATACTCTTTTAGTGTATTTGAAATCTTTAATCTCATTTCTGATGTTTTCTCAGGATTTTTTCTTGTTTCAGAAAATCTTTTTCTAATATAATCCACCTGTCGAGGAGAAAGATGTTCACCAGTTTTACTAGTTGATATTCGCTGAATAGCATAAATTAGTTTAGGATTATCTGGATACATTCGTTCTAATAGCATATGACATATCACATGCTCTCTTCCAGTTAACATTACTAAATTAGATTCATCATCACTACCTCCCATACATTTAGGAAGAATATGATGAATTTCTACATAATAATCCACTGTTCTTTTATCTAAACCTCTTTCAAGGCCTCTTATTATAATAGATTCATATATCTTTTTATATACTAATCTATTATGTTCTAAAATATCTTCTTTATTCATCGTCTTGTTTTTATTTATATTTGTCGCGTCTTTTTTATAAAATTTAACTTATACTGCTAATTATCTATAAGACTTCTAGCATTTTAACATAATTTAAGAACCGCAAAAATTCTACGGTTGATTGTTGAATACATTCTTGCTTAATAAATTTTTATTAAGATTAGACTATATTATTTAAGCTTGCCATAGTCGTTGAACAAGTAATTAAATACTACTATACTACTTGATGCTGATTAAATTTTAATATTTTTCCAGCATTTTAAAGCTTTTTCATAGATTTCAAAAAATCTAAGTCCCATTCATTAAATAGGATTCATCACAACCTCTACTCTTTTTTGTTTTCCATCCTTATCGACCATTATAGGCATTAAATCGTCAGATTGAATTTTTGATACAACACCCTTACCTCCATATCTGGAAGTAATTTTAGAACCAATCCATTGATAATCAATAACTTATATATTGATATTAGACTATATCATTTATATCTTGTCCTTAGTCGTTGAACATCTTACTTTTGTTAGATGATGCTGATTCCTTGGTTCCAGCAATTCACAAAATTTTCTTGAATATCAATTAAGTTATTCAAGGGACAATTATAATTTATCCCGATGGTTCTTTTAATAAGTCTTACACGAACAGTATACACAACTTTATAAGCATCCGGATCCATATTAATAGGATCTAATGTATCTGCTGCAATATACTCTGGATATTTTTCGTAGATAATTTTTCTAGATTTTGTTTTTTCATATTCATCTATAACATCCTGAGAAGTATGTGTAAATGAATAGTCAGGTGATTTTACTGATTTAGGAATTTTAGGTTTTTTCATTTCTTGTATCATAACATCAGAAACTACCGCCTCGTCTATATTATTAGGCACAACTAAATGATCCTCGATAGTATATTCGGAGAGATCATGTCCTTCTCCGAAAAGTCCTCCGAGTTTTTCTTGTAGTGCCTGATTTATAGCATCAAGATGAACAGCTTTATATAATGTCACTACTGCATCTTTTGATTTAACCTTTGTTCCAATAGGGGCGATCCACTTAATAGCACTAGTACTCTTAACATTAATCATTAAGTCAATTATACTATAAGATGCTATACGATTTGCAAATGATTCTGATATCACCAAAGCATCCTCATTTACTAAACCATAATAGGCGTGGAAAAGTACCAGAGCATTAACGCCGGCCTTATATGTTTCAGGAGTATGTCCAACTGCACCAGTTATAATATCTCCCTGTTTTACTTTTTGGCCGATTTTTACTTTAGGCTCTGTAAATACCGCCACGTCATTTATACTCTGAATCGCTGTTCTTCGTAAAATATTTGTCTCAGTTCCATCAGGCAATTCAATTATAACTTCATCATTAGTTATTTCTTTTACTTTACCCTCTGGATAACTGAACTTTTCATTTAATATATTATCTTTCAACTCTTCATTCCTTCCAGTGTCAACAAGTGCACGCTCCGCATTAATTAGAGGTATACTCTGTTTAAGCATTGATGTCAAATCTTCTATAATATACTTTTAATTATAGTTTAGAATATAAATTTAACCTTTATTTTGGTTAGTAAGTCTTTATTCGTTACACTAAAGAAATCTATTATCTTTAGCTCGGTATTAGAATTTTAATTATTCCTTCACCGAATTTACTTACTGGTTACTTAAAATATTACTACTTTAAGCGGCACATAAATTAGTACCCATGCTTATTCTGACACTATCTGTATAATTGACAAAAGGAATTCTTCGAGTTGTGCTAGACAATCTATAATCAGGATGTAAATCGATTAGTTCCACTTCTTCGACTGGAACCATTTTTCTTTTCATCCTATATTTAACTTCTACCTGACCATCTTTATCAGGTTTTAAAGTATTAGTTTCATAATCTACATACTCACTGGCAGCTACTTTTTTATTAAGATAGTCTATATATTTTATTGTTATTTTTACGAAATTTGTATCATATACATCAAATAGTACATCATCGTCTGTAATATGACATGAAACTGTAAGTGAGTTCTGAAGATTAGTATTATTATTACCTAATTAACTTATTACTTAAATAAGTAGTAGACTATATCATTTAAATAAGATATTTAATTCTATTTTATAGTCGTTGAACATAAAATTATTTTTAACAAATAAAATGGAAATAATTTAAATTAATTTTAATTTCTTTTCTGGATTTTTAATCCATCTATAAAAACAATCTCTACTTATATTTAAATCCAATATACATTCATTTATACTGTTATATATTTTTCCAGAAGATTCATTTAAAACTTTTCTTGTTTGAGAGTAATCATTATTTATTACTTTGAATCCTGCTGAATTATTATCTAACCGTTTCTTTACAGTTCTAGGACTTAAATTTAAATCTTTTGCACACTCTCTAATAGATTTATATATTTTTCCATTAGGAGCCTCAAGAATTATTCCTTTCTTATTCATCAAATTATTATTCGATTTATTTTTATCAGATATCTTTTTCTTAGTTTCATCTGACATCTTCTTTCCAGTAGATATTTTCGAAAGTATAGTTCTTGTTTCGTTAGTAATTGTTTTATTTTTTCTTTTATATTCAGTAGATTCTGAAATATATTTAGTATTTAAGTTGGGAAGAATTTCATTACTATAAAATTCCTCTAACTCACTTAAATGTTCTTTTTCAAAATCTTCATACTTCATCCAATAATATCCACAGTGAGTTTTTCTATGGTTATTACATACAGAGCTGACTGCTGTTCTACTAAACCCATCACTTTCTACATCTTTGATATTATCATATACTCTAATTACTTTAAAATTTTCTAAAAAGCAAACAACTTTAATGTATCTACTTCTTCTAAAATTTTCTCTAGCATCAGCAATTAGTTTTGTAGAGATTGTATCACATGCCTCTCTTCTTTTAGTTTTCCCATTTCCCTTTCCACTAAACATGCACATAAATACTGCTTTAGATAAGTATTTATTTTCTGGATACATTTTTTCAAGAAGCATATGCAATATAATATGAGTTCTAGCATTTACTTTTACCAAGTTAGAACTATTATTAGTTCCACCCATACATTTTGGTAATATATGATGAGTTTCTAGATACTCTTCCTTAGAGTATCCATTAAATATTTCATAATATAGTGCTTTCTTTATTAAATACTCATATATCTTTAAATATTGCACTCTATTATGATAGTTGATATCTTTATTTATTTCCATTTTTATTATATTTTATATTTTCCATTTTATTTTTAATATAAAATATAATTTTATGATGCTGATATATCTCTTTGATTTTTCCAGCATTTTTTTAGATTTTTCAATTCACTTTTAATAAATTGCTACTAATAAATTAATAGGTGTATCTGAAATGTCGATTAAATCCGTAAAGGTCTGATTAAATGCTACGCTCGCAGGGATAACAATTTTTTGGGAAATAGCCTCTAAGTTAATGGAATTTACTCCGGGGGGAACTTGTAGGCTAGAGTCTCCTTTGTTATCGCTACTTCCTTTAAAATAACGGAATGCTAATGTACTAATTGCAGTTACTTGATCTTGAATTTTACCATACTTTGTAAAATATGATGTAATTCTTCGTCTTGCTGCAAAATAATTTCTTCCGTTATTATTTCTAAAGATATATTGCATAAAACTGTTAGGAACTGATTCTAATGTTTTATCAATGATTAAGTCTTTTAGTCTATCATCTCCAAAGGCCAAACATTCCTGTATTAGTTTTTGTGTAATATATTCAGGTTTATAATCCAAGTCAAGTTTGATCATTAATTTCTTGGTTTGTCTTTCAGTTAACTTCAAGATCTCCTTTTTATCAGTTTCCAAGTATTTATCAATGTCTTCAAACTTTATATCAATTGGTTTATCTGCAATTCCAAGTTCCGGATTAATTCTTTTTATCTTCAGAATCTGTTTTTGAATATCGTAAACTCTATCATAGTCGAAATTAACTTTATAATCTCCTGTACCAGACATTTTAATACGACAGTCATAATCAGATCCCATTCGATTAGTTGAAATACGATAAGCGCCTTCTATAATAAATGCACCATCAATTTCTTTAGGAACTTCGAACTCTGCATACTTCATTTCAGGATCTTCTTTCCCATCCGTTATAGTTGTATATTCAATTCTTACTTTATGTGTAGCAGTTAATCCATTTTCAATATAGTAAGAAGCTGGTTGAGGAGGTTCTTCTATAAATGAATATCCAATTTTTCCAACTTTTACTTTAGGATTATATGCATCAACTTTATTAAAAAATCGATCTACTATAATTTTTGCTCCAGTGTTTCTGAAATATTGATTAAAATTACTCATTATACTAATGGTTTTATATTTAATTGCTTATATTCGCAATCTACTGAATTAAAAAATGTTTCTAATTCTGATTTAATACTATCTTTTAAGCTACGAGCCTCTACATATTCTCCCATAGGTTTACCATCAAGAGATCTAAAAAAAGCTTCATAAGTAACAAGATAATTGAAGTTATCTTTAAGTTGATGTAATGTAAGCTTTACCGAAAATCTTTCATACTTCGGAAAAATATCATCTCTAAGTTTTTCATATAATATTTCTCTCGCCTGTATAATATTCGGATCTTGACTGTCTAAAATGTTATATGGAATTTCATATGATAGTATAATTTTATAATAATTATCGTTCATAACAAAAAATTCTCTTCTCTGGTTTTAATCATCATATATCCAAGTTCATCAAATTTCCTCCCCTTCGAGATGTAGTTGATGCTTTCTTGGGTTTTTCTTCTTTTTGTTTATCTCCATCCACAGAGATACATTTTTCTTGCTCGGGTTTACTTCCAAGGCTCGATAAAAGATTAGTATTATTAGATTTATCCACAGAGGAAGATGAGGTAGTAGTAGTATAAACCACCTCACCGTCTCTATGAATAGTTACATTAATACTCAACTCTTTTTCAAATTCTGGAAGATCTATTTCAAATTTAATAGTTCCCATAATTTGTTTTTACTTTTGTTTTTCGTCAAGTTTATTATTTAAAAGTAATCCTAATATAGTTTCTGTCATTACGTCACCAGAAAGATTTAATTCCCCTTTGAGAGCTTTAGACACAACTCTAGAGCTATAACCATAAGACAGTACTGTATAGAATGATTTCTTATTTAAAACACCACTTTGAGTCCCTAGATACTGAATGTCTTCTATCTTCTCAGTCTCCGGATCTACAGTTACATCAGTCAAACCAGTAAACAAAAGCTCAATAAGTTCTTCCTGTGTAGCGTGAAGATCTGTTAAACCCGTAGATACAAAACCTCCATCTGTTAAAGTGTAAAATTGCTTTCTGAAGATTAAGTAAATATCATTAATATTAGAACCCAACTCTGCAATAACATGATTCATATTGCAAACTCCGCTGGAAATTCTTTGAAACTTCTTAACCTCCGTACCCTCTGGAAAGTAATACATACAATCTGGATTATAATCATATTGACGATCTCCAATCCAAACTTCAATATCACCTTCCTTAGTCTCTTTGTAATGAATAACCCCATCATTCAAAGCATAACAATCAGATACAATAACATTATCCTTCTCAAAATATCTTGTGCCATCACTCAATTTATCTATAATTTTCTTATTATAGTTTAGAATATAAATTCAACTTATAAAAAAGTTGGTAAGTCTTTATTCGTTATACCTTAAGATTCTAATTATTAATCCAAGGCTTGGTATTACTAGTTACTAGCTTCACCAAATTTACTTACTTATAATCTAGAGAATTACTTCCTTAGACGGCAATTTTATATTCACCTTTGGCACGCATAAGCTTAATGAGAGCGTTCAACTTGTAAATGGGCGAGGTAGTATTATAGGCTCCTCCGATCAAGTCACCTTTCTCGAATTTTGTCTTACCTACTCCTACCCAATTATTAGGTCTCGGATACTTCAACTCTCCTCCTCTAACTTTTAGGTAAATCCATCTACCTTCTTCTCTAAACTCACATTGTTTTGGTGCTTTCAATAAGCCTTCTAAGTTAAGCACACGTTCCAATTACTCTTATAATATAATTTATAAGTTAGACTATATCATCCAGAAATTCATCTAGTTTCATTTATAGTCGTTGAAGGGATTTTATTTTCCCCTGCTGATTTATTTTATTACAAATATTTCCAGCAATTATTGAAATTATACGCCACAAATATAATCTATGGCCACCATGTTTCAGACCTAATGCTGCAAGATTATTCATCCTTTTAGAATGAATTTAGACTATACCATTCTTAAATTAATAAGATCTTTTTTTATAGTCGTTGAACAAGTTATTAATATATTCCTTGATGCTGATTATTTTTTTTTAATTTCCAGCATTTTACAAAGATTTTCTATATAATACTATTTTATATAGCAACCAATTTTAATTGAGTAGTACCTTCAGTTAATGATGTAGCAAATGATACGATTAAACCTATACAAACTTTATATAGATTACTAGACTATATCTTAAGAGTGTTTTAATCTCTCCTTCACACATAGTCGTTAAGAAGATATATTTTCTATATCTTTTGCTGATTATCTCTCGCTATATAATTTTCGCCTTAAGTTTTTTATTTTACAAGGCGAAGAATAAATAGCGATAATACTCCCAGCAATTCTTGAAGTTTAATAAAAGTCTATAACAAACTTTTATGGACAATTCTAAACTTATCCTATTGCTGCTCCATCAGTAAAACTAAATTTCTTTCCAATCAGGTCTGGTGTAATTGTGCTTAAATCTCCAGTTCTTTTTGTAACAATCGAACGTACTGGAACAAGATCATCCTCAGAACCATTTACTATTGGTTTGTCTGGGTATACCTTTCCGTTCGGTGCTGTTCTTCCTAATGCTTTATATCGTGGAATGAGTAATCCTGTGTTTTCTGGATCTTCTCCTTCATGATATATAAAACTATTTAAAAGGAATGAAATTTGTCGTGTTAAATATCCTGAACTAGGCCATTCAAAGAGATTAGATATTATAATTTTTAAAAGACGTCTTCTAATCTCTTATCCTGCTTACGCTTATTCACGTAAGATTAGACTATATCATGATTAAAGAGTTTCCTTAATCTAACAATACATAGTCGTTGATCTTATCTTTGTTTTCTTCTACTATTATACCTTTTTGGTCTTGGTAGATATTTTACATTATTTTTCTTATTCTCTCGATAAGCTTTTGTTTCTTGAATTTTTCTATATTCTTCAATTCCAGAGAGTATAGTTCTTGCTATACTTCCAACAAGCCTTAGAGTTTCTAAGAATTTTTCAAATCTACACATTAAGTTTTAAAAAGTACTAATAATTCATCTTTTTCTCGTTGATAAGTTGCTGATTTTAAAAAACTTTGACTTCGTCTGTCTATTATTATTTCCAGCATTTCTTTGTTATTTATAGTGGGCTACCATAAAGTTCAGGTTTTATTTCTAACTCCACTAACTTTTCAGTGATATCTTTATTTATTCATAAAGACTTAGACTATACCTTTCTTATTCACATAAGTTTCTACATATAGTCGTTGAATTAATACAAAACTAAATCTTAATTAAACTATGTAATCATAAATATTAAATGAATTAACTATTCCTAAACTTTCAGATAATTTAGTATACTTTATATATCTAGTTGTGAATAGTTCATTTTCAGATAATATAATATATTTTATATTTCTTTTTGCAAAGTATTTCTTCGCTGCTATTCTTTTGGCTAAAATCACCGGATCTTTTTCTATTAGATTTGCTGGTTTTAACTCAATAACAACTTGAAGACCTGATTTAAATTTGATGTAAAAATCAGGTAAATATCTATGTTCAGTTCCATCATCCCATTTATAAATAATAGAATCTAAACACCTATCAAATATTTTTATCTCACTTTGCCATTTCTGCTTTTCAAAAAATTTTATAAAATTAATTTCCCAAGATGAATCATAATTAAAATCTTTATTCCAAACTTTAGAATGATATATACCTGTTTTATATTTACCTCCTGTTCGTTTGTTATAATAAGACTTATCTTTCATCATTTCAATATTTCTTTCAGATAATAACCTACTAGAATTCTTTCTCATTTCTAATCCTTTTGGTGTCTTATAGAAATCTTTCATTCGTTGAGAAATTTGTTTTCTTTGTTTTTCTGAAGGACTCCATCCTTTATGTGATTCCCTCTGCTTTTCTCTAGACTCTTTTGTCTGTAATTTGTGAAAATTTTTTAATCCTTGTTCAGACATTCTACTATCTCTTAATAGTTCAGAACACTTTTCTGAACATGTTTTTAAATAACCTCTTTTAAATCCATCCCATCTAAATATTTTTCCACATATTTCACATTTAGGACGATCATTAATATTAGTCAAACCTAATACTATAACATCATAATAAATTTGAGGTGTTATTTTAACAAATTTGCTATTATCATTCAAATGTTTATATAAATGAGATTGAGTTACATAAATATCTTCATCTAATCCAGTAAACCATTTATATAAACATATTTTATAATGACCGCGATTGATAACTTTTAAATAATTATCAAAAGATTTTCCAGGTTGCGGATTTAAACTAATTAATTTATTAAAAGAATCTATTTCTTCTTTATCTGTTAATATAAATTTTTCCAATTTCCCTGCCATAATAATTTCACAACTTTATGACTTAGTTTTGTATTAACTGCTGATTCTCTTCACAGAATTCCAGCATTTAGTAGAATTTATAGTCAACTAAAGGTAAACTAAAATTGACTGTAGTGATCTATTCTCGATTGAATGAAGCTGATAGTCTTTTTCTGTATATCCTGACAAAAGTGTTCCTCGTGTAATAACAGGTTTTTCATCAACTCCACTAACAATAAATTGCAATGATACTTATATTACTTTATATAAGTTTAGACTATATCTTTAATATTATGTATATAGTCGTTGAACAAATAATTTAAGCTTTTACTTGATGCTAATTCTATAATTCTTACAGTTCCAGCAATTAACATAATTTTAATATAATGAGTTAATTTTCATTATATTGCCCAATTTTTTTTCTTTAGGCATTGACATTGCTACAATCGAGTTTAGTTTTACACGATTTGCACGTGCTAATTCATTTTTAAGATCTGTACTAAAACTTTCAGAAACTTCTTTTTCATATTTCACTAACTCTTTATTCAATCAATAAAGGTAGACTATATCATTTTATAATAAGTACATAGTCGTTGAACAAATAGTTAATACTACTTGATGCTAGTTCAGTATTTTATATATAGTTCTAGCAATTCTCTTATTTTTCTTAATAATTAAAATTATTAAGTCGCTAAAAATAATTAACGAAATTCTTCAGTCATTATAAGAAGTTTTTGTTTATCAGTAAGATCTTTTGAATCTGCAACATTACATATTCTTTTATACGTCTCAGTATCACAATCAGCATATAACGTTTTCATTAATTCTAAATCTTCTTAATTTAGATAGACTATATCATCTGTATATAACTTCATACAGTTCTATATTTAGTCGTTGAACTCTATTTTATCTAAGAGATAGAGATGCTAATTCTACTTTATTCTAATAGTTCTAGCATTTTAATAGAATTTTCTCAAGATAATTTATTTCTTAAGCTACAATTTTATAGTCAAACGTAACTACTCCTGCTAATGTAACAATTCTGAGGGCAAGCTTCTGTAATGCTTTTCTTTTCTCAACTCCATCAGGAAATTGATTAAGATATAAAGATAATTTCGAAGCAGCTTTAGCACTGATACGTTCATATTTATTAGATAAAATCCCAATTTCATCCATATCTGCGTCTAGAATCTTAGAAATTCGAAGTCTACCATAACTTGTTGTTTTAGCGGTATATTCAACATTTCCAATTTTTCCAGTGAATGTAATTGGAGTACCTACTTTAATTTTTTTCTCTACTTCAACATCTTTAAGAAGTTGCACATAATCCGTATAAAAGTGTCTAGGATTTTCTAATTCATCCTGATCATCAAATACGTATTCTGATGCAACTGCAAGACCATTCAAAGTTTCGTGGTTAAATTTAAATATAGGTTCATTATTTTTCTTATAAACATTCACATATCTTGGCGACATCCTAAGATATGTTTCTTCTGCTGCCTCTGGAGGGACGAGTTGTATGGAGCACGTATCGCCATCGAAGTCAGCATTTAAAGGCTCACAAACAGCGATGGGAAATTCAATTGCATATGAATCATTAAGCTTGAGCTTCATGCTAAACATACTGTACTCGTGCAAAGAGGGTTGGCGATTAACTCTGTGATAATCAATACTTTAGCCAACTTATATTGATTATCCAGGATATTTTCTACCCTGCAAAGACTATATTTTCCATGGTTAAAACTAGGTTATCACAACACTAGCCTGGTTTTGTCCATAGTCGTTGAATTGTGATTAATTTATTTATACGAATTTAAAACCTTTTTCAGGATGTTTTTTGATCCAATAACTAATAGTACTATCTGGAATATTTAATTTTCTAGAACAATAAGAGATACTATTATAAATTACACCATTATAATCCTGAACAGCTTTTGACATTTTATTATTTTTAGAAATTTTCTCTCTTACTTCCTCAGAGAGAGGTTTTCCTTTTCTTCCACGAAGAGCGTTTCCAATAGCTTTTTTATGACTTTCAGAAAGACTTTTACCTAAATGGGACAACTTTAACTTATCTTTCGTTTCTTTTGATAAATGTTTTCCTTTTTTAGATTCAGAAACTTTTCTATTATGATCCTCAGAATGTACTTTTCCTTTTAATGCAAAAGAAATTTTCTGCTTATGTTCTTCTGATAAAGGTTTTCCTTTCTGATAATTTGCCATAGTTTCCCTTAATTGACTAATAGTTTTTGTAGAGAATTGATTTAAAGCTAGATTTCGTTCAGCTCTTGTATTTTTATTTCCGACAATCATTATATTAGCTGCATATATTATTTTTCCTATATTTGGATATATTTTTACAAGTAATAAATGAGCCATTATATGATATCTAACAGGCATTCTTACTAAATTATCTTCCTTATTTGTTCCACCCATACATTTAGGTAATATATGGTGAACCTCTGTATACATATCTTCTGGATAACCATCAGACTCCAATTGTATACATTTATCTATAAGTTGATTATATGTTTTATAATACCATAGTTGATTATGGTATTTAATTTCTTCTTGTGTCATAAATTTCAAAGGTTTATTTTATTTTGTATAATAAATTTCAAATTACTATTATTTTTTACTTTATCATCCAAAAAGTTATATACGTCTTTTCTAATTTTATCATCTAAAAATTCAGTATACCTTGTTTCGTCTTTAGACAGTTTAGTATATTTTTGAAATTTAATAAAAGTATCAAACTCGAGATCAGCTAGTTCATTGGTAGGTCCTGATATAATTGCTACAACTTTTCCACCAAGTATTTGAAATTGATTCATCAATTGGGTATTAATTCTACGTTCCCAATTCTTTGAAAATCCAATTTTTATTGATTTCGGATATCTTACAAAATATAAATAACCAGTTTCTCCTTGAAATTTATTTCCAAGTAATATTCTATTATTTACTCTCATTGCATACTCAGATCCATAACCTTTAGAATTTTTATCTAAAGCATTTTTAGCTCCAAGTAATGCCATTCTTTGTCTCTTCTCTTCACTAGAATTCCATATACCAATTTTAGAAGTACCTTGATATCTTCCTTGAGCATGTAGTTGCTTCATATGTTCAGATCTATTAAAAATTGGTTGTGTAGATACTAGAGAAGAGAAGTGTTTAATTCTAAGTACCTTCATAATATTCTAGTATTTTAATTATTATAAATTCGTATAAATAAATTATCTTCAACTGCTGATTAGATATTTAGATCCTCCCAGCAATACACAAAATTTAATACATAATTCACATTATATATTCTAGGATTCACACCTAACGTACCAATTAGGAAACCATTAGTACGATTTGTTTTTCCGCATACTCTTTAAACATTTTCAGAGTTTCCGGATTATTATATTCTTCTTTTGTTGCTTTGAGTGCTTCGTTTTTGGTAAAATTCAGCTCTTTCATTAAGTAATCTAAGAAACCTTCCCGACACATTTCATAAGCGATATGTATTGGAACAGAGATTTCATCGATAGCTAATGTAGTACTAGGTATAATTGGGCATCTAGCAGAATTTTTAGTACGGACAGAATACAAGTCACGTGCTAGATTTTCTTTAGATGTATTAAGTAGTGCTGTAGCTTCTTTTTTCCCAGCATTTAGGAGAGCACGTAAAAGGGCTGTATATCTAACTCTTTCTCCAGGGGTATTAAATTTAGATGTAACTTCCTCATAGTTCAAGTCATTAGATTTTTTATCTTCTACGCAACAAAGTCTGATAATAATAGAGTACCAAATACTAAGTTTATGAGATCCCATTACTTTTTTCCCGTTTTTAATTCCGAGAGTAAAAGGTCTCATCATAGCAGGTTGTACTAGGTAATACCGATTAATTAATTTTTTAAATTCTGTAAGACGAGCGGGAAAATGTTCTTCAATAATTTTAATTAATCCTTCGTAAGAACATAGAGCTTCATCAGTAATAAATTCTGATATTTTTAGTTCTTTTGTTGTTGGATTATATTCGAACTGGCAGGTATCAAAAACTTTAATACCTAATTTCTTTGCTCCTCTTGCACTATAACCATTTCTTCGAAGATCGTCTCCAAAGAAATCTAACACAATTTTACTATCTTTAAAAATATCTTCGAAAAGTTCTTTAAAGACATCAAAACGTAAATCATTCAAGTAATAGAAAGGAAGTTCAATTCTAGCAAATCTTCTCAATCCCTCTTCTCTTGTAAATACTCTTGCCCCGCAATGAGGACAAGGTTCAGCAGAGGGTTGTCGAATTTTTCCACAAATACATCTATCTTCCATGGGTGAGCCAAAAATATCGACATCATAGACTCCACCGGCGATAGGTTGTATTCCATTGTACTTCAGGTCCAAGTCTCTATGATTAAATAGGACTTGATCTTTTCCATCACTTTTAGTATAATCGATGATAGCTTCATCGGTTAGTAACTCAAGAGATACTGACATAAAATTTTAATATTTTTACTGTTTAACCATTCCTTCGACATCTTTCCAAATTATCTTAGTAGCTAGTTCAGAATCGTCAGGATTATTTTTTGACCAATCTTTATATACTTGTTTTACATCTGATATTGCATCTGATCTGGTCTTGTCTTTTAATCTTTCATAAACTCCTGCTTCTTTATCTATAACTACCTCAATCATATCTGAAATAATATCTTGAGTAATAGCTCTTGATGTATTAGTAAATCTGGATCTATATTCACGATAAACCAATACGTCGTCATAAGTAAGTTCGAGATCAGAGTATTCGGCTGATGATCTAATTTCGGCTGGTTCTTTATTAAACCATGATAACTGTAACTTTCTAACTCGATCTGCCACAGCCTGTCTACCCATTTCTTCGTACTTCTTTGCTAATTCTTCGACGATATCATACTTAGCTTTTAGGATTTTTCTCATTGCTTCTTTTATCTGAGTTGCATATTCTTCGGGCATAGTAGGACATTCAACAATTAAGTCATACATACCAGAAGAGAATAAGAAAATAATAAAAGCTGGAATTTGTCTTTGTTTTCTTCGCTTTGATATAATAGAGTCTTTGCTAATATCACGAGTAGCCAAAAATTCTATGAATCTTGCTATTTGGTTTCTCGCTTCTTCAGCATATCTCTTATTAAATCCAGAATCATCCTCATCTTTAAAGTCTATATCAACATCTTCTCCGCGTAAAGGAGTATCAGGTGTATAGAGGCTATTAACCATACGAGAGTGACCTTGCTTATGAAACAAATCTTTAATAATATATCCGACTGTATTAACTGAAGTATGTTTAGGATTAGCCCAAACTATAGTAGTAACAGCATCTTCAATTGCATTATCTTTATCCAATTTTCCTGCTGCTATTATGTCATCGTATGCTGTAGATAACCAAAGTTCGTCCTTAGTCATCTTACCTTCATACTGAGACTCATCTACTTTAATTTTCTTCTCATCCTCGTCATCTCCAATAATACTCTCATCAGAACCTTCAGAGTCATCGTCGTCAGAATCATCTCCTGTTTCGTCTGGACCTAGATATCCTTGATTTTCTAGGTCTTCTTCTTCTTCATCTAACAAATAATCGTCTTCCATTCTTTATTAGCATTATTATTTTTAATTAATTAGTATAAACCTTGAGAGGACCTGAAATTTCCTCTCAATTATTAGGGTAACACCTTCTGGGATACGTGTTTTAGAGGTTTAGAGGAAGAAAAATAAAGAGGGATTTGTTATTTCCCTCTTTTTCTATATTTATTTTCTTTTTAATAATTCATAACCCTTTGTTTGTTTCTTCTTTCCTGTAGTTTCATCTAAAATTGTAACATATATCAATTTAACTTCAAAATAATTTTCTAAATCTTTTGCCTTAGGAGTAGCTGTATAGGAAATTGATGGATAAAGATACTCTAGTCTAGATTTTATATTAGCTAATGTCAATTTATCTCCAACTTTAAATTCTGAATAAATAGTATTAACTAAAAGTTCTTGACTAAATGTTACTACTCCAAGTTCTTTCTCAATCTTATATTTATCATATCCTAAAGCTCTGAGTTTTTGAGGTCCGAGTGCTAAATAGTAAGACTTAATATTATCATGTTCTCCAATCTGATCTAATACTACTCCTATAATTTGATCATTAAAACTATATTCACAAAGAAGTTTAAGTTTGGCTTTAAAAGTACCTAATTCTTGATATTCCTTTAAAAAATCTGATATTTCCTGATTTATTATATCATCATTACAGTATTTACCTGTTTTTCTACATTCCAAAAGATCCTTACACTTATCTATTATGCTCTTATCAAATTTCAACTCTAAGAACTCAAATACTGAATCTATATCTCTAAGTTTCTTATCTAAAATTTCTTTAAATACAGATTTTACATTGTCTCTACCCTTCCCTGGTAGATTAGAGGATATTCCAAGCAAAATTCCTAAAATTTCTTTAACACTATTCTTAAATTCAGTTAATTCTTTATTTATAATACATGGATTTATTGGAAGATTTTTAATATTCTTCACTACTTCTGGATTTTTAAAAAAGTTTACTATTTCATCATTATATTCAAACCATTCTCTACCATAATCTATATACAAATATTTTCTAAACTTATATTGAATATTCTTTTCATCTTCTTCAGTCAATTCAGGAAGTTCATATAAAATTTTACAGGTTGGATTATGAAGTTTATATGCATTAAATCTCCCTTCTTTCTTTGTGTCTTCTGTATATCCAATTTTTAACAAATCTATATAATTGTTATCCTTTCCATAACCTGCACTCTTAATTAAATATATCATAATTTAAATTTCCTTCTTTTTTAATAACGTATAACACTTTATCTTTTTCCCATCTTCATATATACTAGAGTTTTTTATTTCAAAAAATTTCTCTAAATCAGTAGCCTTAGGTGTTGCAGTATAAGAAATAGATTTATATAAATAATCAAGTCTATCTTTTATACTAGATAACGTTAATTTATCCCCTACTTTGAATTCTGAATAAATACTAGACTCTAATAGTTCATAGGAAAATGTTACTATTCCAAGTTCCTTCTCAATTTTATATTTATCATACCCTAGAGCTCTAAGTTTTTGTGAACCTAAAGAAATATAGTAAGATTTAATATTATCATGCTCCCCTATCTGATCTAATACTATTCCTGCTACTTCATCTGAAAATCCATATTCACATAAATATTTCAACTTACTCTTAAAGGTTCCTAATTTTTGATATTCTCTCAGAAATTCAGATACCTTTTGATTTATTATATCATCAGAAGATAAAGTATTATGAATAGTACTAAATACTGTAAATCTATCTTTATAATCTATTTGTTGAATCCTGAAAGCTCTAATCTCATTTACTAATACTAAATTATTAAGTACAGGAATTAGAGTACCTCCTCGATGTTCATTAACTGCTATATAATCGTCTTTATAATTATAAGATTTAGTATTTTTCTGATAAGTTTTAGCTAAATCATATTTAGCATCATCTAAGGCTGTACTAAATGCAGATAATAAATTATTAGTAGATCTTTTCTTTCTTTCTATTTCCTTATCAAACTCTTCCTGACTAATTTTTCTGTAGTCACAAGTAGATCTATAATAAAATATAGCTTCATTCTTCCAAGGATTTTTAAATAATCTCTGTCTTCCCAATATTTGAGGCAAGTCTTCAGAGATATCAACAGCTAAAGAATCAATATTACTATCACTAAATATAAACGATCTAGCACAGGTAGAATAAAAGTCTGCTCCTAGGTAAACAGTACGTGTACAAAAGGTAAACATTTTAGGTTTAACTCCTTTTAGTGGAACATCCCCTATTGTAAAACCTTTCCCTAAACGTTTTTGAATCTTCTTGAGATTTTCAGGAGTATTACTACAAAGAATATTAACCTCTTCTGGTTGGAGATCACATTTCTTTATAATACTAGTAATATGATTAACAGAGTTTACATAAAATACAGCTTCATCCGATATTACTCTAGTAGGATATCCGTTTACCATTCTAATAGCTCTTTCAAAATTCCCAGATTTATAAGAATCTATTATCTCAGGTAATTTAGTACCTACTGATTTCATTGTTAATACCTTAAGAGATGGTTTTAATACTCTAGTAGGATCTTGCGAAGCCCAATCCATATTAATATATGGTAAACCATCAAACTCATCTAACATATTAAGATATTCCTCTAACATGGGTGTAGCACTAACAAATAAAGCTGAATGAGATTGATGTAGGTGATAAAGAAAGTCTAGTTCTGTATTAGACTTAAACTTAGAATCATGTAAGATTGTCTGAAATTCATCTATAATAGTATAGAATGATTGGAATATACCAAGACTTTCTAGGATATCTTTTACAATTCTATAAGAATCATATGTTACTAGTATCTTGGCTGGTTTATCTCCTAAATATTTTCTTTCATTTAGGTAGTCTTTTATTTCATTCATTAATCTATTATAAACTGTATCCTTTCCATGAACTATCTCATCCATTTTTTCCATAAATATCTGAGATTTATCTATTTTAGAAAGATCCTTATCAATAGCTACTTCCTTTTCTAGTTCGTTTATAACCAAATAAACATCCCTACCATGCTGGTCTTTCTTATTTTTGAGCAACATTTTTCTAGGAGAACAAAGTATAACATTCTCAGGTCCTCTTAAGCAATATTCAGTAAATCCACACCCAGGGAGTTGTTTATTAATAATACATTTTACAGGTAACTTGTAAAATCTAAAGTCTGTTCCTAATTCTGATATAAATCTTATTCCTCTAGGAACTACATAATCATTTAATCTTTTTATCATACTATTTAATATTTTAAGTTTATTATCATATTAATATTGAATTCTAATACAGAATCCAGTTACATAAAATTGAAGACATAGGAGTTTCCCTTCTTCATTAATTAGAGTTTGAAAGGATAAGAAAAGCAAAACAGAACTTTAAATAGAGTAATTTTAACCATATACTAATATAATAAAATATATTTAAAAAAGTTCTGTTTAATATTTAGATTAGATTCGCCTCTTGAGGAGGCGAAAATCAATAATATAAATCTTTATAAATATCTTCATTTTCTGAGTTTATTCCTATATATCTTATTCAATGTTTCTTTTCTAAGACACCCCTAGCGGTAGCGAAAAGGGGTGTAATATAAGGGAAGCTCCTTTGTCTTCATAAATAAGTTACATTTTGCTCTTTAGGATCCTTTAGATTCTAATATATGAAGATTAAGAAAAATAAACCCCAAGATATTTTCTATCTCAGGATTTTAGTTAGTGGGTTTAGAGTCAGTCGTCAAACATTCGTCTAAACCTCCGTCTTTCTCTGTCTACATTCATTTGTGCCAGAGAATCATTGAATATATCTATGAGGGTATCTTTTAATTCAGAATCCTCTAGAAATACTATCACTGCGATTATAATTATAGCAATGATAGCATATTGAATAATTTCATTTTTATTCATAATACTGGTCTAGTTTATTTTGGGTTATTTTTCTAATGCCAGTATTTTTCTATGAATTTTTCTTAATCTTAAAAATTAATGCTAGTTCCTTTTGTATATTTCGCACATATACTTTAGGAGCTAGCTCATTTATTTTTTTTTACATATATAAGGCTTTTAAGGAATAAAAAAAGAAAGGGAAAATTAATCCCTTTCTTATATTGAACTTACTTCGACGTCATGCCATTTCCCCTTACTTTCTCCGACGGGTTTTAAGATATCTATACAAAATTTATATCTTTTATTCATGGTATCTCTAACTTCATATATTCCATCGATACTTGGATCTGATTTACATCTAATTCTTACTTTTGATCCATATTTAAATTGTTTTCTAAGATCTCTAGATACAGCAATCCATTTAAGTTTTCCTTGATTTAGTTTTTCAAGGTCAATTTTTGAATTATCTGCTGTTACTAGAGGATCAGAATCACATTGACTTTCGACTGGATTATAGACAGTTGCAGTTACCTTTATTGTCTTTTCGTCTTTCAGTTCTTCTTCCTCTTTCATTATTGAGTCGAGGAGTTGTTCATATTCATACTCCTCTTCTGATTGCCAAATTATTTCCTTCGGCTTTGGTGCAGGTGATATTACTATTGAAATTACTAATATAATTCCTAAGATAACTATAACAGTACCTAAACACCGATCAAATTTTTCTATTAATTTTTCTAGTTTCATATTATAAAAATTTAAAACTCCCTAAGCTTTTTTTATTATTGCTTAAGGAGTGTATTATCATTTACTTATTTTTCTCATATATAAGGCCTTCAAGTTATATCATCCGGCCAAAATTAAAAGCCCTCTATTCATCACGAACCAAGAGCTTATAAGTCAAAATCATAACATTTTACTTATTTATTATGCCACATATAAGGTTTTCAGGGCTTCTTTATCTACTGGCCGGAAATAAAAAAAGAAGGGAGTTTTATATTCACTCCCTTTTAAAAATATTTAATTATATCTTCTCTTCTAAGTTCCGGATCTTGAAATAATTTTACCATTTTGTCATAATATCCATTCTCTACATATTTTCCTTGATCTGATTTTCTAACTTGACTATTATTTATAAATGTAATAAATCTAACAATTCCAGTAGGTTCAACTCTTCCAAACACTACTCCATCTTTCATTCTACTTATTGTTCTGATATCTATTAACTTCTTTGGATCTTTCTTATCAAAAATGGGAAAATACTCTAAGTTGAAATATATTCGATTTCTTTTCAGAAAGGTTGAAACTAAGTCTTCAAATGTCACTTTTTCTGGTTGCACTGATTCTAAGTATCTTTCACGATATCTTTTTATAAGATGTGGCTCCAGTAACATTACCAGTGTTTTTGATTCGTATCTCGCACATGACTCTATAAAGAACATTGCTACTTTATTTCCAGACCAAATATCATTAGTTATTATAAATGGATGATATTGTATTAATGATTTCTTTATTTCTTCTTTTGGAGAACTTATATCATTTACTGCGATATTATAATTTGTACCTCTAATTTTCAACTTTCGATCTATTATAGGTACAGGCTTTTTTGTTCTATCATAAATTTTCTTGATCTTATATTTGTTATTATTTAAGATCTCCATTAATTTTTCATCAATTATTTCTTCGTCTTTTTTGTGCTCTTTTATCATATCTGCACAGCTCATTCCAAGTACTATCATAATTTATTTTTTATTATTTAACATTAATAAGGGTTCTCAAGAATAAAAAAAGAAGTAGGGATTTTATACCCTACTTTTAAGTTTACGAGATTTATAATAGAAAGTATCGATTTCTTGTTCTAGTTTTTTATTTAAGAAGAGACTACTATATGAACTCTTCACTAGTTTAGCACATAAAGAATCGTACTCTTTATTAACCTCATCTTTTTCTTTTTCTGTAAGCTTTCTCGAATCATCTTCATAATTTCTCATAGCGTCTTCGAGTCTTCTTTCTAGTTCATCTTTTTTAGTTCTTAATATTACATCATCTAACATTATTTTTGTTAGAAATAGTGTTCCTGCTGTAACTAAAGCAGTAATTAATGTTTCACTCTTCATTATTGTTTATATTTTTATTGTTTACATTAATAAGGCTTTTAGGTGAGTATTTTATTAATGCACATCCTTTTATACAATTCTTTCTTAGGGTACATCTTTCTGCACAGTATTTTATAAATAATTCTTCATCGATAGGGATGGGCCGAAGACTAGAAGTATTAATAGTCTTCTCCGAAAATCCTGAATCTTGAGCAGAATGAACAATTGAATAAATCGGCCCTAGAATATCGATGACGTAATATTCTTCAGGGTCTCTTTTTCCAAAATCTCTAATGATCTCTAGAAATTCAGCCCAACCTATAAATCCATTATTCTGTGGATTAATTTTTACAATATCACCTTCTTTCATTTTCTAACCAATTTAATATATCTTTCCATTCAGTCCATTCGAATCCAGCTTTATCATCTAAAAGAATATCATAGTAAGGTTTAGTTTCAAAACAAGAAATTCTTCCTGATCTTACTTCTGGATTTTGATTGAGGTATTTAAAATTTATTCCATCTTCCCTGAATTTCTCTTGGTACATTTCTAATTTTTCAGGATAACTGGATGACCATATTAATAATATAGTATCTTCTCTAGCTGATAATTCCTGAAGTGCTTCTTTTGAGGATCCTAAGTATGTAAAGTTCTCAGTTTTATTCCATGAAGGTTCAAGAATGGTACCGTGAATATCTACTGCAATATAGATTTTTTCATATCCAAGTTCATGATTTTCTTTATATGTTTTCTTTAAGTATTCTAGCATAATTATTTATTTTTATTTATACACTTATAAGGAAATAAAGAAAGAAGGAATGAACTTTCTCACTCCTTCTTAATGGGTTTTATTCATCAAAAAATAACCATCCTAAAATTGCTCCTCCAATTAAAACAGATAGACCCGCCTGAAATCCACCCTTGCGGTATTCATCAATAGCTAGTAACCCTATTCCTGCTTTAAATATATTCTTAGGAGATACTTTAATTAAAACTTTTTCATTCTTTTTCATGATTATAATTCTTTTTTAATATGAATAAATCCGATAAATTGCTTTTCACTATTAAATACTCTTACGAATAGGTTATTTGTCATTTCGTAAGTATCTTTTATAGTTATTACTCTACTCATCAATTTATCTTTAATGAGTTTTTGTAATTTTATTTTTATTCTCTTTCCTAGACATACTTTATTTACTATGTCTTGAATTTTAACACTACTCCTGCCATTAAAAGCAAGACTGTATTCTCCTTCTCCCGGGAATTTAAATTTTACTGTCCCTAAGATATTTCCTTCTTCTGGAAATATTTGTTTTTCATAATTCTTTTCCATTTTTCTTTTCTTTTAAGTTTTAATTACATTAATAAGGCTTTTAAAGGATGAGAAGAAAAAAAAGAAAGGAGATCAAACTCCTTCCTTCATCATTTCCTCGTCTTTTATGGCATCATGTTCTCTTTTCGGTGTAAGGATAAATTCTTGGTATTGTTTCATTAAGTCTCCTGTAGGTTCTAAGTTTTTAACTAACCTGTGAAGACTACTAAGTTTATTCAATAATTTCCCTCTTACTGAAATTGATACCTTTAATTTCTTTTTCGAGTTTTTGTTTTCTTCTACAAGATCCTTAATAGTTTTAGTTTGGATCTCGTAAGTTTGTTTTAATTCTTCATTTTTTGCTGTGAGATCTCTGATAATCTCAGTTTGATCTTTATTAGCTTGTTTTAATCTATTAAGCTCCTCTTCTTTGATTTCTAAAGAGTGAAAAAGCTTAATAGATGTTTCTTTGTAATAATTCATTTTTTCCTTACAGGTTTTATTACCTATAAGTTTTCCTACTATACCAGATACTATTGCCGTTCCGGTTGTAATTGCTATAAATTGTTTTGAATTCATAATACTTTTGTTTATTGTTTTTCATTAATATTTTATTATCTCATCATTAATAAGGCTTTTAAGGAATAAAAAGAGGAAGTTGTCTCCTCCCTCTTTGATTATTTTATTTGAATAGATATATTAAAAATATATTTCCTATAAATAGACATATTAATTCTATCCAATCAAATTTTTCATATACTTCTTCATCTTTTCTTCCTGTTAAGAGAGCAAAGATAGAGTATAATACAGCTGCTCCAATTATAAATACAGAACTATCTTCTACTACTTTTCCTATTCCAAACTTCTCTACTATATAAAAATTCCAGTAAAGTTGCCCAGTTATTGCAATCATAACAGTTGCAAATATACCCTTAAAGAAGCAATTAATTAGTTTTTTCATAACGTCTTAATATATTTTGTGCGGTTCCAGAAGTCCATCTACCTTTCCGAATAAATGCGATATCTTCTGTTGATATAGTTGTCATTGCTGAATCTCTTTGAACATCGTCTTGATAACCTCCGGCCGTTTTAAATAACATAGAAGCTAAGTATCTAGGTTTTTCAAGCATATGATAAACTGTAACTCTTGAATGATTCTTAAGATTATCTCTTAACCAATCTTGAGCTAATCTATCAACTCCGATACATTCAGCTACTACGAATTCTGAATCTTCGGCCGCTGCTTCTACAAGACGAGGAACATACCATTCTTTAAATTCTTTTTCAGTAATATCTCTATGTCCTGAAATAAAATAAATTTTCTTTTTCATTATTATTCTTTATTAAAATTTTATTACATAAATAAAGCTTTAAGTCCCTTATAAATGTAAAATAAAATAAAAAAAATATGAAAAATTTGAATATTCCGTATGAAATAACATTAGTTTATTTTGACCATGGAACAGATTTGTTTCCAGAAGTTGTAAATAAAAAGGACTTAACAAAACCATTGCGTAATAAAGTATATAATAGTGTTAAGTCAGATAATTTCAATTTGAATGGTAACAAAACAGTGGAAGAGAAAGATATCTCTGAGGTTGTTGTACTTAACTCTGGATTTCATATATCTTTAGCAGAGAATTCACTCTTTTCTTCATATGAAAGATATAATGTTAAGTATGGAGAGGGTGGATTTAGAGTAGCTGTAAGGATTCAAAATGATGAATTAGATTCAAAACTCCCAGGACGAAACGTTTATATTTATGTAGCTATTGAAGGATTTTTTAAGATTCTTCAAGATACTAGATGTGTTTCTGATGGAAATCTACATGGAACTTTCTCTTTAGGTATTGGATGTTTTCCTAGTTTAAAATTAGTAAAGGAAGATTCAACAAATAAATCATTTATATATTCTACGGAGATTGGAAAATTGATTGCAACAAAACCTAAAACGACAAAATGGAAACCTGGATATGTATATGCATTATCTCCGATGGAATTAGTTCTTTATCTAGGAAGTTATATTGAACCTTTTTCGCTCAAACTTTTTAGTTATCGTGGAAGACGTGAAAAAGTATCAAGTATATTTTTAAATTTCTTTGATTCATATTGGTTAGATATTGAAACAGATCGAGAAATACATTTATGTATTCCGATAAATAAGAGAAATAATATTTTAGAAAAATTATCAGGAAAAAATAATAATATAAAGGATTTTATTCAAGGATATTTCTCTGAAAATCTTGAAAATGTAGATAATATAAGAGATGGTATAACTAGAGGAGTTTTAGATATTAAGAAAACTGCTATGAAAGGAACAGAAATCGAGCAACTTTTGGTAGGTGTAGATGATACTTATAACCCAAGAGATGTAATTGAATCTCTTTCTCATGTAGATTCTATAGATTTCTCTGCATTATCTAGTAAACCATTAGTGGATTTAAATGTAACAGATGGGTATTATCTTAGTATTCTTGAGATTGATCTTAAATTTTTCTTAGGAAATTATCCGAAATTAAAAAAATTTTATATAGAGAAATTACTTGAAAAGGATAATGTTGAATATAAACGAATCTTACAATATTATAGTGATACCTCTCTAGATAGTATTCTTAATCTTACTCAGCATTATAAAGGAGTATTTATTCTTAAAAATCTTAGTAATTATTTTGGTTTAACTGAAGATGATATAAAACAATTAGTAATAGATAAAGTAATGAAAAATTAACTCTATGGAAACTATTAAAGAAGCTGTTACAGAATTAGGTGATATTAGAAAATCAATAAATAACTATAAGAGTATCAAAAACAGTATTAAGAAGACAATTACTGAAGGTTTGGATGAGATGATTAGATTTCTCATGGTTGGTCCAGGAGTAGTTAGTCCAGAGGCAACAAGAACTAGATGTAATAAAGTTATGGATTTGATTAAGATTTGGTATAAAAAGCCTGAAGATAGGGATTGCATTGAAAAAATTTTAGATATTAAGCGGAAGTTTATAACTCCCTCACTTACGGCTGGAGACTCTGAAGAAAAATCTATATCACAAAGGGAAGAAGAGATAGTAACTAGATCAAAGGAGTTAGAAGAGAAAATTCCAGCCGATCTTAGGGAGAAATATCTTCCGATGTATATAGAAAGACTTAGACCTGAAACTATTGAAAGAGGTGATGTAGCATTTCTTCCTATTGGACCTATACTTCACTATTGTATTGTTTTTAAAGTAGTTGGAGAGATATCATTTGTCTTATCAATTACTACATCAGGAGAGGCTAAAGGGTTCGTAGGATATCAACTTGAAAGATCTAGATTCTTTAAAGGAACTGCTCTGTATACTCTTCACCAGGTTCCGACTGCTTTAGTGAATAGGAAATTTGTTATGCCTTATGATAATAAAGCAGAATTAGGAAGAATTTTTACAGGTTGTGAAGAATATTTTAAAACAAATGTATTAAAAAGAACATATAATAAAAGAAAAAAGAAATGAGCACAAAGATTGGAGTAATTGTTGGTAGATTTCAGGTAGATAATCTAACAAGAGGACATAACTATTTATTAGATAAAGTTAGAGGAGATTTTGGAAATAGTAATGTAGTTATTTTTATAGGAGAAACAAAAAACTCAGAAAGAACTGCACATGATCCTCTCCCTTTTGAAGCAAGGAAAGAAATGATACTTGAGTCCTATCCAAAGATGAAAATATTTAAAATTAGTGATCTAGGTAATTATCCTAAATGGGTTGAAACGCTAGATCATAGAATTAATTATTTAAAAAGTCTTGAGGAAATACCACAAGATTCTGAAATTTATATATGTGGTTCTAGAGATTCTGTAGCTGAGAGATATAAAGAAAATGGAGGATTCTATAATATAAAAATTTATCCTGATCAAAAAGATGATGTGCATGTAACTTATTCTGGAACAGAAATAAGAAGGAGAGTTGTTAACTGTTTTACACCTAATTGGAAAGATGAAAAGTTAAGAAAATTTTTAATCTGGTGGTATGGAAGATCATGTGAATAGACTAAGAAGAATATGTAAAGAAACATATAAAGAATATCTGAGTTTATGTAGAGATATAGATACGTATTTTCACAGAAAACTTCTTCAGGAGGATGAATCTTTTGTAAATCTCATGGAACCTTTCAAAGTTTGCTTAGATCTCAGTGATAGCTCTAACTATTTAGTAGAATATTATACTGGTAATGGAAATTTTCTGAAGATAGATGAGCTTTCATTCTACTTCTTAGAAAAACTTTTTCGAGATTACTTAGAACCTTTGGATAAAATAATGAAATTTACTAGTAGAACGCAATGTAGATTTATGAGGTTTTTAGAAGATCTTATTAAAATTAATCCAGAAAGTAACTACATAAATTCAATTCTAGATAAATGTGAAATAAATTTTCAGTATATTCGAGATAGAGTGATAAATAATATTGGATATTTTGGGTATTCTGAACAGATTTTAGTATCAACATCAACATATAATGATGAAAACTTTATAACTGAAACTGTAAATTTAATAGGAGAATTTATAAAAATAGGAAGATTATATGAAGAAGAATAGAGGAAAAGAGTTAGCATATATTCTAAGACATAATCCGGCCGAAGTAGAAGGAGCGCTTGATTCAGAAGGTTGGTTAGAAACAAAGAAGTTAATTGATCATGGCTGGACTATATCTGAACTAAAAGAAATAGTAGATACTGATAATAAAAAGCGCTATGAATTATCGGCCGATTTAAGAAAGATTCGTGCTCTTCAAGGTCATAGTGTTAAAGGTATTAATGCTAATTTTAAGAAGTATACAGGATGTAATATTGTCTATCATGGAACGCAAAGGAAGTTTTTAGAAAGTATATTTAGAGATGGGTTAGTCCCGGGGAGTAGAGAATACGTACACTTAAGTTCAGATCCTTTGACAGCAAGAAATGTAGCTCTTCGAAGAGGTCCTGAGATAGCAATACTTAAAGTAGATTTAGAAGGATTAGAAGATGAAGTATTTATTTCAGGTAATGGAGTTATTCTAGTGAAAAAAGTTAGTCCAGAACATATTATTGAAGTAGATTATGGTTCCTGAGAGAAATAATAACTATACGTTTATCATAGAAGTAGATTGTAATGAAGGTGAGGAAAATATATCGATTACTGAGATATCTTTAGATGAATTAAATCAAGTAAATCCTCTTCTCCTGGATATAAGAGAAAATCAAGGATATTATCCAACCGGAGATTTCTTGGTGTATCCTGATCCAAGTCCTGAAGAATTTTATGGAACTAGATTTAGGGAAAGTTTTGATATTCTAGAATCAAGACTTCCATGTCCGAAGAGTGGATTTAGGAGAATATTAGAAATTAAGGTATTTTCAGAATCCCCAATTTCCTTATACATGTAAATAAAATTAAATAAAATGGAAAACTTAAAAGACATGGAAAAGAATGGAAATTACTTTGTTAGAGAAGACATTGTAAGTGAACAACACGTACACCATAAAGATGAATATCGTGAAAAGAAGAGAGATAAAGTCATCTTTACGAGTACGATTTTGGAAGAAACTACACCACAGACTAAAAGAAAAGAGGATTATGAAAAATCTGAATACTTTCTTGGGTAGTTTAATATAAAGAAAATGGTTTTGTTGGGAGAACTTAGGAGAAGATCTTAAGTTCTCTTTTTTGTTCCTTGCAAACTCTTATTAATGTATTATCATAAAACAATAAAACCATGAATTCTTTAAAATTTTACATTGACAAACTAAAAGATTGTGATGCACACGAAGTTATTAATTCTTTGAGAGTAAATCCAGTATTAAGTGTGGAAGAGAAAAATTTAATTTATTTATATCTTTTCCCTAGACCACTCTTAGACCGACAACTTCCAGAAAGAATTATAGCTTACAGAAAAAATAAGAACCCACAAGGATCTCTTCAACCAGATCTCGGAGAAATTGGATTACTTGTGGAGGCTTATCGTACGGAACAGTATAAAAGATTTATGAAACATTTATTCCACTCTTTTACAGATCCTGAACAACTCTTCCCTATTGCTGGTTTAGGACAATGTGAGTGTGCAATTTGTGGAAAGAATATGTATGAAGAAGGAGCATGGTCTGATTTATGCTCTAGATTTGAATATAATCAGCTAGAAAAAGAGAAAAAAGAATATCTTGCCTTTGGAAGCAAAAATTCTGGTATAAATTTATGTCTAGATTGTATTATTCAATTAAAAGAAACTTCAACACTTTTAGAAGAGATTGAGCCTGGTTATCTTCTAGACTGGAGAAGTAGATGTAAACCAGCATTATTTGTGTAGAAATAAAAATCCCAAGCCTTATTTTATATAATAGGGCCTGGGTTTATTTTTTATAATTTTTGGAGATCTAAAATTTTAAGATCTCCTATTTTTTCTTTTCCATAAGAGAATTCATAATATTCTGCTTTAGAATCAATCAAGAATGTATACGTTTTATCTTTATCTTCATTAGTTAAAGTAATCGCATAATTATCTTGTTTATTGTGTTTTAATTTTAGTTTATCAATTCTAAAGTATAGAATTTCTGGAGTCTCTTCGTCAGTTTTAATCACTGCTGCAATATTATAATTACGTCCAAGAAGTTCAGATTGTTCTTTAGAGTTTGATAGATTTTCAAGAGCTTCGATAGATAGTGTTTTAGCATTATCAAATTTCGCTAAGAGTCTATCATAAAAAGCTTTCTCTTCTTGAACCTTAAAGTGCATTGATAACGGAAGAAATCTCAATGATTTTCCCGTTTCCTCTGGACTTTCAAAACTAAAGCCTTCCGGAATAATTCTAGCTTCTTTGACTTCCTCTTCCCCAATTATTTTATACTTAATAATTGAAGTTGTAGTCATAGGATCATAATCAGTTATATCCTCAACTTTTACTTCTTTAAGAGAATAGTCCCATCTTCCAGTTTCATCTCTAGAATAATCAATTAGTGCTAAAGAAGATCCAATATGTTTTGTTAGATCTCCTCCTCTAGGAACGTAATTTAGATTTCCTTCATAGAAACCATATAACTTTTTGTACTTGTCTAATGTTGTTAATTCTTTTTCTGGTTTAAATTCTAACATGATTTTATTGTTTTAGTTAATAAAAAAATATTTTCTTTCACATATAAGATTCTCATCCTATTAAAGGAGCAAAATAAATAACTACACCAATCCATAATAGACTAGTGTAGTTAATATTATTAACTGTTACAAATTTTTATTTCTATGTCATCTAAACGTTCAAAGTAGCCAATCCATGGAGTACTATAAGTAAAGAAAGTTCCATCATTTTTCTTTAACTTCAGAGAATATCTACTGTATTGTCCTTCTACATACCACCAATTCTTAGCAGCTTCTTTTTTAAGTTTTTCTCTTGATTCAGAAGTACATATATATTCTAAATCCATTGCAAATTTATAATGCTGTCGAATTGCTTCTTCATTTTCTTTTGCGATAGATATATTATTCCAAGGATAATCAATAATATCTACATCATTATGCGTTTCAAAAGAACTTCCTGTTTGGTAATAAATGATCAAATGTATGATGTCTTTTTCTTGAATATCATTGATTATTTCTTTAAGTAGATTCTTGGCAGCTTCTTCATCTTTTACTCCAAGCGCTTTTAATTTTTCCAAGTATTTTTCCATATAATCTTTGTATAAATTCTATAGTCCAAATTCCAATTACAAATAGGATTGCTAACCCACAGAGTAATATTCTAATCATAAAATGGTACTATTTTCCAACTTGCTTGTCCTATCTTCCAATTCACTTCTATATAAAAAACATTACCTTCATTTGTAATATATTTCACATAAGATCTCCAATCGCGAGTTATAGTTAACCATGGTTTTTTATTATAATTTACAGCATCGATTGAATCTAATTGTCTGTATATATCATGTTCATTTAAATATGTACAAATTTTTTTGGCAGTATCATAATCAAAAAATTTAGCATCAAATCCTACATCAAACTTTATGAAACCAAGATCTTCATTAGTATTTGAATCTATTGTTTTAATTTTATAGTATGTAGGAAATATTGCTTTAATTGGTTCTGGTTCTCTTTTTTCTAGAATAACTTTTGTTAATCCGTCTATAAACATTTCAGCCTCTATTCTGGACATTCCTTTAGAAATTAGCGTTCTTATGTACTTCTCCATAACGTTTTTGTTTTACTTCAATTAATTCTATTTTTACTACACTAGGAATAGTATCACAAACTATAATAGTTGAATCCTCAGCAAATCGTATAGATAACTCAGAGGCTTTAACGTACTCTATGACTTTTTCGGTATTATCTTTGAGAGTAATCTTAAGTGTATAATACTGAAATACTCTATTATTTACCCATTCAGTATAAATAGTAGATACAATACACGCTGTGATAAGAATTAGTCCAATTCCTAGCCATTTTCTTATTCTTCTAGTCTCAATTAAGAGAAAATAAACTCCTATTAGACATATTATTATTGAGAATATAATTACTATAATCGTCATTTATCTTTAGAATTAAATTTTTCTAATAACTCCGCTGAATGTTTCTTTAAAGCTTCTTCTGGGGTTAATGAATAATATTTATCAATTTCAAAATCCCAAGTTGTATCTCTGTTTCCTGATGAATTATTAACTCTGAGTTGATATGTTATAAGCGGTTCATCTCGATTTAATGATAAGTTTATATTTACGCATTCAACATCATAATACTTAAGCTCTCCATAAATAACTCGATATAATCTTGTTCCTGGTTTATATTTATAATTTATTTCTATAGTTTCCATAATCAATCCTCATCACTATTTACTATAAAATCCCAAACTAATTTAACAACTCCTCCTGTTATGAAGAATGTAGTTAGCATCTCTGTAAATTCTGATTTTTCTGGAATTATTGAAAGAATAACTCCAATAATTATCAGAACTAAATCTTGTATAAAATTTCTCCATTTCATGATGTAAGTAAAAATTTAATTGCATTATAAATCACGAAAGCCATAAAAATTATTCCAATGATATATGCTGTAAGAATAAATACTCCTACTGATAGCGCGAATACAATCTTAGTTATAAATCCTAGGAATAAACATCCTAAGAACATTATTACCAAGAACATAAAACATCCTAGACAACTTTTTCCCAACATTCTATTATCCTTTCTTTTAAGTAATTAAAGTATTCATTAATAGATTTTCTTTTCATTTCCGACCATTTTTCATCTACTGTTACAGAATATTGATTTCTTATCATGTAAATTAAGAGATCTTGTACTGTTGTTCCAGAAGGCATTGGAAGTTTGTAATCGCCTAGAATTTCTTCAGAATCTATCATCTCAAGGATATATAATTCTAGTGCTCTAACAATACTACAACACATAGCTTTTCCTCTAGTAGGATATTCTCCATTATCTCCATATAATCCAGTTCCATCCATAAGATCTGGATCATCAAAAGTTTCTGGATTATAAAATGAAATTTGCCAATTCCAATTTATACCTTGACTATAAAATTCTGGTTGGATATGTATTATTACGTTATGTTCGTCTAACCATCCTAAAAGACCAATTAAATTTTTTGGCTCATAATCTTCTCCAAGTTTCTTAGCAATATATCTATATAGATCATTTGCATAAACTAATAATAAATCTAATCTTTCTTTTTCCATCTTTTTCTTGTTCTAAATAATATGTATGGAGTTAGAATAAATATTATGAATGGAGTTTGTGATGCTACTACCCAATCCATATCTTTGGTAGTTAGGTATATAATAGGATCAAATATAAATTTCCAAAAAAGACATATTAAAATGAGTTCACAACCTCCACCTTTCTCATCTAACCATTCCTCAAATTTAAACTTTTTCATATTACTACTCCTTTCCACATTCTTTTTTCTAAAGTATTTGTTACTTCTTCCGGAAAATCAGCGACGTTCCAGTGTGCATCAAATAATTTATGTTTACAGATTTTACATAACCACCATGGAAATTTTTCATATAACCATGCAAAGCTATTAAAAGCCCAATCACGACTTGATGCCCATTCCGTCGCTAAAAATCCGGAAGTATAGATTGGAATACACCCTTCTTCTTTAAATAACTTCCTTCGTGAGACTCTAGGGTCAATCCATGATAATACTTTAAGAAAATTATATAATATTTTTACACTCCATTTATATCTCAATTTTTCTTGAATCGGATAAGTAACTTCATGAAACCACCAATCTCTAAAATATTCAAGACAAGGCATATCATGATCACTTTTATGTTCCCAAAAAGTTTTATAATATTCTTGAATAGGATTTTTATGAATTTCTTCTAACCCTTGAATTACATGATATATTTCTACAGGTTTATCGTTTAATGTAATTCTGTATTCTATATCTGAACTACTAGGTCTAAATTTATCATACGTCCATTTGTGAATTAGAAAGACTGATATATAGTCCTCAGAATTATCACAATCGTAAGTTTCAGACCATCTCCCACATCCCCAAATTCCGAGATACCAATATTTAAGTCCTCCATTAGAAAAACTGAAAGACATTGTCATACTATTTCCCCACTCTTCATTAGGGGAAGTGTCGTCCTCAGATAAGATGGGATTTATTCCTCTTTCTTTTAGTCCATTCAAAATTAATTCTGTAATCTTTTTAAATTTTTTAATTTTTTCTTCATTAATATTTTCCATGATTCTTATTGTTTATCAATTTTAAGGCTTTAAATCCTTATAAATGGAAAAGAGAAAATCCTTTGAATTGCATATTATAGTGTGAGCCCCTGCCTGTGATAGGTCGGGGTTTATTTTCCTTATATGTGTTATGAAGAAAATAAAAATAGAAAGTATTGAATTTTATAGATTACGATATAACAAAAATATTATAGTTGGTTATATCAGATTTAATCAGTTATTTAATAGAGAAGAATTTATAAAATTTATTTATGATAAAAATATATCTATTCTTCGAAATAAACTTTTGAATTATCATATTCTAAAGAACTATGAAGAATTAAATGCAGCTAGATCTCCAATAGGGAACTGGATTAGTCCTTCTGAAGTTAGAGATTTAGTAATGGTATTACCTGTTTATTTACATTCTGAGGATAATTATAAAAAATTAACAAAACGAAGTTTATTTAGAAAGCTTAAGAATAATCTTATAATCTCAGAAACAGTTCATAATAATCTTTACAAAGATATTATAATGAATATTTGTCCTTCTGATATAGAATTACGAGGTTTTATTGAGTATTCTCTTAGACTTCCAGATAAACCAGATAAAAGTTATCGTAATTTTATAATGAATATCTTGGATTTTTTAGAAGCTCTTGAAACTCTTACTAATGAATAATAAATAACAATAAACATAAGAATTATGGAAAAAGAAATTAAAATTAATGGTTCAAGATTAAAATTAGTAAAGTACTGTGATTATGAGTATGGGAAAAGTACTGAGATTATCCTGAGAAATAAGAAAAATCTAAAGTATCAATATGTACTTTTAGCAGATAAACTTAGTTCTTCTGGTAATCCTTGGTTAATAATGGATTCTTATGGAAAAAATAAAATAAGAGTTAGTCCTAGTGTTCATAATTACGCATCTGCATGGGGAATAGTAAGAGAAAAAAGAGTTGAAAGATACTCTGGGGAAACTTATTCAACCCAGGATCTTAGAATTATATTATCTTTTCTAGGAAGTACAATTAAACTTGAATACCTAGATACTGCTGAACTTTTAGCGCAAGCAACAAAAGATGAAATAGTTATCGAAGGTTTTTACGAGATGTACGGTCGTGTAGGGATGACTAATTATATTGAAGATCTTAATGATATTATTAAACGTTCCGAATATACACCCAAACCTATTGAAAGAAAAACTAAGTATCCAAAAATTTATTCAGATTATAATAAATATTCAATTAGTAGGTTAATAACTGATTTAATTGAGGATAATGCAAGTATTCTTATTAATCCAGAGTTGATCGGAGAATATAAAAGACTTTCTCCTAAAAAAGTGGATAGTAATACTGCTGTTACTTACCAAAAAGATAAATGGGCGAAAGTGACAGGAACGATTGGAAATAAAAGACGAGCTAACTTAGGAATCTGCTTTGATACTAATGTGGTAGTTAATATCCCAGAAAATACAGTCGGAATAGAACCCGGCGAAAAAACATATAAAACAAGACAATCTATATGTTTAGTAAAGGATGGTCTTCTTAATCAGTCTTTAATAGGAGTTATGATTTCCAATAAACTCGCCGGGAAATTTAAACGACTGGGGATAATAAAATCAGAATTAGTGTTTTCTGGAGAGTATCTAATAGATATCTCATCTCTTCCAGTGGTAACTAAGTGTGCAATTAGAGATATTAGTAGTTATTACCTTTCTCGATTAGAAGTTAAGTATAAACTTGCAGCAATAGCTAATGAATATATTCAAGAGTACTATCCTGAGAAGGTAACTTTAGATCCAAAAATAGAGTTTCTTAAATCTCTTGGAATAGTTGGAGATTATTACTTCCCTAAGAAGGAAACTGATAAAGAAGCTACAAGAAAATCAGAAATGATAATGGAATTGGTTAGTTTTATTTCTGGTATCCCTGGAGAAAAACAAAAAAGACAACTTATGTATAAAGAATATCAAAGAGGAGCATTACCAAAAAGTAGTGTAATCAAAGTATTCTTAGACTCTATTGGTTTTGGAAAAAGGCCAATCGAAGAGATTCGAAAAGAATGGAAAACTAATCTCACTAAATATAATGAAGAGCTTAGAAGAAGAAAGTTTCAGATCATTATGTCAAAAACAACGAGATTTAATGATAAACATTTTCCATTGATTGAGAGTACTAGTAAGACGGTTGATATCTTTTCTTCAGATCATACAGCAACAGTTTCTTGGAAATTTTTACTAAATACTATAAAATCATGAGAGTAATAAATAATTTAGAGACAGTAAAAAGTCTTCTAAAATTTAAGATATCTTCTAAAGGTAAACCGGAGATATATTATTTTGTGCAAGTTATACAAAGAAGAAAAGAGAATCCTGATTTACCTCTTCAAGAAATACAGAGATATGCTTGGTGGGTGACAGATTTAGGAGTTCTTGAAAAATCCTGGAATCGATTAACGGAGATGTGTGAACATTATAAAGCAAGAGCTTACATATCTATTACACCAAGATCTTTGGAAAAATTTGGAAAGCAATGTATGTTTGAATATTCTAAGAGAGTAGCAAACAATGATTATACAAATATACATAATCTTCCAAAGAAAGTAGCCTTAAGTAATGAAACGGTTCAATCAAAAGGAGTTGTAGATAAACCTAGGTGGATTTTAGATATTGATTCTGAAGATAAATTCTATCAACATGATATAGAAAAATTTATCTCAGGATATACTAATATTCTAGGAAAAATTAATACTCCAAATGGTTGTCATCTTGTGATAGAGTCATTTAATTATGGACTTATTAAAGATTATCTAGTTTCTAAAAAACGAGAGGACTATAAAATAATAAGTGATAATGAGGTTGAAAGACTATTTACTCTTAGAAGAGAAGGGAACACAATTCTTTATGCAGTAACTAACTAAACTAGAACATTTAAGAAGAAGGAATGAAATACTTCCTTCTTTTTATTTTCTTCTCCCCTGAAATTCTTATATATGAAGCGGAAATTAATACAGAATCCGCTTCGAAAATAAATGCGTAAAGAATTAAATAACATTAATGAATTAAATTATGAAAAAGTTAAAAACAGTAAAAGTTCCCACATCTAACGGAGAAAAAGTGGTAGTCTTTAGACCCATTGAGGAAATTCCAACATCACATTTAATTTGTGATAAAGAATGTCCTTATGGAAAATGTTGTTCTTTTATCCCTGATCCTAGAAATCCCGGAAATGAAGAACTATCATTTATCGATTTTTGTAATGATCTTGGAGCTAATGAAGGAGAAGATTCAGATTTAACTTCAATGGTTCCAAAAGAAGGCACTCTTGAGGAAATTTTCAAAGATCAGCCTGATATATTACAAAAAATCGCCGGAAATAAAAAATTGGTTTATCTCGACGAAGTAATCGATAAATGTTGCCCTGATATCTGTGAATATTATAATAAGGAACATTCAGAGTGTACCTTAGAAAATAAGATGTGTATTCTTCGCGGATTGTTTGTAGGTCCAGTTAAAGAAGACAAACCTTCTAAAGAAGAAACGCAGGGACAGGAAGCTGTTGAAGAAAAGAAATAAGTTTTAGGGGAGTAATATGATTTACTCCCTTTATTTTATATAAGTATGAATGAATTATTAAATTTTGAGTATAATGGATGTATTATTCCATTTGCATTGACTAGTAATGATGTCGTGATTAATGCTACTGAGATAGCAAAAGTTTGTAAGAAGCAGTTAGGTCATTATCTTAGTAATCAACAGACAAAAGAATTAATCAATGAGGTCTCGATCGATATCGGAATTCCGATATCGGAATTAATAGTAGTTATTAAAGGAGGTATTCCTCAGAATCAAGGTACTTGGATGCATAGATTAATAGCTATTCATTTTGCTATGTGGTGTAGTCCTAAATTTGGAGTATGGTGTCTAAGAAAATTAGACGAAATTATAAATAATGGATTTGCTCTGAGAGACGCTGAAATTGGAAGATTAACCTCTGAAATTACTAACCTACAGATTACTATTCAAAATCAACAGCCTCAAGTAGATTATTGTAATCGAGTCCTAACTACTTCAGAAAATCTATATTCAACAAGAGATATAGTGAAAGATTTGGGTCTTGGAATATCTAATATAGAATTATTAAGATTATTAGAGAAGAATAATTTAATTTTTAGATCTCATGATAAAAAGAAATGGTACTTAAAGGAACCATTTGATAAATTTGGATATACAAAAATAGTTACTATATTTGACAAGGCAGGAAAACCAAGAAATGTAAAGAGGTGGACTGAAGAAGGACGTCATTGGATTTATAGTTTATCAAAGAAATTATAGGGATATGGAAATAACAGGAAAATATGGTAAAGCAATTGTCTTTACTGATAATATTGAACCAGAAGCAGTTTCTCAAGTCTACGAACTTTTAAATACTAAAATGACTGAGAATGAAACAGTTAGGATTATGGAGGATTGTTTAACAGAGGACACAGAAGTATTAACTGAGAATGGGTTTAAGAAGATAATTGATCTCGATAATACTGTTAGGGTTGCTAATTATAATCCAGATACTCAATTAGTTGAATTTTATTCTCCAAAAAATATTCTTATTAGAGATTTAAGAAAAGATGAAAAAGTTTATAAATATAATAACACTAGAGGATATTCTTTCAGAGTTTCTCAAAGGCATAGATTAGCATTGAAGAATAATATGGGAGAATTAGCAGAAAATATAGATTCTTTTCTCATGAAAGAAAACATATTTAATGCTAAAGGTGTTAGTACTCCGATAAATAAGTATACAGATAACGAGATAAGAATATTATGTTGGATTATTGGCGATGGAGTAATAGCAAATACACATAATCCAAAAAGAATATCTCGTAATATTCGTTTTGGGTTAAAGAAAGAGAGAAAAATAAATCGAATAATACAATTATTTGATGAAGAAGGATATAAATATGGAAAAAGTGAATATAATAAACAAACAGTAATTAGATTATCTGTTAAGGATAGTGAGAAATATATTAATTTAGTTACACTAAAGAAAAAATTTCCCTCTGATTTAATATTTATGTCTCAAGAACAATCAAAGATTTTTTTTGAAGAATTAATTCAAGTTGATGGAGACTATGAAAATTATATTAACAATAATCACGGAAGTTATAGAATAAATTCCAAAGATCTAGATACTTTAAATTTAATATCAGCTATTGCAACAATCAATAAAGGTTTGTCAAAAATAGTATTAAAGACTTTTAATGGATATAATGGTTTAAATCAAATACATTATATTAATATAATAGATGATTCTAAACTTAATTATTCAAGAAATGGAATACATAATTCAAAATTTCAAAGAAATGAAGTTGAGTATTGCGGTAAATTAGTTTGTATTGAGACAAATACTGGATATTTTATTGCTAAACAAGGAGGATTAACTTTTATTACTGGGAATTGTCATGCAGGAAAAGGTTGTGTAGTAGGATATACTCAAACCTACTCTGGTGGTCCTCTTGATCCTGATGTGGTTGGCTGTGATCAAGGTTGCGGTATGTTAAGTGTAAAATATAAAATGCCTTCGGGAGATCCAGAATTAGCTCTTTGGGATGCTAGAATTCGTAGAGATATTCCAATGGGTATGGAGATTAATGAGAAAACTGTTATCCAAGAAAAAGAATTCAAGAAATTTTTTAAAACAAAACTTGAAAGAGCAAGAAGTTTATGGCCTGAATTTGTATGTTATGAAGGTCTAGGAGAGATAGAGAAATTTATATCAAAAACCCTTAAAAGAATTGGTATGTCTGAGGGAATTTTCTATAAATCTCTTGGAACTCTTGGTGGAGGTGAGAAAAATTGATTGCCTCCAGAATGATTAATAGTCATTCGTTGTAAAAGTCGTCCATATCGGGAGAAGCTGAGATGCTAATCACCGAGGGAAGGTTATAGTGTTAAAACTTATACCCCCGTAGAGAGCAGAGGGACTTGGCCTGGCATAAAAGTCAGAAGGTGTGCTCCGAACTAGTAGGAAAAAGAACTACTAGAGATAGGCAGAAATGACCTATCCGATACTTGAAAGTAGTATTAGTAACAAAATTGAATCATTTTATAGAACTTGGACAGGTAGAAGAAGATAAAGAGTCTGTTTGGGTTACTATTCATACAGGATCAAGAAATTTAGGAATAAAAATACTTGCTTATTGGAAAAAACAGATTGGGAAAACTAGGATAATTGAGGCGGATATGAAAGCGGCCGAGAGAGGAATTAAGGAAAAGTATAAAGGTCAAGGGAAGAAAATCAAAGAAGAAATAGAAAAACTTCATGCTTCCGGCCGATATACAATTCCGCCTAGTAGATTCTTAGTAACACATGAAGATATATCTGGTTATCTTGGGGATATGTTTTTTGCTCAAGCTTATGCAGAATATAATCGAATGGTAATATCAGAGAGAATTAAAAAAGCTCTTGGACTTGGAAAAGAGCTTGAGAGGATTGAGTCTATTCATAATTATATAGATCCAAGAGATAGAATAATTAGAAAAGGATCCATTCAAGCTTACGCCGGACAAAAAGTAATTATCCCTATGAACATGGCTTTTGGAACTTTAATTTGCGAAGGTCTTGGTAATCCTGATAGGAATTATAGTGCTCCTCATGGTGCTGGGCGCTTAATGTCTAGGCGAGAAGCAAGAGAACGATTAAGTCTCCAAGAATTTAAAGAAAGTATGGGCAATGTATATTCTAGTTCTGTATGTCTCGCCTGTATTGATGAAGCGCCCGAGGTATATAAAGATCCTTCTGAAATAATAACTGGAATACAAGATACAGTGAAAATTTTGGAAATTATTAAACCTATTTTATCTATTAAAGCAGGAACTGGAGATGGTGAAGATTAGTTTTTACAGAAGACTTCAAAAAGAATTATCAACTGATATTGGAATTGTTAGTGGAAATATTCTTGGAGAGAACTTTATTTTAGAATATAATTTAGATGGGTTAGCGACTAAGAGAATAACTCCTAAACAAATTTATGTAAAAACTTGTCTTGGAAAATTTTGTATATTTCGATTTTGTGATGATACTTCTTTATTAGAACATCTTCGATATAGAAATATGATCGATTGCTTAATCATTCAGGAAGTTAGTGTTGACCTAGAAGAACTCAAAAAATCATTTATCCAAGGATCTAAAAATTGTCCTTATGCGAATGATTTGAAACATTTAGTAAAAAACTTAGATAATATAAAATTTACATGACAGGGATAATAGTTGATACAAACGATATGATTGAATTAAGAGAAGTAATAATTCGAACTATGAAAAATTTAGATATTTACATATGTATTGATGATCAACACTATAATTATCTTAAAAGACCTAGACGAAAAGATATATATGAATCTATTGGTTTTGGTAGGTTTTATTTTGAGTTACCGGAAAAAATGTCAAATAGATCAATTGTTAAAGTTTTAGGGACAGTAGAAGGAATAGATTATAAAAAGATAATTCAGGGTATGAAGAAAGCTTTTAATGATAAATTTTGGGGTGGTGATGACACTCAATTGACTATATTAAAAGATATGATAAATAATTCAAAAGAATATTTCCTATGATAGCAGATATTGTTATATCGAATTATTATTTTAAATTACATTCTACTAGAGATACATTTTTAATTCTTTCAACAAGTACAGGTCTTTCTATTAATATAACTGTTCCTGTTATATTAAAACGACCATCTTATGAAACTATCTACGCTTTTATTAGAGAAGGATGTTTTGGTATAGAACCGAAATGTACAAATGATAATAGATATATGATTATCGGAAGCGTAGAATTAGATGCTCAAAAAGTTATAGAATGTTTTAAGGAAGCTCGTAAAACAGAATTATGGAGACTTTATATGGAGAAGTCTCATTTAGCTAAACTTGATGAGCTTTTATTAAATCCGGAAATCCTTATAAGTGATAAACATAAACTATAAAACTTATGGAAGAAGATAATAAATTTAAAGAATATCTAAAGCCTGACTACTCTTCGGAAGAACCTCCATATGATTCAGGAGATGATGACGATGATGATATCAATGAAATCGATGAAGCAGAGGAGGATGAGAGAATAGAAAAAGTAGTTAAAGGTCAAAAAGAATTGAATGAAAAAATTATGCAACAGACACCATTTGGACAAAGTGTAGGTGGAGGTAATTGGGGTCAACCATCAACTCCATCTTGGAACAATAACGGAGGAGGATCTTCGTGGGGAGGAAGTAATAATCAACAGTATCCATGGCAAACAAAACCGGCAGGAGGAAATTCTTGGGGAAACTCAGGAGGATCTTGGAGTGGATCTTCTGGCTGGGGTAGTAGTGGTAATACTGGAGGATCCTGGGGAAGTAGTAATACAAATAATGGAAGAAAAGAAATTGATCGACAGAAACAAGTAATATTTTGTGATGTCTTAGATTGTCTAGTAGAAACTTTTCAGAGTAATGGAAAACCAGGTCTTCTTCCACGTGGAATTTATGATATTAGACTCCGTTTTGAAGTTTGGGATAAGATTTTATGTTTTAACCCAAATAAAGTTTATGCTATGGTTCCAAGAAATCTAATCTTAAGTAGTAATGGTTCAGATTCTTGGAAAATAATGTTAGAATATATTGTTTGTGCTTTATCAGAATATCTAAGAGTTCCGTATGATCATTGTCAAATCTTAGTACAGAATGATTTTGGACAATCTAAAGATAGAATGATGGATGCTGTAATTTCTAAGACTCGTGGATTTGATAAGAATTCAGCCATACAAATTGGACTTGAATCTGGTTTATATGGTCAAAGTAATAGAGATATATTAGCAGCAGAAAAAGTAGGAATTGATTATATAGATCTTGGACAACTTCTTAACATATATTTCTAATGATTAACCTAGAACAGAAAGGAGAATGGGGCGTATATTTCTTTGATATCGACCATGTTCTTATATATTCTGCTACAATAGAATTAACTCCGAAGAAATATACTAGGAATCCAAGTATAGTTCCTGGAAAGAAAAATAAATTGGTTATAGAATTAGGAGTTGAGCCTGAATATTATTTTAAGAAAACAGGGTTAAAATGTCTTATGAAGCGTATGGAAAGTTTAGGAATTATTAACCTCGAAGATAAACATCGAGGGAATACTTCTTATGATCCTATTATTTGTGATAAAAATTGGAAAAAGATTAATTCATTAGAAATATCTTTAAAAACGATAGTCGATATAATTAAAAAGAAAGATACATATTTAATTGTAGGAGATTCAAAAACTGTAATAAATATTCTAAATTCTTCTGAAAGCTTGAAATTCTTATAAATGTATAAAATATAACAAATAGAAAAATGAAAAATTTAGTAGCACAAAAATGGATTGATGAATGTGGAACTTTATTTCCGATTGATGGAAATACAGTACTTTATCCAACTCCAGGTTCAGGAATTTTTGAATTATATCAAGGAAAAGGTCAAGATAAGAGAATCGGTTTAAAAAAACTCTCAGAAAAGTTTGAATTTAATCACAAAATATATGATGTAGGTTGTGATAATTTATTTGATATAATTCAAAAAACTTGGGAATCAGATAAATTTGTTGAAGAGAATAAGAATCTTGGTGTTATTTTCACAGGATATAAAGGAACAGGAAAAAGTGTTGGTGCTAAACTATTATGTAATAGATTAGACATTCCTGTCATAATCATTCCTGATAATGAAATAGAGGGAATGGTAAGTTTTATTCAACAACTCGACTTTGAATGTATTGTTTTGATTGATGAAGCAGAGAAAACATTTAAGCGAGGAGAGAGTGATGAAGTATTACTAAAATTAATTGATGGGGTATATAATAGATCAAGAAAATTATATATTCTAACAACAAATACACTTAACGTAAATGAGAATTTACTTGGACGTCCTGGAAGAATTAGATATATCAAACAATTCGGAAATTTGTCAGAAAAAGCAATAAACGAATATTTGGACGATAATTTAAAAATTCCAGAAGAGAGAGAGAATATTCTTCAAAAAATCGATCTTCTTGAGATATCTACTATTGATATTCTTGGTTCGATTGTTGATGAAGTAAATATTCATGGAAAACTTTCTGAAGATACTTGCCTTAATATTCCTTTGGCTAAATATGTTTTCGATATCATGAAATTCCCTGTTGAAACAGAGGAAGATGTAACAAGGATTAAGGAAATTCTTCGTCCAGGAAGAGCTAATTTCCCAGAATGGCTTGGAAAAGATTGTGAGATGGAAGATAAAGATTCAGATACTAAGACAAATGAGGATTATTGTAGTAATATCCTAGATGGTTGGAAAACTAGAATGACATCTCAATTCTCAAGTCTCTGGAAAAATCAAGAACTTAGTATTGGAACCATTCTTGAAGATCCTGATGAAGACGGATTTATTCTAGTTAAGGATATATATGGGGATGGCGAAACATTAGTTAAGATAATTAGACAGAAAGGTAATCCAAGTTTATATCGAGGTGGATTAATGTTCTGATAATAAAGATATAGAGTATTTGAAGACAGAGGGTGGCAAGTCGTGAGATTATGGCTGCCCTCATTTTCTTATTTATGTAAATTATGGGAAAAAAGAAAAGAATAATAACTAGTTTTTCAGATGTTATTACAAATTCAAGCACTGAAGTATTTTTAATTCAAGGACCAGATGCATTAAGACAGATGATTGGTACTGGAATATATAAAAAATATCAAAAAGATTTCCTTGTTCTAAAAACTGAGGAAGATGTTGAATATTTCTTTAGATTTCAAGGAAAGAAAGGATTTAATCATAATTATTCAATATGGGATTTAAAACCTCTACTAGGAAATCTATTTAACTTATACCTTGATATGAACAATGAATTCCCTGATAAAGAAGATGATATTTGGGAAATGTTTAAACCAAAGATTATGGAGAGATTAAAGGGAACTATTGTATATATTGATATTAAACATAATCAAAAAATTATGAATAGACTTTATGAACTGTATCCTGATGATAAAGACTATTCTTATGAGTTAGATAACTTAGAAACAAAAGGATTTAGATATGGATGGAGTCTTGACTGATACTTCGGGAATAACAACAAATAAATTCTATGTATATACAGATGAAAGAAACCCTCGATATTCTATTTGTTGTTTTAGACTTGGGAGTCAGGTAAAACTATCTCTCCCTAATGAACTTTTGAACCTATTTGGAGGTAACCCTGAAGAAAATATTTATGCTGTAGATCATATTATTTGTTTAAGATTCGAAATAAAACAACCTATCCTAAAACAACTAACATTATCTAAGGTATGCAAAAGTATAATTGATATAGTTGCACTTACTCCAGAAGAATTTAAGAGTAATGCTGGAACTATATCACGGCGCCTGAGATTACTAACGTTCAATCAGATAATTACAACGAAGGAATATATTAATAAAGCAACTTTCATTCGTAACTTAGGGACAAAAGTAACATTATCAGAAGAATTACTATATATTATAAAAAATTATGAGCAAAAGACGTTTAATCACTAGTTATTCAGATGTAATAACTAATTCAAGTACACAAGTTTTCTTCTTAGATATTGAAGAAAAATTAATAAATCTTCTAAATGAAAATAATATAACTGATAAAGTGATTATTATAAATTCTAAAGAAGATGTAATTCGTGCTGTTGAATTTTATCAGAAAGAAGAGGATAGTGGGGGATACGGAAATAGTGAGATATTCAATCTTATTAATTTCGTTTATGAGTGGTATGATATGTATACTGAATATGGTAAAGGAAATAAATGGAAAGAACTTAACGATGCAGGTAAAACCGATAGAGAGATTATTGATTTTATTTGGCCATTAATAGACGGGGTTATCGGAAAAGTATATTATTCATTTGCAGATGATTGTGGTATACCTAAAGAAGCTGATATTCTTTGGGAAAATGGATATAATAGTTACAGAGAATAATAAATAGAGTTATTATATAAAACTATACTTAAAATAATAGGTATAGTTTTTATTTTTCTTCCCTTAAAACTCTTAATGATGTAGTAGATAGTTGTGTTCTGCTACCGTAAAATAAAATATATGAATTATGGATAGAAAAGAAGAATTAATTAATCTTTTAGGTATTTTTCTAGGAGATTCAAAGAAACAATCAGAAGAAGTTAAACCTAAGATTGTTGAGATATGTAAGGAAAGATTTGATAAGATCTATGAAATTTATAGAAAATATGGATTAACTAATTCATGGTATGATGAATATGATCCTATTCGAGGAAGTCTTTGGTTAGATGATGATTACAATGAGGATGCTATTAATGATAAAAGTATTTGTTTAGAGTATACAGATCATTGGGGTTATGGTGGTAGTTGTCATTGCTATATGGAATTAAAATTTTCTCAATTTGAAGATTCTTTTATAGAGGCGCTAGATAAATCCCTTAAGAGTACAAGAATCGCTTCATTAAAAAGAGAAATAGAGTTACTTGAAGCTCAATTAGAATCTAAGAAAACTTGTTTAAAAGAACTGAAAAATGGCAATGAAAACGAGTAATACAAATATTGAATTAAGTAATGATATCAAAATTTCTGATTCTGTAGTAAAAGCTGTAGTTGAAAAAATTCTATCCTCTGCACAATCGGATGAGATTTTAGATATAGTTATTAATTATCTTCGAGGTTATCTAGAGAAAATAATGGATAATCCTGAGATAATAGTAAATAATGAAGAGAGATTAGTATCTACTATAGATAAAAGAATCTTTGGAGATTTTAATTTAATGCAAAAATTACATAATATAGAAACAGCTATAACTAATATTAATAGTGTTATTACAGGAAATAATATTTATTGGAATAGTAATCAAGAATTTTTCTGTAATTCTCCACTACGTGATATAGCAAGTGAAATAGCTGATATCAAATGTAGAATTGATATGTTAAAAAATGAATTTTATATGCTACAAAATCAAATTCCTTAGCATTCTGAAGAAAAAAAATAAAAAGAGGATCAACTTGACTAATTAAAGTCAAGACCTCTTTTTTTTCTTTGTAAATTTCCTTTTGTTTAGTTATAGTCTCTTGATATATAAAATCAAAAGGAAATCTTTAGTTTCCATTTCTGTTTCGATCTTGAGTTTAACCTCGTGATCTCATCAGGTTAGGAATTCACCTAACTACAAAAATGAAAATGGAGGGAAATTTTGTTATCCCTCCGGTTAGTCATCAATGAATTCTTCTTCATTGCTGTTAAATAGTTCCGGAATCATATATCTAAACCAATAATAAATTCCGGTAGTTCCCATAATTATTGCTGATATTGAATAAATTATATCAAATCCTAATATCCAAGCAATTCCTGCTAATATCATTGTCATAAAAATAATGACTTCTGTTATCTTTTTCATAATATATTAATTTTGTTAATTATTGTCTCTAAACCCAAGTTAATCCATAACTCGGGCTGGTTGTTTTAGCTTATTCAGCTTTTTTGTTTTTCCGGTTATTTAAACATTTTTTAGTTTTCTTATAACCATAATCAAATACTACTTTTGCTGCTATTCCTGCTACAAAAATTCCAACGTTTTTTACAACTGCTTTCATAATTCTATAATTTTTTGTTGTTAATATTCTTTTGTCTCTATTTTCTAAGTAATTTACTTAGAAATGGTTGTTTTTACTCTAAGCTTCTCTCTTAAAGATTTCTAACTTAGAATTATATATAATCTTTATAATTTCCTCATCGGTATTTATCATAGGTTATATATAATAATTTAACTGTATATTAAATCCCTCTAAATTCACATCCTATTACTAATAACTCTAGACTATACAGGTCCTTTGTTATTTTCATAGTTCACCATATATATTTGGCTACATGTCTTTGATATATTCCTCTTGATAATCCTTTATCAGGTTTATCTCAATATATCGTGGCCTTATAATATTATCTACTATAAGGAATTTATTTAATTTTTTATTTATTTTGTTAAACTCGGCTAAATGCACGTTATAAAATTTGTTAGTGCTTGCCAAGTTATGTGTCCAACCTTTATCAATTATTAAGTTATATTAAGTATTTTCTCTATTTTGATAAATAGTATAATTCAATATAGTAACTTAATATACTTATTTAATTACGCTCAGAACTTATCCTTGTAAAAGATATTTTAATACTATTTAAATATCTACTCAAGTGGTATAACAACTTCCACCTGTCCTTATATTATATTTCATAATTATAAGTTAGATCAAGGTGATGAATTTTATAAAGTCGTTCTGACGACTTCTAGGTTAGCAACTCCTAGTCTCTCCTTATAATACTCCGTCATCACACCTTTCGTATGTATTATAAGTTCTAGTTATATCTATGTATAACGCTAAAGTATAAAAGACATAATATATCTTTTAAATTAGATATACTATGTCTTTAGGTAATATCAGATATTTCTATCTTTTATTACATATATAAGGCTAATAGGGTTTCTTAGACGGTATTATTTTAACCTCTTAGGAACTCTATTTTCCTTTCATATATAAGGTTTTTAGTCTTTTCTAGACGGTGGAAAAATAAAGGGTGGAATTACCCACCCTTTTCTTACTTAACTGCAAGCAAAAACGTTTTATAATCAACAACAGACTTTCGATATATACTATCTATGTCAGCGCCAATCAAATAGAGGGATTGTTTATAATCTCTCAATGTTTCTGGCTCATTGATATAATATTCGACTAATCTGTTTACTATTGTTTTTATTAATCGCAGTTTTCTTATTACGTAATCTCTATTAATCGAAGGAACATCAAAATCCTTTCCTTCAATCGCATACTTGTTTAAGATAGCTGTATAGTTGTCATAACTATCTTTTAGTTTATCTACTATTCCATTGGATAAACTATTTTCAACTGAGACATCTATGTAATTTTTTACTCCGTCTCTTAATAATCCTAATGCACTTAATATTGTCATTAGTGTGTTAAGTTTTTCTATCATATTCCTTTTCTTTTAAGTTTGTTTTTTATTCTCACTTATAAGGCTTTCAAGGAATATCAGACTAGCAAAATACTTCAGCGTCGTAATAGCCTTTTTCTAGTGCATTTAAGAAAAATTCAACCTCTTCTGCAGACATAGGAGCAAAACCATGAACATCAACACCTACATCTAATCCAAATCTCTTAATCATTTGTCTTCCATGAATATGTCCAAAAAGATTATACTTTTTTGTAGAATTCATAGGTTCATGTACAAGTGCTATCTCTTTTCCTAGGAGTTTTGTTTCTGCTTCAGTTAGGAATACTTTTGAAAAACCAGAATCTATAAGCTCTCCTATAAAATCAGGTATATCTAGATTTCTTTCAGATTTTTCTTTAATCTCATAATTTCCACAAACTAATCGAATATCTCCATTTAAATATTTCAAGTAACTTCTATCACCAAAATCTCCAAGATGCCATACGATAGCTTTAGGAGGAACTTTAGTATTCCATCTCTCTACCATAGTCCAATCCATATCTTCAACATTCATGAAAGGACGTTTAGATAATTCCAAAGTTCTTTCTGCGCCGAAATGTGTATCGGAAGTAAAAAACTCTCTTGAACTGGACTCTCTATTAGATATTTCTTTCTTTAACTCAGATATACATTCGTCTAAAGAGCTATATACATTTTTTATTCCATATGCTTTAGCTTTTTCGATCAAGTACCTTCTTCCGTGTATTTTCGGCGCAATTCCTAAGATTATATTTTTCTTTCTAACTAAATTTTCGGTAAGTTCGATTTTAGTAGTTTGTGCATAATCTCTTCCTGGTATATCTTCAACAGCTTCAGGGATCCAAAATAATATAAAATCTGATACTCTAAGTCCAATTGTTTCCCAATCTACCTGTTTTTTATATTCAGCATCAGATAAACCTCCAGAAATTTTCTCTTTTCTTCTAGGGTTTATCCAAGTTACTCCCTGAATATCTGGAACTGTTTCTTGCCACTCTGGAGCTCCTTGAATAGGTCCTCCCAAAAATACCCAAGTATCTTCTTTCTTGGGTAATTGTTCTATTGCATAAATCATTTTCATTTGAAATTTATTTTTGATTCTGTATCTGCTAATTTTATAAGGTATGGTATTCTAAAATTTCCATACATACTTTTAATAACTTCAGAATAATCTTTATCTTGATTAATTGAATCTACATATAAAGGATTTTTACTATTTCCTCGAAAACATTGAAAAGTATGTAGATTATTATCACGGTAATAACTTTTCGCAATTCCAATAATATTAAGATTCTTTCTTCCAAGTTTCTTATATAGATGTGCTCCTAGTCCTGGTTTAGGTTTTTCAAAAGATTCTTCATCATTCCACAACCAAACATGAGAATCTAATATGATTGTATCGAATTTATCAAGATCTATATTTTCTAATAATTTTACAATCCCAGGAAGTTCTCTTTTATAAAATTCTCCAGGAATATAAGAATCGAAATTGTTAATAATAATTGAAATTTTATCTATAGGTTCACTATCTTCCCAGTTTTTAAAAATAATACCTGAAATTTTTCCTAAGTGTTCCTTTTCTTTATAATATCCATCAATTATTATCTTATTCATTTTTTAATAATCTTTTTATTTAAATATTTCTTTTTCTTCTCATAATCAAATTCTAATCGATCTAATTGATTTTGAATAGTAGAGTTCCAACCTTCAATGGCTTCTTCTTCTGATTCATATAGTTTATAATTATCTAAGTTATGTCTATTAGGAGTTAATTGAAAGTAGCCAACTATCATATTAGTGGTTTTGTTTCTTAAAGGATACCAGGTGGTGTTTCTTCTATATCCAGATCCTTCTTCTTTTCCTAAAACTACTTCTTGCGGAGAGTTTATATTTTCAAGTTTATAACTATACGGACCGATATAGAATCCAAAAGTCCAGAACGTTTGTCCTATAAGTTTATCAAGTTCTTCATATGTTTCCGGCTGTTTCATAATTTTTCTATTTTAGCATTTAAGTATCTTAATTTTTCTTCATAATCGTGTTGAAGTTTATCTTTTTGATTTTGAATAACCGCATTATAAGCCTCTACACATTCCTCTCTTGTTTCGAAAAGATATGGTAGAAAATATTTTACGTGATAATTTTTGAAAACTAAATTTTTATTTTTATTTTTTAGTGTAAGAGAATAATCATTGTTTTTATCCCAATTAGTTACTAAGACTTCGATTGGTTTTACTAATCTTGTGCATCTATGAGATTTACTAGAAAATTCTAACATAAAATACCAAAGTGACTTAGAATTGTCTCTATATTCTGATAATAATTCTTCTGTTATCATATTAATTTAGATTTTATATATTTGAGCTTTTCTTCATAAAAATGTTGAAGTCGATCTACGGTATTATGAATTTGAGCGTTATAATATTCTTTACATTCTTCTTCAGTATCGAATATTCTCACAAAAAATTTACATTCTGAATCTTTTCTTTCTTTATAACCCTGAAAAGATCCAATTACAGAATTATCAGAAACTTTTCGAAGATATAATAAATTATCTATATCAATTTTTAAAATAATTTCTGCTGGTTTTATGATACTAGAGCATCTAAAAGTTTTCTCCCTAAAACTAATACAACTATACCAAAATGTTTTATCCTTAGGGAGATTCATTATTTCTTTCGCTGTTAATTGTGTTATCATTTTATTATCCGTTTTTTAAGATTTCTTTCGGTGGCTTTCCATTGATCTTCAAAGAATTTCAATTTACCCTCGATATACTTATTTCTATGTTCAATACATTCACTTGGAGTATTAAAGAATTGATAATGAAGTTGATAGTTTTTTATTATTTTCCCGCTATTCAGTATCTTTACTATCCTAGGAATACCACCAAATTCATCAACAACTTCAGCTTCAGATGGTGGAATATCTCTATAAACTCTTCCAGTATCTGATATTTGTAATGAATAAATCCAAACTGTTCTCATAATTCTTTACATTTAATTAGAGTCCACTCTTTATAATTCATTCCTCCTGTTTTAGTATCGAAATGCTTGATAATTTCCTCGAATGGTATTAAGAAGGTTCCAAGAGATTTTGCTAACTCAGAATTAAAACCTACATCAACTTTAAGATCATAAATACTATTAATATATTCAGTAAGGTGACCATGAACGTGACCAAATAAGTGAATAGATCCATGAGGTTTATGATTCCAAGATACAAAGGGATAATGACACATAGTTACCATATAATCTTTTCCTGAATGCTCTATATGAACATCAAGAATATCAGAGATTATTTTGAAATACCCTTTAAGTGGTGCCTGATCAAAATAAAGTCCATAGTTATCATGATTCCCAACAATTTTATAAATATTTTTACAAGGAATCTGATTTAAGACATCTTTTATATCGTCAACAGGCATTTTCCAAAACATATCACCTAAATCGAATATAATATCTTCTTCTTTAGTTTTTTTAAGTTCCTCTAAGATATAATTATTCATTTCAGTTACATCTTTAAAAGGTCGAGAATCATATTTTATTACATTTTCATGACCATAATGAAGATCTGATATAAAATAGATTTTTCCAGATCCAGCAGTTGTAAAGGGTTTTTTAATCTTCATAATCTTTTGCTATTTTTATTAATTTATTCTCTTTATAATATCCGATAATATTATTAAATACAATAATCTCTAAATCTGTAGTATCTAAATCCTCTATATCCAAATTATGTTTAGAGTACTCTCCATAATCCATATCAACTTTAATATAATTAAATGTTTTGTTTACATAATATAATTTTTGAATATTTCCTGATATAGATTTAGATTCTAAACTCTTATAATCAAACACAAGATCTTCAAGTGTATCTAATCCAGTAAATTCAAGGACTTTAAGTAATTTAGTTATTACTGAATCTACTAAACGTTTCCTATAAAGTTTATTTAACTCTATTAATTCTTTCCTATTATTCATAATCTTCGAGTTTCCACTTACGTGAATAATCTTTTTTACTTTTATGAGTGATACTAGGTCTTAAGGATACTAACTTTCCTGTTTCTTTAATTTCATTATCTCTCCTAACTTTTTCGGCTAGGGAGATTAATTTCTTTTTCTTCTTTTTCATATGATTATTTTATTACATTTATAAGGAAATCCAAGTTCCTTATACGTGAAAATAAATAAAAGAATTATGATTAGATGTTATGAAGCTAAGTTATCAAAAAATTTAAACCCTAGAGTTAGAAGTTTTATCATGAAAGAATGGATGGAGAAGAGAAATACTTATGGAATTGAATTGAAGAAATATATTATAGATTCTTCATCAGTAGATCAACATCCAGTATTAGGACTTTATATAAAAGATCAAAAAGTGTTTGGAGATAATATACTAGTAGATAATAATTTTTCAGAAAGATTATTAGGAAGACATGTTATTTACTTTCCTAACTCAATAAAAGTAAAACAATTAGGGTTTTATAAGAGAAGGATTCTTAATTTTTATCCTGTGAATTATGAAGAATCCATTTTCTCTGAAAATAAAATGCGTTCTAAACTTGTTAAAATGATTGGAATGTTTAGTGAAAATAACTATAATGTACTAGGAATTATTTATGGAGATGTATATCAAGTTAGAGAAAATTATAGAGAATTATTTTATAATATATGGAATTCTAAAGTAAATGGAAATTATGAAAAACCTATTAATCTAGGGAAAATAGAAATATAAAAAAAAAGAGGACTGTAAAAAGTCCTCTAATTATTTTTCTTTATTTTGTAATCTCTAATAATGTCTTGGAGATTAGATTTATAGCACCTTCCACATCTCGATAATCACATACTTCAACTTGAGTATGCATATTTCGTTGAGGAATAGATACTAACATAGTTTCACAATCAAAAGCACCTTCTTGAATTGCTGAAGTATTTGTTCCTCCTGCATATGAAGCTGCAAGTTGATATGGAATTTCATTAATCTCAGCAACTCCGATCATTTTACAGCGAAGATTCCAAGATTTATCAGGTCCATTCATGATAACAGGTCCTTTCCCAAGTTCTATATCTCCATAGGACTCAGGTTTTATTCCTCTACCTTCATCCGTGGCGAAAGTAACATCTATATCAATCGAAATATCAGGATTTACTCTTTTACTTGTTACCATTGCACCTCTTAGACCTACTTCCTCCTGAGTATTTGCCACGCCATAAAAAGTATATTCATCAAAAAGTTCCCTAAAGTCTTCATAATTCACCACGTTCCTTAAGACTTCAGCAACAATAAATACTCCAATCTTATCATCTAGTCCTTTAGATGCAAATCGATTCTTCCCAAGATGTTCTATAAAATTTGCTTCAAAAACAACTCTACTACCTATCTCTACTAACTTCATAGCTTCTTCTTTAGATTCAGCGCCGATATCAACAAGAAGATCTTCAATAGGAATTAATTCATTTTTGCTATTATCATCATACTCTACATGAATTGGCTTTTTCCCAATAATACCTGTTACATATTCTCCTGGGTGACCAATTTTAGAAATTTTAACTATACTTCCTGGGAGAACTTTTTTATCTATTCCCCCAAGATTAATAATATTTAGCATTCCTTGGTCTGTAACATTTTGTATCATCATTCCAAGTTCATCAATATGTGCAGAAATCATTACTTTCTTACTCCCTGAACCTACCTTAAATGCTACATTTCCCATTTTATCAGTAAACTCTTCTATCGCAAACTTAGAACAATAATCTTTAAATACCCTAGTTGCTTCCTGTTCAAAACCGCTAGGACTATACGATCCCAACAGTTCTTTTAAAAATTCTACAGCTTTTAATTCTAACATCTTTCTTTAATTAAAAATAAATATCGTTTCATGTAAATTTCTTTCAGTTCTCACATTCCAATTATACTTAAGAGAGTTTGGAATTTCATCATCTAAGATCATTAATCTAGTATGAATAAATAAATCATAATAAATATCTAAGTAAAAAACAGAGCTAATTCTTGATAATTCTACTCTATCTATATGTTCTACATCTTCATAAGTAACTATAATTTTATTATCTATCTGAAATGCTGAGAAATATTTTAAGATTTCTATAGTTAAATTATAATAGTATACTTGATCTGCCGCTGATTTACATCCAATTATTCCACCAGAACCACTTCGAATTATATCTAACTCCTTAACCATTATAATCTAGGTGTAATAACTTGATAAAATCTAACTTCATCAATCCCACAATCAATTCTTCCTGCACAGTTCCAAGTTACATGAGGATTTGCTGTTTCCCAACATGATTTATGAATAATTGTGTAGCTTCCATGATTAGAGGTACATATTCCACAATCTGAAAAATCCTTCCAATCTTTAATATCACGTGCTCCATCAATTATTTTACTATCATAATAACCAACATCTTCTAGAAGTTCAATTATATCCTTACTAACTTTTCCGATATAAGCTGAATTAAGAAATTGAATACCTTCTCTAGGAAATTTATCTTGAAGTTCATTTATGGTTGCTTTATGATAACCTTTCTTTTGATTATCTTTTATCCAATCTTCTCCATTAGTAAACCATTGTCCGAAATCTGTATCTCCTTTAAGAGCAGCTATCCCAAGAGCTAGTTCTTTAGTTACTCCACATTGAATTCTTTTTACAAGAGATACTTTTCCAGATGAAGAAAATTTAATAGCTTCTCGAGTTATAGCTGTATATTCTCCAGTCTCTGCACAAGTAATAATACAATTTCCTTTATCTGGATTAAAGGCTAAACCAGTTCCAACCATTTCAGAATATCCTAGATCTTCAAACTCTTTCCTAAGTTCTGGTGTATTTTGATCTAAGATAATACTATATAAATAATCTTTCCTCTTCATTTAATATCTAGGTTGTTTAATTATATATTCTAAGTTATTGTCTTTATAGTAACCGTTTAATTCCTTTGAGCTACATAAAGGAGTAAATCCATTCTCCCCAAATGTATACTCACCTCGGAAAGAATCAAATACAATAAAATCATCATCTCCTCCATTAGCTGGATTAGGAATAAATTTAGCCCATGTTTTAATTAGACGCTCCCTTTCCTTTGGCCATATGAAAAATCTCTGCTCTGAAACTTCTTCCTCTATGGCTAGTTCGATATCAACCAAAGCATCTTCAACTACATCAGCAAGATAAACCTCATCTTTTGTTCCATCTGCTTTTCCGAGATCTATTTCTAGTTTTTGCATAAACAACTCTTCAAGAAGTTGATCTTTTTTATCTTTTTCCATTTTCTTATACGGTTTATAATTTGGTGTATATAATCTAGAAACCCATCCAGAAACAGATTCTTTATTTCTAGTGAGAGCTCCTATAATAACTATTATTTTAAAAATTATTGCAATTACTAATAATAATGCTATTAAGACTAGTAAAAAATTCATTTATTTTTCTCTATCTTTTTAATTGAAAATAATACTTTATCTCCTATTTTATATGTTGGATTATTACTACTAGGAATTCTTTCACTTAATCTAATATCTCCATTAGAACCAATTTCGTCCCCAGCGATGTAATAAATAGTACTAACGCCGTAAGAATTTAATCCTCTATCAATAGATTTTATAACTAATTCCTTACTATATTCTACTTTATATTGTGGTAAATCTTTCCTTTTGCTAACACAACTCACTAATCCTATAATAAGACTGATAATGATTAATAACTTTTTCATAATTACTTTCTTAATAATTCATTACATACGCTCTTTATTCCTTCTAATCTAGCTTGTTCATAAGAAAGATAGTTTAGATTATTACTACTCAATGAACCATTCTCCATTGGGATAGCAAATATAAATCTTTTCTCTCCTTCTTTATTAGTAAATGGATATACGAGAATGATAATACCCTTATCCATTCTACTATTTCTACCTCAATTCTCTTTTCTTTTATTGGCTGTTTATATCCAAGTTTTACTAATTTTTCCAGGACTTCATCATCTACTATTATACTTCAGTTTTTATATAGATTTTCCCCTCTTCAAGTTGTTTTTTTATATCAACAATCCTCCATCCATATTCATCAATTAACACCCTCTTTAAAGTATCAATATAACTATCTGGAATTAGATTAGGATTTATATAGACCCAAAATTGAAGAAAAGGATCTTTATAAGCTTCTGAACTAGATTTATAAGATTCATAAGCTTTACTCATCTCTTTAGCTGCTAAATCAAAAAACTCTTCTGGTGTAATTCGAAGGTAACTAGCATAAATAAATTCTCTCATTTTTCTCTTAATTTAAAAAAATCATAATCGTAATCAGTTTCAGTTCCGTTTTCTAGAACATAATGTTTCCTGTATGTTATTATCTGAACAACATTATTTCCAGGAATATCATTTACTATAGTATCTTCTATAATTTCAGTATCTGATCCTAACCAGTTCTTTTTTAGATGATTTTCTGTAGTATAATAAACATTTTCTTGTATTCCTTGAGTTATTGTTTTTATTTTAGTTGGGTAAATTTCATTAGAGCTAAATTTATGTTTAACATAAATTTCATCACCCTCTTTCAATCCAACCCTTCCTGTCGAGTCAGAATAAATTTTAATAACTCTTTTACATGGAACTACTTTTTTATCTATCAAATCCCATAAAGCTTTTACAATATCAGTTTCTGCTATAAAATCACCAATATTCCTATCTTCTGGAACAATAAAACTATTTTCTAGATCATCCTTATCAAGATACTCACTATCTAATTTCCAATCTATTTTCCATAAAGGTATTAATTCACCTTTCTTATTTTTAATACAATCACAATTAATAAATCTGTTCATAATTCTATATTTATTTATATTTATCATATATAAGGAAAATAAACCCGAAGAATTATCTCCTCGGGTTTGATTACTAACTAGGATTTTTTCTGATTATTAATCTTTATTAAACATAAGAAGAGCTTATCCCTAGTTTCTTTACTCTTCACAATATTTAGGTTTTCGACCTGTTTCTAAGTATTCTAAAATCTCTTTAAGTACCTGATCATGATTAAACGCCCAATCATAACTATCAATATCTTCTGCTGGGACAAACTTAATATCATCTACTTCATTAGGTTCTCCACCTCTTGATACGGTATCACAGTTAATTTCCTTATCAGCTAATTTTTTCCGAGTAGCTATGTAATCTACATGAATAAGATATCTAGAAACTATGTTTTCTCTAACATCTCGAGACGGATCATCTATAGTACAAAAATGATCAATTGCTTCATTGGGATAAATTTCAAGATTAAGTCCAAGTTCTTCATAAAGTTCTCGTTTTACCGCTTCTTTTCTTGTTTCACCCCAATCAAGATAACCACAAGTAACTGACCATTTTCCAACATGATCTGGACATCCTGAACCTCGTTTAGATACTAAAAACATTACTCGACCATTGCTATCTCTAGTATATACAATTCCTACTACTGCATTTGCTCTAGAGATCCAATACTCTTTTCCATTTTCTTTTGATGTTACTTTAAAATTTTTCATAAATAAAAATTATTAACAGTTGTCAATGTTTGTTTATCAATTATAAGGTTATTACCGATTGTCTTTTTCACCTTCTTTAGAATTTGTATGATGTTCTTTTTACATAAAACACTATCATCTTTAATTGATGACCAATCTTTTATAGTAGAAAAGTTAAATTCATATCTTTTTACAGTAGGTATAAGAGTATATGCTTTCTCATCTAATTCCTTCTTAGCTCCAAAAACTAGTTCTATGAAGGGTAGCAGAAAACATTTTTTATTATAAAATACTACTTTATAACTACTATTATATCCATTTCCAGGAGGTGTATCATTAATTTCTAAGATACTTCCATCTTCTATAGGATTAAGAATATCATTTATTACTATTTTACCAGTACTATCACTTATTTTTCCTGGAATACTATAACTCTTCTTATAAAATGGCCATAAGTTTATATTCTTAGTTTTTGGAGAAGTATATGAGAAATCTAGCATATTGTAATGAAAAGAATATGATACAACTACTAATCCACCAATCATTTCTTGATTAACTATATCAAAATTAAAAATATCCACTTCTTAATTAAACAAGATATAATTCGATATAAGTATTTAAATCTTCTATAGCTGGTAATCCATACTTTGCTGTAAATTTTCTAGTAGGTTTCTTTATATATCTCACATAGAAATCATCTACTAGTGGTTTTATAGTTTCCATAGAATTCTCTCCACTAAGTTTTTCTGTCCCATGAATATCTTTGATTATAAAGAATATAAGAGAAGCTACAAATGGAGTAAAAGACATTTCTTCTTCAATTATCTTTTTCACTATATGTTCATTTTCTTTAAGAACTCTAGTAACTTCCTTGTAACTCTTATTACCTTCCGTTTGTCCGGCGGTTTCTACTATTAATGTGAATAGTTTAATATATTCTCTAAATAATTCTTCAGTTGTTAACATAGCCTTTAAGTGTTTCTATTATTTTTATTTTTTCAGTTTCTTTGAGAAGACTCCACTCACCTCTTTCTAATTTTTCTATAATTTTTGAAATATTATTAACAGGTATTTCTGAAATCTCTAAAGTTCCTGGTATCAAAGTATACCCTAGATGTTCAAGAATAGACTCAATCTTCTCAAGTTCTTTAACAGTTGCTACTCTTCGACCATAATAATTATCAACTCTTGGATAATTAATAACAATCCTTGAATCTATTACATACCATCTCCAAAGATTATTTGGAAAATTAAATACTCCTCTTTCACATCCACTAAATAAACCGAACCAACCATCAGGTCCATCTTTATAATCTACATAAATCTTTCCTACTTCCATAATTCATCCAAAATATAAAAATGGATTATCTTCTGAATCTTCTTCAATTATCTCAAAATCAGATCCAGAACAATCTTTTAAATTTATCATATACTTTAAAAGTAAGTCTACACCATAATTATAAAAATAAGGTTTATCTTTATCATATGATGCAATAGATTCTCCTTTACCATTTACTACTTTTACATAATTCTCATTTTTAGAATCCAATGATGCTTTTATTCCCTCATCTGTAAAATTCTTTTTCGCATGTTCTTCTGCAAATCTTACAAGTGGATTTATTGTTTCTCCGGATATACGAATTTCTTTGTTAATGAGATTTTTAGAATAAAGAACAATCTTATCTATTACTGAGAAAGTATACCAATTATCAGAACCTATCAACTTAAACCAAGGACTACCAGAATCATCAAAATAAACTCCTGTAACTCTAGTATAATTTCCATCACTTGTTTTTATAATAGGTTTATATCTTAATCTTCTACAAATTTCTTTTAATAAATTAGATCTTTTCTCCAAACACATCTGCGAAAGGTTTTAAATTTCCATTTGGATTATGATCTCTTCCTGAATTTCCATCATCGAGAATAGCAAAACATATTTCTTCAAATGCTCCAATAAATTCTGGTTCTTCCAAAACTTCCTTAAATAATCTTGCTACATGAGAAGGTGGATTTTTAAATGCTCCACATCCAAGTGCCCCTAGAACAAGTTTAGTATGATTATTATCTAAAGCTATTCTAAGGATTGTTCTTATTTTTCCTTTTACAACAGGAACATATTTTTTCATCATTTCTCCAGTATTCTTATCAATATCAGGTCTTACTACTCCTGCCACTGAAATTACATTACATTTAAAATAATTACCTACAGTTTCATAAGTTCCTGGTTTTCTATAAACGCATACCCCTGGACTATATATTCCTCCATAAACTGGAATAGGGTAGGAGAAGTCATTAAGAACTTTTCCTGAATAATAATCTCCAAAGTATTCATCCCATTTTTCAGGAGAGTATAAATATAGGGATAATAGCAAATTACTTCTTCTACATAATTCTTCTTCCTGAGCTCTAGAACCTGTTTCAACTCCTCCACCTGGTCTTTTAGATGAAGCCATATTAAGAACTGCACACTCTGAACCCAATTCCTTTGCTTTTTCAAAGGTATCTATATTCTGTACATATATTTTAAGAGGAGTTTGAAATTTAGGTTTATTATTTCCTTTTTGAATAGACTTATACATTTTTGATTCATATATTAATCTATCTGTTTCTGGAAATTCTATATAATTATCCTTATATTCATACTCTCTAGAAATAATATCTTCTATTACTTCTTCAAAAACTTTAATTAATTGTTCTTTTGTTTTCATATCATTAATGATTTTGAATTATCTAATAAATTATATTTCACAATCCCACACTCATTACAATTATCCTTTGAGAGAATACATTGACTACAGTAATTTAATTTACCTGAATCTATTGTATATCCTCTTCTTTGAAATAATCTAAGGTTTTTCGAAAAATGACTTATTTCCTTTGATGAATATTCCATAAAAACTCCATATTCAAGATTTTCAAGAGTTACAAGTTCTTTTATTCTATTTTTTATGAAATCCAAAGTAACAATACTTTTTTCATTTAATTCCTCTACAAAGTCTATAAGAACACTTTCATTTATTCTCACACGTTTAACTATTCCTTTACGATTATTTACTGGATAGGAAATAAGTAGAGTGCTATTTATTTTATCTCCAGGGAAAAAGAATTTATTAGGTCTGATAGAAGGTTTGAAATTACATAAATCACATTCTCCAGAAAATTTACATACTTCTTTACATACTATATCAGAAATCCCTGGGAAAGATCGAAAAATCAACCTACTATTTACTATATCAGTATTAGATACCAATATATTTGTTCTTTCTCCATAATATCTATGTTCTGAAGAACGTCCTAATTCTAAATCTACAGTTTCATATCTAAAATTTCCAAAAAAACCTACTACACCAGTTACTAATCTAATAAGATTGATTTCATTGATATAGATATCATTATTGAACCAAGTAATTATATCTCCTGGAAGATATTTTTGATAGTATAGTCTCCTTTTAGTATTCTTTGTCATAACGTGCTAAATTATTATATGCATCTGTACTATAAAAATTAGTTAGATCGAAAAAAAAATCGAAAACTCTCCTTTGGGATTTAAAGGTGATTCCGGACGATATCTATCTAAGATAATATTAAATCTAAATTCATTACCCCAATCTTGTCTTATTTCTGTAATTATTAAAGGGTATTTTGGTCCAAATTCTGCATACTCACCACTACCCCATAAATATCCAGGAGACTGAAAATAAACAATATCACCTACTTTATAATAATCTGGATCTAACCTTCTTGCTACTGCTTGAGGAATTCTGGCTAATCTTTCTTCCTTAAGATATTCCATTATTTGAGGGATAATTGATGTATAATCATGTTCTATAATTTCACATTTTTTATCAAAATCATCTATACTCATTCTTTCTGGAAGTATAGATGATCCCCAACATACTTTATAATAATGTCCCTTTGAATCAAAACCACTACTGTAAATAACTCCTATATCTCCAGTATTTTTATTTTTGACTCTAGTCTGTGTCCAACTATCTATTCCCATTGATTATTTCATTTTTTGCCTTAGTCCAACCATCTTTAAATGATTTTCTTTCACTTCCTCCTGTATAAATAAGAAACCCGATAATCATAATAATTATTCCTAAAGGCTTATACCACTCAGTTATTTTAATTCTAAACGGTGAAAATGATATTTCTGTTTGTCCTAAATATAGGATAAATGCAACTAATAATACTAAATAAATTATAACCTTCATCATATCTCTATTTTATAAGTTTTATCTTTCATTACTACTAATTTTCCTGGAACTGCCATTAGACGATCTTTAACATTATCTAAGAAAGCATCTAAGAGTAGAATTTCACCAAAACTTGAAATACTAATATAACATGTATTGAGATTATCAGTCCACCCAAAAAATACTTCTTCAGGATCTGCATTATCCCATGGAGTAAGCACTAAACGAGACAATTCATCTTCTAGTCTTATTACAGTAACAACTTGTAAATCTTCTTCTAGATCATACAAGAATACATATCCAGTTACTTTTACATATTCCTCCGTTTCCATATAAGTTCTTTTAAGATTGGTAAAGATTTCTCCATATATTCAACTAAAATATCTTCAAGGTAAAAATATTCTCGATTCATTACTCCAAAAGAATTTCTAGCTATATGATATAATTCATGAGACCAAGTATTTAAAAGTTCAGATTTTGTCATTCTTTTTCTTTTTGGAATCATCATTATAAATTTTCTTTCTCCAGCAGTTGAATAAACCATACCATCTACTGGAGGAGGAGCTATCTTAATAATATTTTTATTTATTTTATCATAATAAGTTCCAAAAGTTGACATTACATAACTTAAATCACCCTTAGATAGTTTTCCAGAAATTTCTTTTTTCTTCTCTATCCCTAAAAGAAGATCTTCTATGTGTATAAAATCTAAAAGTTGTTGAGAAACTAAATATCCAAAGATATAAGCTTCTGTTTCATCATCAACTATTCCTCGTGAGGAAGTGATTCTATTAACAAATCTACTAGTTTTTCTAAATATCCACTTTACCTTTTCTTTTGTAGTTAGATTTGACAAGATAGTGATTAAATAACTTCCACGATTATTAACAGCTAATTCATATCCCTCTGGCTTTGGTATAATCCCATATAAACCTCTAAAAGCCTCAAGAGAACATTGAATAGTAGTTAGTCTTGTATTAAATATAGAAATATCATAATATGCATATTTAGAACCAACTTCCTTTCTTAAGTTTTCTTGGTAACACTTTTTATTAAAAAATTCTGCTTCTTCTAATCGATTTAATAAATCTTTTAACATTTTCTTTTTTATTTTATTACATTATTAAGGATTTAAACTCTTATAATTGTTATGAATAAGAAAAGTATAAAAATTGAATATTATTATTGCACTGTTAAGACTAATAGTAAATACACTTTTGTAATAATAGATAATAGAATTAGTCTCTTATTTCGAAATCGATTAAAGAGAATCTCATTTAATTATTTATTACACCATATAAAATATAAGGAGATTTGTTTTATTTATTATGGAAGATATGATACTGTAAAAATAAAAGAAGAAACTATATCTGGAATCAACTCAGAAGATATTCGAAAAGTTTTAATTAAAATAATAAAAACTACTACTGGACTTCTTAGTGTTAAAAAAGATATAGATAACCTCAATGAACTATATTATAATTATAAAAATTATCATGATAACTTTCACACCAAACTTTAGAGCTTATATAATAGAAACTCCTCTTAAACTAGTAGATATACATAATGCTCAAAATTATCTAACTTCTGAGGAATATAAAACAATATCAAATAGTTTTAGTGTATTTTCATTTATAGGAAATAGAAATAGAAATCGTCTTCTAGAAATCTCAAAGATTGTAAGTTTTTTAAAGGATAATAATCGCTTAGGTAAAAGTAAATACTATATTTCAATTACCTTAAGTAATTTTGAAAAACCATTTCGAAAAATCTGGACAGCAAAAAATATGACAAGATACATATATAGACTGGATTTAATAACAAAAGAAAGTTTTAGGTATTTTAAAAAACTTAATTCGGATATTATTACTATTGAAAAACCAAGTATTCCTGAAGAAGAATTTATTAGAATCATCCTATATAATTCTTTAGCAATAATAGAGAATTATGAAAAGGGATTAATAAACATAGATGATAATGCTGCTTATTATATGAGCAATTACAATTATTCTATTCTTAAACTATCTAGAGAAAAAGGTTTATTTTAGAAGAGAAAGAAAACTAACCAAGGATTTTATTTCCAAGGTTAGTTCTTTTTTTATTCGCTTTTTGCAGCGTCATGTTTACATATTTTGATCAAGTAAATATATTTATTAACAGTTTCGAAAAAGTCATCTGTTCTGTTAATAATACCTGACCACATTAAATCATCTCCAGCTTCTCTTTTTATTCCAGTTAGTAATCCTCTAATATCTACTAAGAGATTTTCAAATTCTAATGCTTCTGGAAGAATAGGATTTAATGTTCCTGGTTGGATAAATCCCCAGAGAGCTTGAGCATTTTCCATAAGAGCATCATCAAAATCCTGAAATTCACCATCAAAATCATCAATTAATTTATGGATGCTCATAGTGGGTGCTGAGAAATGCAGTTCTTTCAATCTCGTGTGTATACCATGAAATTGATTCTCCAAATTCAAAATAAACTTATTATTCATAACTTTTTTAATTTATAAATGTTTTATTTTCATAAACTCTGATAATGTTGTTTGACTAACTCCTAACCTTCTAGCTACTCCTGCTTTACTCAATCCTCTTTCAAGTAATTTCGTAATCTCACTATCTTTTCCATCTAATTTACGCTTCCTAGGGATTCCAACAGGCCTACCTAATCTAACGCCATTAGATTTCATCATAGCTAATGCACATTTTGTTCTTCGACTTATTAATTCTCTTTCTTTTTGAGCACTAATTATATCAAAGAAAGTTTCATATACGGACAGGGAATCTTCTTTTATTATTTCCCCTTTCCAGATAGGTAAGATAGCAGCTCCAGTTAACATACAATGATTTATAATTGACATCACCATATATACATTTCTTCCAAGTCTAGAAATTTCAGTAACTAATATTAAATCCCCTTTCTTTATTCGATCTAATATTAATTTTCCAAGAAGTCTAGCACTAGGTTTTATAGCCCCTGAGATGCTCTCTTCTATCCATGCATCTACTTCAATTCCATTTTCCCTACAATACCTGTTTATTTCGTACCTCTGTACTTCTACTGTTTGTTTTTCTGTAGATACTCGTATATAACCGTAAATCATTAGATAGTTTATTTTTTTAGTTATTAATCAACTCTTCAAACAGAGTTTCTTATCAATAATTAGGCTTTCACTTAAAAAATAAAGCAAAAAGAGCATAAACCTTGAAATTCTTATATATGGACGAAAAATAAGCGCTAAAGTTTCTGTCTATAAAACAAATAGAAAAATTAACAATTTAGTGATTAAAAAAACAAGTAAAATTGATGCTAAAAATTTAGTATGAATTCGGGTGAGTGTAAACGAGAAGCCACGAGTAAAGCTACTGAGAGGTAGTATAACATTTTAATAAAAAAAATTAGTAGCTTTATGAATTACGGTAAAATCTTAAGCGTTGGCTTCAAAGTATTAGTTGCAGCAGTTGCAGGCGTAGCTGTATTTATTGGTGTAGATAAAATCAATACTAATAATGGCAATCAAAATGGTGGTTTTAGACAAAAAAGTATTCCTGACGATCCAAGTTTCTCTTCAGGATCAGAGTTTCAATCAAATAACAATACTCAGATCCAACAAGTAAAGAGAGATAGGAATGATAGTAATATTGTCGAGAAAATGAAAAATGTTCAGGATACTTGTGGAAGATTATTTACTTTCGTTCAATCATTGACAATGGTAGTAGATAATTTTAGCAGAATATTTAGAAATGATGGAAATAGTTATCTAAGTCAACCTTACTATGGTGACCCTTGGGGATATCGACAGCCTATTGATATGGGAAATGGCGTTTATTGGAATAGAATATCTCCATACATCATTGAAGCTTCGTCAACACCAGATCCAAGATATTATGGTCGATTATAAAATCTTAAGGAAAGGAAGGACTAAAGATTAATTAATTGCTACACCACCCAATAAAGAAGAAATATATATGTACGTTGTATAAAAATGCCTTCCGAAAATAATAAATTTATTATACAACGTACTTATGAAAGAACTTGTTATGCCGTAGGAAATTATCCTATGGTTTTTATTTTTCGCTTCAAAACCTTATTAGTGTACAAAATAAAAGAGAAGTATGGAAAAAGAATTTGTTGTATATGGGAAAAAGAAATTTAACCCAGAGAAATTCAGAAAAATTAAAAACAGAAAAGGATGGTGTAAACCTAAAGCTGGATTATGGGCTTCTCCGATAGACTCTAAATGGGGATGGAGAGATTTTATAATATCTGTAATGGAATCCTGGAAGAAAGATCTACAAACATATTTTAAATTCAAACTTTCTTCTACAGCTAAAATTTATATCATTGATACATTAGAAGATTTATATCAAGTACCGTTTAAAAGAATATTAAAACTTCAACCTGCTCTTTCAGATTATTTAATTGATTTTGAAAAGATGGTATCCGAAGGTTATGATGGAATATTACTTACAGAGAATGGTCAAAATGAAACTAGAATGCCTGAGTATAATGGATTATACTATAACGGAAAAAGTTTTAATCTTTATGGTTGGGATGTAGAATGCTTATTAGTACTTAATCCTAGGTGTATAGTTCCAGTAAATTCACTAAAAAGAATCAACTTAAAGAATGGAAGGAATGCATGGAAGAAGAATGTAGTGATAGCAAGGACACAAAAATCTATATCTCAAGATGATCCTGAAATTTTAGAATGGAAAGGAGAAACAGAAGATACAATGATACTAGAAAGAGGATCAACATACGGTTCTAAAAAAGCATTTATCAGATCTCTCAGAAAGTTACAATATAAGATCGGAGATGATCCAACTTCAAAATTTATCTTGAAGTAAAAAAAGAATAGAGAAGAAACTTTAATTGTTCTTCTCTTTTTCTTTCTTCTATCTATTATATAGTCTGATTATCATATTCTTCTTTAGTTAATAAACTTCCTGAAAGATAATCATAAGCACTGATTAATTTAACAGATTGTTTAAAAGAATGAATCTCTTGTATTCGAAGTTCTCGTCTTTCTATGTCAAATACCTCTAGGAATTTAACTTCAAACCATGCAAGTTCTATCACATCAAGATCTTTCCAGTATATAATATCTCCTGGTTGTAAAGAATCTATAAACTTCTGTACTTTCTTTTCTTCGGCTAGAATTTCTAATAAACTTTCTACTTCTACTATATTTTTTTGACTTGATCCTATTCCTATAATTGGATTAAATCTTCTTTTAATTCCAATAGATAATAATCCTATATCACCTCTTTTCATTATAATCTTTAATTAAATCGTTATACTTTTCTGGTATTTTCCCAAAATCTATATCTTTATATACTTGACCTATTCCATCTTCCATATATCTCAAAGAAAACATTAATTTCATAATCTCAATGTAACTATCTTTTGTATATCTAGGATCAGAACTGAGAATATATTCAAATTTTAAATTATCCTTAAAATAATTCTCGATTAAATATTTTTCAAATTCTTCAGGAGATAAACTACATAAATCCTTGGACTTATCACCGAATAATTTACTCGGCGCATTACATTCAAGAGTTCCAGTTATAGGATTAGTTGTAAATATAAAATCTATATCAAAATCAGATCTAGTATTTACATGCCTATAATCAAATCTAGGCGCCGAGGAATGTCTTTCGGTGATATCCCAAAATGAATCATAACACTCATAAAAATCATACTTCATAAGAATTGGTTTAAAATTTTTCATAAAGTATTCTAAGTTTCTATAATGTGCTCTAATAGTTCCTAATTCATGTTCGGTTGGGTTCTCTGATATCCATAATACTTTCTCAAAATTATCTTCGAACTCTTTACCTTCTACTATTATTCCAGTTCCTTCATCACAAAAAGAATTAGTCTTTTCTGGATAAGTAATCAAAGTCTTAAACCATGCTCCTGTGACTTCTACTCTCGAAAAATCAATCTCAAATTCAGTCCCTTCAGGAAGAGATTCTAGTTCTTTGGTATATTCTTCTGTATATCTTGTAAATAATGTAACATGCCCTAAAGTATCTTTCTTTTCTAAATCGGTATACTCTAAGTAACCACATATAAATTGATTTCCTGCAGAACTATATCCTCGCTGTACTAAGAAATCTATATAATCTTTAGCAGTCTTCATCTTTAAAAAAGTCAGTTAAATAAATAAATGTAAATGTAAATGTAGTCCAATTATCTATACCACTACCACTAATAGTACTATATCCAGATATAATAACAGGATACTTGATTGGTAAGAAATAAGGATTTGTATATCCCTTAATACAATCATTTTCTGGACCATAGTATTCAAGATGAAAATTGTATAGTTTATTTAGTTTTTTATAAAACTCAAGCCATTCTTTAGGAGACTCTATTAGTTTTTTCATGCTCAAATCCATTATTTAATATTCCCAACCATTCTTCTGTTTTTTGTACATCTCTCTTCATCTCGGAAACATTCATCCAAGAAAAATAGAAAACAATACAATCTGGATAATCCTCCCTAGTTCTAAATACTGAAAATTCTATCTTATCACCTATCGACATCTCTCCATAAAATAAAATTTTTCCAGAATCAGAAAACTTAGAATATGTAAATGAACAATCTGAATTATTAATCATGAAATTTCCATGTTCTGTCGGAAATAGCTCACATAGACCATATTTTATTTCATTATATACTTCACGCTTTTTTGTCATACATTAATAAGTTTTATAATTCTTTCACGTATAGATATAGGAATTCTATCAATCTCAACAATACAAGGATCAGATAATAATTTTTCTGCCTCTACATAACCTTGACAAACAGATATTATTCCGGCCGCGTCTTCTATAATTGTTAAAAAAGCATAATACCTCGAATATGTATAAGTTATATTTTGAACTTTTATATATGTATTTCTTTCAATAATATCACCGGCCGTATTTTGATCCTCCACAGTTCGATAATAAACAGATCCTATTGTAACGCCTCCTAAACTCGACTTCATCAATTCAAAATAAGTCCTAGTATAACCTAGAGAAGGAAGAATGGAATCTAAAGGCGTTTTCCATGTTTCTTCTAATTCTTCTTGTGTTGTATAAATTTTTGCATCCCTAAGATTAATTTTTGCTGGATCTAATATTATTAACATAAGTCATTGATATAAAAAGAGCCCAAGGAAATTATCCCCAGGCTCATTATTTTTACTCTATTCCTAACGTATCTTTGCATAACTGAATTTCGGCCGGATCACCAGTATGTTTTCCTAAGTCGTCTGAAAGTTTTATGCAAGGAATCCAAGGTTTATTTTCATTCATCCTACATCTTACTAATTTCATTACTATATTAGCAGGTTTAATTCCTGGAATATCACAAGTAAGATTAGTTCCTATTCCTGCGACAGCTTTTTTGATTCTTCCTGCACAATATTCAGAAATGTCTTTGAATTTTTCCATATCAAGTGCATTAGAGAATACCACTGTTTTATCTTTAGGATCAACTCCTAGCTCTTTCAAACGATTAATCATAAGATTCACAAACATATATTCATCTCCAGAATCTTGTCTAAAACTTGGAAATAAGAATGCATGTTTTCTAGAAAGCTGATCGAAAAATGCTTTAGAAGTTATCGTATCTGTAAGTACGCAACCAAGCTGAGAATCATATACATCTTCCCAATTTTCCATCATTACGTACGATCCTTGACGATATCCATACATACTATTCATAAAACTACAAAGCTGATGATTCATAGTTCCTTGAGGAATCATATTATACTTCATAGCAAAATAAACATTACTAGTTCCAGTACAATAAGTTGATTTCTCTTTCAACATTCTAATCACCTCTTCATGAACATTGAATGAATATCTTCGACGTAAGCCAAATTCACAGAACCAAAGCTTTTCTCTATTTGAAAGTTCTATTTTCTTTTCAAGTTTTCCTAAGACTTCAGACATATCAACCTTGTCTTCTTTATGCATCATCTCTGACAATGTTGCAAGAATTGGTATTTCATAAAGTGCCATTCTATACATTTTGTCGATAACACTGATTTTAAGATGATGTTTTTCGTCTAAAGAAATGTTAACTTTCTCTGGATCGAATCTCCACTGTCTTAACCATTCCCAATAAAATTCTGGAATGTATTTAATTCTATTCTTTACCCATTCAAACTCCTCTGGAAGAAGTTTAAGATTTTTAATTGTGTAAAGATTTCTTTTAAATTCTTCTACAAATTCCTCAGTGTACTCTGTGTTGTTTCGGTCAAAAAATACTAACTCTCCAATACTATCTGGAAATTTTCTAGAGAAGAAATGTGATACACTAAAACAATAAAGATCTTGTTCTAAAATACTTTTAATCATAACTGTTATTAATTTTGTTTATATAAGTTTTCATATCATATATAAGAATTTGCGGGCCTGAGGAATTCAAACCCTAATACATGACATAGAACAATTATAAAAGAAATTTTGTAGTTGTTCTTTTTGTTTTGATCTAGTAACATAATAAAAGGGTGAGTATTATAAATTAGCTACTTATAAGAAAACCCTTCTTTAATTGTTATTGTGTTACTCGATATATAATTTATATAACCTTAAAATTTATTAAAATTATGTTACAGAATCATTTAAAAACAGAACTTCCATCAGAATGGAGAAACCTATTTAAACATCACGAATCTTACCGAAGACTACTATGATGTCGCAGAAGTAGAATTAAACTCTGGAGAAAAGAAAATTTTAGTTTTAAATCGTGAAACGGATGATCTTATGGAGTACTATTATGATGATATTCCAGATAATCAATGGATAGATCTTGAAAAATTTTTTAAATTTGAATTAATTGATCGAAATGAAAATTTTAAGAAATTATTAGATTATGATTTATCTAATATATACTTTATTAATAAGTATGGCGCAATTCAATGTAATTATAAAGGAAAAGTAAGAAAATCTAATCTTAAAAATAAAATTTCAAATAGAAGAATATATCCCGAAAGAAGCTTTTCTTTATTTGATATTAGTATTCATGTTTATAATCACTCTTTAATCGCTTATCTATTTATTCCTAATTTATATCCAGAAGTAAATAATATAATAAACCATAAAGATTTAAATCCCTTAAATTTTTGCAAAGAAAATCTGGAGTGGATTACTTATAGCGAAAACAATAAGGCAGAGAATAGATTAAATAATTTTTGTCATAAATACAAGTATCTTCAAATCGATCCAAAAGATAAAAAAGTTATTAAAGAATGGTATAATGCTAGTGAACTAAAGAAATATTTTCCAGGCTATAGAAAAGTGTTATGTGGAATTAGAATTACTTACAAAGGTTATGAATGGAAAAGAATAGACTTAACACTCGAAGATTATAAATCTCGTCATCCAGTTATAGAAAATGGATGGTATCTTAACCCATTTATTACCTCTCATAAAGTTGAAGCCAATCTTTGTGGAATTCTAAAGATTAATGGAGTAGAAAATATAGGTACTTTAGAAGAAAAAGAACAAAGGTATAGAATAAAAATCGGAGGAAAATCAATTTTAGTTCATAGATTAGTTTATGAAACTATTTCTGGGAAAAAGATAGAAGAAAATAATGTAATAGATCATATTCAACCTGTTCGATCTGTAGAGACAATTAATAATGAATACTCTAATCTAAGAGAAGTAACTCAAAAAGAAAATATGAATAATCCGGAAACTCTTTCTTATAGAAAGAATAAATAAATTATTAAGGATAGATATAGTAAGACTATATCTATCTTTTTTTTCAACGTACAAAATAAAAAGAGGGAAATTAATCCCTCTTCTAAACAACTACTTTCTTAATTCCATTAATAAATGATTTACTAAACTTTACTAGTTCTCGATCTCTAGCTACTAAGGCTAATCCTAAAATAAATGGAACTTGTAAATTTTTTATTATCTCTTTATACCAAGGATCGATAATATCACTCTTAATGCAATATTTTCTCATTGACCCATAAAGTTCCTTAATCGCCTTGCTTTGATATTTTAGGTACTTAGTTTTTTCTAATAATTTTTTAAACCTCGCTTTTAATGCAAAGACCACTCTTGATTTCTCAATAAATTCGTCTTCAGTAATTGTTCCTTTTTCAAATTCAAGTTTTACCTGTTTGAAATTAATCTTTTCAAACTTAACTTTTAACTCTTGAAATTCTCTTCTGATTTTTTTCTCTATTTGTCTTTTTCATACTATAAAAATTTAAAACTCCCTAAGCTTTTTATTATTGCTTAAGGAGTATGTTTTTTCTCATATATAAGGCTAATAGGATTTCTTAGAAGGTATTATTTTTTCTTTCTGCACAGTGATATAGAATTCGATTAAAAACTAGTTCCGCCTAAAAATGTTTCAAAGCCTTATATATGAAGAGAAAATAAATGAGCTAGCTCCTAAAGTATATATTGCAGATATACAAAAGAAGCTAGCATTAATTTTTTAAAGTTAAAGAAAAATTCATAGAATAAATTTAATCCGTAGAAAAAGGTGTAATTAAAATGATTATTTCTATGAATAATAAAGAAATTATTCAACATATCATCATTGCAATTATCATGACACTAATGATGATATTTCTAGAGGATGATAACATTCTCATAGATATATTCAATCACGCTATTGCTTTGGCAAGAACAAAAATAGAGTGTGATAAATTAAAAAATAAAAGAGTAGATTAATTCTTTTACCCTAGGACTTAAACGGTTCTAGGGATTTTATTTTTTCTTTAACTTCATCTATAAGGAACTCAATTGTCTCTAGCAGCAAAATCTATACTCTCAAAGCCTTATATGTGAAGAAAAAGAAAAGATTATGAAAGAACTTAAAGAGAGAACAAAAAATTACTGTGATAGAATGATTGAAGTTCAGTAAATGGAGATGAATGTACAAAGCAGGATTTGACGATAGAAGTATGTAAATTTGGCAAAGACTTAGGGAAAGTAATCGAAAACTTAGAAAGGGAAAGAGATTATTTATTAGGTCTTAGGGTAGAATTGATTCGTCATCTTAGGTTACTATAAAGGGAGTAGGTTCCCTTTATTTTTTCTTCTTGCAGTGTTTCTTGTGAGATATTAGTTTTCTTTTTTGAGTGGGTTATTTTTGCTGTTTTTAGGGTCGGAATGGGTGAAAATGCTCGAAAATAACCCACTTTTTGCTACCCTTCCACAATGCATGCCTTATATATGTACAGAGTTGTTTAATCTTTAATTTTATTGTGTTATGAAATATAGAATTAGTGAATATTGTAAAGTTCAAAAAATTTCAAGAGGTACAGTATATAGTTGGAAGGAGAAAGGTATAATCTCAATGGAAACAGACAAACAAGGTAGAGTCTGGGTTATTGAAGAAGATCCTAAAAAACCTAATCCGACTGTAGCTATATATATACGCTCTGAAGAAAAAGAAGAATTAGAAAAACAAAAAGAGAGATTATTACTATATTGTTCAGCTAAAGGATATGTAGTAGATCAAGTAGTCGAAGAGAATATTGGACTAGATTCAGAAGATACACCTGAATTAGAAAAATTACTATTATCTTCGGCCATTGATATTATAGTAACTGAAGGAAAGGACCGAATAAGCCTGAGTTCTTTCGGTCTAATATCTAAGTTACTTGAATCTGCCGGCCGAAAAATAGAAGTAACTAATCTCTCTTCAGGACTTACAGCAAAAGAAAAAACAGAATTAATTAAAAAACTTAAACTACAATGAGTAAGTATGATGATATATTCTTATCTACAGAAACTATTCAAGATTTTATAGATAAGAATAATATAAAAAATAAAAAAGATCTACAAAATAGATTTGGAAGTATATATAATATTTTTAGGAAAGATCCGAGAAAAGATAATATAATATTTCCAAACCCTCAAGTAAACTATTCAACAGTAACTTTAGATCAAGTACAAAACTTAATTGACTCTGAAGGAATAAAATCTTCATACGAATTTCATAAAAAATATAGAAGATTATTTCGAAAATGTAAAAATGAATTACATATTTTAGATAAATTAGTATTTAAAAGAAAACCAAAAAATATATTTAATCATTGGAAAGATATTGATACTATTGAAGAATTTCAACAATTTATAAACGATAATAATATAATTGGGAAAGGTGATTTTAATAAACGATTTAGAGGATTATGGCAAAAATGCAGAAATAAAGGATTTTTAAATAAATTATCATTTCCCAGATCAATATATGGATCTTCTTGGGAAATGTATGTATGCGAATCAATAAAATTAAATCTGAAAATACAAAACTTAGAAATTCAGAAACAATTTACTGAGTGCATTGATAAAAGACCATTACCTTTTGATTTATATTTTATATATAATAACAGAAAAATACTAATAGAAGTACAAGGACCTAGACATTTTATGCAAATAGATTATCATAAAGATGGATTTAATGAAGATGAAGTATATAAAAAATTTCTAATATGTAGAAAACATGATATAATAAAAAATAGATTTGCGAAAAATAACTCTATTGAAATCTATTATATTTCATTAAATACCAATTTATCAAATTATGATTACCCATATTATATTTATCATAATATAGATAAATTAATTTATGATATTAAAAACAACCAACCATTAGGCATATAAACCTTATAGATGGGAAGATAACACAATTATATCTTCCCACTATTTATAATGAAAATATATTTAATATTAAAAAAAATTTAATAAACTAAATTTTATTTTATGGAAGAAAATAGTAATGAAATTAGAGTTTTAGACATTATTGAAGCGATTAGACGTCGCCCTGGTCAAAATACAGGCCGTTTAAGATAGTAATATCTTAAATTACTAGTAAGTAAATTTGGTGAAAGACCTTAGAGAATTAGTATCTAAGTAATCTAATACCAAGCTAATAGTCTTAGACTTTATCTAAGTAATTTATTAGTATAACGAATAAAGACTTACTAACCATAAAAAATAATATGGTTAAATTTATATTCTGTTCTATAATAAATCTTATTATAGTTAACAAAAAGATGTATATCGGCGGCGTTACTAATGCAGATATCTTAATGAAAGAAGTTTGGGATAATTCAGCGGACGAGAGTGTAAGCTGTAGTCATTGTGATAAAATATTTATCGATCAGAATTGGAATGGGTATTCTATTGTCGGAGATAATGGAAGAGGAATTCAAATTTCAATGTCGAAAGATAAACCAGGACAAACTTCTTGTGATACCGCAGTTAGTTATGCTCATTCTGGAAGCAAATTTCTAGATACTAATATAGCTAGAAGTGGTCAAAACGGGATAGGGTTAACTGCGGTTAATTCAACATCGGAAGAATTTATTATAATGTCTAAAGTAACTCAGGAGAATTATAATACTTCCTTGCCTATTGTTGAAGAAGCATGGAATTCTTATGGCCCAAGATCTAAGAAAGATATTTTTTATATTGTAGCCTATAGAAAAGGAAAAAAATTTTATGAAGGATGTGATAAATTAGATAATCTTGAAAAGATGATCTTTGGAGCTTCTGGGCAACCGTATGAACCTTTACCTAGGGGATTTAGTACTATTACAATGTTTAAACCTGATCCAGAAATATTTGAATCAACTAGTGCAAATATTCCCATTAAAAACATTCAATACTTTCTACTTATTCAAGAAAAATTATACAAGAAAAAAGTAGAAGTAATGGCTAACAGAAAATTAGTTAATGGAACTTTTAAACCATATCAGTTTGAAATATTTAAAACAATAATTCCAGCAGATACAAGTAAAAATAGTTCTGTAACTGTATATACTACTTTTGAAGTTGATCCAGAACTTGGACAAAAAGTAGAAGCAGGATCGGCATGTGGTCTTTCAGTGGATCAAGGAGTTCATATTTCATATATAGAGACTTGTTATGAAGAGGCATTAAAAAATGAATTTAAAATAAAACATAGATATCTTCTGAATGGACTTAGAATCTGTATTATAGTTATAGCTGGCGACCTTGTTTACTCTTCTCAAACTAAAGAACGTCTAAAATCAATATCTAAAGTAAAACAGTCTGATTTTGGAGATATTACTAAAGAATTTCAAAAGATATTCAGAAATAATCCAGAATATTGGCAAGAACATGTAGCTAGGTTAAACTACTTAGCTGATTCAATGAAATCTCTTAGTGCATCCGAAAAAGCGCAGAAAATGATTGATGACGCTCAGGGAAGAAATATGTTTAAGTCAAGGGTTGAATTAATAGAGGGTTTTAGTGACGCAACTGGAAAAAACAGATGGGATTGTGAATTATTCCTCTGTGAAGGTCTAAGTCCAGCAGGATCACTAAAAAGTGGAAGACATAACACTCAGTTCCACGCAGTACTCCCGTTAAGAGGTAAGATACTTTCGGTGCTAGATAAGACTGTAGATCAGGCACTAGATAATAAAGAAATTCATACTATATTCAAAGTAATTGGACTTGGTATGGATGTAAATAACGTAACAAAGGATGCAAAATCTTTTGAAGAAGCTTATGAATTGATAAAAAAATACAGCCGTTATGGTAAAATTGTTATCGCAGTTGATGCGGACCCTGATGGCGAACAGATAAAAAAATTAATTCTATATTTATTTGGAAAATTCGGAAGATTTTTGATAGATTTTGGAATGGTTTATCAAATAATGTCACCAATATTTGAACAAGGTGATAAAAAGTTCTATCCTGGAGATCCATTACAAGATAATGGAATATTTCCGATAGGATTAGATCCGAGTAAACCATTTTTTCGCAGAAAAGGTCTAGGAGCTTTTAATTCTGAAGATATTTATGATATCTTTTATAATCCGGCAACTAGAAAATTAATTCAAGTAACTCCGGATGGTTTCGACTATAGTATGAAACTGACAGAAGATATTGAAGAAAGAAAAAAACTATTATTTGATGCCGGAATTATAACTAATCCATATGGATTCACAGACTTATAAATATCCAAATATTCCAGAAGTTAAAATAGTAATATTACTTGGTGAACCACAAAATATATGTTGTGATAGAGCTAAGAAAATATTAACTAATAAAAATTCTGAAATTTATAGGTTAATGAATAAGGAGAAAAAAGAATTCATAAACTTATATCTGAATGAAGGAGATTTAGTAATGATTTCATATTCATTATTACTTCAAGGATATGTCACAGTTACTAATTTAGAGAATAAAAAGAGTATGAAATTTAGCACTCTGGAATTAAATATCTTATATTATTATTTCGGGAAATTCAAAATAATTGATAATGGATTTACAGATTTATAAAATTAATGGTATTGAAAATAGTAGGGATGTATTACCAACAATGAAATATTTTATTAAAGTAATTTCTAAGATGGATAAAAATACTTACTACATAAGTAATAATAAGAAAAGGGAAATATTTTTAGATGGAATTAACCCAGAAGATATAATTCTTCTAGAAATTCCTCCTATTCTTAAAAGAAATTCACGGTCAGGAATGAAATCTGTAAGAACTAAGATAACAAATCTTAGAAGTAATAAATCAATAATAGTTCCTGAAAGTGCAATTAATGAGTTTTGGGATGCTATGAAAGAAATACAAGTAATAGATCATGGAAACATTTAAAATGGGAAATTTCAATATACAAGAATTACCTACAGTAAAATATACAGTTCAGGTAATTTCAATGAAATGTATTGAAATGAGCTACAGTACGAGTAAAACTTTTGAAAAATTTATAAGAGATATTAAACAAGGAGACCTAATTCTTCTAGAATATCCACCAGTAGTTATATCTAAAAGTGGAATTGGAGGAGGAATTATGTCTTTCTCAATAAAAATAACAAATCTTAATTCAGAAGAATCGATTTCAGTAAAAGCAGGAGTATCTGAAGATTTTTGGTATAATTTAGACGAATTTAGAATAATTGAATAATATGGCTAGAAAAAAGAAAGAAATAGAATTACCACAAATTACACAAGAAGAATTAATTCAACAAAAAGCTATTGGAGAAATAGCAAGAGATGCTTTTTTAGATTTTGGTAATTATATTAATAATCAAAGACATACAGCATTTATACAAGATGGTTGTAAACCTAGTTATAGAAGATTAATATATTCAGCTCTTCAATTTCCAAAAGGGAAGATGATACCTAGTACTACAGTAATTTCAAGTGTAGCAAACTATCATCCTCATAGTCTTTCCGGTATTGAAGAACTTAATGCTAATCTCGTACATACTGGAGTTTTTGAAGGTCACGGTTCATGGGGATATACGGAAATAAATGGTGTATACAATCAGTATGCCGCTCCTCGATATACAAAACAAATGGTTTCAGATGTATACAATAGAGTACTTGGAGAATTGTGGAAAGAGGTTCCTATGGTAGAATCGCCAGTAGGACCAATGGAAATATCTTATCTTCCACTTCCTATACCTCTTTGTCTTTACATGAAAACATCGGTAACTGGTCTGTGCATAGGTGTTAAGAATGATTATCCGAATTTTAGTCCGAAATCATTATACCAAGCCTATATAAATAATAACCCGTTACTCCTAGAACCGAATGCAAACTTAATAATTGACAAAGAAAATTCAGAACTTGATAGATTATGGAAAACAGGTAAAGGTAGAGTAATATATTCATACAAATTAACAAGAGTAACTGATGATTTTGGTAATCCAGGAATATTATTTGAAGGAGATACTTTCTTATTTACACCTAATTTTAAAAAGTTTAAAAAACTTGCAGAAGAAGGAAAAGTATATATGGAAGATCTTACTGATATTAATGGTCCTAAAATGGTAATATCTAAAGTTCCAGGAGCAAGAGGAATATCTATTGAAGAAATTGAAGATCTAGCAAGAAAGTGTTGCTATAGTGCTACAAACTACACAACAAACGTAACTACTGGATCCACAATGTTTCGAATTGGTTTATATGATTGGTTAGATTATACTTATAAAAATTACATAGATCTAATTGTAAAAGTAAATCAGAAGAAGATAGAAAAAACTACTTTTGATATTGCGGTTTTAGAGGCTATTCCATTAATTTCGGATTATATATTAAACAAAAATCCAAAAGCAACTGACGAAGAGATTATGAAAGTATTTGGAATGCCTCAGGAAATAGTTAGTTCTGTTATGTCAAAGCCTATCAGTTACCTTAGAAAAAATAAAGATACTTCGGATCGTATAAAAGAGCTCAAGACAAGATTGAAAGAGCTTAAGAAATTCGATCCGGTAGCATATACTGAACAAATTATTAATCAACTTTAAAAAATATAAGATATGAAACAAGAAAAATACCTAGTATCAGAGATGTTTGATGATGAAGCTATGGCAATTGATTGGAAATATGTACCTGAATCATTTCTCCCTAAAATATCAAAAAACCTATATAATGTATCAGCAGTAAGAGAAGATGGGACAATAGTAGAAAGGACTGTTATATTCATTAAGCCAGTTGATGTATTTGTTAGGGATGTAGATCTTACTGAATTTGCTGGGATATTACTAGGGAAGGAGATAAAAAAATGAATTCCGTATATTATGGGAATGGATTAGATGCTTTTATCGAGGCTATTTACTTACAAGAAGAGATAGATCCTTCGGTAGGTAGTCTAATTCACGTTAACCCAAAGAATCCAACATATATAACCGGAAAGATAGTGATAATTAATACGGCCGACTACTCAATGGACAAAATAATGACTCTGGTAAGAAATAAATGTAAAGTTATTTCTAGAACATCAGAACCAGGAGAGTGTCAGGGAGTCGAAGTTTGTCCATATATTCTTCGGCCGTGTTTTGATGTGATATGGAATGGGAGAACAAAAAAAATAAATACTCACCCTGAACTAGATAAATTTTTAGAAGGAAATGAAGATGAATGGAGTATGATTTTCCCGGACTACAAATTATATTTCCCTAAACTAACAATATGGGATAAAAAGATTGTAGTAGATGAATATGGAAACTTGACCGGACTTGGATGGATTTTACAACAAACAGGAGTAAATCTTATCGAAGGTACTCCATTTAATGACTTAGATCTAGTAAAAACGAAAAAGCTAGATTTTATGTCCTAAGAAGAAAAATAAAAGAAGGAGAACTGTAAAAAGTCTCCTTCAATTTTTTTTTATTTTCTGGTTCTTAGGTTTTCTATTCTATCTACAGAAATGAATTTATTATCTCCTATAATTTTTCCAGATAATACAGTTCTGAGTTTTTCTCTCAATACATCTATATTATCATTCTCAAGAGATCGAAATGTTTTAGAGAATTCAATTAATACATTCTCATCAAAGTACATTAAATGCAAAATTCCATATTCAATAGTATAGACAGATTCAATAAAACCACCAAACCTTTCTTCATAACATCTTTTAATTATATGAATAGTTTTCGGAAATCTTAGTAATTTAATCCCCCCTCCTTTTCTGTCTATTTAAAAATCTTTCACTAACATTTACATCATTACCAGGAGTTATCTCATTAGATAATGATGAATTATGTACTTTTCCTCCACTTCTTTCACCTATAAATCTTTGGTATAGATCTACTAGGTCTCTTCTTACGAATCCTCTATAAGATTCATCGATTAATTCTTGTTCAATTTTCATTTCTTTTAAGTTTGTTTTTCATGTAATAAACTACACATATAAGGCTCTTAAGGTCTAAACCTTATAAATAGAAATAAAATTAATATAACTTATGAATACAGACCTAATTAAGATATTTGCTATGGGATGCAAATATTATGCAGAAGAGATTGAACAAGGATATATCATTCCAACGTATCTTTTAAAAGAAGATAACACTCACATCTCTATTATTAAAAATAGAAGAGATGCTCTTATCGCTAATGAAAGTAGTTTTTCAAAAAAGTTTGAAGAAGATATAGAAAAAATAAAAAATGAATTAACGCAAGAAAAAGATTTTACAAAGTATATAAAAGAATTTCCCGTTCCAATAATGGATAGAGAGCTCTGGAAAGAAATATTAACTAAAGAGAAAGTTCCAAAAACTCGAACAGAACTTTGGGAGAAACATTATATACTTTCTGATTATTTCTTTTATAAAGCGAAATTCATTGTAGAAATTGATTCTAGTTTTCATGATGAAAAAGCTATTGATGATAGAGTTAGAGATACTTATATGTACTTCAAATATGGTCTTCCTACATATCGTTTTTATGAATATGGAAAAAGTACTATAGTAAGAGGTAAATTCTATAAATCTATCAAGAAAAATATTAAAAATAGTTATAGTAGTTTATCTGGATTAAATGTATATAATAACTATATGTTTGATTTTTCTGATATAATTGTTAATAACTTTATCATTAGTAATAAAGGAGCCTTAGAATTCATAGATAAACTTTATAGATATATCGGAGGTTATAATAATTTTAAGTTTAGAAAAGGAATAATACTAACTTTGAGAGATATTTATAATATAGATTCGAGAAATTTTGGAGTATTTACTAATAAAGATCAATTAAATATGTTCCTAGATAATATAATAGGAATAATGAGATCTGTTTTTAAAGTATCATTACATATTCACCAATCTATGTTATATACAATAGAAGAAGTATTATGGGCACTTTCTGAAAAAACAAACACATCTAGATGGGATAATATAAGAGGAACTAAAATCCCCTATTGGATAACTCAAATATTTGGTAATCCAGAACAGAACGATAGAGTTAATTGGAATAATATAGAGAAAGAAAAAATAGATGATAATGTACAAGACCTAATAAATAATCTACAAAAATTTGGGTATTTTTAAACCCCTGAAATTCTTATATATGGTAGAAGATAGAAATTTTATATACCTATAAGGTCACTGTAAAATTCTATAAAGGTATTTGTAATTATTATCTTTGGGAAATACTCATGATAGTTAAGAAATTAACTATTAGAACTTCAAAAAGATATACCCTTGTAGCGATAAAGGTTAGCTAAGATAAATTGAACTTAAAGTAAGTACAACTTTTTGGAATATTTATCAGGTCAGGTAGTGGATTGCGAAATAAGTTTGGTCCATTACCATTTTTTTTTATTTCTTCAAAAAAATAAAGGCAAGAGAATTAAACTCTTGTCTTTTTTAATTTAAAAAGTTTTCCTGTAAATAACCAAACTATCTCAGATACTAATTCATTTTTCGAAGAATATTTAGAGAGATCTTCAGAAATTTTTAATATTTCTGGGCTCATCTTCTTCCACCCCGAATACTTCTCTGGAAATGTTGATATAAGATGACCTATAATATTATTAACATTCTGAAGTGCATTCTTAGAAAGTTTACGAGATTCATCAAAAAATATATAGGAGTTTATTAACTGTATTCCAATTCCAATTAACATTCCTCGTTCAGATAGTTTTGTATAATATCTATCCCAAGGAAAATATTGATCTAACAAATGTCTTCTAGTCTCTGTTCCTGGATCATCTGCTATTTTCAGAAACTCCAAAAATGGTATAAGATCTCTTTTCATTTATTCTTTTAATTGAAAAAATCTTCTCAATAAAAAATTTAACCACTTCCTTACGAAATATTAAATTTTGAATCAACATAATTTCTGTTTTATTTCTATATTGAAGTGAACCCCTAGAATCAGAGTATTTATTTTTATACTCTTCTAGATTTTCTAAGAATTCAGGATACGAAATCATTATTCTTTCCATATTTCTTAAGTGTTAATATTCTTCCTAAAAATCTATCTAAAATCCAATCTTGAGCTTCCTGTTGAGAATTAAATGTTTTTGATATAAGAAATGTTTTTGGAGATTTTAGATTCTTATATTTTTCTGGATTTATTTCTTCAAGTGCTTTAATTATAAAAATCATAACTACACCCAATATATAAAGAAATCCTTGATTATTATAAGATTTAATAAAGCAAGATATACTTGACAGTAAATAATATACTAGTTCATCTTCTGTCATTCTTTCCTTAAAAGACTTTATATAATTATTATAATTTTTATAATCTAATCTTTTCTCATATAAAAGATCCAGATGTTTATAAAATTCAGGATACGAAATCATTATTCTTTCCATATTTCTTAAGTGTTATTATTTTTCCCACTAAATTATCTTTAAGCCATATTGCTAAATCTTCCTTAGTTTTTATACTTCCTATACTATTAAGATCGATTTCACTAGACCACCCAATCAACTCTGTATGATATACTATAAGAGTGTGATAAACTGGATCTAAACTATTCGCATATTTACACAAAGAATGAATTAAGATAAACTTATGGTAATAGTCATCAGCATATTTAATTGTATGAAATCTTACTTCTAAATACTTTGCAATTTCTTCTCCATTATTTAAAACATCTATTATTGATATCATCTCTCAATCCTCCAAACTCTTATATATGCATAAAAAATAAAAAATAATTATATAAATCATTCTGATAAGATCTGGCTTGTGAAAGTCGGATCTTAATTTTCTTCTCTTGATAACAATAAATCAATAACTCTAACCTCGTTTTTTCCATGTCTTTTTATTGTTATCAATTTTCCAACTAAATTACATCTTAACCATTCTTTCAAATCCCCTATTGTTTTAATCTTCGCATAACTTCTAGTATTAACTTTCCCTCTCCATAAATCTATACCCTCTAAAGCAGTAGCAAATGTTAATTTCTTTAAAGCTATTATTGCTCCATTAGATATTGATTCAGCAAGAAGAATTAAAGAAATTATAGCTTTTAATTCTGGATCTTTAGTACGATTAAATTTACTTAGCAGATTAAACTCTACTCGATTTTCTAGTATATACTCAAAATCTGCAAAACTTATCATTATTTTCATATCATAAGTAAGGATTTTGCTCTTCTCTGCACTAGTGAATCTTATATATGATAATAAAATAAAAGAATATGACTACAGAAGAAATTATACAAACAACAAGAAACTTAATATCTGAACATTTTTCCGATATAACATTTATAGAAGAAGGACATAAGTATTTTATAGGAACTGAAGAATATACACCAGTTTCTAATATAATCGAAAACTTTGTTAGACCCTTCGATAAACATACAATCTCAGAACGATATGCAAAAAAGAATGGAAGAACTCAAGAAGATGTCCTCAGAGAATGGAAATATAAAAATGTAAAATCAGTAACACAAGGAACGAAGTATCATGAATTTGGAGAAGCAATGACATGGATAAAATGTGGTTACCCTGAATTAATTCCGACCAATATCCGAAGGCAATATATTCCAGAGGAGGGTTGGTTAATTCCCTTCGCACCTAAAGAAGAAAGTATCCTCAAATTTTATTCTGAGTTACCGCCTTCGATAATTCCGGTCGGTGCAGAATTCAGGATGTCATCAAAGTATATCCCAGAAATTAATACTAAATTTTGTGGAACTACCGACCTTCTATTCTACTATGATTCCCCTGATAACCCTGGATTTATTATAGGAGACTGGAAAACAAATGAAGAACTTACGAAAGATTATCAGAGGTCGAAGGGAATCACAATGTATCCTCCTTTTGATAATTTAATAGATGAACCCCTAGGACATTATACCCTACAATTTAGCATGTATCAATTAATGTTAGAATCAATTGGCTTAAAGATCCTGGGGAGAAGATTAATTTGGCTTAAAGGAGATGGAACATACGAAACTATAAAGATCGATAATGTCTCAGATAAACTTCTTAAAATACTATAATTCTAATCAAACTACACTGGTCCGAGATGGATAAGTGTAGTTTCTTTTTGTTGTACCTGAAAGAAAAAAGAGAGAAACCTTAAAAGTCTCTCCCTATATTTCCTAAAGTGATACAAATCCATCAAACCTATAATAAGCTATATAAACCGTCTCGCCGTTGTGTTCATGACGTTCTTTAAACTTAGACAACCTAAAAACCACATTCCTTTTTAACTCTGGATTATATTCCGTCATGAGAAATTTGGCGAGGTGTCTAATCTTTTCGTACTTTACTTTTTTCTCGATCTCTGCTAGGACCTCAAACTTTCCATGAACCTGTACTAAATGCTCCGTACAATTCAAGTAATCCTCTAAGTTCTCAAGTTCAAAGCCAACTACTATTCCTTTCTCTGGTAAATCGATCTTTTCTTCCATAGTCTTATATTTTTTAATTACTTATAAGGAAATCAAAGGAAGAATAGTATCAAAACTACCCTTCCTTTTAAAAACTCAATTAAAATGCAAACACCTGAGTTTTATTCATCAGTCATACTCATTACAGTGTTCATGACTTTTGAGAGAATCTTAGTGATATCTTCTCATAGCTTTAAATTATTAAAGACTTTGAAAGCAATTTCAATTTGGTTATGTAAATAATCAAATATGCCCTGGACAATTAAGTCTGGGGTTCTTTTTTCCCACATATAAGAAAATCAGAAGTTTAAAGTAGCAAAACTTCATTTTTCTCTCTTTACTGTGAAAATCCTATTCTTCCCTGTAAAATTGAGTACTTCCCAATCTATAATCTGTTGTTTAGTTACAGATGTATTATTTAAGAATTGTAGGTCAACTTTCTTTACCCAACCATACTTAATCGGATCTATTTCTAAGAGAATAGAAAACCAATTATTAAAACAATAAGACGCTCTTTGGTTAAAATTGGAAGGAGTTAGAAGAAAAGCTAGATTACTTATCATATAATCAATAATCATATCTTCATTATTCTCATGTTTATGATATTTGTGTATCTCTGAAAAATAATCTATATTAGAGATAAACTTGTAAAATTTTATTGGTAACTTCATAGCACTTATAAGGTTTTTATTCTATTGTAACTTATTTATGAGGACAAAGGAACCCATGTGTATCCCTCCATTCGCTATTTACATAGCTCATTACGGGTCGCTTACGCTCACAAGACTGAATAAGATATATAGAGAATAAAAGAGAAAGATAAATATTAATAAAAACTGAATAAAAAAATTATTTCTTTAATGGTTCTTAAAAAGAATGAAGGAACTGAAAGGCCTCGCCCTCTCAAAGGGCGAACGGCCGTTTCTTTTTAAGGTTCATTAGATTATTAATAAGATATATTAATAAAGATGTATCGTGAACCTTCTAAATAAGACGACCACGCTCTCCCTGAAGGGGAGGCGGGTCTCTCATTATATTCGCTTATTTAGAAGAACCACTATAGGATGTATACTTTTTCAATAGATTAAATATTATATTGCGATAGTATCTTCTATTCCCAGTTAAAGTATACATTTTGCCTTTCTGATACCCTTAAATTCTAATTAATGAAATAAAGGTATCCCTAGTCTTCAGAATTAGGATACTTAACAATTAAACTGAACTCTGTATTGAGTTCTAAAAGATATTAATAAATTTAATAATTTAAATATATGGAAAAATTTAATATTATAGTACCTAGAGGAATTAGGTATATTGGTGAATGGAGGGATTTTTGTTTTTCAAATTTCTCTAGTAAATGTATAATAAATAAACAACTTCCTGGATGTGGTTTTACAGAGTATTGTATAGGTGGACCAGAGAATGTTATCTTATGTAGTCCTAGAAAGATGTTACTTAAGAATAAAAAGGATCAACATGAATTTGATGTCTACTTAGTAGTAAATGAAATGGATAAAGAATCTAATATAGATAAAGACCTATCCAAGGTTGATAAAAATACTAATTTAGATGCTGAACTAGATGAGAAATTTATGGATAATAATTCAGAAATCTATAAAAGATTATACCGAGAGATTGAAGAGTATTGTACTTCTAGAAGTATTAATGGATTACCCTGTAAAATATTAGTAACCTATGATTCCTATCGAATTGTAAAAGATATACTGGAGAAACTAGATAGATTTTATACATTCTATACTATAGTAGATGAGTTCCAGTCAATACTTCACGATTCGAGATTTAAATCGGATACAGAACTTAAATTCTTAGAATACCTTAAACAATCTCCTACTGCATATTTTGTATCAGCTACCCCAATGATGGATGAGTACTTGGAAATGTTAGATGAATTTAGAGATCTTCCATACTATGAATTGGATTGGGGATCTGCAGATTCATCGAGAGTTATTAAACCGGAACTAGATGTATTTGTAATGAGAGCAGTAGGAGAAAAGGCTTCTGAGGTTATTCAAAAATATCTTTCAGGAGATTTTGAAAGTATAGTAGTTCTTAGAAATGGAATTCCTACTAGAGTAGTATCAGATGAGGCTGTATTCTATGTAAACTCTGTCAATCATATTACATCTATTATAAAGAAAAACAACCTCACCCCAGAACAATGTAATATATTATGTTCAGATACTCCAGATAACCTTAAGAAAATTCAAAGAAGGCTCGGAAAGAAGTTTAAAATAGGTGAAGTTCCATTGAAAGGAGAAAAGCCTAAGATGTTTACATTCTGTACTAGGACTGTATATCTAGGGGCAGATTTTTATAGTCTATGTGCTAGAAGTTTTATATTTAGCGATAGTAATATAGATAGCCTTGCAGTAGATATCTCAGAGGACTTACCACAGATTCTAGGGAGACAGAGATTATTTGATAATCCGTGGAAGAATTCAGCTACTTTTTATTATAGATCTACGGCCAACTATAGAGAAATGAAAGCAGAAGATTTTAAGAGAATAATAGAATCTAAGAAGAAAGATACAGAGAATTTATTAAAAGCTTTTGATTCAGCCCCAAATGATACTAAATATACATTAGCAAAAAATTATCAGTATGTAGCTAAATCTGCAAACTATAAAGAAAATTATGTAGCAGTAAATAAAATTCATACTCCTGACGATAATATTATTCTTAAACCTGTTCCTAATAATTTAGTATTAGTAAACGAAATTAGGGCTTTTAAGATACAACAAATTGATTATAAAGATAGATTTACAGTATTTAGTACAGTTCATAATACACTTACACCAGATGACATAGTAAATCAAGAGGTATCTGAGTTTCTGAAGGTATATACCGGATTAACTACTATATATGATAAATTAAAATTATTATGTGAATATGGTTTATCCGAGGATGCTATTCAGGTTGTACTAGGACAAATTAATGATAGTGATGAGATTAAGTCTTATTATACTTCTTTATCTCCAGATAGATTAAGATCACTATCTTATAATAGTACAAAAATAAAAAAAGAGTTGGGAATTGCTACTTTTAATCAAGAGCTCCTAGAATCTAGTATTTACTCAGAATTTAAAATAGGAGATAAACTAGCACTATCTATTATAAAGGATAGATTAGAATATTTATATAATTCTATAGGCTACAATAAGACTCCTAAAGCAAAGGACCTAGAAAATTATTTCAATGTAAAGGAGTCTTCTGCTAGGGTGGAAATAGATGGGATAAAGAAAATAGTAAAAGTATACAATATAATAAGTAAAAAATAAGATTATGATATATTTAATTAAGTCAGCAGGATATGACGAGAGTGAGAATTTAATTCATCTCCTAAAAATAGGGTATACAGAAGATAATAATAAAGATAAAAGATTTCAACTATATAAACTTCATAATCCTACATGTAAGGTTCTCTATGAAATACCTAATCTCCCAGAAGATATAGAGAAAAGAATACAGTATAAATTTAGAGGTCTGAAATATAATGAATATGGGAATGGTTTTATTATTCGGAAGATATAATAAATTTCTTTAAGGATATAGATAATATAGACTTAGAATCTCTTCCTAAATCTCCTAGAAGAAGAGAGATAGAATTTACTAATCTAAAGAATGAAGTAATAGAGATAATAAAATACTTATTCTTAACGAAAACGGAATACTTAGATTACCTAGAAAATCTTATTACTACCTTAGGAGATAAGTTTTGTGTATCCAGTGTATTAGATTATATAAAAACAGATCCTTTAGTAGATAGAGATTTATATTCTAAGTACTTAGAAATAGTTAAATCTAGGGAGACTGGAATATATTGTAAGGATGATATAGTAAATCAGGAAGTATCTGAGTTTTTAGGAATATATACGGGATTGACTACTATATATGATAAATTAAAACTTCTCTGTGAGTATGAATTATCTCAAAATGCTATTAATATAGTATTAGGCCAAATAAATGATAGTGATGAAATTAAATCTTACTATACATCATTGGGTCCTCAAAGATTAAAATCATTAGGGTATAATTTAACAAAAATAAAAAAAGAATTAGGAATAGTTACATTTAGTCAAGAACTTTTAGAATCTAGTATATATTCAGAATTTAAGATAGGAGATAAGTTAAAAATGTCTGAAATAAAAAACATGTTAGGAAAAATATATTCCAGTATTAACTATGACGCTACTCCTAAGGCAACAGATTTAGAGAATTATTTTGAGGTTAAAAGATGCAAAGTAACAGATAAAATAACTAAATTAAGAGAAAATTATTTTGAGATTATTAAAAAAAGATAAATATGATATACTTAATAGAAACAACATACTATAATAAAGATACGAAGGAGGTATTAGATCTCTTGAAGATCGGATATACAAAAGATATAAATTCTAGAATAGACTCTTATTACTTACACAATCCTGAGTGTAGATTATTAGATACTAGAGAAGGGAATACAGAATTAGAATCTTACTTTCACTCTTTATATAATAAATATAGTTATCCTAAAAGGAAAGAATGGTTTTATTATTCTCAAGAGATAGTAGATAATTTTCAGAAGATATCACTAGAGGATAAGTATTTAATTAGTAAGGAAGATTATATAGTAGGATTTAGGGAGTATTTAAAATCAGAAGTTCCAGGGATACAGGAATTAAAGAGTAAATACTTAGATAGTATATTAAAAGAGATAGAGGAGTTATCTGTTTCAGAGGGATTGGAAGAATTATATAATCCTGAATTTCATAGATCTCTTACTGTAGGGATATGGGAGAAAGAGTATAATTCTGAGATATCTTATATAGATTCTTATGATTTTGAAGAATTATTTAGGGATTATTCTGATAAGATAGATATTCAGAAAAATCCATGGAAAAACAGTGCTACTTTCTATTATCGAACTACAGCAGATTATAGAGAAATGAAGAAAGAAGATTTCCAAAATATAATAGATAGCAAAAATAAATCTACTGAAAGTTTATTATCTGCATATAACACTGTTTTAGATAAAGATAAATATGATTTAGCAAAAACTTATCAATATGTAGCCAAGTCAGCAAATTATAGAGATAATTATATAGCTGTAAATAAAGTTATTAATTCTCAGACTGGAGATGTTATTCTTAAACCGGTTATTAATCAATTAGTTCTTGTTAATGAGATTAGAGCTTTTCAGATACAGCAGGTGGATTATAAGGATAGATTTAGTGTATTTAGTTCAGTTCATTCCAAACTTACTCCTGATGATATAGTAAATAGAGATGTAACAAGATTTTTCTGTATCTATGATACATTAACTACTATGCATGATAAACTTAAAATGTTATGTGAATACAATTTTATATCTGATATTGAATTAAATATAGTTCTTGGACAAATAGCTGATTCTGATGAAGTTAAATCTTACTATCTCGCTCTAGGGCCTAAGAAACTTAAAGCTTTAACTTATAGTAAGACTTATATTAAAAAAGAACTTGGAATAGTAACGTTTAGTAAAGAGTTATTAATTAATACTATTACTTTAAATTTTAATCCTGGAGAGAAGTATAGTTTATCAGATCTCAAGGTAAAACTTGGAAATCTTTATAATTCTATTAATTATGATGCTACACCGAAAGCTAGTGATATTGAAAACTATTTTGACGTTAAATCAGTAGTTATGTATGAAAAGAAAGAGGATGGAACTAGAAAGCAGATTAGAGGTTATGAATTATTAAAAAGAAAATAACATTAAAAGCCTTATAGATGAATAAAAATAGAAAAATTATGAGAAAAAAGAAACGAATGACATTTGGCGATCTTGAGAAATATGAAACAAAAGATTATTATAAAGATCGAAGGATACTAATTGAAATAGTAGAAAGAGAAATTTCTGAATTAGATAAATCTCCAACATTCTATATTAACATTATTTTCTTAAAAATTAAAAGAAAGACGGATGACATGTATGCTTATAGTGTTCGTGTATTAGATAGTGCTATTTTGGATTGTTCCGAGGATATTAATGTAATTCTTAAGTTATTATTAATATCTAAGAATAAAAGAGCTAAGAGATGGTTATTGAAGACATTATCAGATTATCCTTTTGGAGATACAGGGCATAAGGTGGGAGAATACATAAATCGGAAAACAGGATTTTTAGATATAGAAAAAGCTGAGAAAGATCAAGAAGAAATTTGGAGAAAGAGAGAGAGTAATTAAGTTTACTCTCTTCAATTTATTATTTTTTAATTTTATATATGTTAATAAAAAGAAAATTAATTCAAAAAGAATTTGCAGAAACTAGAGCAGATTCATTACATTATGTATCTAAGTACAATGATGAAATAGGATATGAGATAATCAAAATGATTGAATTCTATGATGATAAAAACAGTGACCTAGAACATTGGATGACACAAATAGATGGGTTCTTTGACAAGATTAAAACTCAAGGAAAACTAGCTGTTCCACCTGGCTCACCTCAATATGGATTTATAAAAATTGAGGATAGGAATATAATAGAAAATAAATTAGGGTCAGATTTTGTAGAAAAATATGTTGAAGATTCTGCAATAGATTATATAAATAGTCTAAAGAATGATATACTTAAAATGAAAAAGTCCGGAGAATTAAAATATGTAAATGCTATAAGATCAAATGGAGGATTTACTTATGATTCAGAGACTTATAGATCATTTTTTAAGTATATTGCTCTTTGTTTAACAGGACAATTAAATTACTTATCTATTAATTTCTGGGATGGTTTATATCTTATATCTAGAACCACAATAGACTTTTCGAAGAGGATAATAAATATGAACACTGATTATTTATTTAAAATAATCTCAAATTGTTTATATCAACTTAAAGGTTATTCAGATCCAGCAGGTAAGTTAGTTAAATATTTGGCTTAAAATAGTAAATCCTTGAAATTCTTATAAATGTAATTAAAAATAAAACAATAATGGAAACAATTGAAAGAGAAATTACATTAACAAAACAAAGATCAGTAAGTTTAAAGAAAGGTCTGAGTAAATTAAAAGTAGAAATTGTTTGGAAACCTAATTCTAGAGCTCTTAGAAGTAGTAATTATGATTTCGACGTAGATTTAATTACTGTTGAGCTCAATAAAATGGGTAAATGTCCTAGTCCAGATCATTTAGTATTTTATTCTAGTATCTTACAAACTTCGGAAGGAATGTTAACAGATCCATTCGAAGCTGTACAGTATGGAGGAGATAATACAGGATCTGAAGATGAATCTGGAGATGATGGTTATTGTAATGAGGAAGTTCTAATTTACCCAAAGAAAGTTGATCCAAATATAACTGATATTCTATTTTTGGTTAATATCTATGATTCTGGAACTAGAGAACAGACTTTTAAAATGATTGATGGTGCAGAAGTTAGAGCTTACGAAGATGGAAAAGATATTGCTAAACTTGTGTATAAATTAGATGATGACTATAAGAATGATACTACTCTAGTCTTCGGGAAACTTTCTAGGGTTGAAGGAAACAGATGGGAATTCCAAGCACTCGGAGAAGGGTCTAATCAAACTTTATTTAAGAGTTTGGTAAAATATGGCCTTAAGTTCAAAGAGTCAGATATTTAATGAAGGCGATTCATTATACATGTTTTTTAGGGAGTACTAGAGGTATATATCAATATTTGATTTTTCCAGAGTTTGAGATTGAGTGGAGTATGGACTATAATACCGATAACTCAGGAATTAAGTATCATCGAGATTTGTTTGAAGCTAGATATAATGATCTTTTAGAGAATATCGATCTAGATAAGATTTCTTTACGATTTCCGGTAGAATCTTTAAAACGTCCTGGAATATATAGTGATAGTATTGTGAATGTTTATAAAAATGCAGGTCCGTTACGCTGTAATAATGATTATTCAAGAATGCTCATGTTTGAATTTCACTCACACAAAGCTTTAGGAAATAATTTAGGTCGTTTACTTAGAAATTCTTATGCGGAATGGATAAGTTCTGATTATATCAATGATGATAGTTTCTTTAAAAGTATTATTTCAAAAGATGAAGTAGATTTTTTAAAAGAAACTCCGGAAACACTTCTAGAAATCTTAATAAACCCAGAAACAACTCCTAATTTCGGGATATACTTAGAAATGAAATTATTAAAACAGTTTAATTTAATATAAACAATTATGGAAGAAAGAGTAATTAGCTTAAGAAAAAATGGTACAAGAACAATTAGCCTAAGAAAAAATCAAGAAACAGAAGGTGAAAACTTTGATTATGTTTATGTAGGGCTTAGATGGGCTCCGGCAGTAATCAAAGGTGGAGTAACTGGAAGAAAGACTCATGTTGAAAGAAAGACAGTTAAGACAGGTAACTTCTTTCAAAAACTATTTGGTACAGGTCCATCAGAGATAATCGAAACTGAAGTAGTAGATAATCCTGGAACACTCCGACCTGATAAACAACTTGATATTGATCTTGATGCTAGCGTTGTAATGTTTGATAAGTCTAAGAAACAGTATGATATTGTTTATTACGGACATCAAATTTCTAAAGATGGTTCAGTTGCTAGTTTACTTGGTGATGACTTAACTGGAAAGAATAACTCAAAAGGTGATAATGAGTTAATTCGAATGGAGCTTGGAAAAGTTGCGCCGGAAGTAAAATATATGGCTGTGATTTTGAATATTTATCAGCACATGGGAAGAGATCCTAAAGCGCTTGTATTCGATCATATTCCTTCGGCGACTATGAAGATCTATAGTTCGGATATGAAAGTAACAGATAGTAATAAGATTAATCAACTTAAGACTTTCGCCGACTTCCAGATCGACAATAATCCAGACTTTATTGGTAAGAAAGCATTAGTTCTTGGTACTTTTGTTAGAACTGGAGAAGGAAACTCTTGGAAATTCTCGTTATCAGGAGCAATGACAACTGAAGAAGGAATTCAAGAGATGATTAAAGGTTCAATAAAAGCTGCTCTTAAGGAACTGTAATATAGAATAAAATTAAGAAGAAGATAAATCAAAATATCTTCTTCTTTTTTGTTTGTTCGGGGAGGAGAAAAAAGAAGACAGGATTTTTGAATGTCCTATCTTCTATATTTTATTAGAGTCCTCTTACTTCAAAACTTGTTTTAACGAACTCTGCTCCACATAATAATCTGGCAAGTGATACTACTTTTGTTGTTAGATTCACTTTTGTAGTTTTTCCAGATTCTACGTTAATTACATCACCTCCTTCAATTGTTGCATCTCCAAGAGGTTTTACATCTTTTATATAACCTAAAGAAAAACAGTCTCCGTTTGTATTCTCTAGGTTTGAAAGATTTAATGTTCCGACTCCTGTATCCATTGTAAGAGGAGCCAGTTTATATTTTCCTGATTGTCTGTAATAGTAATCTAGCGGTTTTCCTTCATTGATCAACTTCGTCTTTCCTTTCGAAGTCTTTAACCTATACACAATTCCTCCGATCACCAATACTGCAATTCCGCCAAAGATCAGTAATTTAACTGTTTTCTTACTTAATCCTTTCTTCTTTTTTTCGTCTTGTTCTTCTTTCATAATCTTTTAATTTTTATTTAATTATTTATACATTAATAAGGCTTTGAGGGGAGAATAAAAAGGAGGGAAATTTTAACCCTCCTCTTCTACTTTAATAATATAACCTCCAAATAAATCTTTATAAGTTTCTTCAAAATCCTTCATTGCTTCTTCGAATTTTCCTTCTCTAAATTTATCTCTCAGTTTTGATTTCTTTGTGATTAACCATCTAGATTGTGTTATGCCATATCTTGCTAACATAACCCATTCTCCATAATTAAATTTGAGTAAACTTTTTCCAGCCGTACATTTAAAAGTAACAGCTATAAATCCAGTATTAAGTGCTACAGCTTCTAAGTGAGTATAAAATAACATTCTTCCGAGTTTTGATCCTTCTATAGTATTTAAATTTACCATAGGGATTACTTTCTTTATTGTTAATTTACCTTCAGATTCATTTATTAGCTTTATTGCCCAACATACTCTTACTAGGATATCTGTTATTAATGCAGCTGGATATGTTGAAAGGTGATATCTAAAATCATATCCTTCCAGGTACATTTTCTCAACTATTCCAAAAATTAATTGTCCATAGTCGCCGAAATTTTCCAGGTATCCAATCACGAAAGTAAACGGCGCTGGTAATCCTCTGGTTCCATTTATATCCGAGAGTTGATGTTTTACTACTAGATTAAATGCTTCTACTAATTTTTTAGCAACTCTTTTATTTCCATCTTTAAAAAATCCTTCCATGTCTATTGTTCGAATTTCTCCAGAGTCCATAAAAGTCGCCGTATTTTTCATCACGTCTTTTACACCTGTTATTATACCGGCGGGACTAGGATCATGACCTACTCCAGTAATATGATGAAGATTAGGTGATAGTCCTTTGATCTTATGTCCGGCTCTCTCCACAAATTTCTGAGAATTAACTGATTGATCAAATGTTACTTTAGCCTGTTTTTCAAGTTCTTTCACTGTCTCCTCTGAAAGTTTATTATCGAAGAAACCCTGAATCATCCCTGAAATTCCTGAAACTTTCTCTGGACCACCTCTAAATACCATATCTATCGCAAAACCTACCATTGCTGAACCTATACAAATTAAGTGTTCAGTCTGGTTTAAGTCTATTGTATCCTTGAATCTCTGATCTAATGTTTTATAAGATTCTGCCCAGGGATATATACCACTAAAATTTGGTTCTGGGTTTATTTCTTGTTGCGCTGCTAATACTAGGTGTTCAAACTTAGGGAGAATTAGTAATTTTTCCTCTCGAACCATCATCTTATTGTTTAATTCTTCGAGAGCAAATTTTTCTCTTATCTCCATAACGTCTTCATGATAACCTTTAGAAATCAAAACATTTTCTAGAAATGCTACTCTTTGTTCTGCAGATTTCCTTAGATTTATTAGTTGTTGATTATTAAAGGACTGATCTCTTGTAAGTTTATTTATAACCTTACCAGAATTTTCTAAAAATTCTTTCATACCACTTTCCTCCTTTCTTTTCTTGTTCATTAATTTTTTCAATTATTTTCTCGGTTAACGCGTCTCCTTGTTTAACCAATTCTGAAATCTCCCAAATATCTTGTCGATTATCTGATATTGCCATTGATAATCTTATGATATTATCTTCGATTTTTTCACACTGTCTTTTTAGTTCGGCAGTTTCTTCTTTCTTTTTATTTCTTCCAAATAAATCCATAATATTTTAATTTTTTAAGTTATTGTTTCTAGGGTTGTAAAAAGAAAATCTATAAAACTCTACTATATATCAAGTTCTATAGATTATTCCATACATTAATAAGGCTTTGAAGGGACAAAAAATAAAAACCTACTCATCTTCACAGACTTTCGGTTTTCATCAATTATTAGTGGGATTATAATGTTTCTAATTTACATCCTAATTCCTCTTTCAGCATAAATTCATTAAGCAGATTTATTCTTGTCTTGATTCTCTTAACTAAATCTTGATCAAATATATAACTGCTTAAGTTTTCTGCTCCGATGGATATTGTCGCTAATTGGATCCACTTCGTTAATTCAGTGAGCGATCCATTATAATATATTCTATAAAATCCATCTCTTTCGGTTATCATAGACAATGTTTCAGTTTCTGGAAAGATATTTTTTATTTCTTCCAGAGTTAGTGATAGTCTACAATCTACCCATTTTATGTTATTCTTGGGATTGAATTTTTCTTTGATTTCATCCCAAGTTTTCCATCCTCCTTCATTTAATCCTACTGCTGCTCCATATCTTACTACAGAAAATTCAGCTCTTTTTCTTAGGATTCCTTGAAGTTCAGTTTTTGATACATCATATCCTAATTTTCTCAAATTAGTACACAATGAATCAATATCTACCGCTTTATAGCTATGTTCAACAATTATTCCTGCAGCGTAATAATATAAATCTTCATAGGAATCTTCTTTAATCATTTTCTTATCAATGACTGATTCCTTCATTACTATTGCAGAACTAGTCTTACTTACTAATACTTTCGGTTTTTCTTTACCACTTAAGAGTTTTAAATATTCTCTTTTTGGTTCTTTTCCTGTAATCTTTCTGTATAATTCACAACAGATAGATAAGTCTTTTTCCGCTTCTCTGAATACCAACTTATCATTTCTTCCGTCATAATATACATTTAGCGTTACTGAATGTTTTGATAAACCATTTACCCAAGTTTTTATTTGGATTTGATTTATTCTTTTCACACCTAATACCTTGGCAACATTATTTCCAGTTACTCCGTCACCTCTGTTATATGTAATAGAATAACTTAGCGCTTCCATGATATTGTCTAAGGTGTTTATTCTAATTCTTTCTTCTTTATTCCTTTTCTTCGAGGGAGTAGTTATTTCTTCCGGTTCTTCTTTTATTTCCGGCTCTTTTCTTACTCTTCCCGATTCTTTTACTAATACCTTTTCAAGTATTTTTTCAGTGAAGATTTCAAACTCCTCGTCATTCATAGCTTCTTCATTTTTCAGCTTAATAACAAGTGGAGTTCTTTTTCCTTTCATTTCTTTCTTCACTATATTTAATTCACTGTTCATCCATGTGAATAACAACTCATCAGCTTTTCTCTTGATTAAAGCTTTATCCAAGCTTCTTCCAATTTCACTATGAACTTCGCTAATTAAGTTTTTTACATGTACGTCTGAGATAGTTTTATTTTCTCTAAGTGAATTTAACAGACCTCTTACCAATTTTTCCTGGTAAGCATTTTTTTCTAGTCTTTCCATTTTTTTTTTATTTTTATTGTTTTACTTTAATTAACGGCATATTTCACAAACATATACTTCTATGATCGTATAGTCAGGAAATTCCGTTTGATCTTCTTTAACAGTTGTGTTACCAATAATAGTGTAAAGTACATCCTTACGACTAGGAGATAACACTACATCATCTGTTATTGTTTTGTACTTAACTCCAACTTTATCTAATGCGTTCTTATAAGGGACTCCATTCCCTAAAAATCTCATGTTAATTGGAGTATTTTCACTAATTTCTTTTAGTTCTTCGAGAGAGATAGTATAAAATATTACTTTCCCTCCTACTTTAAATACTTCTTCGAACATAGAACTGTGAAAAGTTCTATTAACCGCCCAATACTGACGTTGTTCTTTTTTAACACTTTCTTCCATATTCTTATTTTTAAGTTCTTTTTTGTGTCAATTTCCCATTCTGATAGGCTAAATTTTGAATTTGTCTCAGAAGGGATTTATTTATTGTTTGGAGATTTTGATTTTCTCCACGGACAATGTCTAACTTTTTTTGGGTTCTATGTGAATTAATTATACTGACAACCGCACATGTTAGACCTATTCCTATAAATGCTAATTTCCAATAATTTTTCTCTTTCTTTTTGTTTTCTTTTTCCATATTCTTTTAAATTCTTTTTACATATATAAGGCTTTCAAGGAATGAAACAAAACCCCGATCTTCACAGACCAGGGAATTTTTTGATTTAAACAAAACTATCATTAATAAGGCTTTGAGGAGAATAAAAAAGGAAGCTTATAAAAGCTCCCTAAGTTTTTCCATTTTCATTTCACTATCAATTTGATCAAGGCTGATTTCTTCTGCTACTTTTCTAAGTAATTCACAGGTTTTTAAGAAATTTTCAACATCCTTTATAACATTTTCATCAGGACATTTAAATCTTGCAGTGTGTAACAGATCTTTAATTTTCCAAATAAGCATCTCGTGATTTCTTTGAAAATTTATGCAATCTTCACTGTACTTTTTTCTTACTTCCTCTATCCTATCAAAATACTCCTTTTTGAAGTCATTCCTCGTTTTCTCTAATGAATTGAAAGTTCCATTTTTGTACTCTTTGTATTTCTCGAAGAAATATTCTCTTTTAATTTTCCCCGATTTTTCTTCATAATCTCCTTGCTTAGCTAAAAACAAGTTGTGATTTATTGTCTCTACCCTCATTAATTCCATGAGACGTAAACAAATTTCTTCTTTTTCCATATCTGTTTTCTTTTAAGTTTATAATACACTTATAAGGCTTTTAAGTTATATAAGACATAGTAAAGAGAATACTTAAATAAAACAGAATCATAATATTTATTCATATATTTGTAATCTTCCAAGAAAGTCTTTCGATCCATCTTATATGGTGAAATTTGTTTAGGATTAGGAATTAGGTACTTGATATACTTACCTTTCTTAATCTTTTTCTCATGAAGTCTAAGTTCCTCAAGTTTTAATATATATGGTCGAAAAGATATCCAGTACCTAAATTGTTTAATTCCAAATCTCTTATATTGTCCTCCTCGATTACTAACTTTTAAGACCATATCGAAGAGTATTCCCTTTTTAATTCTGTTATCTAGAATATTAAGTACTTTTTCTGGATCCTCCCAATGAGATCCTATAGTATCCATCATATGTTTTTTAGATCTGAATGGAAATTTTATGGGAATTATTATTTCTTGTTCGTTCCAAATCGAATATGGCGAGTTTATATAAATTTCTTTCATAACATATATAAGGAAAATAAAGGGAAGAACTTATAATCGTTCTTCCCCATTATATTATCTTTCGAAAAATCCTGGAGCGCTAACTTGTTGATTAAAGTTTCCAGATTCACCCAATCTCTGAGTTTTCTTTTCAAGCATCTGTAATCTTTCTTCGTAGTCAGTTCCATTATTTTCAAGAGTTGTAATCTTACCATTAATCTGTGTGATACTAGTATTAATCTTACCTATTTCAGTAGTTAGGTTAGTATTTACCTCTTCTATTTTTGTAGTTAGATTAGTTCCTAGTTCAGTTATTTTATCAGTAAGTGTTCTCTCTAATGTCTCTATCGTCTCCTTGAGTTTTTCATTTTCTGCTTCAAGTGCTGAAATATTATTCTCTAGGTCTTGAATGATAGTAGTTAGAGTTTTATTACTAGAATCAATTACTGCATTAGTTGTTGTTTGCAGAAATATATCTTCTCCGTTTTTTATTAATTTTGAAATCATACCTTTCTAAGTTTTGCAATTTCAGCCTCAAGTTCTTTTATCTTAGACTCAAGTTCATTAAGTTTTTCTTCTTTTGGATCGAGAGTTGCTACTTTAAATACTGCTGGAGTTCCATTAGCTTGGAAGAAACCGTTAGGAGCATTAACTTTACTAAATACAACAGCATCAGTAGTATCAATCTTAAGATGTCCTCGATTAGTTTCGTGAGGATTATCTCTTCTAGCAATGTGAGCGTTCATAGCTGCTTCTACTTCATCAATTCTCTTATTTAATTCAGCATCAGCGGCTTCACGTTCTTCTTTTTCATTTTTAAGTTCTTCCTGCCATTCATAAGATCCATCACTCGGGCCTACTCTAAGTGATGGATTATTACTGCTGGATATTTTTACACGAGGAGTTAATAGTTGTGCCGAGGATGTTTTTTCGCTAACGGCACTAATAACTTCTTCCTCGTGAGTTTCTTCTTCAGCAGGTAGATCACTCATCATTACTTCTTTCGAGGCCATTTTTCCAGCAGATCCGACAGACATAAAGAATCCATTAGCTGTAACTTTAGAGAACGTAACTTCATCACTTTCTCCAACACCAAGTTGTTCACGAGTTACATTATGAGGATTATTTTTGTCTTGAATATGAGCATTAAGTTTATCCCAAAGATCATCAATTCTAGCATTTATTGCAGCATCAGCCTCTTTTCTCTGATTTCTCTCATCGGATATATCTTCTCCCCAAGCAACTATTTTATCGATTTCAAGAAGAATCTGATAAGCTACTTTTGCAGATATTCCCCAGTTATTCCATTCTGTAGGTACTTCTAGAATCGTAGCTGGTCTCATTAATTCTTCTATAGTTCGAATTAAATCACGTCCAATACTTTTTTCTACAATAATACCATCATTTTTAACAATAAATGCAGTTCTTCTAAATTCATCTACATAAATAATATCATTCCAGATTGGATCTGATGCTGTCCAAGAAAAATCGTTAGGATCACTAGAAGTTACAACAGCTACTTTATTTCGATAAGCATTATCTACTATACTATTACTATTTCCACTGCTTTTGTAATATTCAGAGATATAATATTTTTGATCCTTTTCAGTTACTTCTGGATGATCCCAACCTAAAGCTTCAGATTGATCTGAATTTGGATAATCTGCTGGTTTTGGTCCTCCTGGTGCAACTTTTACAAGTACTCCTTTGTCATCAGTATCCCACCAAGAAGCTGGATCGAGAGGATCATAACAAAAATCATCAGGAAATATTGCTACAAGAGATTCTACATATTTTCCGGGATATTCCAGAAGATCATTTGGTATTTTCCCAGTATCATCTACTGTAACTAAACCATGAATTGGAATACTATTATCATTTCCATCTACTACGCCATCTTCATTAGTATCTACTTTAACTGTAGTAGATGAATTCTTATTTAAAAATGCTAATGCTAATTCTTGATAAATACCTCTAGCTCTACCTACTAGAATTTTTTCAATAGCATTCTTATCATCTGCATTATTTGGATCTAAATATACGTAATCTCCATTTTCTTCAGTATTATGAACTTCTGCAATAAAAGCCATATCGTTCTCAAGATCACTCAATTTTGTAGGAAGATATCCAGGAGCCCATTTTCTGAACTTATATGGATAAACTTCTCTCTCAATTGGATCAGTGATAGAACTAGGTATTGAAGCTCCATCTTTTATACTACTATCGTAATAAAATTCAACTGCAGATCCTGAAGAGCTACTTGATTCCACAACTCTTACTATACAGCCATCTTCAAGTCTTTCTTTTGGAATAGCTTTAAGATCTTCTATTGTTCTAACACTTTTCCAACCACCTTTTCCATAAATTGCTTCATGGGTAGGGTATGTATCTTGATCAGTATAAGGAACTATAGGAGCTGAAACATTTATACCTTTTTTATTTTTTTCCATATTATTTAAATTCTATATTTAAAACTCCTGTTTGAGGATAATCAAATACTATTACAGAATAATCTTCTTCACCAAATTTACAAGAGAAAGCATTATTTTCCATATTTCCTGTTAAAAGTCTTATAGGATCTTCACTTTCATTAACTTCTCCATAAATTTCAGTAGGAATCATGTAATATATGTATAATCCTGAAGTATAATCATTACCTTCATCATCTACGCTACAATCTACATTATTTAAAACAATTGAACGTTCTTTAGATAGACTTTTATTTCCGTAAGTTTTTCCGTCAATTACAATCTTACTAATATCGTTTGTTTTAGATTTACCCCAAATTCTAGAATTAATAAATTCATAGGTAATGTTTTTAGAGATACTAACAGATCCAATAGAGTCTGATGAACTACCATTACCGTATAAAACAGATAGAGTAATTACAGTATCTCTTGAAATATTTTGATTATAAATCCATACCCAAGTATACTCATCTTCATCTTCGCTAGGATTATTCATTCCTCCAGAATAAAAACTTCCGTTTATATATATACTTACACTAACATCTTTTCTTTTTAATTTCATTCCATTATACCAAACTTCCCAAGCAAAAGAGGGTTGTATTCTAGTTCCATTTTCATAAAGCCCTCCATCTACTGTTGGATTACCCGAAATTGTATAATCTGGAAGTAATCGTATCTCTAGAACTGTTCCAAGACTGTGTATAATATCTTGAATTCTCTCATTTAATCCGTTTAATGCATTAGTTACAGCATTCTGAGACATAACATCATCCTCAGATGAACCTGTGGTTTGAAGTACATTAATACCACCTCGAATTCTGAAAAAGCCTGTAATTGAATCTTTTTCTATATCCTTATAGTAAGTATACCATTTTCCATCTACAAATACTTCAAATCCATCAGGAATAGGGTATTTATCATAATCCCATGTTCCTAATTCTCCTATTCCACTAACTATACCTTGTCTTTTATCTAGGAATACTTTAGCGGGTAATAAAAAATTTGAACCTATTTTATTTGCCATAATTTATTTTATTTATTAATATTTTCCACCGCTTATATTCTTAGCAGCTATAGACATATTAGAATCAGTTACAATACTAGAATTATCAATATTGACTCTAATTTCTGTACTACCATCTTCAAGTTGTACTAAATTAATTCCAGGACCACCAATAAAGCCTTCACGTATTGATAATCCTTTAATAATTTGTTCAAGTTTTCCAAGAGTATTATAATTTATGCTAGCTCCACCTAAAATCTCCTGTCTCAGATTTTCTAAGTCAGTTGCATTTACACTAGAATTTTCTGTAGATATTCCTTCGAAGAATGTTGGTAATGAGAATGAAAAAACTTGTTGAAAATTATTATAATTTAATGCAACATCTTTTACATAAACATTGTAATCAATATCATTTACTTTACAAGACTCTATTGAATAATCAGTTATATGATTCATTCCAGAAGTTGTATCATAAATACTCATAAGATTTCCGTACAGTTTTGGATATGCAAAAGCTATTTTCTGTGAGTTAAGATCTCCTTGGAAAGTAACAATTGATTTCTCATTTCCAACTACAGTGTTTTCAAGAGAATTTAAAGCAGCTTCTGTTATATTCCACCCACTTTCAGGAATTTGTCCATAGTAGAAATTGTAACCAAACTTAACTGTATAATATGAAGTTGCAGTTCTTATAATTCCTGTATCTGGATCCGTATATTTAACAGATAATCTATATTTTGTTGTATTTGTAAGACCTAAGACTGTATATCTATTACTTTCAGGGAGAGTTATTTGTGTACCATTTAATTCTAAAATACAATCATTAGTAACTTCATATGTATTTGCTTCACCTGTTTTTATATCTATATCAGGGATTGTTACTCTGATTAAGAAGTTAACAGCGGTTCTAATTCCAGTTTGATATAGAGGAGTAGTGCCATCATCTTGTCTGTTAGAATCATAAAAACTAACTCTTAATGGGAATGTAGCTGAATGATTTTTATAAGTTAACTCCTTAATTTCTTCTAGACTTTTAAGAGCATCTTGAATACTAACATCCCAACCAGAAATCATTTCATTAATTTCGGACTTAGTATAAAAATCATCTTCACGTTTTAATACTCCATCACGATAAAACCATCTATACTTATCTTCTATATTACTAAAAATGAAAGGACCACCAGTTATAGGTTCTATTTGTCTAACCCCACCAGTTTCGTATACATAATTCCAAATTCCATCTTCATCCTTGTAAAGATATAATTCTCCATGTACAAGAAGAGATACATCTGGAAGTTCAGTTACTACATCTCGAACTAAATCTAATCCGCCAAGTGTAACAACTTGATAACAGTCTTCTCCTATTCCATTCTTAATACCTAGAGCGAATATAGTATCTGTTTCTGTTTGTTCAGGATTAGAATAATATCTAACCATAACAGGCTCTCCGATTAAGAATTCATGTTGATTTAATCTTAATCTTGCTATACTTCTATCTCGTTCTATGTATTTGCTTCTGGAAATTTGTATTTGAAAAGAATTTAAACTACTCATAATTATTTATTTATAATTGAATAAAATAATAAAAGAATAGACTTAGTTTTATAATTTTTCTAAGTCTATTCTCATAATTTAGGTTTTGAAGCTTTCAGAAGAGAATTTCTGTTATTTAATTTTGATAATTCGGAAAGATTCAACTAATTCTGCAGTAGACCAAATAATAGAAATTTTATGATCTTTATCCATATAGAATTCAACAGGATTATTAAGAATACCTAGATCATAGAATTTACCATCAATACTTACTAAAGCATCTGGATATTGTGATTTAAGTTTTTCGCTAGGAGTAATAGTAACTTTAACCACTTCTTTATCACCAGTCAAACCATATTTATTGACTTCGTAATTAGGATATACAGGTTCTAAAACTGTAGCACTTTTATCTTCACTATCGAATTCATACCAAGTACTTTCATCATCTCCTAACCAAGGACCTTCAATTTTATAGACCTGATAAAATCTACTAGGAATAATATCTTTTCCATACTTACCCCAAGCAGCATCTTCATAAATTTTAACTTCTTCGTTCATAAGTTTTTGTTTTATAAAAATTATTGTTATTTATTTTATTCATAATTATAACCACTTATTTCTATCGGGCGACTTTGATAGAATTAAGGCATTTATTCGTGGTATATAATTATAAGTAGCAGTTTTCTTAATTTCTTCTATATTCAACTCTATATTAGATTCATTTATCCATTCCAGAATAATTAATCCAATAGGTTGATTAATTCCAGGAATACTAATAAATATTTGTCTTTTAGAACCATCTCTACTATTTACTAATTCATATATTCCAGGATATTTTTCCATAAATACGCTATCTCTTGGACCATCACAATATACAATTTCTCCAAACTTAATATCTTCATAGATACTAGTAATTAATCCAGTATTTATACTTTTATACTGTTCTGGATCTATGGAAGGTACAGCAAAACCATTATCTTGTTGGAGAAGTTCTACGTATTTGAAGGGAATAGATACTAGATTTTCTTTAGAATTATGATATTCGAAGTATAATATTCTATCAGCTCTAGAATTACTTCTAAATTCTGTAAGGAGAGGTTTTAATTCTGCTAATAACTGATCCCTAAGTTCCATTTTTTCGGAGTGTATCTTATCAGAAATTTCAGAATATATTTCTATAGTATCCTTTATTATAGTTTTGTAATTAAATATAGCTAAGACTAAACAGAAGATAAAAATATACTTCACGAACTTCGAAAATCCTATGTTTTTATCTATCTCTGTTATAGCCTCAACGAACTCTTTTAAAGATAGTTTCATGATTTATTATATTGCAAATTGAGTTAACCTAATCTCTCCTGATTCTATAGTACTCGTCTTTTTTGTTATTGGATCTAGATTAGTAATTTTTAAGACTATCACTAAATTTAACTCTTTTCCAGTAGTATTAGCAGAATATATTAATCTTTTATTCACCTGATCTACTTTAAACTCCAGTCCATTACTTTCTTTCACCAAGATTTCAATTACAGGCAGAGATGTTATATCTATTTTAACCTTTTCCTTTATTTTTGAAATATTATAATCATTTATCAATCTATACATATCACATTCTAATGTTCCTAATAGATTTATATACCCTCCAGATTTTTTAAGACTACTAGTATCTTCTAATGCTGAAAACGATAGAATAGATGTAATTTGTCTAATCACAGAGTTATTATATATTTTCTCACCAGATATATTATTGTATAAGAACGAACTACTATATCCACTTGTTTTCTTGTTTCTTATATACTTATAGTAAGATTTTTTTGTTACTATTTTTTCTTCCAGTGAGGTAAAGATATTAACTCCATAATCAATTCCTATACCTTCCAAAAATACAGTATCACTATCAGCTATTGTTTCAATGTTTGCTTCTGTATATTCTGGAAAAGATAATTCAAAAAGATTAGATGATATATTTAAATCTAATCTATTGAACTTAATTATTTTTCTTTCAGCAGCCTCTAGCTCAGTTATTATAAATGCTATTCTTTCCGATCGATCTGGATATATACCATAACAATAAATAAAACAATACTCTGAGCTAGGTTCAACTAAGGCAGCTTTTTCTTCTTCTGGGATATCAATATTAATCTTTAAGAGTTTTTTATTACTATCCCAGATTGAATTTAGAGGATATTCTGAGGTTTTTCTAACATCATTATACAGATAAGATCCTGAAAATAATTTCTCCATGAATTCTTCTCCAACTGTATATGAATTATAAATTGTTCCTATTACATATTTGGTTATTTTTAGTGTGTTATCTATCCTCCTTATACTCTCTAAGAATTCTTTTTCAAAAATAACTCTCATAATTTTATATATAATTTAAATACCCATCTTCATCGATATAATAAAGTAGTCCAGAGATAGATGCTATAATTTTCGGTACTTCTGTTTTAAGAGATGCTTTGAAATAGCTTCTTCTAAATCCCGTAAGAATAGTTCCAAATATACCTGTTGGATTATTTCGATGAATTACCAATATTTTTCCCTCATTATAATACCCCTTATACTTTTCAAACTCTTCATCCTTACTAACTAATATCCCGAGTTCTTCTGAATATTCTAATTCTGAATTTCTTGATGTTGCCCTAGCTTTTTCTGTATAATAACTAATCCCTGGTTCATAATAGATAGTATAATAATCTAACCCCAGATCTTCATCTACTGTATGAATCATTAAGAGACTGTTATTAATCAGTATTGGACTTTCATCTGTATTTACTGTATATACTAATCTATCAATACAACTATAAATATGAAAATCTTTTTGTGAGGATTGTTTATTTTTAAAAACATACCAATCTCCAACTTTTTTGATAATATTAATGTTCGTATATTTAGTATAATCAGTTAAATTTAGAAAAGTACTATTAATACTTGGAATGTAATTAGTAATACTTTTATTAGAGATATTTCCAGGAGTAGATATAATTCTACTTCTAGGATCAAGAGTATCTAAGAAAAAGTTTTGATAGTCTGTTGAAATCCACTGACTTTTCTCTATATCATATAATTCAAGAGTACTAGGATAATTAGTTCCAATAGTAATTATAAATCTTCCTGAAAAATAGAATATTTCTTGATTACTTCTCATATCCTCGAAAATAGAATAGTCTGCCCCCGATGAAGTTGTATATACCTCAGGATTACCAAATCTTGTTTTTTTCACTAAAGATTTGATAGAATACTTATTACCTGTCCAAGAATATAATACAATATCCTTTCCATAAAATCCAATTTGATGATTTTCATAATTATGTGAGTATGGATCTATATTAACATCATGATTCAAATTAATTTTATGAAAACCAGTACTATTCCCAATACCATAATCTAAGAGGAGATTCATTTGTTCATTATCTTGAATATGGTATACGTGAGAAGTATATCTTGGATAATTATCAGCTCCTAGGTTTTGCTTTATAGTTTGTGCTCCAGAGTAGTTATACAAATTTACATTATCTAAGAAGTTTTTCCCAGTTGTTGAGTTATTCTTTAGTTGATCTAAGGAATTACTAAGATTTATCTGGATTTGGCTAGATATACTAGAGTCTAAAGATATATAAATATTTATATTACTACCTTTTCCCTGAGAATTTAGAAACTCTGTATAACCAATAGGAGTGTTATCTATTACACTCATATAAATTATTACAGTAAATCCAGAAGGAAGATTATTTTCATATTTAAAGGGTTCCTCTGGGGTAGTTCGATTTAATCTGATATAATTACCGCCAGAGGAAGTAAGTAGTCCTGAGTAAACTTGTTCGATATTATAGAGAGATATTTTTGGTAACTTAGGATCCCAATTATCATTTTTATTATATAGTATTACTTCTAAGCTATTGGATATATTACTAGAATTTCCAATAACGTAAGTACTATATCCTGTATTATAATTTTCCATAAGTTATTGTACAATTACTAATAATACATTCATCTATGTCAGTTGATTTAGATACAACTCTAATAATATTATTAACACATTCAATTACAATATCTGATCCAATTTCTTCTATATAATCTTTGGAAATTAATTCTCCTTGTTTATTATATCTAGGTCCGGAGAATGTTGTTTCTTTAGAGTATAGTTTTTCGTTACCTACTAAGATTAATTTTTCTTTGTCTTCAGGATCTTCAACATATCTAGTTTCATACTTAGAATATTGAATACCAAGATCAATTTTAGTAGAAACTCCAGGACTAACAGAGTAATTCATTAGTTCTGTTAAATCTACTGTATTGGTATAGATATCAGAATTGAATGGTATAACATCGATAGTAATAGAATTGTTTAGAATATCAACCACATTTTTTGAAGTACTATACAAATAAATTTCGTTATTATTCATACTATTATATAAGTTATATATTTCTTTTAAGTAATTATTTTTATTATTCTTGAGGTAATCTAGATATGAATTAAATTGAGATTTTTCTTTTTCAGTTAATTCATATTTATCAATTTCAATACTTTTCGTATTTTCATCAACCTCATTTATTATTCCAGAACCTTTAGAATAATCATCAATACATACTCGTAAATTCCCTTCTGAGCCATCTTCACCTGGGATAACAAACCTCCGATTAGTTACATTCCAATCTCTGAGTTTTAATTTATTACTTAGCTCAGATATTCTAGTCATTCTGTAATTTGAATCATTACATACTAATGCTCGATTATTTCCAGTTAAGTAATATTCTTTCTCATCTTCTTGACCTGTTACTTGTGATATAGAAATATTATCGGAAGTAGTGGTTATTAATTCTATCTTTTTCATTTCTTGTACTTATCTCTATAAAATATATTCACTATGTTTCCACTAGTTACATAAAGCCTAACAATTTCTCCTTTATTTCCTTCTGTCTTTCCAGGAACTATAACAAGAGCACTACTATCTGTTAAATAATAACTAGAAATTGCATCATGACTCATATAAGCGTCAAGAAGATCTATGGAAATCGTTGTATTTATATTATTCTCCTGTGTAATTACTGTAAGAATAAATGACTCCTTATCAAATCCAGATACAGGAAGGTAATTATCTTTTGTATTATCAGTACATTGAAATTCTATTACATTAGCTGTTTCTGGAATTGGATATTCTTTAAAACGGAAATTATTTACTAATGATTTTTCTAAGTTATTTAATTCTTCGATTTTATCCAAGTAAAGTTTTTCAAGTTTTTTTATATTCTCCATCCATTCTTTATCAATACTACTAGGCAACCAAGAAGTAACACTATCAAAAGTATTCTGATCTCCGTTATTATAACCTTTTCCGTACCTATACCTAACAACTGAACCCATAGGATCTATTAATTCCTGAAGTCTGTAAATAGAATCTGAATTAGGTTCATTAGTATAAGTATATTGTCGTAGAATTACATAATTAGCATCTTCTGGATAAATACTAGAAGCATCATTAAATATAACTTCACTTATTTCCGGAAGATTTCTCGATATCTTAAATACAGCATTATTAATTTCCGGAGAGATTAAGATCATTGACAAGACGTTTTTAGAATCAATTCCAGTTCCATTTAAAAAATCAGATAACTCAGATGAAATGGATAATGAATCGTTCCCTGAATTAAGATAGACGTATTCAGAAATTATACCCTTTTCATCAAATCCTATCATATATGTAGATAAAATTTGAGATAAAAGATGTGCAGTAATTAATTTATCTTCCTTTCCTTGCTCTTCTTCAGAATGATTTATATAATTAAAATACTCTTCTATATTATTTAATTTATCTCCTAAATATGGTGAGTAATTATCTGAACTTTCTTCAGGAATAACACCAGAAACAGTATTATTTGTTTTATTAGTTGGATTTTTAGCTGTACAAATATAGATAGTATTTCCATAGACAACAAAATCCCCTTTCTCATATTCAGTTTCTTCTGAATACAAAAACATTCCTTGAACGTGCGTATTATTTAGTATCATATTATCTCTTTATAAGTTTTATAGTTGTATTATAATATATATTCATTAACTTCAAGGTATACTCTCCTTCTTCTGGAGTATTTATATTTGCAGCCCTAAGTGATACTTGAGACGTACCGAAACTTTGAATACTTCCGTTTGCTGTAAACTTATTAATAGTTAATGAATTTCCTTGAGAGTCTTCTATAATAACTTTTTCTAAGTTACTATTTGGATAATCTTCAGAAATAAACTTAAATACAGCGTTACCTCCAGAATTTATCTTTAATGAATTATTAGATACTTCAAACCCAGAGAACTCTATAATACTAATAGTTACTCGTTTACTGCTAAGTTCTAATGTAAGAGTAGCTGCCGAGAAATTAACTTCGGGAATTACAATACTGTTAGTAGTATTGATTTGTTCCGGATAATATATTTCTGGCGCATCTGGATCTCCATTTTCATATTTTGCTAAGACTCTTGAAATAATATACCCTGAAAGTTCTGGTATTCTAATTTCTGCCCTCTGATTAATTAGGACATCTATTTTACCATCCTCTTGTATAAAGGGATCATATTTAGTTTCATCACCTATAATTAATTCAGATACTATAAAATTATTTTCTCCAAATTTTCTTTTCCATTCACCATAATCGTATACATCACTTTCTCCTGATATTTTAGCTTTCAGAATTATATAAGAACCTGTATATTTTAGATTGAAAATTAGGTGATTTGTTTTTAGAACTTCTTCCCAATTAGTTACTGTTATTAGGTTATTTGGAATATTATAATTAAAGTTATTACTTGGTGGAAATGGAATTAAATCTTTCACATCAAGTAAACACGGTACATCTTCATTCAAAACATATCCAGGATTAGGGTATATCTTAAAATCAATAGGAGTTTTGACAGAAGGGATAGATATTATTCCGATAGGGTTACAAGTTCCTCCAATCTCTGGAGTTACTGATACAACCACTCTAATTGGTTTATTTATATTTAGAAACTCTGAAAGAATCCATTTAGATGAAAGCGCCGGATTATTATTAAAGTTGTTATCTGATACTGATTCCCAAACTTTTCCACCTAGAATTACCTTATCTCCAATCTTGTATGTAGTAAAAGGAAAATACTTGGGGTAATCTTCGGCGCCTTTATACATTTCAATTAATCCTCGTTTATTACCTAGAATTAATAATCTACTATCTTCTATTCTCTCATTTCCTAAGAGAGTACTAGAATTTGCATCAATTAAAACTTCTGGAACATCCTCAACAGTTTCTATTATCCCAACTGAATCTATCGTAGACCAATATTCATCGTTTCTAAGAAGATATTTATTCATATTTCTGTTAGGATTCGTACTATCTACCCATGATTTATAAGATAGATTTACACTTTCCACCTCGGAGTTATTAGAAATTAGCATCCAAATCATCTTCTCTCCAGTAACTTCATCGGGGAGTTCTTTCTCGCTTACTAAATCCTCGCCGCTTGTAGTTTCGTCTGGTTCTCCTAAAATCAATATAAAGTTAGGAGTAGAAGTAGGTTTAATTCCAGCAGCGGCCATTGAATCAGTATCTATAAAGTCACTACCTTTAGAATTGTTATTATTCTTGTCGATTATCCCCTCGTATAACTCCAGACGTTTAATTCCAGCGGCGGCCTTAAAAAGCGCGAATACCTGATTGGATATTATAGTAGTTCCGAAATATCTATCATTTTCCTCTGTTAAATTTTCTCTAGAGGATGTTGGGAATATTATTGATTCTATTTTTTCTAGGGAATTTGATGTCTCTCCGATTTCTTTCAAGGTTTTTTCTCCTAGATAATTTACTAAAAACTTATCATTAAATTTATCTTTAGTGATATTATACGAAAAGTCATACTCACTAAAGTCTCTATTGTAAAGTAAAGAACTGTTAGATCTGTACTGGACTTTACTGTATTCACGGTTATCTAGGTCATCTTGACTGTAAAACACTACTGTTCCGATATCCGTAAAATTGTTATTATTAATAATCAATTTCATAGGGCGTTACTGTCATTTTGTTATAGCTTCTTAAGTTTGCTCCAATATAATTCTGGAACTTACTTTGAATTGTTAGATCTATACTTCCAGAACCTATATTAGTATTTAGTCTGGTATAGTATATAAGTGCATCTAAAAATTTCTTAAGAAGTTCGTAAAATAAGCTTTCATTTTCTACACTTAAGTTCTCAAAGTTTACTGTTATTTCTCCTGAGTCATATATAATCTCTCCATCAAAATCTAAGGGAAGATATTGTATCATATAATTAAATACTTGAATAGTTCCCTTTACACTGTAAAATAATTTACTAAGATAGTTTATAACTTCTTCGTAATCTTGGTTATCTGGGAGACTTGATTTTGGAATACATAATCTCAAGAAATTCTTCACCGGATCACTTCCAGAATAAATATAGTAATCATCGAATGAACCTTGTTGAGTTGAAACTACCGAAGAATATTGTTCCTCGTAATCCTCAATCATTCTATAAAGCTGATCTATGATTTCTATATTTCTTAAGTGTTTAGGTATATATATTTTCATGATTCTATAACTGAATTAATAATGTAGTTAATTGAGAAGTATACAACATTCTCTTCTCCATATACAATCTCAGGAGAAACTACAGAACCATCTTCGTTAGTATAAGTTATTTCCATGTCAATTATTCTCTTTACATTAGATATTTTACTTATAAGAGATTTTATTTCTTCTGTTAACTCTGGAAATTTAATATTGAACTTATTACTATAATTATCCAAGATATCACCAACTTCTGAATCTATACTACTATTCTGATATATCTCTACATCTAAGTTAAAGATAGCTGTATATTGAGATCCTCTTTCTATAGTAATTTTATCAGTTATATAGTAAGCTCCTTTAGTTTCAATGAAATTAGTTTTTTCATCTTCTGTTAGGATTGTAGAATTAGAGTATGGAACATAGTAGATAGTGATAGAATTACTTTGTGCTGAACTACTAAATCTATAAGTTGTTCCACCTGAAATAATTTTATTTGGATAAGTTTCTTCAAGTACAGTACCGATATCAGAATTACTACGTAAAATTGAATTTACATATCTATCACGATTAGCTTTGTAATGAATAGTAATTAAGTTATCTCTATCAACTTCAGACATACTAGCAAGACCAGTTCCTAAGATCTCATAATTTCGTCCACTCAACCAAGAAGGATCAAATTCTACCATCTCAGCTCCACGAATATTAAGCTTCTTTAGTTCTGAAGTATTATATCCCGAGAGTGTTGAGAATTTATAATAAAGAGCTTCTATTGTTGTATTTGCTGGAGTCTGTGTTTCTTCTCTTTCCATTACTGTTCTAAAAATATCTGCTACATAAAGTCTAGAACCAAATCCAGGGAGAGTAAGATCAAAAATACTACCATCTAAAATATGTCCTGAGAATAATCTAGTTGTTGGGAAAAAATTATCATTAACTTTAACCCAAAAATCATCAGATAGGTCGTTTTCTAAGCAATTAACATAGTAAGTATTGTTTTGATTTAAGATCCACTTCCTAGAAATTGTTTCTTTTGCAATTAGACATATAATAGTATAAGTATCAGTATCATTTACGGCCGGAGACATTGTAATTGGAGAATATACAAAACCTTCATCTCCAGCTATGTCTTTATCATCTCCATAACCTTCCGGCCGTGTATAGTTTTTATCATAATACCCTAAATAGTAAGCCTTAAAACTATTAGAACTTATAATTTCATCATAAATATTAAAGCTTAAATACTTAGTAGGTTTTATATTAAGAATTACGCGAGGACAACTACCACGAAATACCGAATACATATCATCCACACAGTGTTGAATCTTTGAATTGATAAGTGTAGATTTCTCAAGAGATGCTTCTTGTGTATAGGCTATGTTTTCTACTTCACTAATAAAAGATGCATTAGCTAACATCTGAGACAAAATCTCTACAGAATCTCCGGTAATATTAAGTTTATTAGCTATTCCTCTATAAATATCTATATAATCTTGTAATGATTTCATAATAATTATCCTGTTGTTTCATTTATATCAACTAGTATATCGTCAGATTCTACCTGATTAACACTTATTACTAGTTTTACTTTTGTTTCATCTATTAGGTCGAGTGAAACAATTTTTATATCGAGTGTTTTTGTAAATTTCTCTTTTATTTTTGTTATTAACTGTTCTACTCTACCAGTAATTTCAGATGCTAAATCCTTTTTCTTGGTATTAGTAAAAATAAAGTTAAATCCAATCTTAGATGCTCCTGGAATATCCTTTGGCCAGATATTTAAGTAGAGTTTGAAAAGATCTATAATATAGTATTCTACTTGATTTGTTATTTGACCTGTTGAAAGTAGGTAATTCATAATCTTGATTTATAATTTTTACAATTATTACATTTAACTGTAGGATCATCATCATTGAGAGCTACAAATTTACTACAGTTAGATGCTGATATATTCGTAAGATCTAAATCTTTTGGAGAAAAAGCAGAACAATTTGCTGCACTTAAGTCAGGAATAGGTATTGGTATTTCTATTTCAGGAATAGGAAGATCATCAATGATATCACCAACATTAGCTCCAACTAGTGCAATTAATGGTTTAGCAACTGTTTGTGTAGTTTCTACAATACTCATTACAGATCCAACGACCGGTATAGTTCCCATAAGAGATTTTAATCCTAGTTTACTTACCTTAGCATCAACTCTATCATAAACTGCACTAAGATTATCTCCTTCAGCTTTAAGTTGTTGAAGTAATGGAGGAGCTAATTGAGCAGAAACGCCAGGACCCATAGGAGTTACAGAAATCAATGCTGGAGGAACCATTGCAATTCTCGCAGCAAATTGAGCTGTTCCTACTGAAAGATGACCTAAATCTTGTCCAAGCTCATTGAAATCTTCTATCATCTGATTATACATCTGACCAAGTTTTTCATTAGCTTTATCCAACATTTCCTCCCCTCTCTTCTTCATATCCTCCTTAGCATTATCTAGAGTTTCTTTATATTTCTTTTTTGCTTCAGGATCTTTTATTTCATTAGATTCATCCTTAAACTCAGGAAGAGAATCTTGATATTTCTTTAATGATATTGATTGAGCTGCTTTAGCAGACAATGCACTTAATAAATTTTTCATAATATATCAACTCTCTAATAATATAGTATCTGATGTAGGTATAGGAGATCCTGGAGTTAAGAAAGTAGGAGATAATACAAAAGGTCCGAGAGCTGTATGTCCTCCCGCTACTACTTTACCCTTTACTGTTAATGTTCCAGGACCTTTAAGTGTAATATCAGATCCTTTAACTACTGCAGATCCAACTAATTCTACATTTGTTTTTCCATTTATAGTAACATCACAATTTTTTCCTATATTGATAGTTACATTAGATCTCATATTAATATCCATGTTTCCATCTTTATCTATAGTCACCCAATCGGTTGGTTCAGGTCTAGGATTATTATTTGGATCATTATACTCAGTTCCTGGATCAAAAATAGCAACCCTTATATAATCAGGTGTAATATCTACCATTTTTCCATTACTTCTAAAACCTATATAATCATTTTCTTTTATTTTTTGATATAAGTAATAACTCTGAAATACTGGATCAAGACACTTAAGAAATACGAAATCACCTACTCTTGGCTCATCTACTTCTCCTCTAAATGGAAATGCCTTAACTCCCGATTTTATTCCTGGGATATCCACCTTTATTTCATACAATACTTTATCTAAAACTTCTACAATTGTTCCAGTATAGTATAAATCTGCTTCTTTCATATTTTTCTATTTAATTTGTTGGATCTACAATTGGTAATATTTCTTCTTTTTCCTCTACACCTGATAACAATGAAGTCCAAGAAAAACTCTCTCCATCAGGGCCTACAGAACTAGAATCTTCAATAGCCATAAATAATTCATTAGATCGAACTAGGAATAACTTAAATGGTAATTCTGTTTTTTGCTCACCACGTTTATACTTCAAGATATCACCAAGTTTATATTTAGGCATATCAAAATCTTTTATTCTAAATGCAGTAAAGAAATCAGAATTCATATATCCTAAGTTTCTCCAGTAATTATGCATAAGTTGTTCAAAATCTTTTCCAACTATTGTATAATCTTCATAAAACTGAAGAGTTCTAGAATTTTTAGGTTGAAGATCTGTATAATCATCTGTACTGTTATTTGCTTGCTCTCCATTATTCTCATCTCCTTTAACTGGTTCCCATGGATTAGTTGGAGTATAATAAATTAAAGGATTATAGTTTAGATTATAAGAATCTAATTGTAAGAATTCAGAAGAACCCTCTATGCTATAATATGGTTCTTGATTTCCTCCATGATCAATACCTATAATCTCTTTCATTAAATACCCTTCCCATCCATAAGCAAATATAGATTTTTTCTTAAATCCATATGATAACTTAGAGCATAATGATTGATTTGTTTCCGAGTTTTGGAAAATTGTAAGTTTATTATTAATATCACATTTACATCTTATATCCTTTTTCCCTGGATATAAAGATTCAATAGCTGAAGTAATATCATCCCACTCAGCTTGTATAAGTTCTGTATAAAATTTCTTATCTTTTATACAGATAAAGTTTAGAGTTAAAAAGTTTTTAAAATATTTTTTATTAATTATGAAAACATCAATAGTATAAATATTTCCACCTTCCTTCTCCAAAGTTATCTGTCCAGTATATTGATCTGTAATTAATTTAAGAGCTTCCCCAGAACCATCATGTGACATACTAATTTCCCCACTAGCTATCTTTCCACCAAGTTCTTCGTACATATGGATATTATCAAATTTATATCCGGAGTCAAACCATGGAGTGAAATTAATAGAAACCTTATAAGAATTAATATATTTCATAAACTTCCTAATATGTTATCTAATACTCTTTTTGGAATTAATTTTAAAATTGCGCCTCTTTTATAAGTTTCAAGCCCTCTAGCAGCCTGTAACATTAGGAGGCCAGCATATGAAGTAGAACCATAATAATCCTCTGCAATAAGATCTGGTCTATATTCATATGCTGTTATTTCATAAGATTCTCTTTCTATAATTGGATTATTTAAGTATACTAATATACTAGAGTTATATACATCTATTCCATCTATATAGTTTGAAAGATTTTCCTTATTGCTAATTATCTCATCTTTTTTAGTATACATTTTATCCTCCTAATAATTTTTTATTTTCTTCTATTTTTTTATTTATATTATCTTGTAATATTAACTCCATCGCTTGTCTTTCTTTTTGTGTAGCATCTCCTCCTATTAATCTCTTAAGTCTAACATCAGTAAATTTAGATGCTGGTTTGAAAGTCATTGTAATATCACAAGATAAAGGACATAGATCATTTTCTTTAGATCCAGTATCCCATCTCTTCATCATTTGTTTAGACATTTGGAAAGTAGCACTCTCACAAACAAGATTATCAATAGCATAAAGTGAGCCGAATTTAAGTTTAAGAGTTCCAAATTGTATTTTATCTATATTATCCAACTCAGCTTTAAATCCACCAGGAGGGATCTGCCAACCAAAATATCTATCAACTAATTCTTTTATCAACGCTACTTCAGTATCATCTTTACTTGCTGGCTCTCCACTATCATTTAAAAACTTAACTAATTTTCCAAAACAATATGGATATAATTCCATAATCTGATCATATACAGATTTGAATTTCCCATCTACATAATCAGAAAATATAGTAAATTTTATCGTTAGATTACCAAATCCAACTCCAGTACCAGAATAGTAAGAAAATCTTCCAGTCTTAGTTACTAAAGCTCTATTTAAATAATCAGTTCCTGCTTTTGATAACTTCTCTAGAACATCAGTTGTTTTATCAAATATTTGTCCGATAGTACTAAATATAGCCATTCTATCCTCTTCTGATCCAGTCTTCATTTCCTCCTCTGCACTATTCATTTTTTCAAGTTCTTTAGAGAAAAATGATAGATATGGTGCATAAGGTTTAAATTGATTAAATATATCATTAATCTTCTCATCTCCAAATTCAGACCAAGAATTAGAAATAGCAGCTTGATAATCCTCTGTCATAATAGCTCTACATAATGGTTCATAAGAATACCCATCATCGTCTTTTGCACCGTGATATTCACCCCAAGATCCATCATCATAAAGAACAGAGTTATAATGAAGAGAAACTGACATTAAATCATTACCACGATTAGTATCATAGTAAAATCCACTAACTTTGGTTCCACTACTCATTCCTTCTCCATAATGTTTTTGTTGTGGAACTTCAATTCTTGGGGCAGAAGGAGATGATTTAACCATACTTCCTAATGATGGAGGATTAGGAGTTTTTATTTTTCCCGGTTTTTCTGCTGTATTTAATGGCATATTATTATTTTAATAAGTTATCTATTTTATCTTTTTCTCTTTTCAGACCATCTCTCATATTATTTTTCGCAGCAGTAATAAAATCTTTTGTAGACTGTCCACTAATAAATTTCTGAAGTGATATATCAGAGTATTTAGTAGATGGTTGGAAATTAAGAATAACATCACAGTATAATGGACTTAAAGTATTCATTTTCTTTGATGCATCCCAATATTTTACTACTTGCTTTGAAAAACTAAATTGAGCATTAGTACATACAAGAGAATTTAGTGCATAAAAAGCCCCAAATTTTAGCTTGAGTGTACCAGTTAAGATAGTATCCATATTTAAAAGATCCGGCTCATATCCAGCAGGAGGCATTTGCCAACTAAAAAATGTATTAAGCAATTTTTCATCTTCTCCAGTAATTCCAGTATTAACGCCTTCTTTATTAGATTCAATTTTTGATCCTAGTACTGTTCCATTTTCATCAACAACTCCTTGAGTATATTTACCCATTATATATGGATATAACTCTTGAAGCTGTTCTGAAACCGTTTTAAATACTCCACCAGAATAATCAGGAAGTACTGTAAATTTCATAGCTAAATTTCCAAAACTAGTACTAGTTCCAGAATAGTAAGAAAATCTACACCCCTGAGTTACAAGAGATCTATTAAGAAGTTTAGATGCTGTACCAGTTGCAGTAGCTATACCAGATAATACTTTTTTTGCTAGTTTTTCAACAGTACTGTCTCCAGTTGTATCTCTCAACATTGATTCAGCTGTTTTCGTAAGTTCTTTCGCATATGGAGCATAAGGTTTTAGATTATTCCACATACCACCTATAGGATCATCTCCAAAATCAGTCCAGGAATTACCAGCTTGAACAATAAAATCTTCATTTAGAATTCCTTTATAAAGAGGTACTGTATTATAACCTTCTTCATCTAAAGAATAGGATGAACCCATTTTTTGCCATTCCCCTTTTCCATCTAAATAAGAATTAGCATGAAGAGTTATATGAGTAAGAACTTTATCTATTTGTCTATCATAATAAAATGCATGATGTCTAGAAACAACTGCCCCACTATTATCATCCTTAGGGTTAAATCCACATCTTGCTAGTTCCCTATCTAGTTCTTCATCAGTAATACCAGCCATAATTATGATTGTTTAAATAATTTATCCTCTATAAGGGGGAGTAGTAATACTCTGTACTTTAGTTCTTCCATCTCCACCACCCATATTTATATTTCCTCCAAACTTAAGAGATGCTATGGCTGTAGAAACATTATTAATTGCTTCTGCTTGTGCTATAGATGTTTTTGAAAGAAGTTTTATATTTTCATTAATATCAGAAACTTTTGTATAAAGATCTTCCGTCTTATCTTTTTCTGCATCAGCTATTAATTCTCGTCCAGCAGATTCTGAAGTATCACCTGGAATAGATTTTTCTGAAGCTGGTGTATTCGGAGTAACTTTTTCTGGAGCTAAAATACTACTCTGAGCCATTATCAATCCAGAATCACTTCCAAAAGAATTAACACCTGCAGTACTCCAATCATAAGTAGATATACTAGATCCTTTATCTGTTCTCTGTTCTACATAATTATCTGGAGTTGTAGATGAAGCATCAGCCATATAAATAGACTCTTCAGAATTTGTGGAATTAGTATTGGTATTTTCTAGAGTATCACCTTTAAAAGAGTTGTAAGTTAATAAAGCATCTCCTGCAAAATTTTCTCCTTTTTTCAAGGATCCCCAACCATCTTGCCCTTTATCTTCCATATGTTGAGCTGATTTTTCTGGACCTGCTGAAAATTCATAATATCCAAAAACATTTCGAGCTGCTTCAAGATGATCTTTTGAAGCTTTTATTTTCTTCAAACCTTCTCTATAAGCCGGAATATTTTCCATTTCCCACTTAACAAATTGAAGTTGTTCTTCAAAGGATGCATCTCCCAAAGATTTACCTGAACCTGGTCCATCATAATGTTTCCATCCAGCTTTTTTTTCTTTCTCACTAAGTTTACCATGTTCAAAAGCTCTTCTTCTAACTCCTAACCACTGAGCTATTCCAGTTGCTGGAGAGTCTGGATTCTTAGCAGTAGTAACTAATTGAGACTCTCTTAAAAAATTACCAACTAACCCGGCAGCTTGTTCTTTAGTCATCCCAAGTTCCTTCATAGCAAAATCCATGGCTTTTAGTATTCTAGCCTTTCTCACCTCATCAGTTATCTTTTCAGGTGGTCTATTTCCTGTAATATACCCTTTCACACCATCTACTGCATCACCTATATATTCGCCACTTTTTTTCATAGGAGAATTATTCCATACTTCTTGTTCATAAGCACGATTTTTGGCTTTAAGATCCAGTACATTTTGGATGCCTTTGTAATTATTCAAATCATAATCTACATTTTCAGCCACTTTTCCATGAAGAGCTGTTTGTATGCCTCTAACATGCTTATCCATATTAGTTCTTATTTCAGAATCAGTTATATCAAATGATTTATAAGATACATTTCCATCTTTATCTTTCGTTTTAAAACCACCAATTCTGTCTTTAATCCTATTTATTACCCCTTTTTTAATTCTATAACCATTAACTATAGTAGCATCTTTCTGATTTTTAGGTACAGTAATTGTTGACATATCTCCCATACGACCTAAATCTACTCCTGGTCTAGGGTCATTTACATCAACTAATCTCATAGTATATCTAGGAAGTACTCTTGCTTTTTTTGTATTTAAAGCAGCTAATCCACCTCTAACCCATGGTGATTGAGATGCCTGCGCAGTTAACTCACCAGCAGTTAATCCACCAGCTATCAAAGGAATTGCTAATGCTTGTCCTCCTGGAACAAAACAAAGTGCAATACCTCCAGCTAACCCTGCCAATCTAAAACCCCATTTCTTTAAATCCCCTATACCAGTAACATTTTCTAAATGAGTTTGTAATCCAGCTTTTAATGCAGCCTCTTCTGGTCCTGGGGGTTGATTTTTATACTCAAAAGCTAATTCCTCTAAAGTTTTTGGTTCTAAAACATATTTAAAACTACCTTCAGTGATATCTCCACGTTTTTTCAATTCATCAATATCATCTAAAGTTAGTCCTGTTCTTGTTAAAAATTCTGAAGATTCGATAGCTATACCCTTCTTATCTCCTGATTCTTCATTTTTATCTACTGCCTTTTCAATATCTCCAAGTAAACTAGTAACTCCAACAGTATTGACAGTTTTTTTATCACCTAACATACTTGATACAGCATTAGAAGCTCTAAATGTAGAACCTACAGTACCAGTCAATTCTCCTGATTCAGTAACATCTGAATATCTTACATAATTATTAGCATCTTTATCCCTTGTATGAATTATATCTCCTCTAGCAATATCAGTTAACCTACCTTTAGAATCTATTAAGTCTTCATAACCTTTTAAATTTCCATAAGATTCTCTAAAATGTTGTGTATAAAAATTTGATAATTTTTCATTAACATCCGCACGATCATCTATCCACGATAAATCTTTCTTACCATCACTAGTTAATCCATATTTAGAATTTTTAGAAACCTCTTTTATCTGATTATCAATTCCTTTTTTTAATCCATCTGCTCCAGTAAATAGCGTAGATATAACGTTTCCAAAATATCCAACTATATTTTTTAAAGAACCTAAAAGATCATCTGTATCTATTTTTGGCAACTCTAAATTTTTTATCGCCTCTGCACCTTCTGAAAAATAATTCTTTATCTTTAAAAATAAGTAGTCGAATGCTCCAGGACGCTTTTCATCACCTGTATAAAGCAAGTCTTTTAATGAACCTAGTATAGTAGATTTATTGCTATTAGGATCTCCTCCAAATAAACTAATTAACATTTTAGAAAATCCAGATCTGCCTCTTGGAGCTTTGGGATCATTTGGATCAGGTTCTCCAAAAAAGAAAGTCTCTACATTAGCAGCAAATTTAATAATTCTTTTCCAATTTTTTGCTAAGAACATAGTACCAAAGAGGAAGAGAATAGTTTTAAATTGTCCACCTACCGAAGATGCTAATTTCCTAGGGTCTAATCTCTCTGAAACACTCTTTCCTAAGTCAGATAAGTGTTTCATTAATTTATTAGTACTTCTTGTCAAGGACCACTCACGACGTTGATATTCTTTTTCTCTGGCCGCTGCTTGTTGATTCTGTTTAGCAAAGGCATTAGATATCCAAGTTTTAAATCGAGCCTGTCCTTCATCTGGATTTTGTTTTACTGCTAATGTTCTCCCTTGGACAGGACCACCAATATTAGCAGCGGGAACAGCAACGTTATTAGTCGTTGTGTTCGTAGTGTTATTATTTATTGTTATCTTCTGTGGAGTTACTTGTACACTCCTTGAAGATGTTCGCTGTACTTTAGGTTGTCCAAGTCCATATTTTCCTAAGACAGCCTGAGTTTGTGGATTCATTGCCTGTACTTGTTGTTGTACTGCTGCTCCACCTAATCCTCCAAGTGCAGCCATCTCTACAGCTTGACTCATAGTTTCATTATTAGCCGCATCAGCATTATTTTCGAGTCTAGCTGTTTGTAAGTTTCCCTGACGTTCTGCATTTATCTGAACAATCTGGTTTTGCGCTTCTTGGAGTTGTTGTAAGTCTTTCCCATCCTCTGGTTTCTGGGAAGACATTTTTCTTACTTTATTTTCTATATCTTCTGCAGCCATTGTTTATTTTTTTTTATATAGCTTCAAAGCCTTATATATGAAATAAAATATATAAAGATTATGAAGAAAAATATAATAAAAGCTTATAAATTTATTAACTACAGCGATCATGATAATTGCGCTTGTGATTTAGCATTATCACCTGTAGAATGTTATCTTTTTTTAGAGAAAGAGAAGTATGAACGATTTTATAGAGGTAATATTCAAAAACTTAATGAAGAATTAAAGGATATTACTTATGGATTATTACAAATTAATATATTACAAGATTACAAATTAGATGACTTTGAACTAATTGATAAAAATTACATACCGAATAATAAAGATTATGTATTAATATCTTTACCCACAGTATGTGAATTTAATATAATAAATAGTCAGCTAAATCTATCAGATGAAGCGATAAAATATATTAATTTTATTCAAAAAGAGGATTAATTTCCTCTTTTATTTTTCTTCCACATTCTCTTTCTTGTTTTACTATCAGGAAAAACACTATTTTTATTATATGCTCTAGATGGAATTTGAATAGCTTTATAAATAGATTCTTTCATTTTCGCATCTCCTGTAGATTTATACGTTTCAACTGCTAAATCTTCTGCTACTTTAGTTACAGATCTTTTTTCAGGAATTATACCTAATTTATCCGCTATTTTTGATCCTTCTTTCCAAGCATTCTGTTCATTCTTAACTATCAGCTTCTTTCCTACATAATCTTTACTAAAAGAGATTGGTCCTCCTTTTACCTTATTTTTGAAAAGAGGTCTCTTAAATCTCTTCTTAAAAAATTTACTAGTAAATGCCACAATTCCAGATATCGGCTTTTTCCTTGCTTCATCATGTCCAACTTCGTGTAAAGCAATATGTGAATTTTCTCCTCTTCTAGTATTAAGATTTATCATCTTATCGTTTGTTTGTACCTGCTGAATAGTCTCTTGTAGAGTATTCTTTGGATCCTTAACAGGCTTGAATTTTCTTAACATCCGTTTTGCAGGTTTTAAATTATGTTCTATGAAATTACCACCTTTATGACCAGTTAATTTGGCAAAAGTATCTTCATGAGAAACTCCAATCCTTCTTTTATTAGCTTCTTGAATTACTTTATTATGAAATTCCTGATCAGTTACGATCGGCATTCTACTTAGAGATCTATTTGCTTTAATATTCCTAGCAACATCATTTCTCATGGATCTTGCCACCTTATCAGCTATAGATTTTCTTTTCTCACCTACAAGTTTTTTATAAGTTCTTTTAACTCCGTGACGTTTTATTAATTCCCTAATATTTGAAAATTTTCCGAATTCACGCTGTTCTATAGTCCAACCATCAGAATACAGTCTTTCCACTAAATCTCTACCAGTAAAAGATTTAGTTTTTAGTTTTCTTGCTATGATCATAATTACTTCGTTTTTATTTTCTCTATGAACTGGTCTATTTCTTTATTTCCGAGACCTAAAATAACTCCAAGACGTTTACTATACCAAAACTTTCCTGGGACTTTAAGAATACTATATAACTCATCTTGACACTCCAAGAAAGTTATCAGGCGACTTCCAGAAATTGACTTTTTTGTTACTATTTCGATATCCCCTGGAATAGTATACTTATCTAATTTATCTTTCCGTATCATAACAACCGGAGTACATTTCTTGAGATTAGGAGTAGACATATATTCTTCGGTATCAATTAAAACTCCTCTTACTAACCACCTTGGAGATCTTACCGACTTTTCTTCTTTCTTAGGTTCCTCGGATTCTTCTTTATCTCCTAGTAAACGTGTAATGAGATCTATAACACTCAAGATCGCCAACACAGCCAAGAAAAATATTAATCCAGGGAGAAGTAAGACAAGAACAATAATCCCAGGCACAATAAACAGTAGAGACCAGGAAAACCAATTATCTATATCAACTAACCACTCTACCAATTCAGTTTTCTTTATCTTCATTTTCTTTCCTCCAATTATTTCTTATATATTCTTTCGTATCTTCTATAAATCTCAATAATTCAGCCGAGATCAAATCATATTCATCCAAGATCTCGAAAACACAATAATTATCTAGAATACTGAAATTTTCCTTATAAAATACTCCTTCAGAATAATAATTATCGGAAACTAATCTCCTAAAATCATAACTCTGTATAAATAGTGTGTCTCCGGGAATATTATTAAACTTTCCGATCTTGAGTAATATGAATACGTCTATAGTCTCAGATTTAACTCCTATAATCGAAACTATATCATCTTCGGTGGTTTTATCTCTAGAGGAAAATAGTCTAGAATAACCGCTAAACTTAAGAATATTACCTATATTGTTATTATCTTCTATCCATCGTACCATACGCATTTTTATTAATTAGTTCCTATAGATCTATATCCCAAGACTCTATAGGATTATACTTTTATTCTTTCTCTTTTTTCTTATCGTAAAATTTCTTAGCCCCATATAATGCTCCTGCCGCTAAAGCAGTTCCAGCCATTATTTTTCCAGTTCTTCCCAGTTTAAATGGAGACTTAGTAACCCTAGACGTACCCTTATCTAACGGAGAATTAGTCTTAGGTGCAGTTGGGCCAAAGTTAAGTGGATTTTTAGGAATAGAATTAGTAGGTATTGTAGTATTTGTTATTGGACTAGGATTTTCTACAACTCTATTCTTTCTTTCTAATACACTTTGACGAAACTTCTTTTGATTTTCAGGAGATAGAGCTTGAATTCTTTCCTGTTTAGTTTTAATTTTTTCCTGTACCTTCGTTCCTCTTATTTTTTTAACACCTCTATCTTGAGTATTTTGTCCATATCCTCTTGCCTGTTGTAATAAAGTTTGCTGAGCATTTCCTAATCTTTTGTCAACTTTACTAATACTAGGATTATCATACTCAGAAGAAGGCAATACTTTATTAATTTCTATGGCTTTTTTATACCTTTCTGAATTCTTTAGTATCTGCTCTTGAGGGATTCCACCCATAGACTGATGTTGAATAACCGGATTTACAGCTTGAGTCATTTGCCACTGCCTTGTTTTAATCTTATTTGCTTTATTACCAAACTCTTTCTGTCTCAGTATTATCATATATTTCTTAAACTGTCAAGGGAAGAATATTGTTAAATCCTATACCCCCCCCTTGACATATAAAATTTTAAGGGAGGGTATAGTTTTATAAGTCCATTAAGTCGACATTCTTAGTTCCCATTATTTCTTTTCTCTCAGCTTCCTCTTCATAATAAGCTTGACGTTGTGCCGCTGATATTCCTTTAAGTCTCTGTCCCTTCTTTCCACCAAAATTAAGTAACGGAAAATCAGGGTCAGTTCCTTCGGTAGTATCAAGGAAGTTTTCATAGCATTCACGAAGAGACTTAAGAGAAGAAAGTGTATAGTACTCTACTCCATCGACCTTAAGAAATTTATTTAAATAAAATTTTAGATCCATCAATTGGGGAATTGTTACAGATGTCTCGAAAGAAGTCGACAGTAAGAGATTCTACACTTACTGCCACACTCCTCCTTTCTTTCGCTTTCTTTCCTTTATTACATTCAGGACAATATAGTTGAATAGGTTCAAGTCTATCGTAATATAAGTCACGAAGAGCAAGCAAGAGAGTAACATCACCATGAGTAGCCCCTAAGACATCTTTCTCGATCTGTGTTCCCTGATAATCAAAATCTTTAATCAAGGCTATAGTTTTAATCATCTTCAAGTCAGTTACAGTTCGATATCTAAGGTAAGTCTGAAATACCTTCATAAACTCTCTAACTGTCGGAACTATAGTCTCGTATCTATGCCCTCCAAGTTCAATAAAAGCACCATTCATAATCTTTTGATCGATCTGTTTAAAGTGAATATCTTTTTCGAAGGATATAGTTTTCTTCATCTTCTTACCACATTCAGGACATGTTACTTCTATTTCATAAGATAATTCCCCTGATACAGTACATAGCTTCTTATAGAATATCAGGAAATCTACATCCATTAAGTAACAATCTAAGATAGTTTCATCTTCCTGAATAAGTAAGTTAATATCATATAAGTATTTTTCTAACGGATCATCAGAGGGTAGATTTTCAAGGTATCTAGTTATCTCTAAGAATGTCATAGGACTAACTTTAACACTCGGAAACTTATAACCATATCCTCCTGATGGCAATTGTGCTGTTAATATATTCATAATTTTATCAAATTTTACATTAAACTCTCATTTTATATCACTTATTCTTTTCCCCTACGCTTCAATTCTTCACGAGCCTTTCTTGCTTCAGACTTATGATGTAGATGTCCAGCCGTAGCTATAGCAGCACCAGCCAAACCTCCATAGATTGTTGCTACACCTTTTCTAGTTCTGTCAAGGTTATCTGCAGCCATTTCTCTTTTCTCCTTACTTGTCTTGGAGAATAATTTACGTTTTATTATCATCTTCTTTTCTATTTATATTACAGTTCATCATAATATCTTTCCTCTATTAACTCATTTTTCGTGCGTTTTCGGTAATTATCTAGGTATCGTCTCCTCTTCTTCTTTCCATCAACCACTAATACCTTATATCTCCTACTAGCACTCGTTTCACCATCAATAAAGTAAGGAACATGAGAATTATCATTAAATAATTTTCTCTTAATAATCATAAAAAAAATATTATTACACGGGAGGAGAAGAACAAGTCTATACACCACCCTCCCCATTAAAGGTATATAGAACTTTACAATTATTATTACTTAAAAGCCTTATATATGAAGAAAATCAAAATATATAAAACTATGAAAAAAGATATTATTAAAATTGTAAAACCTAATAAACAAAATTCAAAAATATCAACTACAGCTAAAGTATTTGAACAAGGAATTTCGTTTATTACATTGATTCAAGTACCTAAGGAAAAGTATAATATTCCTAATGGTATTAAAATATTAAATATCAAAGAGAAAGACTTAGAAACTTTTAAATCATTCTACGATATAATTCTAAAAGATCCTGAGAGATATTATACAATCGGATCTATAGATAATAAGTTTAAAACAAAAGAACTAGCGGAAAAATATGTAGATGATCTAATTTCTAAGATTCGTGAAAAAGAGGCTTAAGGTCTCTTTTTATTTTTCTTCTTTATTCTATTAGGTTTTATTATCCCTTTTAAAATTTTTCCTTTACTAGATTTATAACCATGCATATAAGTTCCAAGATCCGCTCCTAATTCTTTCCTAGCTTCAATCATTTCACTAGGATTTGCATTAGCTGATCTTAAAAGTTTCATTGCAGTCTTGGTAGCATTCTTTTCTTCTTTTATTAAAACCTTTCCTGTTGCAGAAGTTAAAAGATAATTTCCTAATCCATTTTTATTTCTACTTTTATGATAAATCGGCTTTGTCACACCATTTAATTTAGATACAACTCCTGTACCTAACTTACTTTGATTCATAACATGAGCAATTTCATGAGCAAACACGGCCTGACTTCCCTTTTGATTTATTACTGCTCGCTTACCTCGAGATAAAGCTTTTCCAAGTTCCCTGTCTTCTGGAAAATCTGACTTAGTATATCTAATTCTATCTCTTCTATTGGTATATTTTTTAGGTAATGTCCAAGTTTCACTTCTATCAGGAGATAACTTTACTCCCTTTTCTGTTACTGGTTTATACTCTTTCTTCCCTTTAACTACAACTATTCCTCTTTTCTTTGCTTCTTGACCTAAAGCTTTCATTACTTCAGGTCTTTTAGGAAATTTTGTATTTTCAGTGTATGCATCAAGAGCCATCTGAGCTTTATCATTTGCCTTAATCGACTTATCTATATCATCGGAAATCTTAAATCTGAGCTTTCTTATTCCTCTTTTTAAGCCTCGATCTTTAATAGACTTTGCTCCATATTTTATATATTTTTTTCCACGGAACTCCAAATTCTCTTTGTTCAGGATTATCAAAAATTAATTTACGTTTTATTATCATCACTTAAGAAATTTATTATCTTTTACCTTATTTTTTATACCAAAGCCTTATATATGTTAAATTAAAACCAAAGAATATGAAGATAGGAATAAAAACAACAAACGTAATAGATGAATTTATTAGACTTACAGGTCCTACAGCTGATCTAAGAATAAAAGATTGTAAAATATATGTAATAATAGATCATAACAAATTCACTAACCTAGAAGAATTGCTCAATATAATAAATCAGCAATCTATCTTTACCTCCGAGCCTGCAGAAATTGTATTACCCTCTGAAGTGGAATCTATACTACTCGATACAGATAATTCAATAACAGATACAACCATAAAACTTCCTGGGACTTGGAGAATGAATACAGAAACTAATAGAATAATTGAGCAAGAAAAGTTAGATAAAATTTTAGAACTATTTACTATACAAGAAGGATGAGGAAACTCGTCCTTTTATTTTCTCTTCTTAGAATTTCCAAAACAAAATTCTCACCCACCTTTTCCTGGCGAATGAGAATTATTATGTCCCAGGCAAGATCGAACACTTACCTCATAAAATATTGTTTATTGTTTTCAGGTTATTATATATTTCTTGATACTCTGGCTTAACTCCTATAATGTCAGTAGCTTTCACTCTCTTCTTAGAACCATCAGAAAGTATTTCATTTACTTTAGCCTCCTTAGTTTCAAAAAAGTTTTCTAAGTCAGTTGCTTTAGGAGTAGCTGTATAATTAATTGAAGAATATAGTCCTCCAAGAATTTCTTTTATTTTTGCTTGGCTTATTCTATCTCCAACAGAAAACTTAGAGAGAATAGTATTTACCAAAAGTTCTTTACTAAATGTTACAATACCTAACTCTTTTTCAATTTTATACCTATCATACCCCAAAGCTTTTAGTTTTTGTGGTTTAAGAATAGTATAATAAGATTTAATATTATCATGTTCCCCAATCTGATCTAATACTATTTGTATAGCTTGATTAGATAATCCATATTCACATAATAATTTAAGCTTTTGTTTGAACAAAGTTAGATTTTCATACTCATTCATAAAATTAGATACTTCTTTATTAACTTCTGGGTTTTTACAATACATACTAGTTTCTCTACACTCTAAAAGATATTTGCATTTATCTAAAATATTCTTATCAATACTTAACTCTAAAAATTCATATACTAAATCTATAGAACGAAGTTTTCTATTGAACACCTCTTTATATAGGTACTTAATATCAATACTTTTATCTATACCATTAAGTATTTCTAAAATTACTTTTACTTCTTTCTTTAATTTAGTTAACTCTCTATGCTCCAGAACAGGACACTTGGGGAGAGATTTTATATTTTTCGCTACATTAGGATCACTAAAGAAATCTACTATCTCTTTATTATATTCAAACCACTCCATCCCATATTCTGGATATAAATACTTTCTAAACCTATACTGAACATTCTTTTCATCTTCCTCTGTTAATCCTGGAACCTCATATAGTATCTTACAAGTAGGATTATGCATTCTATATTGAGAAAATCTAGTATTTTTATTAGAATCTTCCGTATAACCTATTTTTAATAAAAAGAAACTTTCTATACTACCATCAGAAAGTTCTTTATATCCTGATGATTTAATTAAGTATATCATTTTCTTTATTTATTATTTTTAAATTATTATATATAGTACTATACTCTGGTTTTACTCCTATTATTTCAGTAGCTTTTACTCTTTTCTTTGAACCATCTGGAAATATTTCATTTAATTTTGCTTCTTTTACAATAAAATATTCTCCTAGATCAGTAGCTTTAGGAGTAGCTGTATAATTAATAGAATCATAAAGATTTCCAAGAATCTCTTTTATATTTGCTTGACTTATTCTATCTCCCACTGAAAAATTAGAAAAAATAGTATTTACTAAAAGCTCTTTACTAAATACTACTATCCCAAGTTCTTTTTCTATATTATTTTTTTTATATCCTAAAGCTTTCAGTCTATTTGGCCCCAGTGAGATATAGTAAGACTTAATACTATCCCCATCACTTAATTGAGATAATACTATTTCTAATGCTTCTCTTGAAAGTCCATACTCACACAATAATATTAATTTTTTTCTTGCTTCTGTTAACTCATTATATAATTTTAAAAATTCAGATACCTCTTGATTTACTATGTCATCAGGGGTAAGAGTATTGTGTATAGTAGAAAATACAGTGAATCTATCCTTATAATCGTACTGTTGTATCCGGAAAGCTCTAATTTCATTAACCAATACTAAATTATTAATAGCTGGAATAAGAGTACCTCCCTGATGTTCATTAACCGCTATATAATTATCTTTATAATTCTGAGTTCTAGCTAAAGTTTGATAAGCTTCTGCTAATGTAAACTTAGCATCATCCAATGCAGTATTAAAAGCAGATAATAAATCATTAGTTGCTTTCTTTTTTCTTTCTATTTCTTTATCAAAATCTTCCTGACTAATCTTTCTATAATCACAAGTAGATCTATAATAAAATACTGCATCATTCTTCCACGGATTCTCTTGCAACCTCTGACGTCCAAGTATTTGCGGTAAGTCTTCTGATATATCTACGGCCAGAGAGTCAATATTAGAATCCGAAAATATAAAGCTTCTAGCACATTTTGAATAGAAATCAGCTCCTAGATATACAGTTCTGGTACAAAATGTAAACATCTTCGGTTTTTCATTCTCCAAAGGTACCTCTCCTATCTTAAACTTTTTTCCTAGTTTTTTCTGAATTTTCTTAAGATTATCTGAGGTATCTGAACATAATATATTAACCTCTTCTGGTTTAAGTTCACACTTCTTTATGATAGAGGTAATATGATTTACAGAGTTTACATAAAATACAGCCTCGTCTGATATAATTTCTTTGGGGTAGCCTCCTACCATTACTATAGTCTTTTCAAAATTACCTTCTTTATAAGACTGAATAATTTCTGGGAGTTTAGTACCTACACTCATCATGCTTAATACTTTAAGATTTGGTTTAATAATTCTAGTTGAATCTTGAGAATCCCAATCCATATTAATATACGGAAGACCATCGAATTCATCTAACATATTTAAGTACTCCTCTAACATCGGAGTTGCACTAACAAATAATGCACTATGAGATTGATGTAAGTGATGTAAAAAATCTAATTCAGTATTAGACTTGAATTTCGAATCGTGAAGTATTGTCTGAAACTCATCGATTACCGTATAAAATCCTTCGAAAACTCCGAGCGAAGTTAGGATATCTTTTACAATTCTATATGAGTCGTAGGTTACAAGAATTTTAGCTGGTTTTCCTAGGTACTTCCTTTCTCCCAGGTAATCCTTAATCTCATTCATTAATCTATTATAGACCGTATCCTTCCCATGAACCATCTCCTTAAGAGTCTCTATAAATGCTTGAGATCTAGACTTATCTACTTTAGAGAGATCCTTATCTACAGCTACTTCTTTTTCTAGTTCATTCACAACTAAATAAACCTCTCTTCCATGTTGATCCTTTTTATTCTTCAATAACATCTTTCTAGGGGAACAGAGTATTACATTCTCAGGACCTCTAAGACAATACTCTGTAAATCCACACCCTGGAAGTTGTTTATTAATAATACATTTTACTGGGAATTTATAAAATCTAAAATCTGTTCCTAGTTCTGATATAAATCTAATCCCTCTAGGAACTACATAATCATTTAATTTCTGTATAGGCATAATTATATCCTCTATTAATTTAATTAATCTAATAGAGAATCCAGTTAAAATCCTATATCTCTAAAAATTGAAGACATAGGAGGATTCCCTTTTCGATAATAAGGAATTGAAAGGATATTACATGCATTTTGTCACTTTAGATTTCCAAAAATACAAAATAGTATATATATATTTATCTGAAAATTCGGTGACACTATTGCTCATATAGATTGAAGAACATAAGATTATGCCAAAGGCATGGAATATTCATGTTCAAGATTTCTTATGAGCATTTATTATATTTTAATGGAGACACCGCCCCTGGCCTGAAGGGCCAAAGGGGTGTCAATAATAATTAAAAATATAAAATATGTTAAAAGAGAAAATTGTTGTCTGATATATCTTATTCAGTCTTGTGAGCGTAGCGACCCGTAATGAGCTATGTAAATAGCGAATGGAGGGGAAGGGAAAAACTCCTTTGTCCTCATAAATAAGGGACAAACCTATATAAAACCTCCCTTTTATCAATTTGAAAGCCTAGTATATGTAATATAAACTTTAAATACGTAGAATCATGAAAAGAATAGTCAAAGAAGCGGTAATTGAGAAAAAACTTACTGATGAAGAGAAAGATATAATAAGACCTCATTTAGAATGTAATTATAAAATAGTAATGTTATATCCTATTAATGAAAATACAGAAATACCTACAGATGCATTAGATCCAGAGATATGGAATATTCCAGAGGGTTATTATGCTATTGAGATTGAATGATAGTTTTATATACCTTCAATTCTTCCATATGAAATAAGAATAAAATATATAAAATTATGAAAAGAGATAAATTAATAAAAGAAATTATTGAGAAGGATTCATTTATTTTTGAAGATCCTTGTCCTTTATCCCATCAAGAATTAGAAGAGATAGACTCTACTATAGAGAGTACATCTTCTATGTTAGATAATATGAAAATTGACTCAACAGAGGATGATCCTATGCTAAGATTTGAAAAAATAGTAGAAAATCTTAATAAATCTAATAAAAGTATGAGAGTAAAAAGAAATGAGTTAATCTTTTTAAAGGATTATCATAATACATCAAAAACTCCTTGTTCAGATTGGCTTGATCATAAAAGAGTAGACCTGTATCCTATTAATGAAAATACAGAAATACCTACAGATGCATTAGATCCAGGGGTATGGAATATTCCTGAAGGTTATTATGCTATTGATAGAGATTTGGATTAATTTCCAAATCTCTTTATTTATTTTTATATTTTCCGAGTAATCTTACAGTATCATCAGTCATCATTTTATTAGCTGCATTGGATTCATAAGTTCTAAAGGAATAATCTAGACTTTTATTTCCTGCTTTTTGCATTTTTCTGGGAAGATTATATTTTTTCGCTAATGCTCTGTCTGAAGCGTCTTTTTCATTACTCAGGATTAATCTTTTGTCAATTAATTTTCGTTTCCAAGATTTTAACTTAGGAAATTTTGAGTTATTACTATCACTTTCAAAATATGTATCGCCATCTCTTTTATCTGCTTTATTAAAACTACCTCTAATAGAATCAGAGTTTGCTATTCTATTTTTAATGCTATCTTTTTCTCCTTTTATATGACCTACTTCATGAGCAGCAAATGGGGTGTCTTTTCCTATTGCATCAGCGTTGAGATTTATAATTGCATCTTTGGTCGAACTTGATTTGGCCAATTCTCTACTAGCTTTATCCAAACTTTTATCATTAGACATTTCCTCGAGTAGATTTTTCTTTATTGAGAATATAGGATTTGTCTCCTTTAGGTTGATATATCAGTTTAGAAAATTTGTTATTAGGTATTATATCAGCGTTTACTTTATTAGCTTCTTTTTTCAGATTATCGGCTATTAATTCATTCTCTTTTGTTTCTTTTCGAAGATTAGTCAATTTTCTTTCTGTTTTCTTTGTTTTTGCAAGAAACTCTCGTTTATTCTGAATTAATTTATTCACTATATCTCTTTTTCGTTTTCTGATATAATTTTTTGTTCCTTTCTTTAAACCCAATCGAGATATTTCTGAAAGTATACTAAATTCTTTCTGTTCTTCTGGGTACTTTCTTAATATAATCATATTAGAGATTTAATAAATTTCTTAGTATTTTCATCCAACTCTCTTATAATATAGTAATCCTCTATATTATCACATTCAGAGTTTGTACTTTTTATTTTATATTTAGTACTGTTCTCTATTTTTATTGTTTTTGGAATATTAATAGTTTTTCTTATTAATACTACATACACAATCTTACTTGGTTTAGGTAATTCTTTTATGATGGGATTAAAAGTATCTTTTTCATTAGAATTATCTGGATTAAAATATCCACTAGCTCGTATTACATTTAAGCTCTTATATCCATCGTTTAATCGTTTTCTAAGGTCTTCTAGGTATTCCCTTCGGCCTTTGAGATCATATTTTCTTCCTCTATTTTGTTCATAAAGTGGATCATAATAAACTTCTGTTCCAGTTCTTCTGATTAATCCAAGTTTTTCTTCAAGATTTTTTATTTCTGGCTCTAGTTTCTTCAATTCTTGCCTTTCTCTTTTTCGTCTAGGAAGTAATATATCTAGTAAGTTCATAATAAATAATTGTTTTAGTAGAAGAGTAACCGATCAAAGTTACTCTCCTTTATTATTTTTATTTTTTAAATATTATCAAAAGTTCTTTCATACGTTAATCAATGAGTTTTATCCCATGACAGACTATATCACCTAAGAGATTTTCTTAGTCTACATACATAGTCGTTGAACCTAGATTTATGTTATTATCTAGGATGCTGATTATTTGTATACAAAGATACAAATTTTCCAGCAATTCTTGTAGAAAACACCATGAAATTTTCCAAAATGTTCAAATTGCTTTAAAGTCATTAATTATTTTTATCAATGAATAGACTATATCATCTAAATTATATTTCAAACTTAGTTCTATATTTAGTCGTTGAGAAATTAGATCTTTTCTAATTTTTGCTGATTATCTATTTGATATTCCAGCATTTTAATAGAATTTTCATAAAGTAATATAAACTTTATGCTTCTTCATTTGAAAAAGCTTACTTGGATATCTGCTCGCATTTGTTAATATATATTAATATATTATAGACTATATCATCTTAAGAATTAATATTTCTTAAGTTATACATTTAGTCGTTGAGAAGCTATTTTTAATAGTTTTTGCTGATTTATGTTTTACATTTTCCAGCATTTTAGTATAATTTTCCTATTATATAATAGGCGACTAAGCAATTAATCGGTTCCGTCTTCTGTTTGCAATAGGTTACTATAATATTTTATTATATGTTCAGAATATAAATTTAACTTATATTTCATTATAAGTTAGTAAGTCTTTATTCGTTACGCTAAGAATTTTTATGTTCTCAGTTCGGTATTGGGATTATCCTTTCACCGAATTTACTTACTACATTCTAGAGTATTACTATTTCTAGTGGGCCTTAAAAATTTTTTTAACCATTTTCGTCGATCGGAGCATCCTGAAGAATACAGTTATAGAAATTAAGAGTACGAACTTTGATACGGCTTGAGTTAGTTAAGATTAATCTAAGGTCGCATACTAAGTCATCCTTTCTGAAAGAATATTTAGTATCACGATCTGCAATTTTCTGGCGATAGTCCTTATGGTTTTTGTTTTAAATCATACTAGACTATATCATAAAGAGGAACTATGGCTTAACCCTCTTTCTTTGTACTTAGTCGTTGAAAAATAGAATCATATCTATTTCTGCTGATTATTTTTTCGTTATATTAGGTTCATCGCTCTTAATCCTAAATCTTAAGCGATGGAGATAACTATAACGAGATATTTCCAGCAGTTCACAAAGATTCATTAAGGAACTTTTAATCTCTTAATGGACAACTTTTAAATTATCAAACCAGTAAGTAATTGCCTGATCTTCCTTATCTACAAAAGCCAACGACAGGGTTCCAGCTGTGTTTTGACCTGTCTTCTGAATGATAGTATAATTACCACGCATTCTCTTTTCAAAACCTGATACACTATAATCAATACCTACCTGAACGGCATTTAATCTAGCATTGAAAATATCAGTACCAGGGAAATAAACTCAAACATTTGTTCTATGTTTAGACTATATCATAAAAGAAATCTATGGCTATTTCTTTTCTTTGCTAATAGTCGTTGAGAAATAGATTTTTTATCTATTTTTGCTGATTTATCTTTACTTGATCTTCCAGCAGTTTACAAAGTTTTACTAAGACAATTATTTATCTTAGGTACATTAATGAATTGAAGTTCCCACATGTCACCACGAAGAAATTCTTTATTATTATCTTTATATGTACTTTGATAGTCAATAAATTTCATGTATCCGTCACTTCCGCGGACTAAACTTGCTACGCTTGCCATAGTTTTTATTATTTTTTATCGTAATTTAAAGTTATATCGATCGTCATATCATTATCTACTAAGTCGCTCATTCTAGATTCCACTTCAAGTCCTAGTCTGTTATTTGGTAAGTCTAGGTAAAATCCAGTAATAACTAATGAATCTATATATGAGTACCCAGCTGATATTCTATTTAAGATCTGTTCTATTCTAGCTCTTATATCTCCGGCTGATTTAGTACTAAGAATTTTCCATTTATTCTTTTCCAATTCTCTAGCCACTTTTCCTATACAGAATCTCATCCACCCTGAAGTATTGAAGTCTTGTCCATTTTGATATTTTTTATAATAATATATCTGGTTATTAAATACTAGATAATTACTTTTGTATTCTTCAAGTTTTTCTTCTGGTGATTCAAAGGTGTAAGGATCTGTTGTAGGTGTTTGATATAAGATCTGATCGCTAGTTATTGAGTAAATATCTTGTAAGAGCCCTCTAATATGTAAATAATATCCAGGTCTATCTTGTCCGAAAATTGTTTGCCCTCGATAAAAATATAAGAGTCGATTATCAGTGTCAGAGGTATAATTAAAGACGTAGTTATTTCCGGCCGTATTAGTTTCCTCAGGATCAGTTGTTTCTATTAAGTTTCCGTTTTCCACTTTATAGAATTTTACTCCTCCAGTGGGTTGTGATACTATATAAATTGTTCCTGAGGTTATATTTTCGGCCGATGGGAGTTCTTGAGTTTCTACGTAGGTCCATCCATTATCAGAATTTTGGAATAATACTTGAAAACCTAAACTCCTTGCATACCCTAAAAATCTCTCGTATTCTGGATAATAACTAGTCTCTGAGCCTGTCTTCATTCCGGCCGAGTATTTATAGATATCAGGGACTAAGAAATAATCAATAATTCCAGCGTTGTCAGATCCAAAAATAGCCTCTGCCGCTTTCCAATATTCCCCATTTATATCTTCGGCCGTTTCTTTCCAGGCTCGTTTAAGATACCATGTTCCAGAAGGTAATTCAGATTCTTTAGTACCTTTTTTATATTCTACCTCTTCACCTGTTTCTCGATTTATGTAAGATGTTGAGAGAATACATCTAACTAACTTAGACTCTGAAGTAATTATAGTATCAAGTCTTTCCTGTCCAATAGTAAATAAACCACCTTCATAAATTTCTTGATATTTATACCTCTCGATTGTTACTCTATACTTATCATCTCCTTTCAGTTTCTCAATATTTACACTAATATCACTATCTAAGTATTCGGGATCTCCACCTTCAGTACCAGTTGTTTTAGATATAAATCTCACTCTAGTACTTCCGCTCGAGATTTTTGATAGTATATTGTGTGTAGTGTTAAAATCTGGTTCGAATAATAGATCAGTAATATTAGTAAAATAAGTAACCTGAACAGAATATGATGTGTATATTTTGTAACCCTCCGAGATATTTCCTTCGACTGTATAACCTAATTGACTTGGAATTATAACTTCTACTAACCTCTTGAAAATTTCCTTATTACTTTCTTTGGCTTTGATTTCGACCTCGACTGCTTCATCATAATACTGACTTGGAATATTAGGGATACTATTAATTTCCTCTTTAAACCAAATCATTATATTTTCATAAGAGTCATTTTTAAGTTTTTTCAGGATTATATATTTAGAAGTTAATCCCTCGTCTATCGGGTGAAAATCTATCTCAGGGTTATATACTAAAGAATAAGCTAAAGTTTCATACCCTTTTGATACTCTTAGCAAGTCAGGAAGATGAGATAATAATATTTCTTCATTAATTTTTTCAGTATAATCAACATCTCCTTCCTCTATATATTTCGGATAACAATATTCAGGTCCAATAAAACCTGGATAATTTATGTTTAATACATCCCTATTTTCTAGAGAACTCGTATTATTAGTGTCAAGATTTTGTGGTAATTCTAGGATTTTCATATATTCTCCTAGATAATATATATAAAGAGTATACCACAAATTTCCCTCTTTATATTCGCCTTCTCCTGTTACTACCTTATACAAAACTTTATCTTCTCCGATTTCTGGAAGTTCTGTTAAGTTATAGTATAATTTTTGATCTATAGAATACTCTTTTAGGTCAACATAGTCAGGAGCATTAGTATTTTGTTCAACCTTAATTGGTCTATATAAGAATAAAGTAACTCCAGATTCTAAAAGTTCATCATAATAATCTTTCCCTGGAAAATCTGATCCAAACCAAATATCAAGTTCATCAGGAGTTCTCACAAGTATTGGTTTCTCATATGACATCTTAGAATCTACAACTTCAGAAAATACTGTAAAATCATCTTGTTCAGTGGAGTACTTTATATTAGTTGTTCCTAATCTTAAATACATAGCTTTATATTATTTAATTAGTTTCATTACTGAATTTACTCCACTTTCTACTATAGAACCGTAATCTGTTTTTGAAGAATTATCGGGAGCTTTATGTTGTATTACCTTAACTTCTGGAATTTTTCCTTCATTTGGATTCTCTCCTACGATACTAAATGATACCGTAAGATCTCCTGCACCGTCTCCAATATCCCCTGTATACTCTTCAGAGAAATCTTTCATTACTAAAAGCAAATCAAATTTTTGAATTGTACTATATTGTGGTGTCATAACATATATTCTACATCTGAAGCATATATTTTTATACATAGCAATACACACATTATTAGTATCTATTGCTGTAAGTGAATATTCATCCGGGGGCAGTATATAATAATCAGATGTATGTCCTTCGCTATTATAAATTGCAGCTTTAGCACATTCTTCAAAGTATCGTCTCCAAGATTTATATTGATCGTCGGCGATAGTTATTCGAAGTTCATTAGTAAATTCCATTGAAACAGGATAACTAATTTCACCATCATACAAGCTCAGTGTTTTTGATGTCATTTTAGATTTTTGAAGATCAAAACTAGTAAATGGAATCCATTTATTATAAGCTGTATTTACTCCATGCATTACGATATTTCTTATATTTATTTCGTGGATTCCAGGAAGATAATTAAGATCTCCATTTTCAGGCCCTGCATAAGGTTCAAGAGCAATTTCCCAGAAAGCATTAGTATCTAATGTTTGAATATTATAATTTGAATACCCTGTTGAGGTAAATTTATCTGGAGTTGTAATAAATGGGCTAGATTTTAATACATTATATAAACCTTCTACAGTATTAGTATCGTCAGTATCGCTAGATATCCCACATAATTCCTCTAGAGTAATTAATATACCTTTACCTGAAATATAATTATTTTTAAAACTGTATGTTCTTTCTCCTCCAGAAGATCCTAAAGCCATATCTTTTAAAGCACTACCTGCTTTTTTCCAAAAGGATGATGATGAATTTTTCTTTGCTCCTTCATTAGTTATTTTACTTAAGAGTTCGATTTCATCATAAGAAAATACAGATTGACTTTTTATAGGATTAGAAGCATTACTACTAGTTGATCGTGTATTCGCTTCTTCAAATCCATTATATTTAAATTTATTTTCATCTGGTCTATTCAAAGGATTAGATATATCTACTGATTTGCTTCCAACGATACTATTAACAGCATCTCCGAGCTTGTCTCCTAGGTTGTCAAGTGCACCAGAAACTCCTCCAGATACTAAATCACCCAATAAACCGCCATCATTTCCAGGGAGTCTATATCGATTTGATTTAGTTACTTTTTCAAGCTCGTCTCTAGCTACTACCAAACCAGCTAGTGTTTCATTAACAAGAAGTTGTCTTGCCTCTCCATGTACTCCAGTCCAGCCCACGGCTTTTTCAGCAGTCCATCTAAGATAATTACTTAAATTAAGAGATTCTAATCCAAATTTAGGTAATTTCATAGGAGGACCTTCTACTTGTTCAGAAGATAGTTCAGGATTTTCTGAATATTTATAAATTTCTTGTCCATCAGGAGCTTGTGCATCTGGAATTTCTTTTTGTTGGTTATAGAAATAAGTAGGATTTTCTATGATTTTTTCTACTTCTTCTGGAGAAAGATAATTATATGATCCTTCTGTTTCTACTCTAGGAGCTGAATTTCCTTTAGCTACTTCAGGTAACTTATCTTTATAATTATATTGTTGTTCTGGATTTTCTATGATTTTTTCTACTTCTTCTGGAGAAAGATAATTTTCATTATCTGTTTCTGGAACTTCTAGAATAGAATCGTAAAAATTTCCAAGATCTCCACCAAGACTATCTAACTCTTCTGGGCCAAGAGGAGTATAATCTCCAGATTGTCTAGGAGCATCAGCTATTTCTGGAACTTCAAGGAGAGAATCATAGAAATTATTGATATTTCCACCAAGACTATCTAATTCTTCCGGACCTAATGGAGTATAACCTTCATATCCATCTCCAGAAGTTTCAGGGAGTTCGAGTTTTTCATCTTCTAACTCAAAATCTCTAGTATCTTCAAGTTTATCTATAAAATCTTCAAGACTTTCAGGTTCAGCTTCCTCTGTACCTTTTAAATCTATCCTTTCATCTTCTAAAGAACTTGATTCATATTCTTTAGTACCCTCTAAGTTTATTCTCTCGTCTTCTAAAGATTTAGGTTCGAATTCTTTAGTTCCGGTTAAATCTATTCTAGTGTCCTCTAACTCAGAAGCCTCATAATCCTTCGTATTTTCTAGATCATCAAGATAATCCTCAAGTTCAGACATCTCAGCTTCTTTAGTTCCAGTTAAGTCTATTCTAGTATCTTCAAGAGAATTATTATCTTCTACACTTAAGTTTTCTCTATAATCCTCTAAAGTAGATATCTCAGACTCTTCAGTACCTTCCAAATCTATTTTAGTGTTTCCAAGTTCTTCTAATACCTTTACAGTACCTCCAAGAGTTATTTTATCTTCAGGTAAACTCTTTAATTCTTCCCCACTTCTAAGAGACTCTTTATGATTCTCTAATTCATCTAACTCCTCCGGCGTTTTCCTAAGATTTTCCCTATAAGTTTCTAACTCTTTATCTTCTACGGTTCTCTCTAAAGATACTTTGGTTTTAGAAAGTTCAGCATCATCTACTGGATTTCTGAGTTTAACTTTAGTATCTTCAAGTTCTTTTAGATTATCTTTTCCACTATTTAATTTTTCTCTGTGATCTTCTAACTTATCTAATTCCTCCGGCGTTTCTTTAAGATCTTCTCTATAACTAGATAATTCAGAAGTTTCAATTGTTTTTTCTAAAGATATTCGAGTAGTATCTAATTCATTTTTAGAATCTACTTCGAGCTGTTCTTTGTATGATAAATCTTTAAATCCTTCAAGGTCTATTCTTGTTAGATCTAATTCTAGGTTGTGATTATCAATAAGAGATTCTCTTTCTTTTCCTAACTCTAGATCTTTTTCTGGAACCTTAAGATTTTCTTTTGTATTTATATAAAGATTTCTTACATCTCTAACTCCTTCTAGATTTAACTTTTCTGTACCTAGAGATTTTAATTCTTTTGGTTCCTCAGTTAATTCTTCTCGGCGGTCTTCTAGGGTTGGTTCAAGGATATTTTTTTTATTTACTATATCCTCACGATGTTTCTCTAATTCTGTTTTCCTAGGATCATACAGATTTTCACGTGTCTTTTCTGTATACAACCCATGATTTTCCGCCGAGTCAGAGTTTCTATTATCAGAAAGTGGTTCTCGTGATGATTCTTTATATAGACTTTTAATACCACGAACCCCATCTAATCCCTCTATATAATCTTCGAGAGAATTAATTTCTGGAATCCTCCCTGTTGTTCTTCCAGGGAGTTCTAGATTATCTTTCTCTAGGGAAGTATGATTTTCTTGAGTTGTTCTAATACTTTTAAGATATTTACTAAGAGCTTTTACTTCCTCAGGTCTAGTAAGTTGATCACATCCAGGAATTTTATTTTGCTTCAGAATCTCATTTTCTATATTTCTTTCTCTCATAATTACATATCTAAAGTTTCAATAATACTATTCAATGTATAAACATAGAATACTTCAGCTACTTCAGAGTAACCCATTTTAAGAGATATTTTAAATCTGAATGTATATTTTCCACGAGTATATTGTAATTCATCCCCTACTTCAAGAGATCCATCATCTGTATATACTTCTAGATTATCTCTGTTTCGATTCCATACATCTCTTAGTTCATTCTGATTTAATATCAATATTGTAGTAAATTGATCATAATCGTTCTCTAATGTACTACTTGATGAATATGTACCTCCAAAAACATTTTTCCATTTTGAATTACTCTTTGGTCTGAGTACTACAAATTCAGTCCCAAGAAGTTTTAATTGTAATTTTATATTTTTCATTCCAATAGAATAAAGCCTATTTGCCTTATCTAAGTTTTTTGAAATCATATCCGCCATAATAGTATATATTTAGTTTAAAGATTAATCACAGTCAATAATAGTACAAAATTCTTCTGTATCAATTATCTCACGTATTAATTTATATATCTGTTCAAAAGTAAGAGATCCTGATAGTTTCATTACATATATATCTCTCTCTAGGATCGTAATTGTTCTAATATGAGCTGCCATAGATCTAATGAAATCATCAATTTCGTACTGACTATATTCAAGATCTTTTGGAATATATATTTTAATTGAAGATGGATCAGGATATATACTAATTACATCTTTGGGAATTTTACTAGAAACTTCATAATTCCCGATACGATCTTTATCCAATTTCTCTGTTAATTTCGTTATCATCTTTCTAGCTTGTAAATCTGAAAAATATCGAATTCTAGGTACTATCATTTTTCAAATATATTAGGTTTTACATCAGTTGACATGAATTTTTTTAAGATAAAATCAAATTCATTTCTTGTTTTAATTGTGTAGTTATATACAACTACTTTTCCAGTATCTACCCTATTTACTATCGTTTTTAAGTGATTCCAGAAAATAGAATCAATCTTCTTAAGTTCGTTGGTATCCTCTTTATTTACTGTTATTACGAATATTCCAGAGATCATTGACATATTAATACCTATATCTCCACCAAATTCTCCAACAGTATAATCTAGACCTTCAACATAACGAAGTCTTTTAAGGCTATTTTCTAAGTACTTATTTCCAAAGTCTCCTCGATATGTAGGAATTATATCAGGATCATTAGAAAAAGTTACTGCAGCACTATAAATTAAACCGATAAGATCTTCAGATTTACCGGAAAATAGAAATTTTCCCGTTTTCCCAATAAATTTCTTTAAATCATATTTATTTAAAGACTTAACCGAAAAATCCTTCTGTTCAACTTCCTTAATTCTATTTTCAACTAAAGCTTTGTTATCAAGAAGATTTATTTTTACTCCAAGAGTATTACTGAGTTCCATTATAAAGTTGGCTATAACTTGATAATTTGTAAATACAATAGCCACTGAATAAGAATTATTTCTAGAATTGATTGCATAACTACTATATTCCATCCCTGTATACTTCTTACAGTAATAGTCTAAACTATCTGAAGTCTTTTCCAATTCCTTAGAGGTCATTCCAAAAGTATACATGGTAATGGAATTATCTTGTATTGAAAAATTTAATTTATAAGCTGTTACATTTCGATCATTAAAACTAAACTTCTCATCTATTTTTGCTCTTTTATCTAATGAATCTCCTATAGTTACTCCAGAAGCTCTATAAATACCAAACTCACGACGAATTAATTTATCTACTTCTTGAAATTTAATAGATGACATTGGATTGTGTAAATAGTTTAAGAAGAATTTTAATACTACACCTGCTATAGTTCCATATTTACCTCCAGTTATAGCACCACTGGTAATACTAGCATCTTTTAGGAGACTACCTGTAACTCCTCCAATACCAGCACCAGCTAAGGCAGATTTTCCGATTACTTCTATAGCTCCTGGAACCTTATCCATATCCTTTGGACCTGTATAGTGACCCTCCGGAATTGTATATTGTTTTTGTCTAAATTTTGTCATACCATAAGATTTTTTAAATAATTAGTTGAGCTATTTACTACATCTTCTACAACTCTGCCTCCTTTACTATCTACATACTTAGATGCAGCCTTAGACATTTTATCACCAACTCCAATCTTTTTCCATATAGTTTTCTCTGGTTTTCCTACTACACTAACTAAAGCAGATGTTCCAGGAATAGGTACTGTTTTCATAGCTACAGAAGTTATAGGTGCTTCTATAGATGGTTGAATTACTTTAGTATTTACAACTCTTCCTGGATTAATGGCTGCTTGATTTGCCGCCATTTTTACTCCTTCTATCTTATTTAAACCTCTTGCTACTCCAGAAAGAACTTTATTTTGTGTTTTTATGGCGGATCTTTTTGCAGCCATTGGAGTCTTTCTAAGAACTTTTTTATTAAATCCAGCCAATACTCTAGTTCCTGTAAGAGAATACAACTTTCTTTTTATTATCATAATTTTATATATTAAACAAGTAAATCTCCATACCATCCAGATTGGAGTATATAATTATCACACCTAGATCTAAGCTCTTGATATGCAGGGTCAATATTAGATAAGACGTCAATAGAAACACCAGGGAGCAATAAAGAAGCTTTGAGATTTCTGATGTAATTCAATAAATGACATAATGTAAGGTCCATGAAAAATGTACCCCTTGATCCTTCTTCTATATTCAACCAATAAATAGCCGCCTTAGATGATCCTGGATTAAACGTTTTATCAGGGAGAAAGTCAGGAATTATTGGTCGACTACATATCCCCCTAACATAAAATTGATCATAACTAGGCATATCCATCATAAAAACATACGGTCTCAATCTTTAAATTTTCAGGTTAGACTATATCATCTCTAAAATTTTCTTTAGAGTTATACATTTAGTCGTTGAGAAATCATATTCGTATTATGATTTTTGCTGATTTGATTTTATCTTTCCAGCATTTTAGTATAATTTTTATACCGCAGATTAAGATATTTTACGGTAATCTGTAAAGTAAGTATAGTTAGATGGAGCAGGATACGAAATAGATCCAATTCTGTACATAGGAAGTGAGTTTGGAACTAGAATAATTTGATCTTCTGAGATTTTACAATCTAGAAATAATGTAAAATTACTCTTTATCTCACAATATCCTTCAAGTCCAAGATTTTCGCAGCTACACATCTGAGAACGGTTCATTTTCATCTCTAGGATTAATGGTAGCGTATTTTCAAATTCTCTTAATGACTCCTTAATTATTTCCAGCAATATTTCATCTGCACTAAGGTAGTCATTTAAATCTAAGATCTCGTCTAAAGAAGTTAAGTTTACTCATTTTATAATATATTTCTATATATGTTAGACTATATCATCTCCGGTTTTTATCCTAGAGTTATGTATTTAGTCGTTGAGAAAACTATTTTTACTTATATTAATCTAAGTTTATAGTTTTTTGCTGATTTATACTTTGGTATAACCAAGATTTTTTCCAGCATTTTGACATAATTTTTCTATATAAATATTTATATAGACCTCAGTAAGCTAAAGGCTGCTCTAATAAATAATTTTCTTTTGAGATCCACTAATAATGTTTTATCCATAATATAATATAGGTAATAATTTAGGTTCTACTTTTGTTGTTATATCTAAATTATATTGAAAGAAGTTTTCGAAGATTTGGTTAAATTTCTTTCTATCAACGTAAGGAATTCTTAATAGTGTAATATTATTAGTCCTACAATATTCATCTAACATTAAATCTCTTATTCGTTGATTTACAAAACCTTGATAGTTTTTATGAAAATATCTTATAAATTTTGTGTGTTGTATTCCATCATACTCAATAAATATTATTTTTCCATTAAGTTCTATTTTCATATCTACATATATAGATCTTTCTATTCTAAATATACTACTTTCCTTTTTAATATTTATTTCATAATGGCTTTCTATATTATCTCTATCGATATAATTTAGCAACGTATTATAACATATAATTTCAGTTACTGAAGTTGCTCCACAATTTTTTGTACATACTGGACAATTCCAACCACTATATAGAAAACTTTCATAAGTAGTTTTATCTCCTATATAATTGTGTTTTCTGCATTTTAAAATTAATTTCGTATTCAATCCATGCCAAGATTCTTTAAATCCTAAAAACTCAATAGACTTTCCTAAATTATTTTCTGATTTTATTTTATCATTTATTCTTTCAATGGCTATATTTTCTGGTAGGTAGTGCGGAAATTTTTCACGTGTACATTTTATACAATTCCAACCCTCTCTCATAAAAACAGAGAAATATATGGAGCTTGTATAATTATGTTTTTTACATCTTAATATAACTTTTGTTTTCTTTGTTCCGCACCAAGGTCTATCAAATCCTAGAAATTCAATAAATTTTCCATTATTATTTTCAAGAGATATCTTATTGTAAACTTTAGAATAAGCTACTTCTTCTGAGAACCTTTGAGATTCTAAAATACATTCATCACACCTCCATCCAAATTCTTGGAATTGTCTGAATTTTACTACTTCAATTCTTTTATGTTTTTCACACAATAATTTGAATTTAGTATTTCTACCTATCCAATCATGATCAACAAACTCAACAAAAGAAATTTTAAATTCTCTAGAATTATTTAAATTATCTATCATATCTTGAATCATTGCTTTTGCATCATCTAAAGTTTTCTTTTTTCTTGGCATATTATATTGTTTAATCATGTTATTTTATAAAGGATAGTATGTCAGATTTCTCCAACATACTATCATTATTTTTATTTGCTTCCCGTTATTCAAGAGCTGCTCCTCTAGTATCTTCGTACTCTGAGACTGCAAGATCCATACCAACGTCGAAAATGTCGTGATATCAATATGTTTGCTAAGTATTATCTACTCATGTTCAGACTATATCTTTTAAAATCTTTAAAATGATTTTAATTATACATCTAGTCGTTGAGAAATAGAATTATATCTATTTTTGCTGATTCTTTGGATTTATTAAGTTCCAGCAATTGGTATAATAATCGCATATATTTTACGATGACATATTTCAAAGCTCTCTGGTATCTAACCAAAACATTAACCACCATTTTATTTTGCATTAATGTTAAACTTAAATATTAATTCTATATTTAAGATCAGGCTATATCATATTATATAAGTACATAGTCGTTGAGAGATTAGATTTTTTCTAACCTTTGCTGATTTTTTATATCTTCCAGCAATTCTCTTATTTTTCTTAAGTTTTATTTACTTAAGGCGCAATTATTTACGCTGAATTTGAACAGGGTTATTTGTCTCATCGATGATAATACGGTAATCATCGATATTATAAGACATTGGGAGAATAGTTGATTTAAACCAGTAATCGATAGTTCCAATCGCACTTTCCCAGAGTTTTGGTGCAATTCTCCAACCTATATATTGCTTAAGTAATATAGGCATAGCTTTTGAGATACGAATAGCTAAACGAGAGTTACCTTCATCTGAAACAATATTATCCACACTTTGCTTAGTATAATTCGTTTTAGAAAATTATTTGGTAATTTCGCTAGACTATATCTTGAAAAATAATAAAATTTATTTATCTTTTATACTTAGTCGTTGAGAAAGGATTTATATTAGTAATCCTTTTTGCTGATTTTTATTTTTTATATAAATCCCAGCAGTTCATAAAAATTCAATTTCAATAAATTGGACAATTTTGTTTATCATTCATGTTCCAAGCATTAGTTTGATAATTCCAGAGTACAGTATTTACTCGTTTAGATAATAGAAGTTGACGAGTTTTTTTATTAAACTCTGTCATAGGTCTCTGATACTGAACAATACCATTAGTTTGTCCAAGTACAGGAGCAAATTCTGCATTATTTCTACGGTTTCTAGCTACAGCTTCCCAGTAAACAACAGCAGGTGAGCAATAATATTTCCATCCAAATGTACCGGAGTCGATATCCCAAGGTGCAGACAGATAGAGTTTATATGAATCTTGTGCTATTTTAGTTGCATTATTAGCGATAGTCATATAATTTGTGCTCTGAACTGTTGATACTGGATAGAAATAGTTAGAATTGATAGCCATATTAGCCAAGTAATTCTGGAAACTTAGTGATGTATTTCCAAGGTCACATAATCCTTCAACCACATAGATTTCCTGAATGTTGATTTCGTCAAGTGCTTTCTTAAGATCCGATTCAGATACATCAAGAATATCTGTTTCAGTTGGATCTACGCCTAATTTTGCATAAACTTGATCTCCACCATTTTCTTGATATTCATAGTACTTATATGAACTTCCAGATCCAACTCGGTAAACATCTCCAACTGACATACCTTTTGAGTTGTAAAGATCAGTCATTGAAGAAACTGTTTGTTTATAAGAACCTGCATTTGGGTCATTAGGATCAAGTTCTACCCATACTTTATCATCAGCTCCGTATCCATAGTAGTTCAATCCAAGCTCTCTCATGTCGTCAGGGAGTTGAAGTTGAATCATACTTAGGAGTTCATTGAGTTCTGATACTTCCATATCTCCACGGCCGGTTACTTTACCTATATTAAAGAACTGTACTTCGTCAGAAATATTAGGATCAAGAACAGCGACTTCATAAAAATCTCGCTGTAGGATACTTTCTGACGGTTCTACTGTTCCTTTCTTAGTATAGGTATCTAGAACGGCCGATAGTACCATATAAGGAGAATCAGAGTTTTCGTTCAAAGCGGGGTTAGTTAATTCTTTGGTAACTACTGCATCATGATTAAAACGTCTAATTCTAACTCTCAGATCAGTATTAGAGTTATATTGATTAACTGCATAATATTTCTGTTCTTCGAAACCAGACCAAGCGGAAGCATTAATATCTATAAGTTTTTGATTAGGATTATCACTAGTCCAATCAGGTTCACAAATCACGATATACTGCTTTCCTAGTGGACATCTAGAGTCTGAAGTATCTAGCATATCCTGTCCTAGATAAAGTTCATAGAATACAACTGCCTTTGCTTTATCGGGATCAGTTGTTTCATTTTCAGAGATGATATTATTAGGATCTGTGAAGAATTTATAAGATGGAGAGAAGAATTTATTAGTTTCATTCATTTGATTTACTAAGTCGGGGAGAGTTCTTACATAGTAATCATATTGAGGACCATCATCGGTGGTACGATTACCAAGAATACCTACTCCATTCAAATTAATTGACCATCCATCTTGATCATGTTCTGCATCATCACCATCAATATCAAGAACAAACTTAACGACACCTTTATCAGCATCTCTAAATCCCTTCATTAAAGCACCATCTCTAAGGATATATGTACTATAATCAGTTTTAGTCATGGGTTTAGCGTAGTAGATATCGTTAGCTTTAGATGCTCTACAAACCAGCATAACATTAGAGCCAGCCAATCTATAAGCATTCATCCACATTGTTGCAGCTACATTTTTATCTCCTGTATTATTAGCATCATGATAAAGATTATTCAAGGATGCCATATAATCTTCTGTTAAGTCCCCTGAAGCATAAGTTTTTAAGAATTCAGATTGACTAGAGATCAGTGTAGGAACTGCTGGGCCTGCATCAGAAATTAAAGTCACTCCAATAATTAAACTTTCACCTGCAGTAGGATTAAGAGCTGCGGTATGTACTCTCTCTATAACTTTTACATACGGTTCGAGAGTTTCAGTCCATTGTGCCATAATTTAAATATAATAATTAATTGTTTTATTTAACCAACTTCTACGAGATATACTGGATATTTATTTCTTATAAATTTTTCACATATTCCAGCTATTAAACCAACATCAGCGGTTCCATCAGATATAGTAGTTATAGAAATCTCATTATATCTACTTTTACTTTCTTCTGTTACTGCACTTGAGTTTGGTAGATTTCGTATTATGTTTTTTGTTATATCTTTTAGTTTATTATCTGCTATTGTATTTACTAGAAGTCTAAGTTCACCAGAATTTCTTGTTATAGCTACACTTATTGCTGATTTAAGAGAATCCGCCGTTTTAGGATCTCTTGTAAAATCGGAGCCTTCTTTAAAACCTGTTTTCTTAAGATCCTCTACTACTCTATCCATTAATCTATTGTCAACTGTTAACTTTCTGGAAATAGCCTCATCACCTTTTTTTATAGTACCAACTAAGGCTCCAAGAGCTGCTCCGACTAATGTTCCGGCGGCTACTACTCCAAGTCGTTTAGCAAATGGACTTAGAGTATTTAATTTTCGGAAAGTAGGGTTACTTCCTTCATATTTAATATTTTTAGCATCTTTTCCGGATAATGGTAAACTTAGAGTAGCTACGTTTCCACCAATTATAGCTCCTTTAACAGTATCAGATAATATACTAAAGTCTTTTCTTCTAAATGTAATCATATTATTATCATTTTTCTCAGAAAAGATTTTTTTTAATTTATAAGAGGTTGTCTTTTTAGGTTCTTTTACTTCTACCTCTTTTAAAGTTTTATTAACTCCTCCAAGTGCTTTAGTTAATCTATCCATTGCTTCTAGCTGTTCATCTTGATATTTTTTATCAGAATTTTTTCTAGTAGCATTAATAGCAAGATTAGTTCCAGAAAATCCAGCAGTGGCAGTAGTAATTTTTGCCGTAGGATTATTTTTATAAAACTCCTTTACATCTCTGATTATTTTCTTTGGTTTAAATTTTGCCATAATTTTTTATTAATTTTAATAGGAATAACCATCTCTTTGAGTCATATTTGTCTTCCAATCCTGTTTTTCTCTTCGTCTAGCCTGTCTCTGAGCATAATTAAGTCTTTTATTATACCATTCATTATTTTCAGCTTGTTTATTTCTATTTCGAAGAGCCATTCCACCTGCTAGAAGACCACCAACAACTAATCCAGTTTTTCCACCTTTACCCATTCTTCCGAGTAAACTACGACCTGCCTTATTCTTTCCAAAAGCTCCAGCTACAGAACCAACTGTTCCACCAAGAGCAGCCCCACCAAGAGCAGCCCCAGCTACAGAACCATATCCAGGAGCTTGTTTTGGTTTTTCAGCAAGAATATCTGAATCTTTCATTCTCTTAAGATTATCAGTATCGTCGTATTTAGTGAATAATTTTCTTTTTATAATCATTGTATTTCTTGATTTTTAGAATCTTGATATTTGAAAGCATCTTTATCTAGAGCCCGAGCTGTTTTATTTACTATTTTCTCTCCAGTTCCCCATGTTGCTCCTAAAACTGCAGCACCGACTGGAATACTACCTGCTAAGGCTGTTTTGGGGTTATCCATAATGAATTTACCTGCTTTTTGAGACCATACTGAACCTGAGTGTTTTCCATATCTATTTAACTGATGACCGAATTTGTATACACCTTTTCGACCACCTCCGCCAGATAAATTAGAAAGTCCACCTAAAATTGTTTGTCCAGGAGTTTTAAATATCTGTGAATTTCTTACAGATTTAGAAGCACCAGTAAGTAATCTTTTAACTGCCATTGTTCCAGGAACTGCATAGTTTCTCTGAGTTGATGCCATTTGATCTTTATATTGAGCTTTTTCAGCAGAGTATCCGAGAGCCATGGGAGCAGAACCTAGAGCAGCCATTGTTATCAAAGTTCCTTTATTCTTTTTTGCAGCTTCTCCTAAAACCTTTCCAGTACCTTTTACTGCTTTCATTATAGATCCAGCAGAATAGGTTTTTTCAAGAGGCATTCCATTTTTCTTCATATCTTTTTGAATTGCTTTATCAGTAAGATATGAAGCTCCTGCCATTGTAGCTCCCATCATAGTTCCACCAATCAGCTTATTTTTTCCTTTCCACACAATTTTACCAACATCTTTAGCGAGACCTTTAGCATTTCCTAAAGTTTTATTATTCTTAAGAGTTGCTGTAAGTTTTGCAAAATTTATTTGAGCAAACTGTTTTTGTCCCATTACATCTGCTGCTTGTTGTGCTGCTTGTGGATTATTTTTTGCGTTTTCTGCAATTTTATTTAAAGCTTTGGTCATCTTTCTATTTTGCTCCTCTGCCTGTGCTGCTTGTTCCTCAGCTTGTTTCATTTGATCAGAGCCTTGTTTTAGAGAAAGACCTGTACCAATAGCCCCTGCAGCATTTAAAGCCATTCCCCAAAAAAATTCTTTTTGTCTAAACTTAATCATAATCTAAATCCTCCTATAATTAAGTCTGCATATCTTGACCGGCAGTTTTAAGACCTTTTCCAAGACCTCTAGTAGCTGCAGAACCTAAGAGATAACCAGCTCCCATACCTAAAATACTTCCAAATGGTCCCCCTATCATTGTTCCAATAGTTCCTCCTAATTTAGTAGCTCCTAAAACACCACCAGCGATTCCGGCTACTTTATTATCAAGAGCTTTACCAACTCCTTCTGTAACTCCTCCAAGTGTATTTCCGGCAGCTTCAGTTAGTGCATTGTAACATTTTCTTTTTAATCTGTATCTTGCCATTTACCTCTTCCTCCACGATTTAATTCTTGATTTAATTTTCTCATTTCTTTTCCTAAATTACCGATTCCAGCTAATTCACGTTGAGAAGTATTCATTCTACCCAGTCTATCCATATCTGTATCATATTTTCTCCCTTTAGTGAAACCAAGAGCTGGGTTATTAGTATTTAATATCTTGGTTTGAGAAAATCTCTTTACAATCATCATGCATTAAGTAAATATATTTTATAACCTAATCCGAAGGGTAATATATTCAATGCATTAATAGCATCTTCGATAGATTTGAATTCTAAGACCAATGATCTTGATTTTTTATCATATTTGATAGCCTCTCCAAGCAATTCAGAAACTTCATAAGATAGATCAAAGGAAGGAGAGAATGAACCAGATAGATAGGGATATTGTTTATCACCGCCTTTACTCTTAAATTCTCTTTGCTCTAAAATTGATCCTGGAAATTCTGAATACTTCTTTTCTTTCTTTTTTCCACCTCTTCTTTCTTCAGGATTATCATTCCTAGGTCCAGAAGTGTCTCCTAAAGAAGTATTATTATTTCCTCCATTATTGTTATTATTCCAATTTGGATCACTATCTTTTGGCGCAAATATAGAATGACTTACGTTTAATTGCATATTTCCAAGACGTTTATCATATGTTTTACCTGGAAGTCTAACCTCATCTGGTAACTTTGCTTTGGCACCAATTTTTAGATACATTCTATATTTATCTTTTCCAAACATAGAAGTACTAATTACAAATCTTTCGATTACTACATTATTTCCTCTAAGAACAGGAATTAATGCACTAGTATCTATTACTCCGAATTTATTTCTATCAGAATATCGCATAAGTTTTACATAAAGACTTCTCATTGCATCATATTCTGTAAATTCTTTCTGTCTAAATTTAATCATGCCACAACTGATAAATTATATTTTGTAGCGAGAATTTCTATAATATCAAAAGCTATTCCTAAGTGATCAGTTTCTGCTGTGATTACTCTGGTTTCTTTATTAATATCAGTTATTCTCATTCTAAAAATATCTTTGATTAATTTTTGAGTATAATTGTATAATTCCTTATCCTGTACTTGAATTTGATAATATCCAGACTCATTTTTTATAAATGAAACTAAAACCATAGCCTTAGAATTAACTCTACTAACGCTATCTGCTTGCTCTGGAGTTATAATATTAGGCCGTAATCCTTGTTTCTTTAAATATTCAATAGCGTCCGGCATTAAATTTTGGATAAGGTATTTCTTCTTTCTAAAATTTATCATAACCCTTTGTTTATAATTGTTGTTTCAGTATCAACCGGAACTTCATAATGATAATCTGGATTATTTCGTTCAAACTCTATATTCTGAACTATTTCTTCTAGGAATTTATATCTATCATCAATTACTTCATAGAAAAATAGTTCACATCTGAATTGACATTGATAAGAGAAATTTGAATTATCATCTTGTTGATATGTCTGGTTAAAATCTTCAGTTATTCCTCCCCATTTTATTGCAGCTGTCCATCTTTGTCCATATCTATCTGATGTTTTGAATTCACAGAAATTAGTAAGTAATGTGACATTCATATATCTATTTTTAAAGTCAAAGAATAATGGCATATCAGTACTTCTTAGATAAAATTCAACTGGTATTTTATGCTGCATTACTTTATCATCAGAATACTTAGGATGATTATCTTTCACTGGAGTCTGAAGAAATTGATAAACAACATGTGATGTTTTAGTTAATGTAGTTTCTTTATTAATTCTAACTAACTCTAAACCATAATCATCTAAAATTTTACGTAATTCTAGAATAAATTGATCTTGATAATCTACAGCTCTTATAACATAATCATTATATTTCCTTCTTAATGTAAATATTGTTTCAGATTCAGATTCAAGTGTAACATCATCTGAACTAATTATAATCTTAGGAAAATTTCTTATCTCATAACAACTTGGTCTAGGTCCAATAGGTTGAAGATATATAAGATTTCCAGAATAAAATAAGAAATTTATAAACTCAGGATTTTTATAATCTCCTTCTGAAACTACTATTGTTGTATAATTATAGTTTTGGATAACTCTAGATTCTGAGTCATTTACAATAACTATATTAATAGTATGTGGATCATAAGTTAATTTTCTTAACTTAAGTCCATTTAATGTAACATAAGTATTTTTAAATAATTTAGGAAGTCCTGTAGGGAGCATGTCAATTCTTTTCTCAGTACATGGTATTCCTAAAAGATCTGATAAACTTCCAGAAGTACTTCCTGGAGAATAAGTTAGAGTGAGAGTAGATCTTGAAGTATCCTCTACTATAGAGCTTATTTGTCCTTCTTTTACTTGAAAATACCTACATTTATTAGAAGAGAGTTTAAGACCTCTGTAAATTACATCACTCATAAAACTTATTTTAATATTTTAAAATTAATTTTCAGGGATTAACTTCTTCCTTAACTATTAGCTTTATTTTCTGCTGCTAAGAATGTACCAGCACCTAATGCAGCAGTACCAGCGGCAGCAACACCTAATCCTTTACCTATTCCAATAGCACCTCTACCAAGACCTTTTGCTGCCTGTCCAATACCTTGCATAGTATTACCAGATTTAAAAGCTTGTCCGGCAGATTTGAAAGCTTGACCTGCTAGATTAAATGCAAAACTTTTTCTTTTAAGTCTATAAGTTGCCATAATTATTTCATAATTTTTCCAAGTGCCTGCATACCTTTCTGATCAGCTTTTGCATTAAAAGCTTGTTTTGTCATCTGAGATCCTGTTTTCTTTAAAAGTGCATTATCAATTTGTTTAGCTCGTGCAACTCCAAAATCCTTAGCTCCAGATATCATCATTCTATCTCCAACTTTTCCTCCAACAGCTTTACCAGCTTTCATTAGTCCAGTATTAGTTTTAGCCATAATGTTAGCACCAAATGCACCTTTTTTAGCCCCAAGAATGGCTGCACCTGCTGCGAGGCCACCTAAAGCTAATTTTTTCCCAGTACTCATTCCGCCTTTATCATCGGAATATAATTTTCTCTTTAATCTAAATGTACTTGCCATAATTGTAAAAATTAAAAAGAGAAGGAACCTTAAGTCTATAAGACCTAGGGAATCCCTCTCTTTGTTTAAAATCATTTTATTCTTTAGGGATCTGAGAGTTTAACGATCCAAATGATTTTTATGGTTTAATTAGATACCGAATTTGAAAGTAACCTTCTGTACTAATTCAGGAGCCATATACTTAGTACCTTCCTGATAATAGATACCAGAAGCCATCTGAGTTGGGTTATTGTAGTTACCAATAGTCGGAGTATCAGTCAAAGGCATATAGATACCACGTGCAAGCGGAGCCATCTGACCATCTTTTGTTTTGTGAATTGCATAGAAAGTACCTTCACCCGGAGCTTCAGCAATATCAGTAGAACGAAGTACAGGAATACCATTATACCAACCCAACAGGTCATTGATATAAGTCATCTTAGTATTACGTTCCCATTTACCAATCATTCCACCCTTCTGGAATTGATTAGATGCCATATTACCAGCTACATAGGCAGTAACATCAACACCCTTAACAGCTTTAGTTGCCAATGCACTTTCAACATTAATCAAGTAAGCATCGAACAAGTCAACTCTAGAACGATAATCCATGAACTGACCAGTCATAGCACCCTGAGTCAAATCCAAGTCAGCCATAACGTTACCATTATAACCTTCTTCCAAAGTAGAAACCAATTTATAGTTAATTACCTTAGTATACAATTCACGAAGCTTAGTGAACAAGAAAGTAGCCATATCAGAACCAGTTGCTTTCTTCATAGCACCTAAAGCAGCAATATTATATTCAGCTACCAACATATCAGGTACAGTAGCCAAACCAAGCTGTTGCATCTTAGCGATAAATCTCTTATCATTAGCATGTGCGTTAGAAGCGCCGATAGTGTTACAAGGAGTACCAGTAACATCTTCTTTACCTACAATAGTGATTGATTCAGTAGCAGCATCACCAGCCAAAGCAGTAGCCAAAGTAAATTCTACACGACCATTCAAATAGTTGATAGTACCGTTAGAAATCTTACCAGCAACAGCCATGAAAGCACCCTGACCATTATCGATCAATTCGAATTTTTCAGTTGCAGTAGCAATCTTAACACGTACTGTACCAGGGATAATCTTACGACCAATCAAAGAAGAGTAGTCAGCATTAGTAGTCGGAGTAATATTCAAAGTAAAGTTACCCATAGCTTGAATATCCTGATAGTTATCCGGACCTAAGTTAGGAATAACAGAACGCATATCAGTTACACCCAAAACGTCGAACCAATAGAACAAACCATTAGGCTGATCAAAGTCACGTTCGATAGACATATAACCTGCGAATGAGCTTACATAAGAAGCTACAGAAGCATTGAAATACTGAGTAGACAGCAACGGAGTTTCTGCATAACCAGAGAAAGTCTTCTGCAGCAAATTACCTGCATTACCTAGACCAAACAAATCTTTCATTTCATCGTTACGAGAGAACATCTTAGCATATTCACGAGAACGAAGGTTAGCATCTTCTGCTGATACTGAGCTATTAATAAGAGCCTCCATCATTGAAGGAGTCTGCATCATTTGCAAATACTGTGTATTCATAATGTATATAATGTTTTTATTATTTTTAGTTTATGTAAAATGGTTTTTGAGGATAACCATAAACCTATCTATTTATATTTAATTACTTACGAAAACTATTTCCAGTCAACCATGATACTAGAGTATCATTTGTATCACTGAATTTCTTTTCTGAGAACTGAGCTTCCTGAAGATCTTGTTCTTGAGCCTGTGCAGGAGCTTGTTTTGCTTCCATAATTTGCTGAGCTGCTTCTTCTGCTACTGCTTGGATACTTTGAACTGCCTGAAGTGCTTTATCTTCAATAGCTTCAACACTAGTAGCACCACCTTGTGCAGGAGCAACACCTGCCGGAACTGCTACTTCCTGAGGAGCTACAGCATTAGGATCAGCTAAAGGAATTACAGGAGTATTAGGATCTACTTCTCCAGCAGGAACAGGAACTGCACCTACAACATCTGAGAAGAATTTATTAAGAATAGGATCTTCATAATCTCCTGAGAATTTCTTTTCTTCTTTATCAATAGAATGTTCTTCAAGTTTGTCAGCTTCTTCTTCTGATAATGGATGACATTCAATATCATCTTCACTCATAGTAGCCTTAGTAAATTCACCATTTTCCTTATCTTCTATAATTGCTTCTGTAGCTGAAATTGGAGTAATGATTTCTTTATCTGTTTCTACTTTCTTACCAGTTTCAATAGCTTTTTCTACTGGACAATGACCATCTTCTTCAGAGAATAGACGAACCATATATTCAGTAAATTCCTCACCTTCAGAGAAGAATTTAGTTTCTGCCTCATTACAGTAGATATCTTCAGAAAATTCTTTTTCTTCATGATTTTCAACTTTATCTTCTACTGCAATACTGTTTGTTAGATTATCGGCTTCTGCTTCTGAGATAGGATTAACATCAAGAACTTCTTCATCCATCTCAGCTTTAGTAAATTCGCCATTTTCTTTATCCTGTATAACTGCAGTCTTAGAATCGATAGGTGTAATAATTTCTTTATCTGTTTCTACTTGTTCGCCAGTTTGGATTGCGCTTTCAATTTCAGCAGAATCAGCCTCTTCAGAGAACAAACGAATCATATACTGAGTAAGTTCTTCATTTTCTGAGAAAAATTTAGTTTCTGCTTCGTCACACCAAACATCAGAGAATTCTTTTTCTTCTTCCTCATCTTCGTCTTCCTCTTCTTCAGAAACAACGATATGATCTGTCAACTCTTCTGCTTGATCTTCGCTTATCTTTTCAAGCTCCATTTCTTCACCTTCTAAACTAACTTTAGTAAATTCATCTTTATTTTTATCCTGTATAACTGCAGTCTTAGAATCGATAGGTGTAATAACTTCAGAATCTGTTTCAATCTCATCACCATTTTCAATAGCATCTTCAATAGCATCCTGAGTTGCACTAATACTATCTACAGATTCAGAGAAGAAACGACACATAAAGTCTGTATTATCAGCTTGGAATTCAGTTAAGTAAATAGTATGATCTGAAAATTCTGCTTGTTCAGGTTCTCCAAGTTGTTCATCTTCAACTACACCAAGACCATTCAAGAGATCGATAGCATATTCACGAGCGTCTTCGGGGTTATCAAAAATTCTAACTCCTGCTACTCCTTTTTCTGTTAAACTCTGAACTAATTCTTGAGCTGATGCTTCGTCATACTCTGGAGCATCTACAATAACATGATTTACTGGATCTACTCCTACTACAAACAACGGATCAAACTGTTCTGCTTCACTAAAATTCTTAGATTCTAGCTCAGTAACATCCATATCTTCACCATTAAACTCTACCTTTGCTTGATCACCTGTAGATTCTGATGTAACAACTACTTCATTTTCACCAGTTTTCTCTACTTTAAGATCACCTACTTTAGCTGTTTCTTCTGATTCAATAACTTCTGAGAATAATCTTTCACAAAATTCTTGATCTGAGAAAATTCTAAGAACTACGCTATTATCAGTACTTACAGAGAATTCTTTTTCTTCGCATTCTTCTACAGCTTCAGGACCTTCTTGTGCAGTAATTTCTACACTTTCTTCATGACCAGCTGCTGGATTTAAACCACCATCAGGAAGATTCGGTGCAATAACAGCACTACCATCCATATGACTTTCAACTTCCTCGTCAACTGCACCTACCTGATTACCCGGAGTTACTCCATCCCCTTCCGGATGAAGATATCCCTCGATTTGTTCAGATTGTTCAGCTGGATACATATCATAAGTATCGTCCTCGTCGGAAGCTTTTTCAACGATAGTAACTTCGCCATTTTCTTTGTCTGTTACTGAAACTTTACCGTCACCGATATTTTCATATTTTACTTCTTCAGTATCAACAGAGCCGTTAGCCTTAGCATCTTCAATATCTCTGGCTACTTGCTTTGCTAATTCTTCATCCTTATCCTCTACAGCTGAGAATAGGACTTCCATAAATCTTGTATTTTTCATACTGAGTTTTATAAATATTTTATTTCATTATATCAACTTGATTTCCTTGAATTTTGATTACTCCACGATCAATTAATATATCTATTATATTATCTGGAGCATCATCATATCTCTCTTCTAGGATTTTTGTAAATTCTTTGATTCCCATTGCAGAATTACCAAATTCTATCTTTAAGTCTCCAATAATTCCAGAGTCTTCAATCCAATCTTCTACTTCTTCAGTGCTAGAAAACTCAACTTCTTTCATTTCTTCAAGTGGAAGAGAATGAGCTTTTTTAATTAGCATTATACCTTTCGGTCCTAAAGATCCTTTAGATTCTAACATATTAATTATGTCTTCCTTAGGTCCTTCTATTGGGTCTAAATCCAAAATCTTAGTCACTGATACGATTAACTTAGAGAATAATTTAGATTGTAAGAATGCAGTTTCAGGAATAGTAACTTTATTATCTTCATCAATACTAGCAAAACCTTTTTCAACTAAATCTTCGGCGGAAATACCAAATGCCTTAACAACTTCTGATTCATTTAAAGTTTTGCCAGAAAATTCTTTTAATTTTACCTCAAATTCGTTCGACGGTTCTGAAAATTCTTTTTGTACAGCGGCATTATTATCTCCGCCGAATAACGAACGTCTTGAGAATCCTTTTTCTACTTCTTCAATTTTTGATACTTCGACTTGTACAGCTTCAGGAGTATTTTCAGGACTTGGTGTAACTTCTAAAACATTAAATCTATTTACAGCTCCACATTTAGGACATAAGAAGTTAGTTGTAGTGGCTAAAGTATCCATAATATAACCACAATCTCTACACTGAATTTTCTTATATTCTGCCTGAGTTACTCCACCTGAAAATAACTTGCGCCGTGGAGAAATCGAAGAAGAGAATAATTTACGTCTTTCTACTTTCATAATCTTTTTAACTGTTTTCTTCAGGGTTTTCTTCTTCTACTGGCTCTTCTTTCTTCGTACCATTCTTCGGCGCGAATATTTCCTCTAACATTGCATTAACAAAGTCAGAATAAGCAGCTTGAATTTTTTGATATCTTGCCTTAGATATTGCATTAGTTTTAGATACCTCAGACATAGCCATCTTATATGGTAAGAACAATTTTTGTACACTTATCAATGTATTTATAAAATTTATTTATAATTTAGACTATATCTTCTGTCTATTTTGACAGTTTATATACATAGTCGTTGAACAAATCACTTCTTTAGATTTATCTAAGTATGATTTGATGCTGATTTATCTCATTTAGATATTTCCAGCAATTCATATAAAAAACGCATATTATTTACGTACATTCTTACCTAAACTAGAAGCACCAAGTAATGTTCCTGGATTTTTTCCATTCATGATTTCTGGTGTAATCGACTTCATAATATCCAAAAGATCTGTAGTAAACAAAGACTTCATGATTTTAAGTGTTTCTGGATCTATTTTCTCTGGGCCGCCTTGCTGTTTTAGAAGTTGTTTGTAAGATAGAATCAATACACGAAATCTTTGACGAGTTGAATACTTTGATTCACGAATTCTATCTCTTAATGCAATTACTGAGAAATCTTTTTGAACAGGTTCTTCTATTACAGATTCACTAACGATAGTATCTTCTATTGAATTTATTTCAGAATTAAATGAAAATGATTTAGCTTTTAATTGCGTAAACTTTCCATTAATCTTAGAAGACTTTAATAAATCTCCCGAATCGAAGTTAGAAAATTGCTTAACTTTTATTTTTGTATCCTTATAAGCTTCAGGATCATACTCTATATCAAGTTCAGAGAATGTTTTTTCGCTCTCAGAACCATCAATTGAAACTATACCCGCATTTTTCCAAGAAGGGTTTAATGTAAGGTCAGCCCCTTTTAGCGCAACCATACGCTTTAAATAGTCACTTCCGCTAGAATTTTCCCAATATCCAAGAACGACACAGGAAATTCCAATTTTGCAACCATTTTTAAGAAGGCCCTTTACTCTTCTGATTCTTTGTATAGCTTCATCGTCTAGGCCATCTTCGGAGAGAACCTCAAACTCCCCATAGCACCAGCCGTCATTTTCGAACCAAACTTTAGTTAACACATGTGTAGGTGAACTTTCGCCAATTAATAACTTAACCTAATTGATTTTAAAATCAATAATAGACTATATTATCTAAGAATTAATCGGTATTCTTAGTGTTTACTCTAGTCGTTGAGAAATAGATTTTATTATCTATTTTTGCTGATTTAATTTATTATTTTTTCCAGCAATTAAAAACATTTTCATAAACTTTTTATCTATGCCTCTCATTATTAGCAATAAAGGAGATCATCTTTCCCTATAGTCTTAGATACTGCAGGACCACCATTTTTGGCAGATGATAGATTTCTGGCTAAGTGTGTTAATGTTCCAAAGAGCTTTCTATCCTCTAAGGCTTGTTTAAACTCTTGGCTACTAAAGAAAGATTCCGCAACATCTCGAGGTATCATACTACTGTCAGATGCAGGTAGCATTGTCGAAAACAATTTTGCAATAAATTTCATATTTCAATTTAAATTTTATATTATTTTCCTTTTGTAGTTTCATATAAAAGATTATAATCTACTAAAGTACTTGGATCAATATTTTCAAAAACTACTTTATTTAAAAATTCAGAAACTCTTTTAAAAGAACTTATAGTGTAAGGAATTTCTACCAACATTATATTATTCTGTTTGCAATAAATTCTTACATTTTCATCTCTTCTTTTTTGGTCATCAAAAAGATTTTTATCATATTTGTGATATAGTGAAAAATATGTATAATGCTGAATTCCATTATATTCAATCCATATGGTTTTCCCACCATAGTTAATAATAAAATCAATCATAACATAATCTCTACACCTGCCCTCTATTCCACTTACTTTAGTATTCCACTTATAATCCAATATTTTATCTGAATTTTTATTAATCCAAAGCTCTACTAATCGTTCTCCCTTTGATTTAGTAACAGTACTAGGATCTGTAAGTCCATGATATAATAAATTCTCTGGATCTTGTTTAAATATAGTATTTGTTTCCAGATCTAAAATTTCCACAGTAGTCTTGCAATTGATAAAGTTAGATATTAACTTATACTTTCCAATTCCATAAATATTATCCAACCTATTTTGAAAGTCTTGATTAGAAAACTTTCTATCTTCTTTTATAGAATTAGTATTACAAACTGGACACCCACCATGAGAACTTTCTAAATGTGTTTTTGCTAAAACCGAAAAAGTTGTTCCGCACTTATTACATTTAAAAGTCATTTTATCAATTCTTCCAGTATATTCAGATAAATATTCAAAGGAATTTTCTCCAAACTTAGCTTTTGATTCTGTAATATAAGTTTCTGTTGTCTTTAATCTACTCGAATGATATTCTTTATTACTAAGCGTTATTTTTCTAAGTTTAGCAGCATAATACCTACAATTTAGCCCTCTTGAAATAAAATCTGAATACGTAGTATAGTATTTTTCATATTCATTATTATCATTTAAATACTGTAAACATATTTCATCTGTAAGTTTTTCGATTATTTTAGGTACTAAATCATAATTATATACTATGTCTATAAAACTACCCTCCCGAGATTTAATAAATATATCCATTAAATCCTCTTTAACCATAACACCCGTAAATACATAATCATTATCTAACAATAATTGATCTTTTATATAACTTTTTGTATTTGGTAATTTATCTTTATAATAAACTTCTATTATTTTATCTACCCAAAGTTCTGAATACATATCAGATGGTTGTAATTTAAGTAACCATCTATTTTCCCAGTCCCTAAAAGTTATATTTAATTTTTGTAATTTCTTAAAAACTGAATTTCTCATCTTTTCTAATACCCAAGTACCTAATTCTGGAACATACGTATAATAGTTTAATCTCCCACTATCATTTCTTCTGGGAAGTTTTACTCTCATTACTATTGGACAAGAATACTCTAAAGGTACTGGTAATAATTTAGTATCTATCATGAATTAAATTTTATAGCTTCCCGAGATATCAAACTATCCTTGTATTATTAACATGTCATCCTTAGTAGTGGAAGAGTAACTCGCGACTTTTACTCTTCCTAAAGGTTTATAATTCATGTTAGTAATTCCACGATATCTCATCGTCTATTTATCTAGGTCGAGATGACACGGCTCAAACGTGCGACTTCTTGGTCCCAAACCAAGCGTTCTATCTACTGAACTACATCTCGAATCTATTCTATTTATTCTTCTTTCTTTTTTCATTCCATTTTCGAATAGCTATTTTCCCTGATACATATGCACCACCAATAGGAAGTGCTGCAATAGTTCCTGCGATAGCTGCTTGTTTTGTTTTTCCAGCTTTTGCAAGTTTGGCAGCAACAACTCCAGGAACAATATCAGATGTTCCAAGAATTATAGCTTCATCTGGGTGTTTCTTTACATACTCCACCACCTTCTTACCAGTTTCTTTAGGATGAGTTACTGTATGTTCAATAGATTTTCCTATTTCTTTAACTTTATCAGTAACTTTACTAAATCTTTTAACTCTCAACATAGTTTTTATTAGTTATTATTATTTTCTTTCGTTGAACTATCCTGACTCGAACAGGAAATCCCAGAACCAAAATCTGGTGTATTGCCAATTATACTATAGTTCAATCATTTCTCCATAAAATATATTTTTGGAGTTTCTGATATAATTTCAAATCCAAGTTTCTTATATAAATTTATCGCATTTATATTTTTCTTTGATACTGTAAGTTTATTAGCCCCAGAAGAATTTATCAAATCAGTTGCTATTCCTTTTCCTCTATACCCCGGAGAAACTTCTAGAGCAATAATAGTATCTTCTTCGCACGCTATATATCCCACCAACTCATCTTTGGCTGGGTTTATTAATAATTTTCCAGCCGTTTTTCCTGGTGTATTTCTTGCGTGCTTTAACATATTCTCCTGTGACTTATATTTTTCTATATTTTCTTTGGTCCAGGGAAGTTCTTTATATTTTTGTTTTCGTAGTATTATCATAAGCTCTAAAAACCTTATATGTGTAATAATAAATATAGAAAATTATGAAAAATTTAAAAGTAGGAGATAAAGTTAAATCTCGTAAAACAGGATTTTATGGAGTAGTAACTGATGTAGATATTACTCCTAATAAATTATTTGTTAAAGTTAAATTAATGTTAAACGATAGAGAAGTAGAAATTCCAAAAAGCGTTCTGGATTATGTTACTCCAGAAGAATGGGAATTTGTAAAACGTATGGAAGAAAGAGATTGAAATATATCTCTTTTCTTTTTTTTCTGTTCCTAGGACTTGATCGAACAATAGACCACTTTCCTCTGGCCATCCTAGGAATTGATTATATATTATGGAAAAAGAATCTTAAAATATATTTTCCAACATGTTTTGAAGTTCTTTTTGTGACTCTTCTCTTGGATCCGCTGTTATTTTAGTAAGAGATTCGAGTTGTTTAGCTATTCCTGAAGAATATCCCATCTCTTCTCCTTCATCAATAGATAATTTTAAAGAATAAACACTAGAAGCTAAAGCATCCCATAAATCCTTGCTTCCTGGTTTAGAACCATCAGGATTATCAAATAATGGAGATATTGATGCTTTTTTAGGATGATCTACTTTACGTTTTGGACCAACATATCTTAAATCATATGCCTCTCTTTGTAATCTTTTATATTCAGGAATTTCAAGAAGTTCATTGTTTATTATATACTTCAAATAAAGAGCCGGTTCACAAGGAGTATTATCTGTAGAAATTCTCCCATTATTTCTAATTCCTTCTCTTTCACAATATTGAAGTATTTGTTTAGAAAAAGCTTGGTCAGCACTAACTATAATATTAAATTTCTTGTTAAGATCTTCTATAAACTGCTCTATGTGAAATAAACTCGTCTCTTGTCCTTCTAACCTAGATACACCTAAAACAAAATGACATTTAACCTTAGGAACTAAAGTACCATTTATATTTTCCCAATGATCAAAACTAACTGCTGCTATTCCAGTTGTATCATCTACTACACCTAAGTCAAGACCTAGCCATATAGGAGTACCTCTTGGAATAAGATTAATCATTTTTTCTACATGATTAATAATCCTATCTTCTTTATCATAAAAATCAACTGTAATAATTTCAGGAATTCTATTCTTTATTGTTGAACATTTAGATAAGTGTTCTATAGTACCTCCAAAAAAACTATCTGATGATCCTGTATTAATACCAGATTTATCTTGAAGAGCTTTAATCAAATCAGATTTAAATTCTCCAAATAATTGAATAGGTACATGTTCCACTCTATCAGGGTCTTGATCATCTTCTAATTTATAGTTCTCTTCTTTATCATTTTTATTTAATATTCTTGGAGGATATTTACCATCTCCAGTATAAACTGAGAAAGTTATTCCCCTTGAACGTTCGTACAGATTTTTTCTAACTTCATAATGAGAAGGTCTACAATCCCAAGTAAATTGAGGTTCTGCATTCTCAAGAAATATTTCAGTTGGACCACCTGCACCTCTACTAGAACTATCAATTATTAGATTTCCGGCTAATGTTAAACTTTCTTTTACATCAAAACGAGATGTAATACGAATATACGTACTATTTACACGTTCCATGGCTTTTTCTTCGTTAGGCCAAAAATTGACCTCAGACATGATTGCAAAAATCAAGTCAGTTCCTAGTCCACCTGCCAATCTATTTCTATAATACTCTATTATAGTTTAGAATATAAATTTAACTTATATAATTATATAAGTTAGTAAGTCTTTATTCGTTACATCAAAGATTACTTAGATTTATCTAAGATCCTTGACTCGGTATTGGGATTATCCTTTCACCGAATTTACTTACTTTATTACCATATAATTTCTTAATATGGAGGGCAACTTTTTATACTACATTACCCCTAGGACCAGAAGTTAATATTCTTATATTATGTCTGTGTGGTAAATTTCTAAAAAATGGACTCTGCTTTAATACATCATCTAGCATCCATCTTCGAAATTCAGCATTTGCTACATCTTCATCTCTATGAAAGATGATAAAACTAAGTGGTTTTTTACCTAATTTAAATGTTCTCCACGGATTAGCCATACAACTTAACCTAGCTAGTGTATTTGTCATAGCTAATTTAGATACCGTAGATTTACCTATACCGCAAATTATTTAATATATTTATTTATATATTGCAGACTATATCATCTCTAGTTCTCTCATTCTAGAGTTATACATTTAGTCGTTGAGAAAGGATTTTATCATCCTTTTTGCTAATTAGATTTTATATTATCTTTCTAGCATTTTAGTATAATTATAAGCCACCGATATATTAATGGCTCCAGATAAACAGAGTAATGGTTTCGCTGTTGTTACTTCATTTGGAAAAATCATTTTTAATCCATCTTTCCAAAAAGGAAATATTACATCTCCATGATCAAAAAATTCTTGACTTCCTAGATAATAATCATCAGAATACAATCTTTCAATCGTAGGTGGTCTATGTGTGAATCCTTTAAGACGAAGAAAAACCATTATCTTTTCATCTTCTGTTAATGATGTATATTGATCCCTAAGATCTACTTTTGCTAAATCTTTTTCTATATTTTTAGTGGGATCAAAATGGTCTGTGAAATTAATCATAATTTTGATCCTTTCTCTTTTTATAATTTCTCAAAACCAGGAATATATAACCCATTATTTTCCCACCTACATATCCTAATAAATCTGAAGTTAATTTTCCATCAAATCTAGACAATTCAGTGGTACATTCCTTAGGAGGAGCTATCTTTACAGACTCTTCTACTTTTTCTTCTTTAGTAGATTTATCTTCTGGTTTTTTACCTTTGCTGAAACTAAGTGAATATTTCTTTGCACAATCTGAACAACAAAATCTTCCAGAACCAAAAGAACCATTATGCTCTTTACCACAATATTCACATTTTCTTAGTTTCTTTCTATCTGATACTTTTATCCCGTATCTATTTGCTGCTTTACGTATAGCTTCTCCAGTGCTTCCATCACCCCGCATAGCTGCAACTTCTTTATAAGATTTTCCTTCATGAATTAATAATCTTATTAATTCTTCTTTGTTATATTTCTCTTTTCCCATAATTAATTGTTTTTTTATAATTTTTCTTATCTTTAAAATTATTGCGGAGAGACAGGGATTCGAACCCCGGGTACCTCGCAGTACAACGGTTTT